GGGGTGGGGCGTGTGGCATTCAGGGCTCACCAGCGGGGCTTACTACTTAGAGTTAAACGCTACTGCGGCCCAAGCTGTGGCTGCGAATATGTGGAACAGCACTGTTCCCACATCGTCGGTAGTGTCGCTAGGCACGAATACAGATACCAACAGCGCAAGCACGTTTGTGATGTACTGCTTCGCTGAAATAGCAGGTTACTCAAAGTTCGGCAGCTACACAGGAAATGGCAGTGCTGATGGTGTATTTGTTTACTTAGGTTTTCGGCCTAGGTTTGTAATGTTTAAACGTACTGATTCTGCAGCATCATGGTATGTGATTGACTCTGCTCGTGATACAGCAAATGAGGAACAATCATTCCTTTACCCAAATTTGAATAACGCGGATACGATAGGTGTCGCTGGAGGATATCGGATAGACTTCACATCAAATGGTTTAAAACTTCGCGGTAATGGCGCAGATATTAATGCTAGTGGTGGAACCTACATTTTCGCAGCTTTTGCTGAAACACCATTTAAATATGCCAATGCAAGATAATAGGAAAACAAATGCAATATCATAAAGAAACTGATACATATATTAATGAAGGTGTTGCTTTCACTATTGGTGAAACACAGTATCCATCAAATTGGTTTAATCTCACAACACCGGAAGAAAAGCTGGAGCATGGGTTTACAGAAGTCACATATTCTGGTGTACCAGAATATTCGGAACTGCATTATACATCGGAAGTTCGCGAAGCCGGTGTTATTTCATATGTGAATACACCAAAGAGTGATGAACAAATTGTTCAAATTGAAAAGAACAAGATTCTCACTCAAATTGTTCAGTTGGAAGCAGAAATAACTCCACGTAGATTGCGTGAAGCTATGTTAGGCGATACTGCTTGGTTGACTGCCAAGGACACAGAGATTTCAGAACTTCGCAAAAAATTAGCAAGTATTAAATAACCATAGATTATAGGAATAATAAATGGCTAACGCATTCAAATCTGGTGGTTCAAACACCATTGGTCTTTCAAAGACAACTATCTATACTGCACCTGCACTCACCACTTCTACGGTAATTGGTTTATCACTTGCTAATGTACTTACGACTGAAACCACAATTAAGGTAGATGTTATTTTAGGTAAAGGTGCAAATGAATATTATATCATCCGTGGCGCTCCTGTGATGGCTGGTGGTACGCTTATTGCTGTTGGTGGTGATCAGAAACTTGTTCTGGAAACCGGAAACACAGTGAAAGTTGTGTCATCCATTGCTGCTTCTGTTGACGCGATTATTTCAGTTCTTGAGGTGTCTTAATAATGAAAGTTGATGCAAAACAAGTATCGGGTATTATTCCCGTTGCTAATGGTGGTACTGGTGCTTCTGATGCAGCAACCGCACGTGCGAATTTAGGTGCTGCTGCTCCTACTGATACTGTAGCAAAAGCTACGTCACTCGCTGGTGGTACTGCAGGTAACTTGGTTTATCAATCCGCTACTGGCACTACTTCCTACGTTAGTAATGGCTCCAGTGGTCAACTGCTTCAATCCAATGGCGCGGGTGCGCCTAGCTTTGTTACATTTGCCGGTGGATTCTCCAACATTGCGGTTTTCACTACAACTTCTGCATGGACAATCCCTGCTGGTATTACAAAATGTAAAGTTACTGTTGTTGGTGGTGGTGGTAATGGTGGTACTGGTTCTGGCCCATCTTGCGGTAACTACTATTCTCCCGGTGGCGGCGGTGGTGGTGGTGGTACAGCAATCAAATTCCTCTCTGGGTTAACACCTAGCAATACTCTTAACTGTACTATTGGCGGCGCAAGTGGTAGTTCTACTTTGACAAGTGGTACTCAGAGTATTACAACTATTACTGGTGGTGGTGGTGGTAATGGTGCTGCGTTGGCCCCTGGTTATGGTGGCGGTGCATCCGGTGGCGATATAAACATTACTGGTAGTGCAGGTCAAAACAGTGTGTTTGGTAATGGATCAACTTATTCACGTGCTGGTTCTGGTGGGTCTTCTACGCATGGTGGCGGTGGTGTTGCTAGTTCAGGAGTTGGTGGGCAATATGGTGGTGGTGGTGGTGGTGGAAGTTTGAATTCTACTGGCGGTTCTGGTACACAGGGTGTAATTATTATCGAGTATTAAAATGTTCTATCATCCAAAAACTAACAAATATTATTCTCCACTTCAGGATATTGGTTTCACTATTGAAGATAACCAATATCCTGCGGGGTGGTTAAATATATCCAGTCTTCAAGATAAATTAGATATCGGATTACTTGAAGTTATAACTGAAGGTGAATACAAAGACCCAAGATACTTCTTTAATACAGAAGAAATGGTTGGAAATATTCGCAAAATAGTTTCTACACCAAAGTCACAAGAAATGGTTGATGCTGTTAAAAAAGCAGAAATTGATGTTTTGTTAACTAAGGTTCGTGAAGCAAGAAAAGACACACTAAATATTCTTGCTGGTGTTGCAATTACAGCAACTATCTTGAATGAAACAGATGTTATTAACGCATATAAAATTGCTCGACAGTCTTTATTGGATATCACCAAGGATTTGCCTTCAGATATTGAAGGTATTAAATTAACACTTGTACAAAGATATCAAGATATTGTTATCACAGCAATTACATCTGCACCATCTTTGGAAAAAGCATTTAGCGCGATAGATTTATAAAATGTCATATTTAGGTAATCAAACAGGAACAGGAGTTGGTACATCAATTCCACTACCATTAGCAGTAGCATCGGGCGGTACATCTGCCAGCACAATTATTGGCGCAAAGACTGCTTTGGGTATTATTTCTGCTGCAAATGATGGTAACTTAGTTGAAAGCGGCACTACTGCGCAACGTGGTGCAGCAACTCAATACAAGATTAGATTCAACGTTGATACTTCTAAATATGAAGGTTCAACTGGATCAACTTGGTCTTCAATTGGTGGTGGCGCACTAAACGATGTTTTCTTTGTTAATAAGAAAACACTCACTGTGAACACAACAATTGTATCTGGTGAAGGAGCAATTGTTAATGGGCCACTTGTTATTGCTGATGGTGTCACTGTCACAATTCAAGACAATGGCTCGATGGTTGTTATTTAAGGAATAATTATGTTGAAAAAATTTGCCATTATTGAAAATGGTGTTATTATTAATATTGCAGTGGCTGAAGATAAATGGCCTTTTGATCAAGAGCATATCGAATTGGCTGACGATCAAATGGTTAATATTGGCTGGAAAGTAAAAGATGGTGCAATCGTTGTACCTTATACAGCACTTCCAAACTCACCAACCCAGATTCAAGTTTCTGATACAGAATTAAAATATGTGTTCTTGAAGGATCAAGAACTAGCAATGCATAATCACATTGAAGGTGGTAGACACACTACAGAAATTCTTTCTGGTTCATTTAAAATTATTCGTAACGGAAAAGAATCTATTGCGAATGTTGGTGATAAATTGAAATTCACCAAAACAGAAAATCACTCAATCACCGCATTAGAAGCTGGTGAAATTTTAAACACACAATACTAAGTTCATATGGCTGGCGATTTAACCGTAAATAGAGTTCAACTTGGTGATAGTACCACTGCTGCAAATAATTTTGTTTGGCAAACCAACACAGATGGAACCGCTAAATTGGCGCGTGGAAATATCGGAGCAACAACTCAGGACATTCTGACTGTTGCTGCTGATGGCAAAATAGGTCTACCACAAGGTATTGGTGGTAGACCTGCATTTCATGCATACAAAACAACTTTACAACCAATTACAGCAAATGCTTATGCAAAAGTCACACTTGATGCAGAATTGTTTGATTTTACCGGAGCTTTTGATTCAACCACTAATTCACGATTTCAACCTAATGTAGCTGGATATTATCAAATAATTGGTAAAGTTGCTGCTGTTAATTCTACAGGTCAGCAGCGTGTTATTGCCACATTATACAAAAATGGTGTCGAATATATTAGAATTAGTGATGCTGCTGTTAATGCATCATATGGAACATCACAAGGTTCATCGATCATCTATATGAATGGTACAACTGATTACTTGGAGCTATGGACTTATATAATTGCAACAACTGCTATATTGGATAATTCAATTCTAAATGGTTGCTATCTTCAGGGATATTTGATTACATAATTAAATAAATCATAACACTCAGAAGAATACTATGCTCACCAGTTCATCAAGCCCAACACAATCAACATTCACACATGAATCATTTGACTCTCTCAACTTCAAAGAGGGAACTGCTTTTGCTATTCAACAAACCCTGACTTATGGCGCAACCATAAATTGGGATACTCGTTATGGACAATTAGCTGTTGTGACTTTGACTGGCGCAACTGCCACTGTAGCTGCTCCGACCAATATGATTTCTGGTGCATTCTACAATATTGAGATTCGTCAAGATGGTAATGGATCAAGAGTGTTGGTTTGGAATAGTATTTTCAAATTTGCAAATAACGCTGCACCAACTCTTACACCAACTGCATCTTACAAAGATTTCATTACATTCAAATTTGATGGTACAAATCTTTGTGAGCAAGGTCGTTCACAAGGCATTGCACCATGAGTTTTCCTTTAATTTCCGCATCCACAACAACGGGTTATCAAATCCCTACTTCGTTGCGTCTTAAAAGTTCTACAGGCTCATTTATTTCTTATACTCCGACAATTTCTGGTAACCAAACAACATGGACATGGAGTGGTTGGGTAAAGCGGGGCACGATTGGTGTAAATAACAACATTATAAGTGCAGGGTTGATTAGTGGTACATACCGTTATACCCGACTGTATTTTGATAATTCAGATAATTTAGTTTTCTATCATTACCCGGATGCGGCAAGTATTCAAGTAACAACATCAGCAAAGTTTCGTGATCCATCAGCATGGTATCATATTGTTCTTGCAGTTGATACGACACAGCCATCTGACATAAACGGGGTTCGCATTTGGGTGAATGGGGTTTCACAGTCACTTGTATTTGCTAGTTATACACAGAATGCAAACACTTATATAAACACTTCGACATACTCGTCATGGATTGGTAAATTTGTAACTGGTGGCGCAAATGATTATTTCGATGGATATATCTCAGAAGTTAATTTCATTGATGGTCGTCAGGAACTAACACCAGCATCTTTTGGACAGTTTGATTCCGATGGTAACTGGAAAGCCAAAACATACTCCGGTGCTTATGGTATGAATGGCTTTTATATGCCATTCACCGATACAACAACAACTACAGCACTGGTTCAAAGTAAATCAAAACCACCAGCAAAGTCTAATATGTCTGTTGTTGGTGACACCAAATGGTCTACGGCACAAACTAAATTTTCCGATAAGTCAATATATTTTGATGGAACCGGAGATTACTTAGCGCATCCAAATTCCGCAAGTTTAGCCACTGGTGCATCCAATTGTACTATTGAGGGGTGGGTTTTCCCTATTACTCTTACTGGAGCATCCAAAATTTTCTTGGTTGGTCAAAGTGACTATGCTTCTGCTGCAGGTTCAAGTTTTATAACTTACTTGGGTGGATCAAGTAATTCAGATTTGTATTATGGCTCGTCTGTAATTAGTGTTGCTTCACCAAATCCAATTGTTGGTCAGTGGAACCACGTTGCATGGGTACGTGAGGGAACAAATTGGACAAGTTATTTGAATGGAAGTCGAGTAGCTACTGCTTCTGGCATTGGTTCAAATTCAGTTAATGCAGGATCAAACGCATATGCTGCTGGTATCGGTGGCGCAACAAATAATAATGGTATATACAACTTCAATGGGTATATTTCAGAACTTCAAATGGTTACTGGAGTTGCCAAATACTCTGGTGCAACATATACCATTCCTAATTCAGAATTAATCAACAATAATTCTGATTGGCCTAATATTTTATTGGGAATTTATGGTTCATATGGTTCTATGGCGTCACAAACCACAATACCATATACCTTTGCACAAAAATTTTCACCAAGCGGAATTAGTCTTTCTAATGACCATACATATGATTCAATGAAAGATGTACCTCTTGGAATTGGTGCTGGTGAATTAGGAAACTATGCTACTTTCAACTCATTGATTCGCACTACCAATAATAGTGGATCATTGACATATTCCGATGGAAATTTAGCTGTAAATATTGGATCATATGCGAATACAGCGGTTGGAACCATTGGAGTTAGCAGTGGTAAGTGGTATTGGGAAATAACACCACTTTCTACCACAAACACACCTTCTTTTTATATTGGTGTAGCTGCACAAGGATTTAATAATGGTCTACAGCCAGATTATGACCCATTGCAATGGGTCTACTATGGGCAGACTGCTCTTAAAGTTAATAATTCCCAAACAGCTTATGGTGAAACATTTTCAGTTGGTGATAATATTGGTGTTGCACTGGATATGGATGCAGGAACTTTGACATTCTACAAAAATGGAATTAGTCAGGGTCAGGCTTTTAGTGGGATCACCGGAATAATTTTCCCTATTTGTTCATATGGGAATTTCCAATCTGTTTTGTATGTGGGGAATTTTGGTCAGCGACCATTTAAGTATTCTATACCTACTGGTTTTAAACCACTACATACTGGCAATTTGCCTAACCCCACAATCGTGAAGCCTAATAAGCATTTTGATGTGGTGACGTACACTGGTAATGGTACATCACAATCTATATCTGGTGCTCAGTTTCAGCCCGATTTAGTTTGGAACAAAGATCGTAGTGCGGCAAATTCACACATGGTTTTTGACAGTGTACGGGGTGTATTAAAAGCTCTTGTAACAAATGCCACTTTCGCAGAGCAAGATTTAGCAGGAACACTCACATCATTCAACTCAAATGGGTTTTCTATTGGAAATTATGCTAATGATAATACATTGAATAATGCATATGTTTCATGGCTCTGGAAAGCTGGTGAGTTACCAGTGACTAATAATTCTGGTTCAATTACAACTCAGGTGAGCGCGAATACTTCAACAGGATTCTCGATTGTTACATGGACAGGTGTGCCTACAAATTCTTCACCTTCAACATTTGGGCATGGTTTGGGTGTTGCTCCTAAATTCATCATTTTAAAAAATAGAGATTTATCTGATGACTGGTACTGTTATCATGATTCTTTAGGTAATACATCACGAATATCACTCAATACGACTTCTGCAAAGGTAACAAGCTATCTTGGGTTTAATAGTACACCTCCATCTGCGTCTGTTTTCACAGTGGCAAATAATGCACTTGTAACAAATTCATCTCAGAAAGTGTTGGCATATTGCTTCGCTGAAATCCCCGGCTTCTCCAAGTTCGGCAGCTACACAGGCACCGGAAACATAGATGGCCCATTTGTTTACTGTGGATTTAAACCACGGTTTGTGATGTTTAAACGTACTGATGCTACAAGTGATTGGATGATTATAGATTCTGCCAGATCACAATATAATGTAGCAAAAGAGTCAGTTTATGCAAACTTAGCAATTGCTGAAGAGTCTTCTTCCAATATTATAGATTTAGTCTCAAATGGCTTTAAAATAAGAAACAATTTTAATAACGTAAATATTGCTTCTGGAACATATATCTTCGCAGCATTTGCAGAACAACCATTTAAATATGGATTGGCGAGGTAATAGATGTTTGAATACCTGTTTTTTGTTTTATCTACACCAATTATACTGGCTGGTTTATATCCAATTGCCATTCAATATGAGCGTGGTGGTTGGTGGCAGATTTTTTATGCTGTTGCGGTTCCAGCGCTGATTATTGATGCTATTGCAAATTGGATACCAATTTCTATTCTGCTTTTTGAGCGACCATTTAAATACTCACCAACTCTACATAGAACAGAATATACATTTTCTGACAGACTAGAACGACTGGTGTTTGAGATTAATTGGCGTGGCCCACTGGCACGTTTTATAGCAAAGACATTAAATACTATTGCACCATCCAAGGTGCATATCAGAAACTACCCTTACACTTGGTAAAATATGGCATATATTGGCAATAATAGCACAGTCAGCAACATTCAAAAAATTGACTCACTAGCATTCAACTCTTCATCAACAACATTTGACATTCGTGTTGGTGGTGTGTTAGTTGTTGTCGGAAGTTCTACATCGCTGTTTATTTCCGTTGGTGGTGTTATTCAGGAACCAAGTGTTGACTATTCCGTCAATGGTAGTTCTATTATTTTTTCTACTGCTCCAGCTACTGGTTTGAGTTTCTTTGGTATTATTCTTGGCTCTTCTGTCAATATAGGTACACCTGCAGATAGCACAGTCACAAATGCAAAAATTGGGGAAACAGTCTCCATTCTCAAAGGTGGTACTGGTGCCACAACTGCTGATGCCGCATTGACTAATTTGGGTGGGGGTGCTGCCGGTAAAGCAGTTTTTGCATCCGCCACACAAGCAAATGCCAGAACACAGTTGGGATTAGGAACTGCTGCAGTTTTGGATGTTAGTGCGGTTAACGTACCAATTGGTGCGTCGCTTGAGTGGAATGGTTCTTCCGATCCTACTAATTTCATGATTGAAGATGGTAGAGCAATTTCTAGAACAACTTATTCTGTTTTATACGGTATTTTAGGAACTACATTTGGTGTTGGCGATGGTTCAACCACATTCAATATTCCTAATAGTATTAATAGAGTTTCAGTTGGTGCCGGTGGATTGTATAGTATTGGTGGAACTGGTGGTAGCAAAGATGCAATAGTTCCTGCTCACACACACAGTATTAATGATCCAGGCCACACCCACTTTTCTGGTAATTATACACACACCAACCAATATACCGGAAATGGTGGTGGTAGCTCTCTTAATGGTAGTGCTATCTATACTGGATCATCTGCAACAGGTATCACAGTGAACTCAACTGGCTCGTCTGCAACTGATGCAAATATGATGCCATATATTGCAAAACGAAAAATTATTAGAGTCCTTTAATAAATGCAGAATTGAATACTAAATGTTTAAAGAAGCCCTAGGTGCTTTATCCACATCGCTTGTCGGTGCGGTCAAAGACACCGTTTCAGAATATAAACCTACTGCCCAAAATAAGGGTGGGGCTTTCACACGTATTGCACAACAAGGTATTGCTAATCTCTCTTTTAGATCACCAATTCTTGCAGATATGGCAGCTACGATGCTGCATAATTTTCAGACTGAATTGGTGAATAGGGACACCGTTAAGCAATATGTTGCATCCGATAAATCAGAAGAACTTAGAAAAGAAGTAGAGCAAAATCTAGGTAAAGACGCATCGAAAGAAAAAATCGATAAGGAAATGTTCAAAGTATTGGACAAGATGCGTACTTTAGTTGATAGAGAAGGTGAAAAGGCTGCACAGTCTAGCGACACGTTTAAGCAATATGGAAAGTTCTTTGAGAAGTTCCAAAAGGATGTAAACCCACAATCTCAGAAATCTCAGAAATCTCAACCATCAGGTTCCAAAGGAAGTGGTTTAGGTGCTGGTGCTGAAAACGCTCTTGAAAACATCAAGATCAATACAGAAAAGACGGTATCGATTCTTGCTGACATGTCGCTTGGGGAAACACCTGCAAAGACAGGAACACCTGCACATACACCCGCAGGAACTGCATCGACAGAAAACAAACCCAATTCATACGTTGATCCATATACTGGATTACCTTCTATTCGTGCTGCTATTGGTGGAATTGGCGGTAATTTTCTCGCAAAAGTTTTTGACGAGGAAACGATTTCTAAATATGCTAATAAAGCAAGGAAAAAGCTGTTTGGCGAATCCAAAGAAACAGAATCTGATACTCCAAAGAAAACAGATCAAATCTCTGGATTAATTACTCCAGAATTCAAGCCTAAAGACATTGTTAAGGTAGCACCTGCTGCACCTAAACAAAATGACATTGCTTCTATTCTTGGTGATCTTAGTCTTGATCTTTCTTCATCAAAATCAATTGAAAATGAGCGTGAAAATGATGCTCAAGATGAAAAGCATCATCAAGAAGGTAAAACTCTTCAGGAAAAAACTGTCGAAGAATTGAAGGCTTTGCATGAGACAACAAAAGCTAATGCTGAGAAGTCTGGTGGCATCTTTAGCACCATTATTCAATTAGTTGGTTCCATAATGCCTGTTCTGGGCATGCTAGGGCCTGCTGTAGCTGCTGTTGGCGGTGCATTGGGGGCTGCTATGCCTGCACTGGCTACAATCGCTGGTGGGGCTGCTGCAGTGGCTGGTGTGGGTGTTGCGAGTTATGCAGTAGGTTCTTATGCCAAAGATGGTATTGATTATTTAACCAAAAAAGGTACTGGTCGAGAAGAAACCTTTGGTACTTGGCTCCATGGCGCACTGAGTGGTGATGACGAAAAGGTTGCGGAAATGTTGAAGCCTACACCTGCACCGGTTCCTAAATCTACTGCAGGCGCAACTTTGAATGCGGTCGAAAAGTTAGAGGATAAAAAGGCTAAAGATGACTCTAGTAAAGGTGAGCAAAATAACGTCAATCCAGTTGCAATAAATAGTACAACAAATAACAATTCGAGTACGAATGTTATTGTGGGGAGCAGCGTTCGAAATCATGAGTCAACATACGAGCGTGTGCAAATGTCAAACATTTGGGGGCCAATTTAATGCCACGCATTGAACTGTTAGAATTCTTGCCTATAGCACTTGCCGTTTTAGGTATTGTGCTTACTGCGCTAAGAATGAAATTTCTTCGTCGCAAGTCAGATATTATCGTATCTATCTTGTCTGTTTTCGGTAGTATGCTATTAATAGTGGCACAAACGTCTTGGTGGGAAGCAGCCGTTATTCAAGGTAAACTTGAAGATACATGGTTTGCAAATCAGATATGGCTTATCTTCAACACAGTTATGATGTTGATGATTGTTATTTCTAATTATCCTAGACGTGGTGCAAAGTGAAAGATTGGCTTAGAACTGATAAGACAGTAGCCGTAGAGGTTCTTTCGGCAATGTCATTTTTCGTAATGGGTTTAGCTTTGCTATTTTCTAATTACGCTTCTCCTGATGGTAGATCAAATTACTTCTGGTCAATTATATTCCTGATCTTTTCGACGCTTCAAGGATTATCGATTGTTTTCAAGAAAGAAATGTATGTTGTGCGTGTTACAACATCATGGTTTTCTGGGACGACATGGATAGTGTTGGCATTCACTGCAATAAATAACATTATGGCGGTTCCTGTGCTTTTCATAGGATTGTTCAACATCTACGCATTCGTTCATCTGGTGGGCCGCGCCAAAATAGACTGGACAGCGTACATTCACCAAAACAAAAATGTCGATACACTCACGCAATGATCTAATTCAATATGCTTTAAGAAAACTAGGTCACCCTGTCATCAAAATCTCAGTTGCTCAAGAGCAAGTTGAAGATCGGGTTGACGAGGCACTTCAGTTTTTTCAAGATTTTCACTATGACTCCACGGAGCGGGTCTATCTAAAACATCAAATTACTGGTACGCAAATTAATGTAGTTTCTACAGCTAATTTTATGCCCGGTGAAATTGTTATTGGACAATCATCCAATAACCGTTTTCAAGTAGATTCCATCGGCAACGTCACCACTCTTATAACAAAAAACGTTGTCGATGCTAAAGGCATTCCAGCACAGACCTTTAGCTTAGGCGAAGTCTTAGTTGGTCAAACATCCGGCGCTACAACCCAATTCTCTTCTAAGGTCGCAGGCGACACAGAAACCGGTTTTATTCCAGTCTCTGACATGGTGACAGGCATTATCCGTGTTGTTCCATGGTGGCATGCTACACAGAATCCAAACGCATACCTGTTCGATCCTAAGTATCAAGCTATTCTGGCAACTTTCAATAGTTTGTCATCCGGCTCTCTGATCTACTACGAGCAGTTGATGCAACATATCTCTACGATGGATCAGGTATTGCGCCCTGTAGAGAGTTTCCGTTTCAACCGCAAGATGTCTCAAGTATTCTTGGATTTCGATTGGAATACCGCACAAATCGGTTCCTTCATTATCGTTGAATGCTACCGTATTCTTGATCCAGAAGTATTTGTAGAAATCTACAATGATCGCATGCTGAAGAAACTGGTTACTGCAAAAATCAAATACCAGTGGGCACAAAACCTGTCTCTGTATGCGGGTGTTCAATTGTTGGGTGGTGTTACTGTTGATGCTGCTTCTTTGATGGCTAGTGCTGTTGCAGAAATCAGTGCGGCAGAAGAAGAGATTCGTGAAGTTTACGAATGTGGCACTATTGGTTTTGTGGGGTAAATAATGCACAATCGTTATTTTATTGCAAGAATTTATGTAGCAATCTCTGTCTTATTGACAGCTATTGCGGTAATGTTTGATCCCACTTCCATTCATTCTCAAGCAGCATATGCAGCAAAATTACCAGATACATTGTTCATAGGAGCAATAATTATCTGTGGAATTGCTATTGCTGATGTGTTTGTGAATGACATTTTACCCAATAAATATAAGTTTAAACAAGCATATGATTTTAGACATGTAATTTACATGGCACTTGCGCTGATATCTTTTTCATTATCGGCAGGATTATTAGTCACTTTTGGTGGCTCCATCTTAGTTGGTAGATTATGGTTAGATAGTCTCGTTGCCACTGTTGTCGCTGTTTTGGACATATTTGCAAGGCACAGAGGAAACAAATAAATGACTCGCTACACAATTGCAGTCTTAAAACTAATATTGATGATGCTATGGCCTGTAAGTGTCATGGCTGCTGCGTCTGCACCATCTGAGCCATTTGGTATCAGCGGTATGCAGGTTTTAGTCATGTCTGTGATATCTACACTATCTGGTCTAACTGCTTTGACAATTCGTATCGATGCAGAGTTGAAGAAAATCGAATCTGAAACTCTCCCTAGACCCAGATTGTTTGTTTCTTCACATATGTTGGGTTCATGGCTTGCCGGTGTTCTAGCATTTTCAATTGCTCAACAAGGTAATGCTGGTGTTTGGGCAGAAATTATTGCCGTTACAGTCGCTTCATTTTCTGGAGCTAGATTTGTAGAAGCAATGTCAGAAAAATATTTGGATAAAGTATCAATTAAGGATTAATATGTTAACAGCACTTATCTCATTTTTAGGCGGTAATGTTTTCCGCATGATTTTCGGTGAAATCGTGGCAGCTTGGAATAAATCACAAGAACATTCCCATGAATTGCAGCGTACTGAATTGCAGAACAAAATCGACGCAGAACAGCATGCCCGTAATATGGAAGCCATTCGTATTCAGGCTGATTTGAAAGTTGAAACTATTCGAGTTCAGGCCGATGCCAACACCAATCAAATTGATGCAGAATCTTTCTTAGAAGCAGTTAAATCTACTTCTGTTAAGTCTGGTGTGACATGGGTTGATGGTTGGAATGCAGTTATTCGCCCTGCAGTTGCAACATGGTCTATTATCATGATTACGCTACATGAAGCTGGCGCTTTCAAACTCAGCGAAACTACATTAGCTATTGCTGGTGCCTCTCTGGGTATCTACTTGGCTGCACGTGACTTGTTTAAGCGCGGAAAGTAAACGATATGACAGATGCTGTCGCAATCGCTGCAGCACTGGCTAGACGGTTTGAGGGGTGTTACCTAAGACCTTATATTTGTCCAGCCGGTGTACCCACAATCGGTTATGGTGCAACATACTATGAGAATGGTGTGTCGGTTAAACTTACTGATCCCGCAATTACAAAAGAACGTGCAGAGGAATTACTTTTGTGGATGATTCGCAAGGTATATCTTCCTGCAGTTTTGCAATTGTGTCCACAAATTATTGGTGAGTCTGCTGGTCGTATTGCAGCTATTATTGACTTTGCATTCAACTTAGGTTCAGGCAAACTCAAAAGTTCCACACTCCGCAAGAAAATTAATCTTGGGGATTGGGATGCTGTGCCTACAGAATTGCGTAAATGGACACGTGGTGGTGGAAAAGTTTTGCGTGGATTATTCCTTAGACGCGAAGCCGAAATTGAGCAAGTTTAAATAGATCATGCCTTTAAATCCTTACTTTACACCATATCAAGAGACTGATGGTAATACCAACGAGCAGAATCTTTATTCTTCCATGATTCGGGAGAATATTGAAATGTCTGGTCAAGAGTATTACTATATTCCTCGGACAATCTCTGATAAATTTGATCCCATTTTTGGGGAGGATGCTCTGTCTTCGTTTGATTCACATGCCAAGGTGGTTATGTGGGTTGAAAACTATAATGGTTATAGTGGCGAGTCAGAGGTTCTTTCTAAATTCGGTATGGAAATTCGGGATTCCGCATCGTTTATTATCCATCGTGACGAGTATGTAGAAAATGTTTCTCCTATTGTCCCTGCTAATAGGAATGAAACACTTAAATTTAGACCCTGTGAAGGTGATCTGATTTATGTACCGTTCTCGAAGTCGCTGTTTCAGATTCGGTTTGTTGAGGATGAATACCCAGGCTTCTATCAGTTGAAGAAAAAATACGTCTGGGCCTTACGCGCAGAACTGATGCAACTCAACAATGAAAAATTCAACACTTCTGTTGCTGAAATTGATGATGTTTTTGGCATCAATATTAACCGTTTGGATAACTGCGTTGTTCAAGAATCTGGCGATAATTTCATTCTCGAAGATGGTGGTTTCATTGTTCTCGAAGGATATGAAATCGGTAAAGATTATGATGAAATTGTTAACTATGGTGACAACAACGCAATCAAAAAAGAACTGATTGATATTATGGATTGGTCTGAAGACTCACCATTTGGAGAATAAAAATTTTAACAAAATCACCTTTCTATCACGGTACAACCCGCAAAATGGTTATCGCCTTTTGCGGTCTTTTCAATAATATCTTCATTCGCATCAAAGATACCAATGGGGTTTCTCAAAAGATTGTCCCTGTGCCTTTGGCGTATGCGAACAAAGATAAGATGATTGTGCGGTTAAAGCAAGACCCAGGCCTGAATGAGGATGCCCAAATCTCCCTCCCTAGAATGTCTGCTGAAATTGTCGGCTTTGACTATGACAGTGATCGCCAACTAAACAAAGTACATCGACATTCCGGTACGCGCAACGGTAAACCTTCTTACCAGTATGCCCCTGTGCCATGGAACCTATCATTCAATCTGTATACATATACGCTGAATTCCGAAGATAACTTTCAGATTATGGAGCAAATACTTCCGTATTTTACTCCTGATATGAATTTGTCGATTAAGGTTTTACAAAATCCTGATGTGACTCAGGATACTACCTTAACTCTGAATGATGTAAATATCGATGATACCTACGATGGTTCTTTTGAAGATCGTAGATATATTATTACGACATATTCATTTACTATGCAGATGAATTACTACGGGCCTGTTCTGAGTACATCTGATCCTGAAAAACACTTTGAAGATGGCCCAGAAGTTAAGATTATCAAAAAGGTCATTACCAACGTCAGTACATCGACAAATAGCAATGCTGGCCTTAAATACACAGCAACTATCGATCCGTTTAACGCAAACGAAACTGATGTTTACAACGTGCAAGAATCTTGGATACAAGACCTAGGAATTTAATTATGAGTAATGTAACAAACGCTTTTTCTGAATTATTTGATACCGAGTTAAGAACAACAGATACACCACTTGCTGAACTAAAAATCGAAGCAATTAAATCTGATACAGAAACGTTGGAAAAGCAGCGTGATTTTGTTCGAAAAAATATGGTGGAGTTAATCGAACAAGGTAAAGATGCTCTGGCTCAGATTAAAGCTATTGCTGTTTCTACCGAATCAAACAAAGATTTCGACACGTATGCACGTATTTTAAAAACTTTGGTGGATTCAAACGCAAAACTGTTGGAAATGGAAATTACAGGTAAACCACAACAAACTGATAAGCCTGCTGGTTCTGTTACCGAACCAAATCAACAGGCAGAGCAGATTACCAATAACACTGTTTTTGTTGGTTCTACCACAGAATTAGCTGCATATATGAAATCTAAGCAGCAATAAATTATTGCATTAAATAAAGCAAATAAACAATTTTACTGATGAAACAATGACTACAAGTAATTCTATTCGAGATAAGTATTTTGCTGGTGAAATCTTCAAATATGGCGACATCGTTGAAGATGTAAAGACTGGCGAAAAAATGAAGATTCTGGATCGTGGGTCAAACTACGTCACTGTTGCTGCTGGTGACAAAGTTATTAAGCGTTGGCTCAATGAAGTGCAGGAAGTTTCTACTGAAGTTATTGATGAAGTAAAAGTGGCGCAGCCTGTAGATTTTGTTTTACAGGAAGATGGGCAAATCAAATTGTTTGGTCATGTCACTCAGCACTTCACACAAGATTTATCTGAATTTATTATCGAACAATTCGAAGAGTTTGATGACCTGTATTCCAAGCATCAAATCGTTAAGTGTCTTGACTATGCAATTGGCGATACTGATATTGATCGTGCATATGAATTGTTGCTAAAGGTCGAATCGTTTTACGAAAAACGTGGCATGAAATCTCCATTAATTGTGGAAGCCCTCAAGACCGATATTGAACGTAAGCGCATGTCAGAAATAATTGCTGCTGTTGCGGAAGTTCGACCATCAAAAACTGTCAATCAGACAGTCACTCAATCCATGAGAGCATTGAGAGAAAAATATACCAGTCGTAAGCAATGGGAAGTTCTGTGGCCTCTTTTCAAACTGGCTATGGAATCTGGTATTGATGGTATTCGTCAAAACCTACCATATACATTTGGATCACCACAATCCACTCAAGCTACTAATGAAGAATTGGAAGATGGAGTTTTTATTGCAACCATGGAAGAGAACATTGATCTGGTTGCAGAAGATTTGGAGTGGGAAGATTTTGAAGCTGCGTTTGGTGAAGAAACACTGAGTGAAGAATTACTGACCGAAGTTTTGTCTTTGGCTGGTCGCAACAAATTGAGTCACAAAATGGCCCAACATGCCGACTACATTGCAGTACGTAGAACACGTGCTTTGCAACGTGGCGCAACAACTGATGTAATCCTTTCTCGCGCACGTAGATTGGCTGAAATTATGCTGAAACGTAGAATGTTTCATAAGGCTCCAGACCAATTGAATCGTGGTGAAAAAGAGCGGTTCGAAGCTGGTGCTACAGCAAGACGCGCACTGGTTGCAAAACTGGCTATGAGACTGGTTGGTAAGGTGCGTCAGTTGCAATCTTCACGCGCACATCATGCAGCGTCAAACGTGACACATAAGCCGGGCGACCACACAGTGACTGCAGCAAACACTCAAGCTGTACTTCAAGCAGGCGCATCCTAAATGATCATCGACACCTTAAAAACTTCTCTCGCTAACCACTTTGAGGCAGCACTCACTGTACATGGGTATCACTGGAACGTGGAAGGCGTTGACTTCAAACAATACCATGCATTCTTTGCCGAAATCTATACTGATTTTTATGATCAAGTAGACGTACTGGCAGAGTACATTCGCACACTCACAGAAAGTGTCGAATACGTCAATCCAAGCATGGATGTTTTGCAGAAAAACAAGACCGTCAAAGGTGAACTTATCGTTGGCAATAAAGCTGTCGAAATGTGTAAAGCAATCATTGAATTAAATAATGCTTTGATAGACGACTATGCTGCTATTTTTGACGAAGCAACAAAAGAAAAACAACAAGGATTAGCGGATTGGGCTGCTGGTCGTTTAGATAAAGTTTCACGTAACAATTGGATGGTTGTTGCAATCACTAAGGACTAAAAATGAAGTTAGAAAATCTCCACGCATTTATGCACATTAACGCACTGGTAAACGGAACTGCAGAAGTTTTGTTTATGGGTCAACCTGCTTTGACAATTTCAAAAAGCCCTGAAGGTTTTTGCTGGACAATCAATCACGTGTTTGCAAAACTGTCTTACGGTGCAAACGTTTTATCTGATGTCCCATATTGCGCAGAGCAATATGAAACTATTGAACATGCTGCTGCAGAAGGTATGGCTAAATTGGAAGAAATGGGTGCATTCAAAACTATCACTGAGTTACCAGATGATACATATTCAAATGCTAAGAAATTCGTAGAAGACGACATTGCAACTCATGCACTTAGCAAAGGTGGAATGAATGAATCCATCAAGTATGTTACCTCTATTAAACTGCGTACATACAAGCCAGAATTCACTTTCGAATCACTGAGTGAAAAGGTGATTGCAGAATCTGAACTTACTGATGCCGAAAAGATTGCACGTGCAGAATATGCGCTGATGGGTCAACACATTTTCTATGGCGAACTGGTTAAAGAAGCTGTTATCGTTGATACACCCGCAGAAACCGTGTCAGAAGAGGCTACAGACGCTCAAATTGAAGAGCCAGTAGCCAAGTCACTGTTTGAATCATTCAAGGCTAGAAAGCTCGAAAAACAAATTGATGAATCGCATCGTTTAGTTTCTACGCATGATTCTGGAAACCGTACTGCAAAAGTATACAAATGCTCAGATACTGGTGAGCATGTTACTAAGTTTTTCTTAGATGATAAGCATCAAAAAGATGCTGACTACTTTACCGATGACAAACATGATGCTCAAGGTACTGCAAAACATTGGATCAACCAACAGAAGGTGTCAGAAGAAATCAACGATGATGACTATTATGTAGTCGATCCTGCAACAAAAACTATCGTGAGTCGCATTGGTAAGCCAGTGAAACGCATTGATTCATTTATCGATCCAACAACACATCCCGAATTCAAGGGCTATGTCAAAAATGATACCCATAAAGTGATGCGGGGTATGAAAGCAAGGTTTGCTGGATTCTTGGAAGAGGCAACAAGGTCTGAATTTGATGCTAATAATTCTCTTGCGGATAAGCGTTTAGATAAAGACAAATCAGTGCGTATTATCGGCCCATCTGGTGGAACTGTGTCCAAACACACATCTTTGTCCGACGCAAAGCGCTCTTTCGTGTTGAAAAAATTCAGCACAAAGACACACAGTATCAAAGAAGACACTGATACAGGTGAAGTTGATATCACTTCTCTATTTGAAGATAGTGAAGAAGAATACAACAAATGGGTTTCTGATGTTAACAAAAAACATGGCGATAAAAAGCTATCTTTCCGTCATCGCATCGAAAAAGGTTGTCACACAACTTCTGCCGAAATTGACGGTCAGGATCGTTCATATGCAGTGTATGACCATGATAAAGATACAGGTCATATCTTTGAAGAATCCGAAGAAATTGTTGGAGAAGAATTTATCGAAGAGCGTGAACTGACAGATGCTGAAAAAGCTAAAAAAGAGGAAGTGGTTGCAGCACTCAAAGGTCGCAAAGGTTTTGTGTCCAAATATGGTAAAGATGCCATCTATGCTGTAGCAACTCAAATGGCTAAAACTGCGGGTGCTTAATATGAATCAATATCAAAAATACAAATCACTTATTGAAGGTGTTGATTATGACTCTGGCAATGGGTATACATCCAGAGTCGTAAAGACAAAGAATGGCAAGTATGTCGCCAAGTTTTTTAAGAATGGTGAGCATATGCATGATGCAGATTACGAAGGTGCTGATATGAAAGATGCTCATGAGTTTGCTGCTGATGAAATTGCCCATCGTGAGAAGAAGTTATTTGAGCGTATAAATATGCCACAGGGTCATGAAATTGTCCCTGACAAGATCACCGATGGTGCTTTGGAAAAACGTGGTCGTGTCAAAAAGATGATGGGTAATCGTATGCCTATTGAAATTATCGCAAGAATTTTGGCTAAAGGAATTAAGTAATGTCTCTATTGAAAACTAAGCCCATCTGGGCACCCTCTGCTGTAGCTACAAGCCTTGGTTGGCAAGACCCTGTTACCAAGGAAGTGTTTGTGTCTATTCGTGGTCTGGATGCTCGTTTGGCGGCAGAACATGCAAAGTCGGCACCCGCACCAGTTGTGGAAGTTGCAGAGCCTGTGAACCCAGATTTGGTGTATCCCGGCGGTGGTTATCTGCCACCCGTTGTATCGCAAGAATCTATTGTTGAAGAAAAGGTGAATGAAGTGATTATTGAAAAACAAGAAACCCCTGAAGTTGTCCAAGTTAAAGTACCTGCAAAGCGTGGCCCTAAGCCTAAAGTTAAGGTAAATGAAGTGGTTGAACAACCTGCAGGTTTGCAAGTGATCGGTGAAGTTGTTGAAGAACAATTCTTAGGTCAAGTTATTGGTGAATAACCGTGGATCAAAAAATATCACAGTTAGCTAGTGCATCAATACTAGCTGCTACTGACCTGATCCCTATTGTTGCGAATGGTACAAATCAGAAAATTACTGCTGGTGTTTTCTGTTTGAATCAACCAAATATTGGCAACTCTGGGATTACCAAAAATGTGCCTTTGGTGCCTAATGGCGCAGCACTGCAACTGACTGGAACTCTGATATCAATTACTATTCCAGCAGCTTATACATTAGGTGCAGGTTTGCAAGGTCAAGAAGTTTTGATTGTTAATACATCGCCTGCCTCCGCATCTGTTGCTTTTAACGTAAGTACAGCCACGTTATCTTCTAAAGGGTCAATTGGATTGGTTTATATCGGATCAGAGTGGTTTATTAAGTCTTTATATAACTGTGTGATTGCATGATTATAGATAGTGAAGAAACGTATTTCAGATTAGCTTTAAATAGCTATGCAAACCCCTTTACAGTTTCTGTAGAAGAGTTTTCTTCTGATTTGCGAAGAGTAACTTATCTAAAAAATTTACTTAGGCGATATACATTAAATAAATCCGATTTGAATGATAGATTGATTTTAAATCACATCGTTATTCTAGGTAACTGTTTTACACCAAAAACAGCTATTAACCTTATCCGATATAAATGTGGATCAGATGCTGACACGTTTTTGTTTTATATGGGCCTAGTTGAAAACGTAGAGAATTTGGATTTTATATTGCTGGATTATTTAGAAAAGACACATGGCACAAGACAAACCACTGGTTGAAGACGCAGTACCTGTTACTACAACTGCTAATGCAGGCGCGGGGCTGGTATTACCCGAAAAACCTATTTCAAATAATATTCTATCTAGATTTCGTGAAATGAAGAATTCTCGTTCTCGAAAAAAAGAAAACAATAAATAAACGATACACACTCATTTTACGGAGCTAATAAAATATGGCAACAACATTGCAATCGCCTGGCGTTCAGGTCGTTGAAAAAGACGCATCAATTACCGTTGTCGGCGCATCTACCTCGCTTGGTGGTGCAGTCGGCGTATTTCAATGGGGGCCTGTTTTGGTTCCTATGCTTGTAGATACCGAAGAAACTCTGGTTTCTATTTTCGGCAAGCCTACAGATAGCACTTTCACTTCATTTTTCAATGCTGCGAACTTCTTGGCTTATAGCCGTGGAATGTATGTGATTCGTGCTGCTACTGGTAACACAAACTCGGTATCTTCTGGTACTGCAGTTCTGATCAATAACTCTGATGCATATGATGCAGCTTACAGTGCTGGTCAAGGTAACGTTGGGCCTTTTGCGGCGCGTTACCCCGGCACAATGGGCAACTCCCTGTTGGTTTCTATTGCTGACTCCGGTACATTCTCGACATGGGCTTACAAAGACCTGTTCAATAGTGCGCCAAGCACTTCTGACTATGCCGCATCCAAGGGTGGTTCTAACGATGAATTGCATATTGTGGTTGTGGATGCTGCTGGTAAGTTCTCAGGCACACCAGGAACCGTTTTGGAGCGTTTTGCATATGTGTCCAAGGGTAGTGACGCTATCTCCTACCAAGGCTTGAATAACTACTACGCAAGCGTTCTGCGTAATCAGTCTAACTTCATCTACTGGATGGATCATCCAGCCGGTGTTACTGATTGGGGCACATCCGTTATTGGTAATGCATTTGAGACTCTGGTTGATACTGTTGCTGCTGGCTACGACTTCTCGTATCAGTTTGTTGGTGGTACCGATGACAATGCACCAACAGACGGTGAATTACAAGCTGCTTGGGATATCTTCAAGGATACCGAACTGTATGACATTTCCCTGTTCCCTGTTGGTACCGTTCCACACACTGTTGCAAAATATGTGATCGATAATATCGGTGAAGTTCGCCGTGATTGCGTTGTGTTTGCTTCTGCTACTTTGGCTAACGGATCGCCTATTTTTGGTACCAGTGCAACTAAGTTGACTGATGCTACTGCATTCAAAACTGCAATGGGTGAATCTTCTTACGCATTCTTCGATAGCGGTTTCAAATACCAGTACGACAAGTACAACGACAAATACCGTTGGGTTGCTTTGAATGGCGATATGGCTGGTCTTGCTGCTCGTGTGGATCAAACCCACGACACATGGTATAGCCCTGCTGGTTACACCAAAGGTCAAGTTAAGGGTGTTACTAAGTTGGCTTGGAATCCAAACCAATCTCAACGTGATGCGCTGTACAAGCAATCTATCAACTCTGTTGTGACTTTTGCTAATCAAGGTACTGTGTTGTTCGGTGACAAGACTGGTACAACAAAGCCAAGCGCATTTGATCGTATCAATGTTCGTCGGTTGTTCCTGAATCTGGAAAAATCGATTGCTCGTATGTCGAAGTACCAATTGTTTGACTTTAATGATGAAGTTACTCGCCAACAATTCATTGCTGCTGTTGAGCCATACCTGCGCGGTGTTCAGGGTCGCCGTGGTATCACTTCATTCCGAGTTATTTGTGACGCCACAAATAACACTCCTGCGGTTGTCTCTGCTAACGAATTTGCCGGAACAATTATTGTAGTTCCAAACTACAGCATCAATGCAATCGTTCTGACATTTACTGCAGCAAATGGTTCTGTTTCGTTCGACGTAGCAGCACAAGTTTAATAGAAAGAAGAAAATAAAATGGCAACTCGTATTGACCAATTTCGCGCTATGCTTTCTGGTGGTGGCGCTCGCCCCACTCAGTTTAAAGTTATTTTGACATTCCCTGAGTGGGTAGCAGGTGCGGATGCTGCAGTAAAAGGTGAGTTTTTAGTTAAAGCTACATCTTTGCCAGCATCCACCATCCAGCCTATCGATGTACCTTTCCGTGGTCGCCCTGTAAAGGTGGCTGGTGAGCGTGTATTCCAAAACTGGAACGTGACTGTTTTGAACGATAACGACTTCCTTATTCGCAACGCATTTGAACGTTGGTCTAAGGGTGTTTTGGATCATCGTACTGTTGGTGGTCGTTTGCAACCAGAATCATATGAACGTGATTTGATTGTGCAGCAACTTGATCGTAATGATAATCCTATCAAGACTTACAAGATGTTCCATTGCTGGCCCCAAACAATCTCTGAAATCCAGCTTGACTTCGGTGCTACTACAGCAATCGAAGAATTCCAAGTTGAATTCTCAGTTGACTATTGGGACACTGTTTAATCGTCAATAAATAACTGATTACAACATCGTTATTTGGAATTGAATGGCACAAACTGCAACAACTGATAATACTGGTATGACCATCTTTGGCTTTCAAATCAAGAGAGCCAGAGATAACCTGCAACCAAAATCTTTTCTACCAACTGATAATCAGGATGGTGGATTGGTTGTTGACGCCAGTGTTGCGGGTACCGCAGCATACAATTCATTTTCTATTGATATCGATCCTTCATCCGCAGGTGGTGAAGGTGAGTTAGTTCAACGATACAGAGATATTTCCCTTATCTCTGATATCGATATGGCTGTTGATGAAATTGTAAACGAAGTGATTGTTTACGACGAACAAAAGCAGTCTGTCACTCTTGACTTCAGTGAGGATGTGGCAAAGGGTATTACGCAAAAGACAAAAGACATTATTATTGAAGAGTTTAACGAAGTTTTGCGCATGCTTAACTTCCAAGAAAATGCTCCAGAAATAGTACGTTCTGCTTATGTTGATGGTCGTTTGGCCTATCATAAAGTATTGAACAAAGACAATCCATCTACAGGTATTATCGAACTGCGACCATTTGATGTTGCGCGTTTAAAGCGTGTCGTTGAAATCCAAAAACAAAAAGACCCAAAGACACAAGTTGATATCATTACTGGTCAAAACGAATACTATGTTTACGCAAACAAAGGTAGTTCAATTGGTGTTGCCGGTACTGGTCTTAAAATTTCTGTCGATGCTGTAGCATATTGTACATTCGGGCCTGTCGATAAAAACTCAGGTAACGTGTTGTCGTATTTGCACAAAGCTATTCGCCCATTGAATCAACTTCGCATGATGGAAGATGCTGAAGTTATCCATCGTTTGGTTCGCGCACCACAAAGACGTATTTTCTACGTTGATGTTAATGGTATGACAAAAACCAAGGGTGAACAACATATTCGTGATGTTATGTCACGATACAAGAATAAACAAGTCTATGATGCATCTACTGGTGTTATCAAAGACGATAAGAAACATACTTCTATTTTGGAAGATATCTGGTTGCCAAGAACTTCTGGTGGTAAGGCCACAGAAATCACAACCTTGGATGGTGCTGGTGATCTGGGTAGTATCGAGAACGTTAAATATTTCCAGAATCGATTGTATCAGTCTTTGAATATCCCTATTTCTCGTTTGAGTGGTGCGGGACAAAGCGCTTTCAATATGGGTAGAGAGAATGAAATCTCTCGGGATGAAATCAAATTCTCGAAATTCATTGACAAGCTGCGCAGAAAGTTAAATAAACTATTCTTAGATGTTTTGGAAACGAATATCATCTTGAAGGGTATTGCTACATCGGAAGATTGGGAAGCTATTAAGCCTCACCTTAACTTCAATTATGTGGTTGATAACTTCTATGCTGAGATTAAAGAATCTGAAATGATGAAAGAGCGCTTAATGAGCGTTCAATTGGCAGACCCATTTGTCGGTAAATATATTAGTAAGCGTAAAGTGCAGCGTAACATTATGCGTATGACTGATAAAGAAATCGAAGAAATGGAAGAAGAAAATCAAGAGGATATGTTGGTTCAACAGAAACTTGAAATGGATGTATTAAATAAATACGGTGTTGATCCAAATAATCCAACTGGAGCAGAAGAAAAATGAAACTGATAGAACAAATTGAATCACTTGATGAAAGCGCTAAACAAGTATTGATGCAGGAACTGAGCAAACGTGCTTTGCGCAGCATTACTGAAGAAGTATTGGTAGAAGGTGAAGGCCAACGTTATTACATTCGGGATACGAATAACAATATTGCTGGAAATAAAAAAGGTTATCGCACTTTTAAAGGTGCTAATCGTGAAGTTGAACATGGAAAAGCAAAGGCTGCTGTTTGGAGTGAGTATTACAAACATCACGAAGAGAATCCCGGTTCTTCCAACAATCTTGTTCACACTATTAAACTGGAAGAAATCGAAGACGAAACAATCTCTGATTTAAATGAAGAGCAATATGGTTACCACGAAAGTAATCCAAAAATTGATCTTCACAACAAACATAGTGGTGAGTATATTGCATCCACAAATTATGCAAAAAATGTTAAGCAGGCTGTACAAAAATATGAGGAAAAATTTCCTGATATGAAGGGTCATGTTCGCGGCTATATTAATAAGAAATAATCATGGCATTGCTTAAAAAAGTTTTAAAAAACGATCCACGTGATGTGATTGTTAAGTGGACAGGTAATGGTACCGATACTTTAACATTGTCATCACTGACATCAACAGGACAAACTGTTCTTGGTACACCTGCTGCGGGTGTTCATATTGTTGCAGTTTCTTCTTCTATTGCAGGCGGTGGTGATTGCACTATTACTCGTAATGGCGAAGTTCTTTTACATATTCATGATAACTTCGAATTTCAAACCGATGGTATTATTCAAGCAGTGATATCTGAAAATCAAGGTAGCGATATTGTTGTAAGTTTAGCTAACAGTGGTACATTGATTATTAAATTGCGTAAGGTTCAGGGCTATAGCGAAATTAGTTATTAATTACCAATTTCGAATAACAATAAATACCTTTATGAAACTAATTACTGAATTAAATTACGATCCGTTGTCGCTTATCACTGAGGCTGATGCTTCTGGTGAGAAACACCTTTATATCAAAGGGCCAATGGCAGTATCGGAAGTTAAAAATAAAAATGGTCGCGTTTATAAGAAGGCACTACTGGAAAAGGTCATTGAGAAATATACCAATGATTATATCAAAACAGGTCGCGCCCTTGGAGAATTGAATCATCCTGCTCGTTTAGCAGTTGATTATGAACGTGCTACTCACTTGGTTACCGAAATGGTTCAAGACAATAATGTCTGGATCGGTAAAGCTCGTGTGTTGAAAACTCCTATGGGACAAATCATTGAGGGTCTTTTGCGTTCCGGTGTGAATATCGGTATGTCTACTCGCGGTGCCGGTTCTATCGTAGAAGCAAATAACACTAAATATGTTGGTGATGATTTTGTCATGACTGCTATTGATGCGGTTTCTGATCCTTCTGGTCAGTTCGCAACAAAAGACGGTTCCATGGCAGGATGCTTTGTTAACGGTGTTATGGAAGGTGTTGAATTTATTCAAACTCCTGATGGTCGGTGGCTTGAACAAGAAATTGCTGAAATGGCAAAAGCTGAGTACGACAAGAAAACATTAAATGAAGCTAAAGCACTTGAATTGTTTAGCGCGTTTATGACCGGGTTAAAAACTGGTCGATTAGATTGATTAAGCAGTGATTTTAACCCAATAAATAAACAATACTAACTAGGAATTTATAACCATGACCTTAGAAGAAATTATCAAAGACCGCCTGAAAGCAGCAACAGCACAATTGTCTGAAGCTAAAAAGCCTGAAGAAGTGAAGGCAGAAGAGCCAAAAGAAACTGCTGAAGACAAAGGTGTAGAAGATACTGTTTCTACATCAGTTAAAGCTGATAAGAAGCCTGTGAAAGAAGAAGTTGCTGAAGTGTCTGCACCAGAAGTGACAGAAGCTAAATCTAGCGTGTCCAGCCAAGTGTCTGCACTGTTGGAAGCCGAAGGTCTTTCCGATGAATTTAAAACCCAAGCAGTAACTATTTTCGAAGCTGCTGTGGCTGATCGCGTTCTTTCTATTCAGGAAGAAATGCAAAAAGAATTTGATGCTCAATTGGCAGAAGCTAAAGAGCAATTGGATAATGATATTGATGAGTTTTTGAGTGAAGCCGTTGCCCAATGGCAAAAAGATAATGAAGTAGCAATCAAAACTAACTTTAATACCCAAGTGACAGAAAGTTTTATGGATGGATTGCGTTCGCTTATTGCTGAACACAATATTGAAGTCCCTGAAGGTAAAGAAGATGCTTTGGCTACTGCCCTGTCAGAAGTTGAATCTTTGAAAGAATCGTTTAAAGAACAAGAAGCTGCTCAAGCTGCATTGCAAGAACAAATCAAACAGTTCGAAAGCAAGGCATTGCTCGAATCCTTCCGTTCCAAAATGACCGTTGTGGAATATGACCGCTTCGTTCAATTGACCGAATCTATCAAATTTGAAACTGCTGAACAATATGAAAAACAACTGACTATTGTGCTGGAAAACTTCGGTTCTGCAGCAAAGAAAGTTGCGAAGCCTGTTGTAGAAGAAGTGACTGAAGTTGCTGTTGAAAAGACTGTGGTTGAATCCAAAGTTGATCCTCGCATGGCAATGTATGTCTCTGCTTTGAAGACTGGTTCTGCAAAATACACCAATAGTTAAAAACTAACGACATACGAGTTACCATAAATAAGTATGTCAACTTTATAAAACTCGTCAATTAAAAGGAAACTAAAATGACAATTCAAGCTGTACCTAATGTACAACAATTGCTCGAAAAATGGGCACCCGTTCTGAATGCTGATGATGTGGCTCCAATCACTGATCGCGTTCGCCGTGAAACCACTGCTGTTCTGTTGGAAAACACCGAACAAGACATCTTCAAGAAGCAAGCAATGCTGAACGAAGCTGCTCCTATCAACACTACCAATGGTTACTCCAATGGTGCTGGTGGTGATGGTTTGGCTAAGTACGATCCAGTGTTGATTTCCATGGTTCGCCGTGCTGCTCCACAAATGATCGCTTACGACATCTGCGGTGTTCAGCCTCTGCGTCAACCTACTGGTTTGATCTTCGCTCTGCGTTCCAAGTACGCTACCATGAACGGTACTGAAGCTCTGTTTAACGAAGCTGATACCAAGTTCTCCGGTGCTGCTTCTCCTGCTCACGCTGGTACAGACCCAACTGCTGATTTCGTTGACCAAGATTCCGGTACTGCTGGTAACCAATTCGGTACCTTCACAACTGGTACTACAATGACAACTCAGTTCGGTGAAACTTTGGGTGGTGGCGTTAACGCTTTCAGCGAAATGTCAATGTCCATCGAATCGATGACTGTGACTGCTGGTAGCCGTGCATTGCGTGCTGGTTACTCTGTTGAGTTCGCACAAGACCTGCAAAACCTGCATGGTCTGAATGCTGACGCTGAACTGAGCAACATCCTGTCAACCGAAATGTTGTCTGAAGTGAACCGCGAAGTGCTGCGTACTATGTACTCCATCGCTAAGGTTGGCGCACAAGATGCAACTACTGCTGGCGTGTTCGACCTGACTACTGATTCCGATGGTCGCTGGTTGGCTGAACGTCATAAGGGCCTGTTGTTCCAGATCGAGCGCGAAGCTAACGCTATTGCACAACAAACTCGTCTGGGTAAGGGTAACTTCATCGTCTGTTCATCTGATGTGGCTTCCGCATTGGCTTTGACCGGTCTGTTGGATTACGCTCCTGCTCTGTCTGCTGGCACTTCCATGAACGTGGATGACAGTTCTGTTACCTTCGCTGGTATCTTGAACAAGCGTTTCAAAGTGTACATCGATCCATATGCTGGTGCTGCTGGTACCCAAAGCCAATTCTTCATGGTTGGTCACAAGGGTCAATCCCCATGGCAAGCTGGTCTGTTCTACTGCCCATACGTGCCATTGGATGTTGTGAAAACAACTGATCCTACCACTATGACTCCAGTGATGGCTTACCGTATGCGTTATGGCATCGCGAAGCACCCATTCTGGAACCAAGCTGGTCGTACCAATGCGTTCTACAGAATCGCCCGAGTGAAGAACCTGATCTAAGGCATCTGACTAACTCTCGCAAGAGGTTAGTATAAAACAAAAAACCCGCTTCGGCGGGTTTTTTCATTATAGTCAAAAACTATTTGTATGATAGAAAAATACAATCATTTTTATGTAAAAATGAAGAGTGTATTACATTAAATAAAGGTGTAGATCGCGATATTACCAGTATCCACCTACTCTAATCAACCCAAGTTAAGGAGTCATATGACCAGCAATGATATTTATGCTATTCTAGCATCAAAACCTCATAATCCACACTATTTGAAACGATATTTCAAATTTATTCAGTGGTGCCAACAAAATCCAACAAACGAAGAATACACTGAAGAACATCATATTTGCCCCAAGGCCGATGATCTGTTTCCTGAGTATAAATCTCTCTATAAAAATCCTTGGAATGCAATAAAACTATCAGCGAAACAACATATCATTGCACACATTTTTCTGTGGAAATCATATGGTGATAGTCAAAGCGCGGCATTAACTTTTATATTTTCAACAAGAAAAGTGATACCATCTAAAATGATGCTAGATGCTGCTGCGAAATCTAGAATTGATGCAAATGAAGTTTTTAGAAAATTTTGGACAAACCGCAAACGATATATGACGCCAGATGGTATCTACCATGGCTCATATCTGAATGATGATCCTATTATCAAACAACTCAATTTGATCCCTTTAAGAACCAAGGCACAAAGTGCCCAGAATGCTTCTAGAACTGATTTGGCGACTGCAGCTAAGTTGGGTACTAAAATCTACAACAACGGCCTAGAAGAGCGTTTTCTTGTCGCTCCTATAGATGATTCATGGATTCTTGGTCGTTTGCCTTATTCTGAAGAAGGTCGGAAAAATCAAAAAGATGCAACTCGTGCCGCATGTAAAGGTAAAAAGACCTATAACAATGGTGTTGTAAATAGATTTTTTGGTGATGATGAAATTATACCTAAAGGATTTGTTCGAGGAATGAAACCTAGAAAATAGTAGAGAAAACCCGCTTCGGCGGGTTTTCTCATTGGTACCTAACAACTTCCATCACAGCCATAACCAAGCTGACAAGATTGGTTACAGTATCCTGTACTGTTTCCTCGACCACCATCATGCTCTTCACAAAGCCATGCTTCTAGCTCTTCGTCATATATGTTTGCCTCATTCATGCAATTGCAAAATTCACAAACATGTTGTTCGCTTGCCATATTTTAGCTCCTAAAGTATATTACTCTTCGTACAAAAGACGCGAATCAATATCAAAACTGATACAAGAACCATATTGATCCTTCTCAGATTCGATAAACTTTTCGGCAGCTTTTCGGGTCAAAAACAACGCACAGGGAATATGCGTATCATCAGTGTCATCATTCATGATCACATCATAAACAACTTTTTCGTTTGTCATATTTTAGCTACGTACCTTTTCAAAACCTTTGGGGATGAAACCTCGGCGGATGTCATCTTCGTGTACCAGAATGCTCTTCACGACTGCATTCTTTGTAGAAAGCAACACACCTTCACACTCAACAGTATCAACAATACCTTCTTCATCGAAGGTGATGATGTATGTCTTGTTTTTCTTAGAGAGTTTGCGCCTCATGGTCATTTTCAATACCTCTTTTGTGTTTCGATGGATGAATTATAGCACAGAATTATTTGCGTATGAGCTTTTGATAAGCATTTTCGTGAAATATTTTTATTTTCTCAATCGACTCTTCACCAGCAAGTCGCATCAGAGTTTCACGATGAAATATTTCATCAGGTAAAACTTTACCTATCACTTCCCGAATATCACTTGGCGTCTGTGGCATGCCTAGAATAATCTCAAAACGATAAGAAGCTAATGCTTCACCAAAATAATTGGCTGCACAATATTCGGCAGTAGTTTTTACATTCGAAAGAACGTAATCCCAATAGAGACTTGGTTCACTGTCTGGATTAACAGAAATGTTTCGACTGGCAAAAAGATCAATCAGTAGATTGCTATGCTTTAGTTCGTCATCAGCAATGTTTTTAAGAATTAATCGCTCACGGTCTGAAACCTCGTTTTCAGCCATAAAAACAATGTGATCATCATACCCACTTAGTTCTGTGCGTTGCAGCTTCTGGAGCCATTTGGTGAGTTTTGCGGGGTCGTTTACAGTGCGTTCCCACCAAGCCTTAGTAAATTCAATGTCATCTTTATTCATAGATTACCCTTTCATAATAAAAAAAAACCCGCCGAAGCGGGTTTTTCAAATAACCATAGTTACTTGGCTTGCAATTCAGCAAGACGAGCCTGCAGTTGATCCATGCTCATGTTATCCAGCGCTTTGTCTTGCAACTTAGCCATCTGTTCCATGATACGTTGGGCTTCGATACGGTTTTCGGTTGCTTTACGTGCAGCAGCGTTTTCAGCCTTCTTCACATCAATAATAAGCAACACGATATCCATACGCAAGCGATCCAAAGTATTTGCTTCGGTGGATTCACCCACAAAAGAAATGCTCTGCACACCATTCAGATTTTGATAAATCTTCTTTGCAACAGAATCCAAAGACACACTCTTTTCGGAAGACAGGGGTAGTTCCCACAAATCTTCAACAGTCAGGTTACCCTTGGCAGACTCGAAACGCAAACGCAAACGAGATGCTTGTTCAAAAATGTTCATAATATATTTCCTTTTCTATATAAAGTTACTGATTAAAATACCACGCGAACCACTCGCGAAAACTTACCATTTACCTTCACCAACACCGAGTTACGAATTGTACTCGAAAAACCGACTCCAGACAATTGCTTTTCAGCTTTTTCTGTCTTTAGCTTAGAACCCACCATTTCCAAAGCCTTACGATGTGGTTTCAAGTCATCACGCAAGAATTCGTTATAGAATCCACGTGCTGTGTCTTCATTCGCACATCCTTCAATCATGAAGAAATAGTGTTTGTTACCAAAACTTTTTTCGTCCCAGAAGTTAGGTGAGTGCATCACCACATTCACAGGGACAAATGTGTTTGTCGCCACACCCCAAATTTGCTTGCTTGGGCCACCAGAAACGCTACTCTTCATGACAGGTTCGACACGAATACCGTTTTTGTCTTTGATGATCTTTGCAATTTCAACAGTGGAACCATGTCCAATCACGTTATTGGTTTCAAAGTGATGTACTTCACCAAAAAGGTCAATTTCCACTTGGAAACCAGCACCTTTAGATCGGCGTGAAAAGTTATAAACCTTCAGCGAATATGTGCCATTTTTCATACGGGAAACACGTTCATAGAAAATGTTTTCCACCGGATGATCCATCATTCCAGAACCACCGTTAGCATCCACATCCAATTTACCACCATTACTAGAAAGACTGTGGCGTGTCATGTAGTAGATGTGTCCATCTGGTTCATACATATGGAAATCCAGATCGTCGGTATAATCCCAAGCCAAACGGCAGCACAATTCACCAGTCACGTTACCACCTGCAGCCTTGACTTTTTCCTTGATGGAATCAGTCAGATCACCAGTGTAAGACCAAGAGAAATCATTACCCCACTTGAATAGAGGGTTTGCACTTGCGTTCTGTGGAGCAATCAAGCTAACAAAGTTGCCAGCATGCTTGTTTTCCACCATGATTTCAATCGAATCTGCCTTTGGCAAAATGTCAGCAAGGAACTTTTCAATCCCGACTTCATCAACCTTATCCAACTTCTTAGGGTTGGTCTGCACAGACGCTGCGAGTTGATCGAACACATCACCAGACATGACAGACTTTGCGTTACGGTTGGCGTACAGCACGTTGTTGATGGTAATGTCATCCAGAACCGCATATCGACGTTCCAGAGCAGAAGTCAATCCCAATTCAGTAATACTCTTCTTTGCATTTTCAATCATCTGCTTTGTCACCAAAGCAGTAGAGCGTCGATAGTTTATAGGTGCAACCATCAATTCATAGCTGCGAACTGCACTTTCCAGTTCTTCATCTTTTGATAGTGCATCCACCAGTTTACCAATGGATGTGTTGCGGAAGCCGCTAACGGAGCCCGGAATAGTTGCAATATTTTCCCAAACATATGTAGCTTTCTTTGCAGCCGACAACTTATCCCACTTCTTCTTCATCTTCAAGAATTCGGTGACTTGGAACTTCATTTCGTCGCCACGATACAGAGAACCGTTTGCAATCAAATCCAAAACAGTATCTGCCGCATCTTCTGTCAATTCATTCAATGCACGAGTAGTGGTTTGTACAGATGTACGCACTGCACCAAGCATGGTTCCAATCTGGTCGCTACGCACAACATATTGGGCAGGAATCATCACGTGGAAGTGATCCCACTGAGCAGCACCACCACCGACCATGGCAGAGAAATTCTTTTCTGTACCCGCAGAACGTTCGTAATGCAAGAATTTGTCGGTGACTGGTTTGCTCTTCACGTAAGATGCCAATGCATCTGCTACGACTTGGTAAGCAGGTTCACCGGCTACAACACAATCCCAGATGGTTTCAACAACACCGTCTTTAACGGTTACTACGTTACCCACAGCACGAATGAACTGCTTGCAGCAATTGCAATCATGTTCGGTGCGATTTTTGTAGATTGGGTTGGTACCGTCTGGGAATGCGCCCAAATAGGTATCCCAGATTTCAGTTTTATCTGTGGCGGTGACAAACAAGTTGCCTGTCTTAGCCATCTTGTCAAATTGCTTTTGTACCGCATTGCGGAACTTTTTAAAATCCATCATAAAATTTACCTTTCAAGTTTCGGAGATTTGTATTATATCATGGCTTAGTAACCACGAATCTAATTTTTAAAGACTGTCAAATAAAAAGAAACTTCACACGCTGCTCTTCAGTCACTGCTTCCAGCTTTTCTGCAGCCAGTTCCACGTTTTCAACACGTGTGCGTACCGTCATATTGTTTGGATCGGGCCGAAATTTCTCTGGAATGTTTGCCAATTCTGCATCAGACAATTTTACCATAGAAGTGACACGCCGAGCAAAAATACCTTGCTTAAAGTGAGTTGGATAGTCATTCCACTCGATATCTTTTTCTCTCAGCATCTTCAGCTTTGTGTTATGCCCTTTACCCTGCAGTTCTTTGTGACTGTAGTATGTACTTGCAGCCATAGTCACCGAATTGCGGATTGCGTCTGTTTCTCGCCACATCAAATTTTCTGCAGCCAGTTCTAATGACTCGTATTGCATTACACGTGCGTCAAATGTGGGCGTTAGTTCCCACTTGTCTTCAGGCAAATTGCGCACCGATTGTTTGAAAAATTCAACAGATGCAAATGCTGCAAAGCTGGACAAAATCTTGGAGACTTTGCCACCAAAGATCATTTGTGTGTTTGTGTCGAGTGTTTGGTTGGCAAACGCCAGCGTAATTTCATCGGATTGGGTATAGCCCACAGTTGGATGGAATTCTTTCACCAGCGCCTTCATAGTGGCTTCCATGGCGCGACTCATACCCGCATCATATGGTCGAGCAAGACCACGTGTATATGTGTGAAACGAGCGACCATCAAGGCGCACGACAAATGGTAAACCCTCTTTCAGAGTCTCCTGAAAGAGTTTTTCAAATGCCTTGTGCTTATCGCCAAGGGCTTCAAAATCAGTTGGATTCATTTACTTTACCTTTACAAGAACACGAAGGTGCAGAGCTTGAATGTTGTAGCCACCTGCACGGATGGTTTCGATTGTAACACACTTATTACCCGCATCGGTGTGAACAATGAAAATACCGTTGAAACCGTCGCGACTGTGGGTGAATTCTTCGCTGATCACTTCTTTGACACCAGCTTTTGCCAACTTTGTAGCAATGCTTGCGTTACGCTTATCAGCGATTGCCTTGCAGTTCTTTACAACAAACTCTTCGATTTGTGTAGCACTGCTGCGGGAAAAGAGGGTGTACCAAGTCTTGCCACCGGCAATGGCAAAGAGTTTGTCGTAAACACCACCCCATGCACCTTTCTTGTTTAGCTCTGTGTACTCTTCTGTTTGCTTGAATTCCTTCAGAGCCTGTACACGACCAATAGCCCACTGCTTAGAGGATTGCAGAACTTCAGCATCCAGATCAGCAAAGAGTTCATTCAGTTTTGCGGAGAGTTGAATCATTTGGAGCCTCTTTTGTGTTTCGATGGATGAATTATAACACAACTTTCCATTAAATAGAGAAAGTTTAGAGGAAAAAATATGAATGTCACAGAAGCAGTTGTTTTAGTTGTAGAACAAGAAAATTTTAAAAAGTGGTTTGGTAAATCTACATTACACCAAGATGGTAAACCACACACTTTTTATCACGGAACATCATCCGATTTCTCAGAATTTAAATCTGGCACAGGTAATCAGTGGGGTAAAGGTCTATATTTTATTCGATCCCCAAAAATTGCCAGTGATTATGCATCTGGTACAACCTCTGGGTCGCATGCACGTATAGCACCTTCTGGAAATGCTGCTCCTAATGTAGTTCCCGTGCATCTAAGAATGGAAAAACCTTTCGTAATGGATGCACCATTAGAGGCATCGACTGTTACGAAAGTAAAAAAACACTTAGGTGATGGTGGTAAAGATTTAAAAGATCATCTATGGCAGGGTATGAAGAATAGGGATTTACACCAAGTTTTACACCAGCAGTTTCTACCCAATGTAGATGCTGCTAATGACGTTATACAAAAATCTGGCTTTGATGGTATTAAAGAAAAACATGATGACTCTATTCATATGGTTTTTCACCCAAATCAAGTCAAATCAGCAATTGGAAATAATGGCAACTATTCAAAAACATCAAACAACATTAATGAGTCTATCTAATGTCAATTCAACAAGATTACAACTCACTAAAAACGAATGCGTTTAACTTTGTGTTGTCTCGCATACCAGAGACTGCATTTAGGGTTCAGGCATGCAATTTGCCTTCTGTGTACATTCCGACACCGGAGGAAAATCCGCCCGGCATCCTGCAATCGTGGTCTGGTACCGACAGTCGATTTGAGGAACTTACCATCAAATTCATTGTTGATGAAAATTTACGCAACTATCGTGAACTTTACAACTGGATAACCATGCAGCGATATGCAGCACGTACCAACGAAGTTGCTCCCCAATTTCTGGAATCAGAACTGTATAGTGACGGTGCTTTGATTACTCTGACGAATGCAAGTAATCCAAACATTGTATTTTCATTCAAAAACCTTTTTCCAATTAGCATCAGCGAATTATCTTTTGACACTACAACACCGGTATCTCAAATAACGTGTCAAGTCGTTTTCAGATACTCATATTTCACCATGGGTGAAGAAGTTGCTGGTTAAATACCTTAATGATTAAACAAAAAGTTAAAGCCCAACCACATTCAATTTTAGACCTAGTTCGTCAAGACCCTAGGTTTAATCAGACACGTTCTGTGGATTGGTTTAAGCAGAAAATTACACAATTGGGTGGTAACTCACCATCCGCAAAAACTGATCTGTTGGCAGAGACAAAGCATTTGCAGACGCAGATGTTTTTGCCGGGCGCGATGCACATGTTCGCCTACGATCCAAAATACAAAGAAGAATTACCTTTCTACGATAAGTTTCCTTTGGCCCTGATTTTCAGCGTCGAAGGTGATTTAGTTCGCGGTATTAACTTTCACTATCTACCCTACGTTCTGAGAGCTAGACTTTTTGACAAGATGTGGCAGATCGCATCGAAGTATCACAACAACAAACAACAGGTCATGCGTCTTAACTGGAAACTGCTTGGTAATATTTCCAAGTTCCCAGAGGTTCAACCTGCTGTTAAAAGCTACCTGTATAGTCATGTTCGCTCACGGATTATTAAGGTACCAGTCGAAGATTGGAAAACTGCAATCTTCTTACCTACAGAGACTTTTGCTAAAAAATCGCAGGCTTATGTTGCACGTGATTCTGGTCAGCAAATTCGCAGACTCACTAACCGTTAAATATAGACTTTCAGGGAACAAATAAAATGGGAACAGCATACCTAACAGAACTCAATTCACTCATTTCAGGTGAAGATCAAGTAAACAACTGGCTTCAAGTAGCCAACGGTGCATCAGCGTATCAATACGTGCGCGGCGCTGTTTTGGGTGATACCACTACATATGGTGCTATTAACGGCTCCAATGGCGTTTTAATCGGTACTGCAGGTGCTGCCGGTGACTATCTTGCCCAACTGACTGCTATCGTCGCTACGTCTGCACAATCACGAATTGCACTTCAGGATGTTGCTTCAGTGTCTTACACATCGTCAGGTACAGGAACTGCATTTACTTCGGCAACTGCAATCAACTTTGGTGTTACCGCAGCACAAACAACTGCTCAACTGGCTGCTATGGTTGGGCAATTTTTGATCTGCACTGCAACAGTTTCTGGTGTGAGTGTTTTGGTTGCACGGAAAATTACTGCCGCAGTTGCGGGGCCAGGTACAACTCCCAACTTTAACGTGACACTGACTGTTGATACTCTTACCGTTAATGGTGTTGCTGCTACCGCAATCGACACAACTGCAGGTAGAGCATTTATCAGCCCATTGATTGAAATTCTGCCAGCGTCTGCACCAGTCGGGCCTATCACCATCCCACTAAACATCAAATCCAAATATGCTGGTTTCCGTGTTTTTGCTGACTCTGGCGTGTCTGTTATCGCAACTGGAAGATTCGCCTAATGCCTAAATTAACAGCAGCTAACGGGATTTTATATCTCGATGGTGATGTATGTGATCATATTGGTTTCAACTACTATTCCGCAATGGAAAAGGAGTGGTCTAATCTCGCATATGACAATGGATACAGATATAAGGAAGATTTTCCAATTCTGAAAAATCGCGGAATCAAGATCGTCAAAACCATGATGACGCCATTTGATTCCAGTACATATACCAGTGTTGTTGGTAACTCACTTACTGCTGTTAATGCTAACTATTACTTAGGAACAGTAAATGGTTCCTATCCTGCATACAGTTACTACAATGGTGTTGATAAATTTTTAGAAACTGCACTTGATAATGATGTTGGTGTCATTCTGACGTTCAACTGGTTCTATAAAACTATTGCTGACATTTTCGATGCCGGTAATTATTCTAAGTGGAATGATCCAAATTCTAATTCACGAATTCATTTCAGAATGTTCATGAATGATTTTGTGACTCGTTACACAACAGGTTCAAAGGCAAACTTGGGTGAAGCAATTGCTGGATGGTCATTCACCAATGAAGCAGAAGTTATTTTTAATAATTCATCGACATCATCAACTTCATCAGATATCAACTTAGAAGGTTATCTTGGTATATTGTCTGATGCCAAGAAAATTGTAAAATCACTCGATCCATATGCCCGTATTGTTTGTGCGCAAACAACTGCGCCTATTGTAAATGCTCGTCAAAAAGATGTTAATTCTGTAAGTTCAATTTTGGCTCGTTATTATGGAAGAATCCATGAAGTTGCAGATGTTGTAGAATTACATACATACCCTGATAATAAGTTCATGGGTGTGACTGATTTTGTTGAAAACAAGTACCCCTACAGAATGGGCGCTGTTGCTGGTTTTGAAAGTTTCTTAAAAGAAGCAGTTCGATATGCAGCTAGTATCAGGAAACCACTATTCCTTGGTGAATTTGGTGTGTCTCAAAGATTCAATGCAGAAAATTCAGATGTATCTCCACTAGCGGTTACTGTTTCCAGTGTTGCTTCAGGAGTTTCTGTAATACCTTGCTCGAACACTACTGGAATTTCAGTAGGTATGATTGTTTCATCGTCAAACACTACAAATGGTACTGCTGTGTCTGGTGGAACAGTTATCACTGCCGTTGTTCCTAACACATCATTCACGATAGCACCCGCAGCAAAAACAACCACACCGACAACACTTTATGTCTATCAAAGTTCGGATACAGAAGAAAGAATGTTTTCTTCCATGGTGGATTCAATAAAGAAAGCTGGTGTTCAACTTTCCCTTTGCTGGAATTGGAATGAGAGCAAATATGTCTCTTCTCAGAACGTTTGGTCAGTATATCCAAATATTGATAGTGCTAGAAACTATCCGACTGGCAATGCATATCACAACACACGATATAAACAGATCGACATTATTGAGCAAGCAAACAAAACTTCACTGATTGGATCACCATACTCAAATCGGCTGCCTTCGCCACCTAATAGCTTTTTGAGACTTCGTAGGCAAAGCGGATTTTTCCCATGTGTCGGTTTGACTGATGTGGCTAAACTACCAAACTTTTGGTCTAGGTTTTCTGCAAATGGTGGAGACTTCACAATCAGTTTTTGGTTCAGACCTAATTCAATTTCAACCAGTTTCCCAACAATTTGGAGATATGGTAATGATGGTATCAATCAAATAATACTTGCTCAACAACCATTAACAGGTTCTGTTTTACCTAATATCTATGCTGAAGGTAAAACTGCTAGTTCTACAACATTATCGACTGCCGGTATGAACAGAGGATTGGTTCAGTATGAGTGGCAGCACATGATCATTTCTGTTAAGACACATGCTGTAAATAAAAAGCAAACTAAGGTTTATTCACAGGGTGTTTTAGTTTCTCACTCACCATTGGGGAATTACACATTTGGACAACCAAATTCATCATCTACACAGGTATGGACAATTGGTACAGGTGGAAACATTGCTAGTAGCATTGCTGATACAAACTTTGATATGGCTAACTTAAATATTTTTGGTCGAGCAGTCACAGAAAGTGAAGCATATGACATTTATAACGGAGTCGTCCCGACTGATGTTATTGCGAGTTATCCTTTTGACGATACCAATACATATAATGATATTTCTGGGAATCAATTCCATTTAGCAACAGGCGCAAATTCTCAGATCGTTACTGCACCAATTAAGACACAAAGATGACAAGTTACTATATCGATGCTATCAACGGAAATAACTCAAATGATGGGTTAACTACAGCAACACCCAAAAAAGGTATTGGTCGCAGTATTGGAGATGACTACTATGAATATAGAAATGGTGGGTGGGAACTTACACCCACCATTTCGCGAGAAACAAATATGTTGACAGTTTCGGAGAAAAAGAACTCACCATATACTGTAATCTCATTATATTATTCTGAGTGGCAAACACCAGGCCAGAGCTATAACAAAACACCTTGGAATTGGTTTACTCGGGATGATCTTGATGAAAGATACCCTCTGTTTGCTAAGACAAAAGACTATAAACCATTTTTGTATGACTTTTCTAATGAAAGAATCAGAAATTATGCCACAACAAGTAGTTCTACACTAACATCAACTGGTAGAACATTGATTCAAACTGCAACTGGTGCAGACCCTATTTTCTATCCAAATTTTCCTGTTTTTGACGGATCACAATTTAGATATGTTCGTATATCTTTGCGACGTATTGCTGGTTCAGCTTGGGATGGTGCAGTTTATTACACTACATCTGGACATAGTTGGTCTGCATCATACATGAAAACCAATTCGCAGCCAGTGTGGAATGCTAATGGTATGACCACATTTACTGCCGATATGCATTCTCTTACTGCAGGTGGTACAGATTGGGCAACAAACAAAATTACTGGATTGCGATTAGACTTTGGTGCAAGTGTATCAGATGTTTTTGAAATTGCATCTGTTGAACTACTCACACCAACCGGTCAATCATATGTAGTTGAAATGACCGAACATGATCCTAATCAAGCTGGTTCTTTTGCACGTGAACAAAAAGTCGCATATAGCTATGGTATTGATGTATTTTCTTCTTGCTACTATTGGGATGGCACAAAAAACTTCGCTGATTCATCGTTCAAAATGTTTGCAAACCACCCAGAGCGAAATCGACCAAAATTCTGTATTATGTGGGCAATCACATCATCCGCAAATCCTATTTCTGGGCCATTTGGTACTGTGAACAATGTACCAAATTTGACTGGATGGTATTCTTTGTTGGATGATTGGTATGAAATTTGGAAATCAGACAAATACTGGTTCAAAGGTGGTAAGCCTGTTGTTATGGCCTTTACTGCTGGTAACATTAGAGTCTCTGCCGCATGTAACTATGGATTTTTGACATCTAAAGTTGTGTCAACACATACCGCAGGAACAAATATTGTTTCCTTACCTGATGTGACTGGTGTTACTGTGAACAACCGGGTTACAGGTACTGGTATTAACACTGTTGGTGATGATATCTTTATCACTGCTATCAATGGTAATAACATAACGCTATCCAAGTCGATTTCTACCAGTCTCACAGGGGTAACTATCTCCATCAGAAATGCAGCTACTGTGTCGGCAACCACACAGCTTTTAGCTGCTTTGGATGCATATGTAATTGCAAAACCAAATAGTATTGCTCCAAATGGTATTCACTGGACAGCTATGAATGATAACACAGATCATCCAGATTATTTTGGTAAGGTTTCTGGAAACACTGAGGCATATCTGAAGACAATTGGTTTTAGTTCCACTGGAACATATAACTTCTTTGATGGTTATGTAGGCCAAATACAATTCGGAACTGGTGGTCGGTCATCTGGTACAACTGCTGGATATAACTTCAAAGCCAATTATATTGCTGCCGGTAAAGACCCAAATACATATGCATATCAAATGGATTTGTATGATAGCACACTCACTTATGCAGCAAACTCAGGAACTACAATTCCTTATTTTGCATCTGTTATGGCGGGTTGGGAAAAGACACCTTGGACATTCTATGCATCAATTGTTTACATATCAAATGTAACTTGGTTGAATGGTGTGGCAACAGTGTCAACATCAACCTCACATGGTTTTGTTACCGGTGACAAAGTAAGTCTAAAAGACATTTTGACAAATGGCTATACAGTTGACAACGGTTACAATAAAAAGCGTGTTTCTGTTACTGTATTAAATACTACACAGTTCACCTTCACATGCGAAAATTTTGGTGATTATGTTAGTGGTGGTGTATGTGTCAAAGACCCAGATTCTTCACACAGAGCAGCAACCATTAAAGAATTCAGGGAACACTTGGTTCGCACCAAAACAATCATGGATGCAGCACCAGCAACAGGTACAGACAAGACCATCATGATCTATGCTTGGAATGAATTTGGTGAAGGTGGATTTATATGTCCAACTCGTAAGTACGGATATAAGATGCTTGAAGCTATCAAGACAACATTTAATAAATAACAGGGAACAAATAAAATGCCAATCGAAGACACATCAAACTCGTATGAATATAAACTAAAACAAGCTGGCCTAGCAGAGCCGCTATCTACATACTTGGCTGACCCGTATGATGAAGATCGATTGGCTGCAGGGTTTCCTGCATTTAACTTTGATTCTAATGGTGGTGTTTCTGGTTTAAGATCGGTAGATGATACTTCCATTAGATTCAATTCAATTTTTGGTAGTGGTTGGAATAGAGTTTTTAGTGGCCCACCCGCTGCAGCAACTGCGTATTCTTTCTGCAATCAAATCCCATCACGACCAAAATTTGTTGGTGTCCAACTCGGGTTTTTAAATTTGGGGGCTACACCATATACCGTATCTGGATGTAAAGTTGCTGCCACCCCTACCGATGGTAATACTGGTCAGACATTAACATGGTCTGATGCTACATTTGATAGCGGAGTTTCGTCAAGCACTACACCTAAAGTAATTTCTGCAGGTTCTGGTGCTACAGTTAATGCAATTCCCGGTGGTTTGACTGCAACTGATGTAATTGCAGTCAATTCAGTGGAACGTACTGATATTGTTGGAAATCCATATTTGCTTCAAGTGAGAACATACATCAGTACGTCATCAAACTTGCATGCATCACAAGCAGGTGGTATCTCTGCATTTAGAACTGCAACTGGTCTTGAGTATGGCTCCACAATTTTAGCAGGTGATCAAGTCACTAACCCAACTACAAACGCTATGACTCCAACTGGCGCTGGAACGTGGATTTGCCCAAGTGTAGTTAAATTCTACTATGAGGCACCAACAATTAATGTTGCAGGAATTGGCGATTCTCTTATGCGGGGCCAAGGTTCAAATTCTGGACACACAAGTGCTGAAGAAATTGCATGTCGCCAACTTTCAAGTGCATCAAAAATGTATGCATATTCAAATTTTGGTGTTTCTGGTCAAGGTCTAGCAGCAAGTTTTGCAACAGCACAAGCAGTTTTGAATTCTGATGTATTCCGACCACAAGTTTTAGTTTGGAAAGCATTCTCACCAAACGATGCATATACTCAATCAAATTTTGATGCGGCATATCTATACCTATTGAGATTGATGGATTTATGCAATCAGAAGGGTGTTAAGTTAATTGTTCGGAATGCACAGCGTTGGAATCAGTCAGTAGGTGTAACAGCTTCTATTGAAGTATTCAATGCACGAGTTGCTAAATTAGCTGGTCTGAATATCAATGATGATTATGGTATTCTTTCTGCTGGTTCTTCCGATCCAACAAAAAATCTTTTGGCATATAGCGTGAGTGGTGCAGATGCTCACTTGTCTGATGCAGGGTATACTGCACTATCCCAAAGTATTAGAACATTGATTCAGTCTGTATATCCTGTATAAATAACCCATGACGCAACCCGCAGCATGATAAATCAAAAGAATTAAAGAATAAGGAAAAGAGTACAGGCGTAGCCTTGCCGTAGGCACTTTCTAAGTGTTTCTACTACAATGGTTATTACGTCTTGCTAACTTCTACCTATTCTTTAATTCCTGTTTATGTTATGCTGCTTCGAAGAGAGGGTTAGTCTCTAGCTCTTATGATGTTCCGTATCTCTTGGTGAGCCGTACTGGTCATTCAATCTTATCCAATTATCGACCGAGTTTTTATCGTTAGATTGCTCTAACGCTCAGACTCCATATGTGGTAGTGCGCTCCACACAACTGAGTTAAAATCATGCCTTTCGGTGGGTCGTGTCTTGTATGCCCAGATGAGACATACTTCCTGCGGGTTGCTAGTGAACAGGTGGTTGCTTGCTTACCTTCGTTATAATGGATCGCTAATCCATGTTCTTTTACGTCTAACTGAAACAGCAAGTAAAGACGACGACTTTTTTGGTACGCTCCCATCGTGAGGATAAATAGCAGATTGAGTACCACGAAACCCGCTAAGTTGTATTATTTACTGCAACTATTTTTTGTCAAGAAGTCTTGCGTTTGTCTGTAAGATGCTATACAATGGTCTATTTATCATGAAATTCCTATGCTGAACCACGAACAACTGATGGCTGAATGGGCCAAAGACTCTACTATCGATGAAACCAATCTGATGAACGAAATGTATCGTCATCCGATGAAACATAGCAAGTATCTCACGCATCTACAAACTTACAAGGTGAAGCTGCGCCAGATGACCGCTAAATATATGAGTCTGCGCAGTGACAAGGTTCGGTACTACAACGGTGAAATGCCGAAGTCGGAATTGGCAGAACGGGGATGGCAGCAATATTTGTTTGCTAAACCGTTGAAGGCTCAGATGGAAGCGTTGCTTGAAGGTGACGCTGATCTGCAAAAGCTGCAGGAACAAACTTTGTATATTGAGACATTGGCACAGTCATGTGAGTCTATTTTGAAAGACCTTGGGAATCGGTACTACCTATTCAAGAGCATGGTCGAATACCAGAAATTTTTAAGTGGTGCATAATTATGAGTGTTTTGGAGTATGGTGAAAACGAGATAGTTGTATTCAAGCAAGATGAAAGCATGTTGAAGATTTTGTGCTTTCAATCTATTGCTATGGAAATCAATGAAGCATACAGCTTTCTTATGGATGGCTATAAGTATTCGCCACTCTACAAACAGGGTCGGTGGGATGGATACATTCGTATTTTCAGCCTTGGGAAACGTACTCTACCTTCTGGTCTTTACTCCAATCTTCAAGCCATGTGCGAAGATAGAGGCTGGACACTTCGCACTGTTTTAAATCCACATAATGAATCTTACGGTCTTCCAAATCAGAAACTGGAATTATCCAAAGAAGAATGTCAGGAGTATGTTGAAAGCCTGAACATTCATGCAGGTGGAAATAAGCTGATTGTAGACGATTTTCAGCATCATGGTATCTATCAGGCACTGATGAATCGTCAGTGCATCCTACACGCTGCTACGAGTGCTGGTAAGTCATTGATGGTCTATTCGATTGCGCGATACATCACTGAAGAACTTGATGGTCGAGTGCTTGTACTGGTACCTACTGTTGGTTTGACTACGCAGTTTAAATCTGACTTTAAAGACTACTCCAGCGAGAACAAATGGGATACCGAATCCAACGTACATTTGATCAGCGCAGGTGTCGATAAGAAGACCAAGAAACGCATCACGATATCTACCTACCAATCACTGTCTAAAGAACCTGCAGAATACTTCAATTCATTCACGTGTATTCTGACCGATGAAGGCCATAAGATTACTGCAGACACGTTCAAAAACATCTATGGTAAGGCAACCGAAGTACCTTATCGTTTGGCCTGTACAGGTACGTTACAGGAACTGAAATGTAATCTGTTGCAGATGATTGGTCTGACAGGGCCAGTGATCCATGTGATCAGTGCTGCTGAGTTGATAGAACGTGGTCGTGCTGTGCCACTAAAGATTCGTGGTATTCAGTTGAACTACAGTGAAGATTGGTGTGCTGCTATGAAAAAAGCAGACTATGACCAAGAAATCACGTGGTTAACAATGAACCCACGGCGCAATACCTTTGCAGCAAAATTAGCATCGAAGTTGAAAGGTACGACTTTGGTGATGTTCAATTACTCTGACCATGGAAAAATACTGTATGACAAAATTAAAGAATATGTTGGTGACACTCGCCCTGTCTATCTCATTGATGGTAACGTCAAGAAAGACCGTCGCGAAGAAATACGACTTCTGGCAGGGCTAGAAGACTGTATCATCGTCGCATCGCTTAAAACGATGGCTGCTGGTGTCAACATGCCAGCGATTGAAAACATCGTCTATACACACCCCACCAAGGGCAAAATCCAGTACCTACAAACGCTTGGTCGTGGCATTCGACTCAAGAAAGGTAAGACTCATTGCAATCTTTACGATCTAGGTGATAATCTAACCTATAAACGGAAACCAAACAACACGTTTAAACATTTTGGTATTCGTATGGAAACTCTTTCTCAGGAGGGTCATGAGTTTGAGATTGTGATGGTAGATTTTAAATAAGGTATAAATGCTTTTCATTGACATAAAATTTGCCAAGATGGTTGGGCAAAGAGTGGAGAGAGGTAGGATCAAAAACGATAACCCTTTTCACTTTCAAGGCAGGTGTGGAGTCTGCGGAGACTCCAAAGAATCCAAAAGTAAGATGCGGTTCCATATGCGAACACTTGATGATACCGTCATGTGTTCGTGTTTCAATTGTGGCCTAGCATTACCGATTGGTGCATACATGAAGTTGTATGAACCGGATTTGTTTGCGGATTACAAGTTTGAAAAATATCGGATCAATGGTGATGGTGGCGCAGTCATTACAACCAAAGAGGAACCCGTTAAACCGCCACCAGAATCGATTTGTACGCTTGACCTTGAACTGGTATCAGAAATGCCAGAAGACAGCATGGTGGCCCAATACGTGGCCTCACGACAGCTTCCTAAGTACCCCTTTTACTATGCAGAGAAATTCAGCGAGTTCTCTGCGCAATTCAATCCAGAAATGGCAAAGGCTCCAGAGGGGCCTAGACTTGTTATTCCATTTTTTGACAAGCGGGGTAACATATACGCATATCAAGGTCGTGATCTAACAGGTGAGTCAAGTCATAAATATCTCACCGTGAACATCGATAAGAAGATGCCAACAATTTTTGGTATCAATAGGGTCACGCGAAAGAAAAATATTCTGTTGGTCGAAGGGCCTTTGGATTCGTTATTTTTACCGAACTGTCTTGCTTCGGTTAATGCGGGTCTTCTATCAACAGCAAAAAAACTCGGTGTTGACAAGAACAACATAACTTTGATATTTGATTGTGAACCAAGAAACAAGGATATTGTTTCTATGTATAAAAAGGCACTTGAAGAGGGCTACAAGGTTGTTATATGGCCCAACACAACTGCCAAAAAGGTTGATATTAATGACTTGGTTAGAGCAGGTAAAGACCCTGTGAAAATAATCAATGACAACACATATCAGGGGCTTATGGGAATGATGAAATTTAACGAATGGAAGAGAGTATAGATGCTAAAAACGTTGATTAAGAGAGATGGTACAGTTCAAGAATATGATGCAAACAAAGCCAATGGTTGGGGTGAGTTTGCTGCGAAGACTTTAGGTAGCTATGTTGATTGGAGTTCTATTGTTCTGGAGACTGTTTCCAGATTGGGTGATCAATGCACTACGTTGGATTTTCAGAAGGGTCTGATCTACTCATGCTTGAATCGTAAGACATGGGAATACAACCGTATGGCTGGACGCTTGTATGCACCACAACTGGTTCGTGAGTTCTATGGTGACAAGCATCCTACCGTGCAACAACTGCATGCGGAATTGTTTAGCGTTGGATTGATGGTTTACCTGAATTACTCTAGCGAAGAGTATGCACAGGTTGAAGACATGATCAACCACAATCAGGATTTGAAGTACGCACACTTCCAGATTCATCAGATTCGCACTAAGTACGCACTGCGTAACAAGGTGTTGAAGAAAGAGTATGAAACTCCACAATTCGTTTTCATGCGTATGGCAATGGCTTTGGCAGAAAACGAGCCAAAAGAGCAGCGTATGGAGCATGTTAAGAAGTGGTACACATACCTCTCTAAGAACAAGATCAATGCGCCTACACCTAACTATGTGAATCTTGGCACACGCCTGAATGGTTATGCGTCTTGCTGTGTCTACACTACACATGATACTGCTGCTTCATTGGCTGCTGGTGATCATATCGCTTACATGATGACATGCATGTCTGCTGGTATCGGCTCACACATCAAGACTCGTTCCTTGGGTGATCCTATTCGTGGTGGATTGATTGAACATCAAGGTAAGCTGCCTTACTACCGTGCCATGGTTGGTGCTATCGGCGCTAACTTGCAAAATGGTCGTGGTGGTGCATCGACAGTTCACTACACTGCATTTGATCCTGAAGTTAAGACAATCCAGAAACTACGTCACCCGATGACTCCTGCAGCTAAACGTATTGCAGGCGCACACTACTCATTTGGCTCTAACAAACTGTTCGCACGTAAGGTTGCACGTGACGAAATGTATGCACCATTTTCTTACCACTCTAATCCTGAATTGTATAACGCTCAATATGCAAAAGATCAAAGCATTTTCGAACGTCTGTACATGGAGTATGAAAAGACTGCAACGTTCAAACTAAGCGCTCGTGAAGTGCTTGTAGATGCTCTGCGTCAGGCTTATGAAACTGGTGTGCAGTATGACCATCGCACCGATGAATTGAATAAGCACACACCTTTTATTGACCCAATTTGGTCATCTAATTTGTGTCAAGAAATTGGTCTTCCAAGTAAAGGCTATCAATCAGTCAAAGAACTGTATGAAGAGTACAAAGAGGGTGATGGTGAAATTGGTCTTTGCTCTTTGGGTGGTGTGGTTGTTGGTAACATCGACTCCGATGAAGAGTACGCTGATGTCGCATACTACACGCTGAAAATGATCGATGTTTGTATCCACAAAGCAGACTATGTTTTCCCAAGTTTGGAACACACTGCTAAGTCTCGTATGAGTGCTGGTGTGGGTGTTATTGGTCTTGCACACTTGATGGCTAAGAAACATTTGAAGTTCGATACACAGGAAGGTCGTAACTTCATCCACGAGACATTTGAAACCCACTACTGGCACTTGCTGAATGCGTCTTTGCGCCTCGGTAAAGAGTTGGGTAATGCTCCATGGATGCACAAGACTTTGTGGCCTAAAGGATGGTTACCTCTCGATACATACAACAAGAATGTTGATAGCCTCGTCACTGTAGAGAACAAGCGTGATTGGGAATGGATACGCAAAGAAATCATTGCAAATGGTGGTATTCGTAACTCGGTTATTGCTGCCCATATGCCTGCTGAATCTTCGGCATCCGCATCAGGCACAACTAATGGTGGATATGCTATTCGTTCATTGTCTATCATGAAGACAAACGATACAGCAACTACATATTGGGAAGCACCTGATGCTGGTAAACTTGGTAAGTGGTATCAACTTGCATGGGATATTTCAAACACGGATCACATCAAGAATTATGCTGTGATGCAGAAGTGGACAGATCAAGGTATCTCTGCTGATCTTTATGCAGATGTGTCGGGTAACACCACTATTTCTTCGTCTGAGATCATTCAGGATTATTTGTCAATCGCTAAGTATGGTTTGAAGAGTCGCTACTACGTTGTTTCTAAGACTTCTGATGGTGTGGATTTGACTTCAACAGAGAATGCAGTATCATTAAATACTGTCCCGACTGCAGAAGTCGAGGAAGATGATTCGGTCTGCGAATCATGCACTTTGTAAAGGAAATATGAGTAAAGTTTTTAACACAGGAAAAACGATTGAGGAATACATGGAAAAGGGTACGCCCCTTTTCCTTGGAGTAGAGCCTGGTCTTTTTAACACTATCAACAAACAGTACCCAAAACTCTGGGATTTGTACAAGGAAATGAAGAGTTTGGATTGGGATGAAGTCGAGTTTGACTACTCTCAATGTAACCAAGAATTCAAGACATGTGACAGATCAACATACCAAATGATGTTGATTAACCTTGCATGGCAATGGGGTGGTGATTCTGCCGCAACATCCATCACTGCCATTCTTGGTAGCGTCATCACAGACTCTTCTTTGTGGGCACTGACAGGTCGAATCTCTGACAACGAAGTCGTACATGCATCCACATATTCTGAGATTGTGCGGATGTCTTTTGATAATCCAGAATTGGCTCTGCGGGAAGTTCTGGATGCGAAAGAATCTATCAATCGACTGACTCATGTTGTTGCTGTTTTTGAAAACGCAAAACGACTTTGTAGTCTGTATGGTGCGGGTGAAGAGGTTGATAAGCAAGAGTTGTACGATGCAATCTTTTTGATGTATTGCGCACTGCTGATGTTGGAGCGAGTTCAGTTTACAGGTTCATTCGGTGTGACGTTTACGATCTGTGCTACAGGTCTGTTTCAGGCTATCGGTAAAGCGATCCAAAAAATTTGCCAAGATGAATTGGAAGTACATGCCATGGCAGATAAAGAAGTGTTGCGCATCGAACTCAAAACTCAGCGTGGACAAGACTCTTACAACCGTCAATTGCCAAAGATCAAACAACTCTTCAATGAAGTGATTGGTGCAGAATTCAGCTTCATCGATTACATGTTTTCTGAAGGTCGTTCTTTGACTGGTGCTACGGCAAATACCATGAAGCAATGGGTTTTGTTTAACGCACGTGATGTGGACAAGTTTTTGGATTTGAATAGTGAATTCACATTCCCCACCAAAAACCCATGCCCTCACTTGGAAGATTGGGTAAATATTGGCAATGTACAGGCTGCTCCACAGGAAGAAGTCAACAATGCATACAAGGTCAACACTATTGTGAATGACGATTCTGGTAAAACTTTTGAGGTAGATTTCTAATGGGTGATTTTGTAGTTTATTCCAAACCGGCTTGCGTTCAATGTGATCAGGCAAAGGCTTTGATCAAGGCAAAAGGTAAGACTTATATTGAAAAACAAATTGATGTTGGTCAGGATAAGAAGCCAGATGTTGAATATGTTGAACTGCAGACTTTGAAGCAACAATATTCGAACATTCGTATGGCTCCTGTCATTACTGATATCAACGGAAACTTTATTGGTTCATTACCCGAGTTGCGCAAACTGTTGAGTTGATAAATACTGACTTATGGGAGAAAACTATGAGTCAGTGGACATACAATGGTGTTATAATGGCATCACAGGATCAGTTTCCTAGTGATGCCTTTTCATTTGTGTATAAGATTACACGAATATCCGATGGGAAGTTCTATATCGGTAAAAAATTAGCATTCTTTCAGAAGACAACCCAGAAAACGGTTAAACTGAAGAATGGAACAAAAAAAGTCAAAAAAATTAAGAGTCTGGTACCTTCCGACTGGCTCACGTATTGGAGTTCATCTGCTGAACTTATCAAGGATGTAGAAACCCTTGGTGAAGATGCTTTCACACGTGAAATACTCTGCTTTTGTCTCAGTAAATCACACGCATCATATCTCGAAGCCAAATATCAGTTTGATCATAAAGTTCTTGAAATTGATAAGGAAAAGACATATAACGGCATCATAAACTGTCGAATACATCATTCTCATGTGAGAAAGTTTTTTAATTGATCTAAACTTGTGTTATAATTGATGTAACAAAGGAAAATAAGATGAAAACTTTTTACATTCACGGTTACGGCTCTTCTCCCAAGTCACAGACTTTCTTGGATATGCAAGCAGCTATTCCTGATATCGAATGCTTGACATATGATAGTAATTCGCCAATCAGTTCTATTTTTCTATTTGTCGGCCAAGTTTTAAAGGTTGATGAACCGATCCATATCATTGCATCGTCATTGGGCGGTTGGTATGCAGAACAGATTGCATCCATCATTCCAGTGTCTTTGACCCTATATAACCCTTCACTGAATCCACGTGAATCTTTGAAGAAGTATGGGTTGCCTGAAAGCGTTACAAATTTGTATCGTGACGTTTTGATCAACCCAAATGTTGATCGCACTGTTGTCCTTTCAAAGGATGACACTGTGGTTTCTCCTGATAACGCAATGGTTAAATATGCAGACATTGCAAATATGGTCATCACAGAAGGTGGTCATAGAATGACCCCAACAAACTTAGGTATTATCGTAGATGACTGGAAATTTAGATCAAATCAACTTGGATGAAGTAATTTTCGAAAATGTTACTGTGAATTTTAGATTCTCAGATTTTCGAAAGCTAAATGAAGGGTTTAAGAACTTTTTACCATCTGATGTAGAAAAGAAACGTGCCCATGCCGATGAAATCCATGCAATGCTTACAAAGGCATATGCTGATCAAGGTGGTATAAAAGGTACCGGTTTTGAATCACCTGAAAGTATGGTTCATAACATTCCTATGTGGAAAATCCATAAACAAGATGGAAAGATTCGCAGTGTGGCTATGTATAAAGATTCGGATGGTCGTAAACGTGTTGCTATTGCTACCGATGGTACTCCAGAAGGAAAGGCATCTGCAGCCAAAGTTGTTGATGCTGATTTAAGAAAGCATCGTGCCCACATGGAAGTTTCTGGTAAATCACTTTCTGTTTTAAAGAAAATGGTTCCTATCAAAGACTTTGCACGTAGTTTTGAGGATGCTGAAAAATTTCATGCTTCACGTGGCGATAAAATTGAGCGACCAACAGATGATGATCCAGAGGCTGTTCGTCATCCAGAACTGAAGCATCTGATGTACACTCGCGAACTCGGTGGTGAGAAAAAGACCAAGATTATGCTTGGTAAGCAGGGTTTGAAGATCACCGAAGCCACTGCCGAAGACCACTTCAAGGCATCTAAGTCACGATTCAACCGTAGCCACTATTCGACAGGTGGTTGGACAGTTGTTCCTAACACACACCCTGCAGCACAAGCTGCTGATCGTCGGCCTGAGTTTTCAACCGATGACTGGAATAAGTTGCATGACAAGTCTATCGCTGCTATCCATAAGCATAAAGTGCCTTCAGGCTATCATGTCATGTTTAGTCGGCATATGGATCAGGGTTATGTCACTCACGTTGATCATGACTCGAAGAAGTTAAATATTGTCACAGTTTTGCCACGTGGGAAGTATCGACCAACAAAAGAAGGTGATGGTCGAGTTATTTTTGAATCTATTTCAGAAAATTTTGTTGACATAGACTAAACTGTGTTATAATTCGGGTATGACACAGACACATACCCAAATCCGCGAAGCTAACATTCTTTCCCTGCTGCGTAAACACGATCCAGCAGGCGTTGGCATTTTTCCAGAATCAGAAATCAACTACATTGAGTATGCTCATGAAGCATCGCTCTTGGTTACCGTTTCTGACGAAAATTTCATCACTGCAGCATGTAAATTTCTAGAATCAACATATGGCCGTGTGGTTGATTCTTATATGGTCAATCGTGTTACTTTAGTTGCTGCTGAACTACGAAAGATGTAAATCTTTATGCTCAAGAAAAATAAACTACCAACTCTAAAAATCACCAATGCTTTTGGTGATGCTGTCATCAAAGTGAAGAAAAACCGCTGGATTCAAGGTGCCAAGTGGTTTATTGCTATCGTAATTATAGCAATTGCTTCCGCAACTTACACTGTGGGTAAATCGACGTATCAAGAATATGTTGCAAAACAAAACTATGTTGCTGAAGAAACCAAGAAAGCACTCTCTGGTGAAGATTCTATAGTCATTCAAGCTACTGCAGACATCATCAAGCGTGATGCTAAGGTGCCTACTTCTAACGAAATTGCCAAGAAATATGCAATGTGGGTCTATCAGGCTGCGTCTAAGTATTCCGTTGATCCAGTGCTGGTATTGTCCGTGATGCGTAACGAATCACAGTTTGACTACAAGGCAACTTCTCCTACTGGCGCACGTGGTTTGATGCAAGTGATTGCGTCTTGGCATCGTGAAAAAACAAGTGAAGTGGCACTGTATGATCCTAAAAATGCTATCTTTGTAGGAACACAAATTCTTGCGGAATATGGTGCTAGGTCTAAGACTGAAGCGGAAACGTTGCTTCGATACAACGGTTCTTTGAATCAAGCACCTGTGTATGCTACAAAGGTGCTACTGACCAAGCGTAAATATGATGATGAAATCTATAAAGCAATCATCAATGATGTATAAGGAAAATAATGGCAACTGCGCACAATGACATTACTAACGACAAGATCGCTTCTAAGGTACCTTCTCAGGATTACCTTAGTAATTTCGACTTGATTTTTCGTAAAAACAAGCCTGTTGAGGCACCAAAAGTTGAAGACGATAAATATGTAATCGAATCTCAACAACCAACAGGAAATTAATAATGCAAACTTTCAAGGAATTTAGAGCAGAGCGGATGAATCCGACTGAGGCTCATGTTCAAGCCAAACACTTTGACACTCAAGAATATGATGTGCTGACTGGTAAAGAAGCAACAAACGAATCAGTTTCTCCTGATCCAGAAAATGCAAAGCGCATCATCATGCGTCACGATGGCGAAGGTGCGCCTAAAGGTGTTTCTGGCTTGAGCGTTCCACGCCACATGTGGGAAGGTTCTAAGACCATGACTGGTATGGCAGAGCGTAATAAAGCACGTGCTGAAGTATATGGCTCCGAACATCGCGAACCCCTCTCGGTTTCCGAAATGGAAGAAAGCCATAAATCTGTTTTGGATGAACACTTTGCAAAGCCAAAAGCACTGCAAATCGCTCATGAAAAAGAAGCTATTGGTCGTCTGAAGGCTGCTAAACATTTGGATTCCGGTAGTACAACCGACGAATCTGAAAAAACCGATACCATCCTGCATGAAAAGGATAAATCTGGTCGTGGCTACATTGCTGCAGCGTGTAAAGGTGTGGCTGGTCATGCTGTTTACACTTCTGGTGGTGGTGAGCATGCGCAGCATCGGGTGGTGAATACCTGCCCGGGTCAGACTCGTGGTTGTGGTGGTGGTGTTGATGCCCATGGCGTTGCGAACACGACTAAGGGTACATGTTTTGCACCTAATGCCGAGGCACAGTATCCGGGCGCTTCGATCCGTCGCGCATACCTTGATCAGTCAAAACATGATCCTAAGATGACCAAAGACTACATCTTGGCTCATACTCACTCTATCCGTATGGGTGCTGAAAAGGCTGACAAGAAAGACAAGAATTTCGTTATTCGACCAAACACTTTGAATGAGAATGATCGTTCGACAAAGCACGTTGTGCGCCAACTGAATGCACAACGTGCTACAGAAGGTAAGTCTAAGATCATTAGCTACCAGTACAGCAAGACTAACGAATTGAACGATCCAGAAAACGGTACTCACGTTACCCACTCCAACATTGGCCCAAAGGTGATCAATGGTAAGATGGTGCGTGAAAACGTTAATCGTGACTCACATCGCGTTAACAACACTGTGACTGCAACTAAGTCTTCTGGTGAAGATTTGCGAAACGTGCAAGGCAACAAGACCCCTGCTATGCACTCTTACTTGGTTACCAATTTACCACGTGGTGGTGCTATGGACAAAGAGTACCAGAAGCATGCAAAGACCATTAAGTATTGGGATCGTGGTACAAAGCTGTCTGAAGACGAATTGAAGTCTAGCCCTCGTGAAGGTCACTTTGACGGTGCTGGTAAGCCTACAACCGAAGATAAGGCACACCATGGATTTAAGGTGGTTGGTGAGCGTAAGTATGAGTATCAGAATCAACACATCTTGCATCCACGGATGACCAGTGTAAACGGGCATGATATTCCTTCTGACTCACGTTTCAAAGACGACGAACATATGCCCTCTGAGGCTACCCGTTTCAAGTCTAAAAACGGTAAGTCTGCCGGTGGTGTGGTTGTGACTTCTGCAACGACTTCTACCAGTGGTGAGCGTAGCAATTCTTCCTTCACGCATCGTATTGATCAACACAAACTTGATAAAATCAAGCAGACTGGAGTTCATGAAATCGATGCGCCTGAAGAGCAAGAGGCAGCACGTGGTAAAGACTACAATGGTGAAGAACATGCAGTTCCATTGAGCAAAATTGGTGGTCTGAAGAAAACTCTCAAAGAGTCTGAAGAATAAATTATTTTCAAAAATAATTCAAAAAGGCCCCTAGGGGCCTTTTTTATTGTATAATTCATCCATCGAAACAAAACTTCAAAAGGTACGATATGAAACAAGTAATTAACAAATCCATCGCTCAAATCTTCTCTGCTGTGAACGGCAACACCATCATCAGCATGGACACTGAAACAGTTCCTGTTCTGAAGGGTGGCAAGAGCAATCCTCTGCAAGGTCGCGTTACCAAAGTCATGCGCGGTGCGTCGGTGATGGTTTTCCAGAACAAGAACAGCAACGGCTACGAAAACATGGTTCGTCGTCGCCTTGAAAAAGAAGGTAAAGATGTAGATTTCCAAGTTGGCCCTCGTGCATGGGGTACTCGTGTCGAAGGTACTCCTATCGTTGAACACAAGGGCAAGACCTACCTCGAAGTCATCTTCCTCCGCGCTGGTGAAGTCGAATATCGACTGGATGGTAAAGCAATTGATGCTGAACTGGTTGGTGAACAAACTTCCAGCAACGGTCAACAAGCAGGTCTGGATAACAAAGTTGTTATTCGCACTTTTGCTGAAGACTCCATCAAGCGACTCAAAGTTGGTGGCATCACCTTCGAAGCATAAGAAAAGACCCTTCTGGGTCTTTTTTGTTGACAATATAAAAATCTTGGTGTATATTACCGAAAAAGGATTTATTATGAAACTACTTACAAAACTGCGTCTGAAGACGATCTTTACAACTATCATGTTTGCTTTTGTACTGGCAAACTGCGCTCCAAAGCCTGCACATGCTCAATTGACTGATGGGCAGTCTGCAGTGCTTGGTGGCATCATTGGATATGCTCTTGGCAAGGATAAACGTGAAATTCAATACGTTCCTGTCTATCCTACATACGTTCCGCAGGCTCCAGTCTTTATCCACCCTTCTCAGGTACAGGGATACAACTCAACCGACCATGGATACTGCGCACCCTACTTGAATGAAGCGTATTATCAGTGCCTTGGTAACCTGCAGCGCCAACGAAATGAGGCTGCTTACCAGCGAGGATTGCGCGGTTATTGACGAACTAACAAACGTAGGTTATGATTTCAATAGAACTAAGTTCGAAAACGGTTTTTATTTTATAAAGGATTAAAATGGTAAAAGTGAGTGGAAAGAATGGTATTACCGTAACAGTCATTGCAGACTCGGTAAATATCTTAGGCAATCGAATGACAACTTTGGAATTGGAATATCCACGGTTTATCCATTCTGAGGTTATGACACATCGCATGTTGTCGAAAAATGCAGCCAGTTCTCGCGCTATCCCCATTAAAACCACAATTGAGCATGTAAAAAAATTTCCTGCTACACCTGTGCATTGGGGTAAAAATCAAGCCGGTATGCAGGCAAAGGAAGAGTTAGATGCTCCATCGATTGCTCGTGTGGAACATCTTTGGCATTCAGCTAAAGAGTCTGCTATTCATTACCTTGAAGAGTTGCAAAGTGCCGGATTGCATAAGCAAATTGCGTCAAGAATTATTGAGCCATGGTTTATGATGAAGACCGTAATTTCCGGTACTGAATGGAACAACTTGATCTGGTTGCGTGACCATGAAGATGCACAACCTGAATTTGCTGAACTAGCTAAGTGTATTGTTGATGCAGTAAACAAGTCTACACCGATTCTCTTGCATGCCGGTGAATGGCATCTACCTTATGTCACAACTGCTTTTTCTATCAGTGAAGATGGTCTAGACGAAAATATTGTTTACCTCGATACCGATGGTAATAAAATCGACTTGGATACTGCACGTAAGGTTTCCGCATCATGCTGCGCACAGGTATCTTACCGTAAGCTGGATGACAGTGTAGAAAAGGCTATTGATATTTTCAACAAGCTGTTTAGCGGTAGTCGAGTACATGCATCTCCTGTTGAGCATCAAGCCACTCCGATGATTGAAGAGCAGGGTGATCCCTTGGATTGGGAAGCAGGCGTTACTCACGTGGATCGCAACGGTAAATACTGGTCTGGTAATCTTTGTGGATGGATTCAGTACCGTAAGTTGATTGCTAATGAGGCAGTTTGGTAATGTTTCATTGGTTATCACACTTAACAGGACAAAATCTTGGTAAGGTGGTAACTTACCGAGAAAACGGCTACATTTATGTGGGCTTTGAATGTAGCAAGTGTAAGAAAATAGACCCGAAAACCCTTGAAAAAATTGAAGAAAGTGAAATTATACATGACAACACAAGACCTGACCCAGACTACGACGACTCAGATTGACTCAGATGTGATGCTTATCGGCCTCCCTTCCGGTGAAAAAGTGGTCGCTGATGTGACCTTTGATGGTGGCTCACTGATCCTACGGAATGTGCTTGAAATTCTGACCATGGCGGATGGCGCGGGTAACTACAAGTTCAGTCTTGCACCGTTTATGGTTTATGCTGATCCTGAAGCTGGTATTTCTGTGCCGGTGACTCAAGTGCTGATGTCGATTCCGGGCGGCGAGTTGCGCGAAGCCCATAAGCGTCAATTCAGCAAAATCATTCTGCCTGAATCCAACTTGGTTCTTTCTAGCTAATCCAGATGCCAACATACGATTATCACTGTAAAGCCTGTAGCAGCACGTTTGAGGCTGTTAAAAAAATTGCAGACAGGGACAATACTACTGATCTAGTTTGTCCAGAATGCGCTGGACACGGTTCTATTGAGCGGCAGGTAGGTGCGCCTATGTTTGCCTACACAGTCGTCACCAAGGGCGGTTATGGCTCGAATTTGGGCGGTTTTAAAGATGTGTTGGCTAAGGTTCACTCAAGAACTGTAGGTTCAAACCTCGACAAACTAAGTAGCTACGAAGTTGGGAAGTATTAACTGCTTCCATTAAATCGATTTGAGGGCGCGTGAGTACCCTCAAATTTTGATTAACAACTATGGAGTTTTAACTTGGCACGATCTGCTACTAAAAAATCTACACTCACTTCCGCACCACCTGCTTTGCAACGTCAAGCCAAACGGCTCACACGACAGCAGAAACGCCTTGAACAGGAACTTATGGCGGCAGCGCCATTGACCACTACAAGTGCAACAACTAGAAGTCGCGGCATTACTTTAAAAGACCTGAAAGTGATTGAACCAATCACTGAAACTCAGGAAGATTTTTTTGATAATTATGTTGACAATGATGCAATCGTACTGGCTGGTTCCGCAGGTACTGGAAAATCTTACATTGCCATTTATCAGGCATTGCTCGATGTTCTGGAACCAGAATCACAGTATCATAAAATCGCTATCATTCGTTCGACAGCGCAGGTTCGGGATATGGGTTTCTTGCCCGGCACTGATGAAGAAAAAATTGCTCCCTTCGAGGAACCATACAAAGAAATTTGTGCCAATCTTTTGAAGCGCAAAGACGCATACGACAAGCTGAAAGATATGGGTAAAATTGAGTTTGCATCCACTTCCTTTTTGCGCGGCATGACCTTCGATAATACGATTGTTATCTTTGATGAATGCCAGAATGAAACCTTTGCTGCTATAAATACAGTAGCAACCCGCATTGGTAAAAACTCTAAGTTGCTCATGATTGGTGATGGTGCGCAAACCGATATCTCTAAGAACAAATCAGACATGTCTGGTTTTGCCGATTTTATGAGAGTGGCGCGTACTATCCCTGACTTCCGTATTCACACATTTACTAGCAACGACATTGTTCGCAGCGGTTTTGTAAAACAGTGGATCATAGCTTGCGAAAAATTAGGCTTACTGTAAAATAAAAAGGGGCTTCGGCCCCTTGTTAACTTTTAGGATAAAACAAATATGGTTTCATGCACACACTGTAATTCTACTGATGTAAAATATAAACGTGATCGCGTTAACTCTGATGGGTCTATATCTAATCGGTACGTTTGTGGCTCTTGCGACAAGTGGTTTTCTGTGAGATGCGACAAGGCCGAGCCTAGTGAAGGTGACTTATCCGCACTGACTTCATCCACCAAATTTGTTATTACTTCATGCCAGAATAACACTCCGGTTCATGAAGAGTTTTTGTATGCTCTGGAAAACTATTGCAATTACCACAAAGCACAGTTGCTCATTGTTCCTATCAACTATCGTGCTAACGATTTTGACGAACTGACATACGAAATACCAGTAGATATTCGACACACTCTGGTAACGACGAAACTGCAGATTCACCCTGAAGTGTTTGTCATGGGTAAGTTCAACTTTATCCCCACGACAGTAAACCCTTTGGCTGGTCTGGAATCACTTTCACGTGGTGATACGTTGATTGTACCTTCTCCACAATTGCGCATGAAAGCCAGTGCTGTAAGTGCTTCTAGACACCCTGCTATCTTGCATACGACTGGTGCGATTAGTCATCCACAATACGCAAATAACAAGGTCGGTGAAAAAGCATTGTTTAATCATTCTTACTCTGCCGTTCTGGTTGATATCGATAGCGACAATGATTTTCATATTCGAGTTCTTTCCTGTGATCAAGAAAACCGTTTCCGTGATCTTGGTGAAGTCTGGTCTGCAAACAGCATCCATGGCCCAGACGGTTTCGATGCGCCTACTGCTTTGGTGACAGGCGACGAACATGCTATTTTTGCCTCACCAAGTGTTAAAGAAGCCACTTATACCAATTCTGATTCTATTGTTCGTGTTTTGAAACCGACATTTGTAGTTCGTCATGATGTGCTGGATATGTACTCAGGTAGCCACCATCATAAGGGTGATGCTATTAAAACAGTAGCTAAACATACCTTTGGTATGGATAAAGTTGAAGATGAATTAGAAAAAACTGTCGAATATATCAAAGAAACCACTATTGGTGATTATTTCAATATTATTGTTCCATCTAATCATAGTGATCATTTGACAAAGTGGTTATCCACTGTTGATATCAAACAAGAGCCATGGAATGCTTTGTTCTATCACAAAATGATGTATAATATCCTTAGCACTTTGAAACAAACCGAAAGTGGTGTTTCTTATGCTGATCCGTTTAAGTTATACTGTGAGTCTGTTGGCGCACCTAATACACGCTTCTTAGCCCATGGTGAATCTTTTAGTGTTGCTGGTGTTGAGTTGGGTTCCCATGGTCATGAAGGTAAGAATGGCGCACGTGGATCGATTAACCAGTATGCAGACCTATCACAGCGATATGTGATTGGGCATAGCCATACGCCGGGAATTATCTACGGGGCTTACCAAGTCGGCACTTCCAGCAATCTCAAGCTGGAATATTCTCGCGGCCCATCAAGCTGGATCGCTTGCCATTGCGTTGTATATAGCAATGGCAAGCGCCAGTTAATTAATGTCATCAATGGTAAATGGAGAGCCTAAACTTTCAAAATCTTCTAGACTATATGCTTTAAAACCTTTATGTGATTTAGTTCTTCCATGGATTACATCACAAACAGATGAATACTTTAAATCGTTATCTCTACAAAACTGCGCAAGACCTCTTATTGTTTCTTGTTTTCCGCAAGGATGAATAATAACGTAAGATTTTTTACGGTTTTCTGTTCTTTTAGCGACATGATCTTGAGATTGTTTTCTACCTTTTCCTGCATCACTCATTTTTTGTTTTGCTTCATCGGATGGTTTTCTATTTCTATTTTTTAAATTTGGTTTACCCTTTCTCATTTTAGATTGGGCTTCGCAAAATTCCTTTGACATCTTTGCACCTTTTCTATTTGAGACTCTACCTTTTAGCTTTTTGGAAATAGCTGCTCTATGCTCTTCTGTGATCGTTTTGCCACTATGTATTTTTGAAAGTTTGTCCTTTGTTTCCTGACTACGCTGTAAACCCTTTTGTGACATTCCAAAAAACCCGTTCACACTTGCATTTGACATGTTTATGTAAAGGGGAGATTTTACAACGTTCAGTGACTTTTGAACTCTGAATTCTGCTTCAATAGCCTCTTTTCTACTTTCATATGTTTTTATAATTTGGGTCTTGAATAGATGCTTGTTATTTTTTAGTTCTGATAGCCATATCTCTTTGTACTTTTTCGACACAACAGTTCCATGATATCCATCCTTGATTCGACTCACTGACGAAGAACCGATATAAAACATAGGCATTTTATTACCCATGTATGTTGTCAAATAGATTGCATATGTTTTCATTTTTACTCCTATATTTTTCCTATTCTTTATTTATTGTTTTTCAACACTCATTGAGTCGTTTATAATGATGGAAATTCAATTTTAATGTCGATTAGAGTTGACTCTCTAATTTTTCATGTTATACTGGTCATTTTTGATCAATAAAGGAATGAAATGAGTGAAGAAACAAAAGATACAGAACAAGAAATTATTGATGTAATCGAAGATCAAGGTCGGCCTCGTGTGTTCAGTTATAAGTTCACTGCTCCCGATGGGGATTCTAAGGTTGTGGCTGTTATTGCAATGTGCGCAACTGATGCTAAAATAGCTTTACTCTCCCAATTACCGGAAGGTTCTACGCTTTTAAAAGTCGGCGTCATTGCCGATTTTGTTTTGCAAGCGTAACTGTCGCTGAATCAGATATTCAGTATTTTTATGAAAGAAGTGTTATATGATTGTTAAAACTGGTGAAAAATTTGCTTCTCGTGCATCTGGTCAAAAAATTCGCGTTGTGGGTACTTTGGGTACTGAAACAGCGATTATTGTTAACCTGAAGGGTAATGGTCATCGTGATGCATCAACAACTCGTGCAGTGGTTGTTGACTCGATCCGTCGCAAGTACCAACGGGTGTAATGCGAGTAGCTGTAGTTGGCGGTAGAGATTTTACTGACTATGGCTTGTTGAAGACAACATTAGCACCACTCAAAATAAGTCATATTATTTCAGGTGGTGCTAATGGTGCTGATACGTTGGCTGTTCAATATGCTATAGAAAAAAGCATACCATTTACAGAATTTATACCTCAATGGTATGTGAATGGTCGATACGATAACCGTGCAGGATTTGTACGAAATAAACAAATTGTACATGCGTCTGAAGTTGTCTATGCTTTTTGGAATGGTAAATCAAAGGGTACAAAATCAACAATTGATTTTGCCAATAAAATCGGTGTTAAATGTTTTGTGGTAACGTATGAAACATTTTATGAAATAGAAGAGGAAAACGATTTATGGAAAATAACCTTGTAAAACGCAGCCGTAACGAAGAAGACGGTGATGAAATTGAAATGATTCAGATTGGTGCCTCACAATCATCTATGATCCGTGCTTCGCGACACACAATTAACAATTTTCGTGTGTACTTAGATGAAAATATCGGTGAAGCTAAAAAATATCGTGATTTGATTGATGCTTTGGTTTCGGCAGGACAGCATGACGAGTTCAACCTGTTTATCAATAATGGTGGTGGATATCTGTATACTGCACTGGCTATCATCGAAGCAATTAAGGCAAGTCAGGCAACTGTCCGTGCTATTGTGGTTGGTGAATGTCACTCCGCAGCCAGTATTATCACTCTGTCATGCCATGAAATCATGATCACAGATGCTGCAAATATGATGGTTCACTCCGCATCATTTGGCTCTGGTGGTTTTGCTCACAACGTCAAGCATCATGCAGATTTTTCTGTAGCTCAATTGGGTGTGTTGTTTGATGAAGTTTATGGTGGTTTCCTAACCGAAACCGAAATGAAAGAGTTGAAGAGTGGTCGCGAATTCTGGTTCAATGCAAAAGAAATTGCAAAACGTGTGGCTAATCGCATGAAACATCAGCAATCAAAAACCAAGGCTTCTATCAAGAAAGCTGGAAGCACTCCAAAACGTACCAAAAAGGTCGTAGGCGAAGATTTGGTTTCTGATTAATAGCAACCTAACAATAATTATGGAAAGCGCTCTAACGGGCGCTATTGAATTTTGAAGTATCAAACTTTAATTGAGACTGTTTTCAAAGATATTCAGCGGGAGCCACGTGGCAATCAAGTAGAGATTGTCAACCAAGTTCTCACTGAATTTTTTGACAACGACAAGCAAAACGTAGTTTTAAACGCACCAACGGGTATCGGTAAGTCGATCCTTGGTGCTGTCATTGCTGGATGTGTTGAATCACTCTCCGAACAAACAAATGGCTTGTCATCTATTATTTTGATGGGCACCAACGGGCTTGCAAAGCAATACAGTGAGTCTTTTGATCATCTTGATCACCACAAATTCTTTCAGATTAAAGGCGCTTCAAATTATCCCTGCGCCTTCATGGAAGCACAACCAAGCGCCACATCCACAACCGGTGAAGAGTGTTGTAAGCCCCTTCTCCATGAAATGGAAGTATCGAAGTATTGCCGAGGCTGTGAGTTTGACCATGCTAAGAAGATGGTCAACAAGACAGCGAATCTGATTACCAACTTTTCCTACTTCCTTACTGCCAGTTTGAATTCTGGGCACTTGGAACCTAGGACACTACACATCTTTGATGAAGCACACACGTTCAATGATGCATATACCAGCTTCACCGAAATTTTGATCACATCCGAATTGCTTGGTAAGTATGTTTCCGAACTGAGCAATGTGAATGATCGTTGCAACGAAGAAGCTGCTGCTCTGGCTATGCTTAAACAGAAGCTGGAAAACAATGAAGTGCATGAATCCAGTTATGAGCAAATCATCAACGTTCTGATGAAGATTTATGAGAGTGCCGCATCCACTTTAACATCACAATCTTCTTTGATTGCGGGACATGATAAGGTGCTTGCAATGAAGTATGCGAAGATGGCGAAGAAGTACGAAAACAACTATCAACGCATCAAGTTTTTGATTGAAGGTGAGTATGAGCATGTTTTCGATAATACTGCTCCAAATTGTGCCGCAATTAAGACTATTTTTGTCTCTGACTCTATCGAAGCATGCTTGGGTAAAAAGAACCTCTTCATGTCTGCTACCATCACCGAAAATATCGCTTGGAACATCATTGGATTGGATCGGGAGAATAGTGCATTCATCATGCTCGATCCTGTCTTCCCACCAGAGAACAAACCAATCTTTTTCATTGGTAAACACTCCCTGAATTTCAACACTCTGAAAGACCCTGAAGTCTTGAACAACTTGAAGACTTCCGTTCAAAAAATTTCTGAGCGGTACCCAGATTCTAAGGGTCTGTTGATCGCACCATCGTTCTATCTTGGTTCAGTTGTTGCAAAAAATGTGAAGGGTGTTAGACTCTTTGAACATGTGTCTGGTGGAAAGAAACTACCTGAGTTGATCAAAGAGTTTAAGGCTTACAAAGGCGGTGCCTTGCTGGTGTCTCCGAGCATCTGGGAAGGTTTCGATATTGCAGAGTCTGACTATCAGATTTTGCTTAAAGCACCCTACGCATCTTTGGGAGACAAGCGTATCAAGTACATCTGTGATAACTATCCGATTGTCTATCAAGAAATGACACTGCTAAAGATACTTCAGGGTATTGGTCGTAGTGTTCGTTCCCCTACTGATCGTGCAGACACATACATGCTTGATGCCGGTATTGAGAAGCTGTTTAACAGCAAATCCAATCTCTGGAAAAACCACTATAAAGTTTTGAGTAAAGGAAAATAAAATGACTGATAAAAATGTAGATACAACGTATCCATACCCAACGGGCGGTGTGCCATCGATTAGCGCTGGTGGTGTCAGTTCGCGTGAGTATATCCCAACACGTGACGGTACACCAGTGCATGTTAACGGTTGGGTGGATAATGTGATTAATCTGAAGACATTCGATAAACGCGCACACAACCACTATTTCAAAGATGTTTCGAAACTGGATTTCATTGATGTGTATCGTGTTCTGCAGTTGTTTGCTGTGAATGATCCCTGCATTCAACATGCAGTGAAGAAACTGCTTGTTGCCGGTGGTCGCGGTGCTGGCAAAGACATCAAAAAAGACATTCAAGAAGCTATCGATTCATTGACTCGTTGGCAAGAAATGCAAAAAGAAAATGGCTAAATTTAACAATGTGATGCTCGACTTGGAAACCCTTAGCGAAGTACCTACTGCTGCAGTAGTCGCTATCGGTGCTGTTGCTTTCAATATGGAAAATGACAGCGTTGCCGAGTTCTATATAAACGTCGATCCACGTGACTGTAAAGAGTACGGTATGGATATCTCTGAGAGTACCGTAGCATGGTGGCGTAAACAGAATCCAGAGGCTACGAAGGCGTGGATAACCGATGCTGTGAGCGTTGTAGAAGCAGGGACAAAGTTTGTAGAATTTATGGAGGAACACACCGATAAACAGACCGTAAATGTCTGGGCTAACGGTATCGACTTCGACTTACCTATCCTGAAGAATTTGCTAAAGGTGATTAAAGCGCAGCCATGGTTATTCTGGAATCAATATGATGCACGAACTATTTTTAAACTGGCAAAGTTTGACACTAAAACTGCTTCACGGGTTGGTAAATATCACAATGCTTTGGATGATTGTAATAATCAAATAAGATGGATTAAGAGTATCGTAAATGGAACATCTTGAGTCTTACAAAGGCCACTTCGTAAAGATCATAAAGAATTCGGCGCAATGTCGTTTATGTGGTGACATTATTACATCTAAACATGTTCATGATTATGAACGTTGTAAATGTGGCGAAATAAGTGTTGATGGGGGTAATGAATATCTCCGAAGGTCAGCAAAGGATTTACATAATTTAATTGATTGCAGTGAGAGTCGTAACCTCAGTTTTCAGGAGATTAAAAATTTGAAAACTACCGCAATGAAACAAATGCGCGAATCTTCTTACTCGGATTCTTACTACAAAAATCTGATTGCTGCTGCAGAGTATTACGCAAACCTTTGGTACTCTTGCAAAATTTGAAACCCGTTATAGAATTGAATTTTTAACCCTAGAAAGATATACATTATGAAATTGAGCAAAGCAACTTTGGCGGTACTGAAGAATTTTTCTTCTATCAATGGAAACGTCATGATCGAAGCAGGTAACTATCTGCACACCCGTACCGTGGAGCGTAACATGTACGCATGCGCAACCGTGGAAGACGAATTCCCCAAAACCTTTGGTATCTATGATCTGTCACAACTTTTGGGTGTGATCAGTTTGTTCAGTGAACCTGAGTTGGAATTTGGTGAGTCTTCCCTGACCATTAGCCAAGGTAAGAACCGTGTTGAATACCGTTATGCATCATCAGACATTCTGGCTTTCCCAGACAAGAAACTGACTGAGCCTAGTGTTGATGCGACATTCACTCTGACCGAAGAAAACCTGAAGTCTCTGCTGAAAGCCGGTGCTGTTTTGGGATCGCAGATGTTGCGTATCGGTGGTGATGGTAAGACCATCACATGTACACTGTTAACACTGGATAAGGACAATAACCCATCCACATCGTTTAACACCTTCAGCGTTGATGTTGGTGACACTGATAGCACTTTTAGTGTAGATATTCGCCTTGAAAATATTAAGATGATGTCTGGTAACTATGAAGTGTCTTTATCCAAAAAGAAGATCGCTAAATTTGCAAACACAGGCACATCATATACCCTGTATGTGGCAAACGAAAAGTCTTCTAAGTGGGAAGACTAATAATGGCTGAAGTTAAATCTCCACCTACTCTTTTTCGTGTTAACATCATGGAATATGAACGGGGTTGGGGTTGCAAAGTGGATGGTGTAGAGTATTTCGATACCGAAAAATCAGCCAAAGAATTTTGCACTAACTTCAACTCTCAGAACACATCCGAAAGCGTACCAAGCTGGTACATGGTTGCTGAATACATTGGACAGGTTTCCTAGGGTGGGAAGAGCATCGTAACCGGACACGATGTAAAATAAAAGAAAGCGTGAACTATTTGAATGTTGACCACGAAAGGGTCAAGACGGACACATAACCGTCACGAATAACTATTGGATAAATATGACTCTTGTTACATCACAGATATCACGAATTGGTTTTACTGTAGAACGATTCGACAGTCGTTGGGTTCCATTCGAATACCGCATGTTTTACTGTCGTCAAAACAACGACTTGAAGAACAGCATTTTCTATAAAGAATGGGCACGTGAGTGCGTCAGTCTGATGTCACAATTTGGTTTCAATCACACTTTCAGAAAAATGGAAGTTGGAGAGAGCAGACGATACTTTGCTCATGTTGAGTTTTCACATTACCGAGACTATTGGGGTGAGAGTGATTACGACATGGAAATCATAAAAATGCGGCGCGTGTAGAAAACTGTGTTATAATTTGTCTATTGCGAGGGTGGCGAAATAGGTAGACGCACTGGACTTTTACAGAATATCTTCCTAAGAGGGTATTCGATAAAATCCAACGGGGAGTGATCCTCATACGGGTTCGATCCCCGTCCCTCGTACCAGTGGCGCACTGTCAGATTGGTTATGTACGGGATTGCAAATCCTGATAGATCGGTTCGATTCCGGTGTGCGCCTCCAAGTGAAACAAAACAGGAGTTATATTATGTCTCAATTTAAAGTAGGTGATAAAGTTCGTCGCACAGAAGAAGGTGGCAGTGACGATAAGTTTGGTATATATGTTGGAAAAATTTATACTGTCTCCAGTAGCGGATCGTGCGGATCGTTCATTCTTTTAGAAGGTATAGCGGGTTCATGGAACTCCAACTATTTTGAGTTAGTGGATGATAACGGTGAGTTTCAATCAAAAAAGCATCCTCACGCTGATCTGATCATTGCATGGGCTAACGGTGCTAGCATTGAGCAACTTGGTCAAGGCAAAAATGGAAAGTGGGTAGTTGTTTCGCAGCCATCTTGGGCTGTTAACTCTAAATTCCGTGTCAAGCCAAAAGTTGTTGAACCAGTTACCGCGAAGCGTAGAATTGCAGCAGTTGGATCAGCTATTGGTGATTACCTGACATGGTATACAGATGGTGTTCCCAATGTCGAAGTGACCTACAATCCAGAGACAAAAGAAATTCTGACTATCAAACAAATCTGATTATGGAACTAAAAATCAAGAAGGAACTTCGTACTACGAAGTCTGGTCAGCCTGAATTCTCAAATAAATTTATTGAGGTCAAGTATGACATGGAACACAGGACAGCAACATTTCATAACCCTTATATTGACGTATACACGCATGAATTAAAAATATTTGCCAAGGGTCAATTTCCATCTGATGGTACACCTGATCACAGTATAGCAAGAAATGGCTTGATGTCTTTCCTGTACTCTGATATAATTCATGAGTTGCATCTTTTGGCAAATGATATTTCACCTAGAAATACAGATGCAATAAAAAGAATTCGACAAATGCAGCATGATTTGTCCACATGGGAATAAAGCGTGTTATAATTCAGTCTTCGAAACACAAAAGGAAATCCTGTGAATACTGTGAAAAATGTAATAGTAAATGGGTTTGAGATTGGAAGAGTTGAGGGCAGTCGTTTTTACGGTTGTATTAAAATTGGTGAAAAACGCGGATTTCTGTTTAATACAAAAAAAGCTGCAGTAAGTTTTGCAAAAAATCAAAAACTGTGATATAATTCAGTTATCCTACATACATCGAATGGTTCGGACAAGATAGCAAGAGTTATCTGCGTAGGATTCTCAACAAAAAAGCCGTGACAGTTGAGAACTTGTTGAGGAACTAAAAATAGTTCCCACATGTAAGCAAAATAGTGATATAATGCTTACATGTGACAGCAAACTGACGAGTTTATTGTTGCTATAGGAAGTAATTAATCCTAGACCTAGTATAGTGTAGTTGGTAAGCACGTGCCCATTCGTAGGTTCGAATCCTACCACTTCTGTAATGGAAGTGTAGCCAAGAGGTCTAAGGCGGGTTCGAATCCCCTACATAAGGTCATATATAAATTTGCTTGTAGACGAAATTAGGTAAAGTCGCCGTGAAAACCGGCAAAAAATATCGAAAGATATTTGGTGGTTCGAATCCACTCCGGCAAATTTGTGTTATAATTGATTGAAGACTAATATGATGAGTGTATACCTTAATAAAACAGAGGCGAAGGAAAGAATCGCCAATGTGGTCTAAAGGGAACACTTCCAACATGGTATCGGAGAATAGGGCAGTAGTGACATAAGAGTGGTATCTTATGAATCGAAGTCGGGATAAGTACCAATCCCGCTAAACAGGAATCCGAACGATACCGGAGAAGATGTTTGATTTTAGGTTCGAATCCTAATGTACTCACCATATTAGTTTTAATGTTAATTTGGAGTTATTATGAAAAAGTTTTTGGTTATCGCTGCAGTTGCACTTTTGAGCGCATGTACAAATACATCCAACGCAGAGCGTGTGTTGGCTGATAATGGATATACCGATATCCAAATGACTGGTTATAGTCTATTTGGTTGTGATAAAAACGACACTTTTTCAGATGGCTTTAAAGCAAAAAGCCCAAATGGAAAAATGGTGGAAGGTGTTGTTTGCTCTGGAGTTTTTAAAGGTGCCACCATCCGGTTTAATTGATATAAATACTTACTCGTAGCTCAGTGTAGAGCGCCCTACTTTTAATGGGGAGGTCGGTGGGTCGTTCCCATCCGAGTAAACCAAGTTTGTAACCCTAAACGTCTAAGTAACCGAGACATGACGTTGAATTGCAAGAGAACTGCTGGCAAAGTCGATAAATTCCTTCTCAGGATGTGCAGTTAGCAAAGGGTTCATTTATTTTGTTGTGAAGGGGAATTGGTATACCCTACTGGTTGGATAATAGTGGGAAAGCGGTGTTTATCACCTTAAAGTAGCCCTCCTGTAAGCCGGTGCTTGTTTAGGTTCGAATCCTATCAACAAAAAAAGAGCAAGTCGGGTAGCGCCCGAACAACTCAGATCAAGAGTTACATTGTTGATCCTGCGGGTGCAAGAAGTCCCGACCAAATTGGGGTGTTGGCCGAGTGGTCTAAGGCAGCGGTCTTGAAAACCGTCACTGGCGCAAGCTGGTCGTGGGTTCGAATCCTACACGCCCCGCCACTATATTATTAGGAAACAGTATGGCATTGCTAGAGTTTTGTTTTGCAATCTATCTAATTTTCAATGATCATCCAGTCATTGGAATAATTTTGTTGCTTGATTCTGTTTCACGTACATCTTAGTGCTATAATCATTGAAATACAAAAGAGGTAGCTATGCCAACATTCCGCGAAAAAATGATTGATGCAGTTCAGACACAGGAGGGATTTGATGTAAATCCTGACGATTTCTTTTTTGAAACTGGTATTGGTGGAACTGACATCGATTATGAAAAGTTTGATGCGCGGTTTAAGAAATATCCAGTTTATACATGGGTGTGTACCGACACTTCTGTTGGCATCTATGCCATTACACTCGATGGTGTACTCGTCGCATACACAACACAAAATGCCCGTAAAAACCCTGTAAACGTTTACTACTTTTCAAAGCTCATACAAGATTTGGTTGTTAAGGCGGTTTGCGAATGTGAACTTAACTGTGAATCTGAAAAGAATTATAGTCTGGTTGATGAATCAATTCTTGATTCTGACTATGACAAGATCAACGCTTTTGAAAATCGCATGTTGGTAACTGAGTTCCCTGCATTGGTTTCCATGGGTCTGACTATTGAACAAAATGAAAACAAATTTATTGTGTTGAAAGACAGTGTTCGGATAAACGATTTCTCTCATGAAAGTATGGATACTGTTGAACAATGCGCCAAGCATCATGTTAGTTATTCGTCTGATCCAGAATCTTTCATCAAACTATTTCTGTTGCCTGAAATGTAATTACTGCGACCATAGCTCAATTGGATAGAGTTACTGTCTTCTACACAGTCTGTTGGGGGTTCGAATCCCTCTGGTCGCACCAATCAAAAATATTATGACAAAACATCTGTATAGATTTGTTGATTCTGATTATGGAATTGATCCCATTATTGAGAAATTTCCAATCATCAAAGAAACCCCTTGCGCGTATTGGATTGACCGTTCATACAATGAGCCAAAACTTGTCTATAAAAATTCCACTCGTGGTTTTGCCAAGCAAACAATCGAAGAAGCTATGGAGAGCTATTATCGAAGAAAATTGCGACAACTATCTATTTTGAATAGTCATGTTTCTCGTGTGGAGAGTATTCTTGAAGAAATCAAGACAAAAGAGCAGCGTGGCGATATTGTCAATAAATCATTAGAAAGAGTCAAAGAATGGTAAGAATTCTTCATAGTTCATTTGCGGGTTCATACTATCAAGAGTGTACAATTGTTGATCATGTCAAGTTTGACCCTGTAAAACACGGAAGTGACTTGAATAAGGTTATGATTGCCTTCGGTTATAGTAAAGCAGAAGATCACCCACACTTCGATAAAGATGGTGTCATTGTTTCATATTATGATGATGTTTTGGGTGAGTCTGTAGAACAATGGGTGGAGTTCAGTCGAATAGAAACCATGCGTGATGGGAGTGGTTTAGCTCGGTTTAACAAGGTGGATTGAAAATGAGTAATCTGAAACTGTATATCGCGGTTCTAGACGAGTTTCCAGACTATATGACACCTACCCTAGTGGCACATGCTGTTCTCGCTGCAGATCGCGAATTTGTAGGAACCAAACTGTATGAACAATGGTTTGCTGATTCATTTAAGAAAGTTGTTGTTCGGGTCAACCAAAAAGAGTTTGACAAGATTAGTCAACTATTTGGTGTGCATCTGGCGCACGAAAACAAGACACTTGGCGGTAAGAAAGCATGTGCTGTTGTATGCCCTCGCGAAGATGTGCCCAATGTATTGAAATTTGCTAAGACTTGGAAACCACTTCCGGCATCTAGTGAGGTCAGCTAAAGGTTAAGCTGTTGCCCTCGATATCAGAAAAAGGCGTCACTGATTGGCAACAAATTTTTGGTTCGATTCCAAAATCTCATACAAACCGTGTTATAATTCAGTCATCGAAATTCAAAAGGTGGTCTTATGAAAAATACAAAATACTTTTGGAAAGAAGTTCCACTCAAAGCTGATATTGAGCGGCACCGTAAACAAGAAAAAGAAATTCAAGATAAGATTGACTTGCTTGAGTCGATTGTTGAACCAACAGAAATGCAATTGAGAACACTTGCTACATATCGAAATTTTATGTATCAACTGCAACTGTCTAAAGCAGAAGTTGTTTCTAAGATTGGTAAGAAATGACACCACTGAATAAATCTTTTATTGGTGCCGCGAACACCAAACGTGCAAGTCTAAACGCTATCTTGATTCGCTCAAAAATTGACAAAATTGTCTATCCATCGTTCCATTTAGTGGAACGTATGGTTGAGCGAAATATTGATGTTGTCGATGTTGCACGGATGACTGTGCCAATTGTCAAATACTTTCGAGAAACCACATTCAACGACAGAAGCTGTTTAGTTCTGTGGCGCGACCTGAAGCTGGCGGCTGACATTCGGATTGGAACCGTTACTGGTAAACGTTCGATTATTTTGAAAACCATTGTTGATGATGTTTCTCGAAAAACTTTTGATGAAACGTTCAAAATCGAATAAAACCGTGTTATAATTCAGTCATCGAAATTCAAAAGGTAAACAAAATGACTACATTCATCACTTCTTACAGCCAGTTGAACAATGGTGATCGTATTTCTTATGAATCTAATTGTGGTACACTAACTGCCACTGTGAGTCACATTCGAATCGGTAAGAATGGTCTTGGTAAGATGGTTCCATTTTTGGGCCTGAATGTTGATGCAAAGAATGGTCGCAAGGCACATCGGCTTGAATTGCTTGGTGGTAATTCTTTGCCTATGTACAGAATTCAGAAACTGTGATAGAATAAAGAAAACGCACCAAGTCATCTAGAGGCAAGGATACGTACCCGTCTTGTGGTCGCAACGTAGGTTCGAATCCTACCTTGGTGCATTTAACAAATTGATAATGAAAAGGAAAATATTATGAGCGAAAAACAATTGATCAGTGTGACACGTGCTTTGGCTTTGTTGAAGCAAACCGACGAGCGTATTCAGCGCGCAATGAGCGACAAGTTCATTGATGTGTCTGTTGGTAAGGGTAAGAACCGCCGTGTTCAGCGTGGCGGTAGCGATACAGTTGATGTGGTCGAAAAGAACATTCAGTCTGCTATCGACTCCGTGCGTGATTTGCTGTCTCGCCGTGCAGCTATCAAGGCAGCTATCGTTGCTTCGAACGCAAAGACTGGCCTGACTGTTGCCGGTGAATATGTGACTGTGGCAGAAGCTATCGAAATGAAGCGTTCTGTTGAGTTCAAGCGTCAACTGGTTAACGCCATGAAGACACAGTATCTTCAGGCTAACAATACAGTTGCTACTCTGAATGTGAAGGTGGAAGCAAGTATTGATGCTATCATCAATACCATGATGGCTTCTGATAAATCTACAAAGGTCGATCCTTCGGTTTTGGCTGCGATTGGTGAACCCCAACGCAATCAAAGTGAAGCAGCTTTGATTGATCCTGCAAATCTGTCTACCTTCATCAAGAAGTTGGAAGACGAGATTTCCGAGATTGACACCGAACTGGATTTCTTGTTGAGTGAAATCAACGCGAAGACACATATTCTGGTATAAATAACATTTCAACGTCCTAGGTGAACAGTCTAAGATGACCTTTCGAGCAGAGAGAATCAAAACATCTGCAACTTTGCTTAAAAAGTACAAATTAAATCTGGAACTTCAAAATTCAAAGATCAAAGTTTATGCTTCAAAGTTTAAGTTTTAAGTTTTAGAATATCATGTTTTAAAATTGAAAGTTAAAAGGTCTTCAAATCCTGATCAACGGTTTTATGGTGCTGGAGTCGCACCTAGATTGTACCGCAGGCTGCTTAGTGGGGTTGAAATTGGGAGAGTGGCGGAATAGGTAGACGCGCCGGTTTAAGAAGCCGGTACCGTAAGGTGTGCAGGTTCGATTCCTGTCTCTCCCACCAAATTTATGCGGGTAAGCTAGAGGTTAGTCGCCAGCCTTCCAAGCTGTGCAGAGTGGAGTTCGATTCTCCCTACCCGCTCATGATTATAATAATCAGACATCGAAAATACAAAAGAGGTAATTATGGCAAACCATGGATTCAAATTATGTGGTAATTTTCCATACAAATTTATGGCATATTCACCATCCGACCCTTCCAAAATGGGATTGGGTTTCACTGATATGTTATCTGCTCAGAGACACTGTAACAAATGAACAGTCTTATTGAAACTGAGCCGGAAATATTTGATGTGCAGCATTGGGGTACTGATAAACCAGAAAAGTGGATTGCAGAACAATTACCGTGAATAAGAGTTCGCATAGCACGATATGGTGATTATGCGAAAAGTTCCTCAAAAATTCATGTAGAACTGGCAAAATCTATGTTATAATTCATTCATCAAAAACACAAACGAGGTAACGAATTATGGCCTACATGTCTCAACAACAAAAAGCTGCTATGTCTCCCGCTATCAAGGCTGTGCTGAAGAAGTACAATATGAAGGGTACTATTGCAGTTCAACATAAGTCTACTCTTGTTGTGAATATCAAATCCGGTAAACTAGATGTGATGGGTGAAACAACAGGTTGCCAAGGTCGCAAATATATTAGCATCAACCCTTACTACCTGAAAAATAATCATCAAGGTGACACATACTTCTTTTTGAAAGAGTTGATTGCTGTTATGAATGATGGTAACTACGACAACAGTGATGTCCAGACAGACTATTTTGACACTGGTTGGTATGTTTCTGTTAACATCGGCTCTTGGGACAAACCTTACACTGTGGTGGCTTGATCATGGCAAATCAGTACAAATCCAAAACAGAAGCTGAACTGAGGTTCATCATCAAAGATGCTGGTGAAGCAGCTAAGTGTATGCGGGATATCAATCCTGCTGCAGAAGCAAAATATCTTGATCAGGTGAATGACGCCTGTAGTGAACTTTATCGTAGAAAGAACAAGAAATGATTAGTGCAAAAGAAGCCAAAGAACTATACGACAACTCTGGTGCTGAAGTTGAGGATTTTCTGGCAAAAACTGTCGAGCCTGCGGTTATTAAAGCAGCCAGGGGTGGTAAGCGACAAGCCACTATTCATATTGGTTGTCAACGTGCCAGTATGCCTTATGAAATAAAGTCACTGGATAGTAATGTTCTCGCTAAATTGCGAAATCTTGGATATACTGCTGGAATTCAATGGATTGATGAAGAATATGTACCAAGAGGTCTGCAAGATGATAACGGTAAAGGTACACTCCATCGTAACTATGGCTATCTCATTAAGTGGTAATTATGAAAGTTTTTAAATCTCCCCAAGATACAAGTAACGTAAAAGATAGTGATTTTTCTATCTTTTTGGCAGGCTCTATTGAAATGGGCGTTGCTGAAGACTGGCAGACTCGACTCACTACCGCAATAGCTCTAGGTGGTATTGAAATTACCATTTTTAATCCTCGTCGCGATGATTGGGATTCGTCATGGGTTCAAAGTATTCATGACAAGCAGTTTAATCAGCAAGTGACATGGGAAATTGATCATTTGCTACAATCATCATTTATCGTTTTTTACTTTGATCCAAACACTAAATCACCTATCACTTTAATGGAGTTAGGATTGATAGCAGGCCAGTGTCGGGATGCTGTTGTTTGTTGTCCAGACGGTTTTTGGCGCAAAGGTAACGTGGAAATGATTTGTGACCGTTTCAATATTCCTATGGTTGAAAGTTTGGAAGAGCTTATTCAGTATGTGAAGCAAATTGTATGAAATTTGTAATTCAACACAACCTTATCAATAAGCAATCACTCGAAAAGATTAGGAAGGCCACAGAGCATCTTCCTGTTGTTTGGGTAGGTGCTATACCATTCTCTGAAGAAATCGCTTCTAACGATGAACTGGAGGGTCTGGAGTACATTCCTTATGGCTCGAACCTTCTGGCGCGTGTAGCAGCTAAAAGAGGCTGGAAAGGTCTACATCATGATCTTACAAAGCTGAACTATCGCAACTTTGTTGAACATCGTGCCGATATGCTGAATTGTAATGTCATGTCTGCGGAGAGAGTTGTTGACTTTTTGGAAGTTGTCAATGGAATTCCATGGCCCAAAGAATATTTCATTCGGCCTAGTCTAGATGACAAGCAATTCTCCGGTACAGTCATGGAACCGAAAGAAATCATTGAGTGGTTTAAATCGATGATGGAGAGTGGGCCGGGCAGCTACTACATGTCTCCAGAGACAGATATTGTTATTGCTCTACCAAAGAAAATTCAAGCCGAGTGGCGATGGTTCATTGTTGGTGGTAAGATTATTTCTGGCTCCATGTATCGTGCCCATGATCAGATGCAGTTGAAACAAGAAACCGACATCGAAGTCATTAAAGAAGCGCAAGCACTTGCAGACGTTTGGTTGCCATGCGATTGTGTCGTGATGGATACAGCCTTAGTTGATGACAAGGTTTATGTGTTGGAGTTTAACAACATTAACTCCAGTGGTTTTTATGAACACGATATTGGCGCGGTTTTTAACGCACTGTACGGATATCATACTAAACTGTGATACAATAATAGTTCGAAATCGAAAGGACAACATGACATTTGAAGTGACACCATATGGATAACTCAAAAAAAGTACCCATGAAACCAGAATTCGAAAAATTCTGGAAAGAAGCCCATAAATCGGGAGGCATTATTCATACTTTTGAGTTGAATAAGTTTGCTGAATTGGTTTGGGAAGCTGGATTTAAAGCTGGTGCAAAAGAAAAAAATAATAATGGCTAAAGCAATACGAATGGAGTTTGAAAATGAGTAAAGAAGTAGAAAAATTGACCCCTATGCAAGAAGAGTTGTTGAGTCGCGCAGATAGCATTTTTGCTACTATGAAAGAAGCTGCTATGGCAGCTAAAGACTTTGCGATGGATCAATTGCCTGATATTGTTCATCAGTTGATCGTGTTCGAGCGTGTCTACTTGACATGTATTGTATTAGCTCCAATTATTTTATTGCCACTATTCATCGCACTGTGGTTTAAAACAACAAAAATAGATGCTTACGAAAATGATGGTATTATAATTTTATTTGGTGCAGGTACCATAATGCTTGGTGTATCATCGTTTTTGGCATTTATATCTATGTTAGCCAATTTTAAATCGTTTCTGATGGTTTGGTTTGCTCCTAAGATTTATCTGATCCAGTATTTGACTGAACTGTTGAAGAAAGCGACTTGATATGACATTGCGTAAATTACGGAAACTTCGAAGCAATCGTGCTGGATGGAACCACTTTTTTATGCAGTCATGTCAATTTTTAAGCGTCTTCGGTGTGGATGATAAACAAAAATATCCCATTTTGACAGTCGGGTGGCGAGAATTGAAAGACTTGTGATATAATACAGCTATCGAAAACAAAAGGTAAAATTATGGCAAATTTAAAAATTGTTAAGACTTATGTAACAAACAGCAAAGGCACTATGAAAGTTGCTTGGAACGTGGTTGAAAATGATGGTTTTGTTGTGGAAACATTCAGTCTGAAGCGCGATGCAGCAAAGTGGCTGAAAAATACAAAGTGAGTCAAACATGAAATACGATGGAACATTTGAAGATTTTGTCAATGAAGCACTCCGCGCTGCGTTTGATGGTTTGATCACCGGTGGAACAAAGGGTATGAAAACTGTCATCTACCAGTATATCAATATCGCTGTCCAACTTGGTCGTGACGGTTCTCAGTTCAAGACTCGGGATTGAGTATGAAAGCTATATATGGAATTTTGAATGCTATTTTTAGTATAATTTTAATAGCTGCTTTCTATACATTTACATTTTTCTGTTATGTATTGGAAGAAACAAAACGTACATACTATACTGTTTTTGGGATTCCCTATTACACATTCAATGATAAAATGCATAATTACTACAAAAGAAAATGATATTTGTATGAAATCCGTGCTATAATAGCACAACAGCAATTAATGATCGAGTTGATTGCTGATAAGTTCTTTAGAAATTACTGTTGGAGGTAGGCTTAGAAGTAGCCATTCTGATACAAGAAAGGTATTACCGAATTAAGTTAGGGTAAGGTTTCTCAAGGTCAGACGCAAGTTAGATGATTCTCATATGAGGATTCTCGTAGTCAACAAGGTAAGGAAAACTGACTGACTTGTGCCTTTAAAGAGTCGAACAATAGCATGATTGTGACATCTACAATTCTTAGAAGGGCATCAATAAGAATTGGAATTCAAAAGTGTTTCTGGTGAATATGGGGAAGATCGGAAACATCAGCAAATCAACTTTCGCGGGTTGATGAAGCAATGGGGTAGCGCCCCTGAGAATTGTTGCACATGGGCCACTTGGTTAAGTACAGAGGCACCCCAGAAATGGTAAGGCTGAAGTTTCGTTTGGTGTAGAAACGCACAACAGTAATTTCTAAAGAATTTCAAAAACTGTGTTATAATAGCTATATGAAAATTTTTGAAGTACCAAAAAACGAAGCAGAAATCAAGCGTGGCTTGATTCTTATTGGAATTGAAGGTTCAGAGTTTGAAGTGGAATCGGTTACAAAACTGATTTCAAAATCATATCCTAGTACAAATTGTTCTGATGTGGGTGATAAAGAAGGTTATGTAATTGAATATTTTTGCATAAACCGTTCTGATAAGTCTCATTTTGTTAATCTTTACAAAACAGCAAAATCTGGTTTATAATAAGGTGAATATATGCAATTCTTATGAAAAGAGGAAGATAGTTTGACCGAAGCATTTAACAAAGGAACCTACTGAAATGGAAAATTTCTATACAGTTTGGATTGTCGCCAGTGTCATCACTTTTGTTTTGTACATTTTTGATTATCGTCATCGTAGTAGCGTCACGGTAGGTGAAGTTTTTGCGCATATTCTTTTAACAGTGTTGCCGACATCCATCCTCGTTGTTGTGATTGTGGCTGTCGTCTATGTTTGGGAATCGGCACTCGGTGGGTTTTCAAGAATTAGTGATATTCTTGATCGTGAAATAAAATTGAAGGGTAAATAAATGACACGCTGTTAAAAGTGTGTTATAATTGAGAGATACGGACAGGTGGGTGAGTGGTTAAAACCAGCAGACTGTAAATTTGCCGCCTAACGGCTACGTAGGTTCGAATCCTACCCTGTCCACCAAAAAGTTTAAGGAGTATAAAATGAACGAAGGTTCAGGATACGCATAAATAGTTGACACTCTATAAAAGTGTGATAGAATTAAGTTTTAGAGTATTGTGTCTGGGATTAGCTCAGTCTGGTCAGAGCACCTGATTTGGATTCAGGAGGCGAAGTCGTATACGTAGGTTCGAATCCTACATCCCAGACACAATACTTTGAAGCGATTTCGGAATGAAATACTGAGTTCGAAATCTAACGGTTGTAAGTGACGATGAAAAACGGAACTTCCATTTTAAAGTTCTTTGTCAGTGTGTAGCTCAGTCTGGTAGAGTACCCTCACTGTTCAAGAGGGTTGTCGCTGGTTCGAATCCATGCCGCACTGACAAAGAATTTTATAGACATACGGTGGAACCTGATACGTCATCCGAAGATCATTGAATCATTAGGCGTCCTGCGGCATCGAAAGTACCCCGCATCAACATGAATTAAGTTTTATGCTCTGTTATAATGCAGGTTTTCTATAAAATTTTGAAATAGAGCGGTAGTTTAATTGGCAAAATTCAGAACTCCAAATTCTTGAGACTCTAGGTTCGAATCCTAGTCGCTCTGCCAATGGTTTATATGTCGGTAGCTTAAAGAGGTGCGCAACTAAATCCTCAACGTCAGAGCGCCTATTCGCGATAGGAGGTGGGGTTAGATTCCTTCCCGGCATGCCATATTGTTAGTTTTATCGGTGAGTGAAAAGTTGGGAGAGATTGTGTATACCATAAATATATGTATAGTTGAGGTATACACATGGAAAAAACTTACGAATGTCTACACTGTAGTAAAATTTGCATTATGCATCGGGCAAAGGTTAACAAATATTGTTCAAACCAATGTCAAAAAGATTATGAATTCTATAAGTCAGTGGAATCTGGGACAGCATCGCATAGAGTTATAAAACGGTATTTGATTGAAAAGAATGGATCAAAATGTTTTGAATGCGGGATCAGTGATTGGAATGGTTTATCTTTGGTAATGGAGTTGGAGCATATTGATGGCAATTCTGAAAACAATAGTTTAGCCAATGTTAAACTATTGTGTCCAAATTGTCATTCCCAGACGCCAACATATAAGGCTAAAAATGTTGGAAATGGAAGGCATTCGCGTCGAATTCGATATCAAAGTGGAAAAAGTTATTAGCTGGATTGTCTGAGTGGTTGAAAGAAACGGTTTTGTAAGCCGTTGGGTTAACTCCCCATCGCAGGTTCGAATCCTGTGTCCAGCACCAGTTAGCGTGATAGACCACGCACCAACGTTAGAAGTAACGTTAATGACTTCAATCAAGTGCGAATCTTGTTAAAATTTGGGTCTTTAGCTCAGTTGGGAGAGCCGTGCCCTTGTAGGGCGAAGGTCGGCAGTTCAAGTCTGTCAAGACCCACCAAATTGTGGTATAATGTAGGTATACTAAGTTGCTTGTGATTAGTAGAGTAGATGAAAACCGAGCCAGAGCGCAAAGAACTGGTCTTCAATCATTAGATTGACGTTTACGGAAGGAAGTCGGTTCAGTAGGGAGTCGAAAGCAAGCAATAGCGGAAAGAGTTGGTTGGACGACAAAAGTTATGAGTTTGTTCCTCAAATAACGCCGTGTATTCGTTCATAGATTATTGGGTTGTTAGTGTAATGGTTAGCACCAGAGATTGTGATTCTCTTAGTTCAAGTTCAAATCTTGAACAACCCTCCAAAGTTGTGGTATAATTGCTTTATCAAAGGATAAATAATTATGTCAGCCTTATCACCTGATAGAAAATAGACACCGAATTATGTGGTTAGCGTAGTTCTATAGATGTCTGGGGTAAGAATCCTAAGTTAACCACGAATTAATCGATCTGATCAGTCGAAAAGTAAGTAGTAGGGTGTCATGTTACAGCGGCGCTCTTTGCAGTGATATACTGCGTCAGTCTGAGGAAGATTGAGAAACACTGTGGTAAAAACCCAAACGTAGCTGTAACCTATGCCCCGTTGGACTTCTGGTTGAGGTCATCACCCTTTCAAGGTGAGCAGGCTCGGTTCGAATCCGGCACGGGGTACCAAGTTTTATTTGTTGCGGATTAGAGAAGCCCGATCTATCTCACTTGGCTCATAACCAAGAGGTCACTGGTTCAAATCCAGTATCCGCTACCAATAAAATTTATTCCACAGAACCCGAGCGTGGTGCATGGGCCGGACTGTTAATCCGTGGTTAGCTGGGATCGTCACCCAGATGTGGAGCCATATTTGAAAGAAAAATATTATGAGTGCAAAACTGATTGGTGAAGATATTCCAAAGAGCATTGGTAAATACAATATCGCATCTGAGCGAATTCGTACTATGATTCCATTTTTTGCGACCTTTGATGGTGAAAAATGGGTTGATATTCCATCTTTTTTCCTAAATGAAGGTGGTAAACTCTATTTCTTTGAAGATTGATATATCGGGGGGGGTGTAGCTCAGTTGGGAGAGCGGTTGCTTTGCAAGCAATAGGTCGCAGGTTCGATTCCTGTCACTTCCACCATATTTGAAGGCCAAATTCTCCTGGTGAGTATTAAAAGGCGTTGCGGCACTCGGAAGAGGCGTTAAACATCGAAGCGCAAACTAATAGGGTTGTGTCCCTGCCTGCCTTCAAATTATTATTATGAAAGTGAACTATGAAACTTGTTGATATCTTCTTGGTGGATGGTATTCGAGTCTACGGCTATACACTTGAAGGTCACTCTGGTATTTGGCGTTCCATGACTTACTACCCTGAAACATGGCACATCCCAATGATCAAAGATATCTGGTTCGACTGACATGACACATCTTCCAATCCAATACATTCCATGTGCCATAGATTACCCTACACAGGCTTTCAAACGGCTTTGGAATGAACTGCAGTGGGATCGTCGTGGTTCAACTCCACGTAGAGAATACTACTGCAACGATGTCAACGTGTCCCTTACACCTATGGCTCTGGCTCTGGTATCAGAACATATGAACCAAGGCTAATGCATCCTGTCATAGCTCAGATCAAATCTGATTGTGAGTTAATCATGAACACAAAATTTGAAGTAGTGTTTTTGAATGGATACGAGAATTCACGTGATCATCTTGGATGGCATGCTGATGACTCCCCAGAAATGGATGATACCAGACCCATTTGCATTGTTTCTCTTGGTGCAGAGCGTGAGATTTGGTTCAGGCCACAGAACGACAAAGACGAAGTGACTAAACTTGTGTTGCAGCATGGAAGCCTTTGTGTGATGGAAGCTGGTATGCAGGATACACACTATCACCGAATTCCCAAAGCCAGCTTTGAATGTGGGCCTAGAATCAGCATTACACTGCGCGGATACACTGAATAATATGCCAGAGCAATACAATACATTTCCAAAATTCCCTGCTATGTCACGTGCTTTAGCTGATGTACGTCTTATGTTTGGGCTTACCGACTATCCTATTAGATTTACCAAAGAAGAGCTTGAAATCGCTTCTAGGTTTGATGCTGCTTTAGAATTACGTAAAGTAATGGAACGTAGAAAAGCTATGAGGGAAGAGCAACAGCTTAATGAATTTGATGTGTCTGAATTCATAGAACAGCAAAAACAACTATCTGAATACAATAAAAATAATCCAGATAATCCCGCAAAGTTCTAAATCTTGTGGTATAATTCATTTATCTAAATTCAAAAGGAAATTCAAAATGAACACCACATACGCTATTGCATATGTTTCGAATGGAAATACCTATCATAATTGGAGTGGTCAAATTCAAGACTCTTTTGTGACCAAAACCTACGGATCGCAGCGTTTTGAGAGTGAAAGCGAAGCAGAGTTTTATATGGAAAAACTCTTCCGCGATTACCATGCAATTAAAAAAACAGAGCAAGAATTGTTTAGTGTTGATAAGAAACACTCAAATTTTCTTCGCTCTGAGAAAAAGGTTTCGCCTTACTGTGATGAAGTGATCCGCCTTCATGATGAAGTTGAAACGAAAAAACAAGATTTTCAACTGGAATATGGAATTCGATTCCAAGATTTGGATTTTCATACGTCAGAAAATCACTTTCAAATCCATAAGCAGTATAACTATGACCCAGACGCATACAAGGGGTATCCATGATCACCATTGCTGAAGATAACCACATCCCCTTACTGCATAAGTTATCGATAACCGAAACTAAAAACGCCTTGAAATGGGGTTCTTTAGTTGATATCGAAGAATTCAAGCGGCAAGTTAATTCAGGGTTAGTCTCATATGACGAATCTGCGTTATGGGCATGCGAACACGAAACCAGAATCTACACTGGTGAAATGGTTGAATGGGAACTCAGCGAGAACGACAAAGACGAAGAAATTGTTTTACTTTTGAATAAACCCGAGTGGGCCACTATGGTTTACTGGTACGGCAAGTAATGTGCTATAATTCCATTCATGAAAACATCTATCTCTCAACTCAAAACATATTTGGTCGGCGGCGCAGTTCGCGATATCTACATGGGAGAAATCCCAAAGGATCGTGACTACGTTGTGCTTGGTTCCTCTCCAGAAGAAATGCTTTCTCTGGGCTTCGAACAAGTCGGTGCTGACTTCCCTGTGTTTCTACATCCAGAGACAAAGGAAGAGTATGCTTTGGCTCGTCGTGAGCGCAAGGTTGGTTCTGGTTACCTTGGTTTTGAGTGTGAGTTTGGTGCTGATGTTACACTTGAAGAAGACCTGAACCGTCGCGATTTCACTTGCAACTCCATGGCAATGGATTTGGAAACAAACGAAATCTTTGACCCGTTTGATGGTCGCCACGACATCGACAGAGACACTCTCCGTATTACCTCTCCTGCCTTCAAAGAAGACCCTCTGCGCGTCTTGCGCATGGCACGTTTTGCTGCGCGTTATGATTGGCATATTTCGTCTGAGTCTGTTGGTATTGCACGAGAAGTTGTACTCTCCGGTGCATTGAATGAACTGCCTGCAGAGCGTTTCTGGAAAGAGATTGAAAAGTCTTTTGATGACGAATCATTGCGTGATTTTTTTGTTAACTTGGATTACCTTCTGGTTATGAATTTTTCCGAGTTTTTTAAGAATGCACTACCAAAGTGGGCTGTTTATAAATCACATTTTGATGATCTTGAAAATGTGGAGTGGCTTTCTGCTCTGCTGTCGAATGAAAATACAACAATCTGGCTATCTGCACGTGCCAAACGCATTGCTAAGGCTTTGATGCTGGTTACACCGAGGAATGCAGAAACAATGTATAGTTACCTACTTGGATGTGATGCATTCCGCATGAGCAGTATCTTGCGCGATGTTGTAAGTATCAAAAAAACAGTATATTTTAATACATCAACACAAATCACCATTGGTGCATGTAACCTGTGCAAGACAGTCACTGCAACCGACTTCCCAAATCTGGAAGGAAAAGCGCTTGGTGATGCTATCAAAGACAAACGCATGCAATTGATCGCATGTCTCTATAACGATTTATTTTAAGGAATGAAAATGTTAAAAGATCGTAAAGTATTGGTTGAAAATGAAATTGAAAAACTCAAACGTGAATGTGGGCAGGAATATCTATCTATGATCCGTGGAGTGAATATTATTGGATATGATGACAAGCGTGAAAAGCTAACTTCACTTATGGTTGACCTTTCTTTGATTGAAAAGATGATTTCTGATGGACAAGAATGACAAAGAAACACGTGAGTGGCTAACTTCGTGTTATAATCAGGCCAATGACATTACAGTGAAGAATCCTCCGCTATCTACGGATCGAATCTTTGCTGCAATGTTGTATATGTACGAGCTTGGAAAGAAAGAAACTCAAAATGGAATTCACCGATCTACTTGACGATTATTTGGCGCAAAAAGAAGTGATCGATAAACTGCGTATAGAATACAGTCAAAATCTATATGCATACAGTACAACTTTCAAATCTTTTGATGATTACTATTTCGAGCCTGTAGAAAAATATCAACAGGCTCGAAATCGTTTGAACGAATTTATGAACCGCAAGTCTCTCAGTGAAATACGCTTCGGCGGGAGTTTATAATGTACAGCACCACACCACTACCAGACCCGAATCAGGGTCATGTCGGTTTTTATTTCGCAATTGTAGGTTTGCTACTTCTGGGTATCATTTCTTATATGGTATCACTCCAACATCACTCTACATATGAAGACAAATATGAACCATGGAGTCTTAAAAATTCTCCTGTGTTTACAACATTTTTTGTGATTTACATCATTTTGTTTTTCGCGGCATTTTATGGTTCATTCATTGATACCAAACCTGTCCCAAAGAACGAAGTCGTTATAGCAGAACTGGTTGATTTGGACACTAAGATGGTGCAGAAAAACTTTGGTAGCACTAAGCATCCTGAATGGCGTTCGGTTCAGCAAGGTTTCCTTGTTTACAAAACTCCTGATGGCTATTTGACACTACCAAACAGTCATTTACAGATCGTACATCAACGGATTATTTTATACAAGAATTGAAAATAAAAGTTGAATATCTTTATTTCGTGGTATAATTCAGTTATCGAAACACAAAAGGAAAATGAAATGCTACTCTCTATCCAACAACTCGTTTCTTTGAACCTGATTCCAAAGACTGGCTACAAGATGGGTAAGGCATTCCCTGCCGGTTTTAAGCCTGCTGTTTCTGTCTCTAATGACATTTGGAAGAAGCTGCCTCTGTTTATTCAGGTGCGCTACGAATACAATCCTGTCAATGGTAGCCACATCTTTAAGGGATAATTTGACATACTGATCTTTCATAGTAGAATTGATCTTGATGGGAGTTTAGTTAAGCGGTTATAACACAGAACTCATAATTCTGCAGTCTTGGGTTCGAATCCCGACGCTCCCACCATTTTAATTAACTATGAAAGAAAATATGAACTACACTCCACAAAATAACTACATCATTGTCCGTAAAGAGGCAGCAACTACAGCTACATCTTCTGGTATCATTCTTACTACAGCACAAGGTGCTGATAACGCTAAGGTTATTGCCGTTTCCGAAGATATCAAATCTGTTAATGTTGGCGACACACTGCTGATTCGTTGGTCTAATGCTCTTAAAATCGATGGTGATTTGTATGCTGTTGACTTCAAAGAAGTCGTAACAAAGATTTGGTAATCATGGGAATTTCAACAAGCGCTAGACTTATGGTTGGTTGTCAATATGACGAATTAACACAAACCCTTGATGATGAAGAACTTGAGCAACTGAATACTGATTTAAATGATGGTGTTTTAGATTACGCAAGCCCTTGGTATGATGCTGATCGAGAAGACTGGTTTGTTGGTTATTGTGTTTCTAAGCAAACAGATGCTGATAAACTAGGTTTTTTGATTGGTGAGATTAATGTATCCACCAACGATTTTAAGAATCGATTTAAATCCGCATCACATCTGATTAAAATTAAGGCATGTGCTAATGTTATGTGAAGGTTAATATGGCTAAAATATTTTTTGATTCTGATGGCGTAGCTGCAGATATGGATGAATGGATTGACAATAATATGCCATCCATTCGTGGTATGGATGATGCTAACTTTTGGGGCGCATTATCTGAGGTTCCAAATCTGTTCAGCAATTTTCCGCCACTGTATGGATTCCAGCAAGTGATTGACGCATGTTTGGATGCTGGTCATGATCTGGAATGGCTGACAGCGACTCCATATCCTACAAAACATTTATGTACTGCAGGTAATGACAAACGGAAATATCTCCATAAGTATTTCTTCCCTGCTCTTCCGGTTTCTACTATCTCTGGTGGAAAGAACAAGGTAAATTTTCTCCACGTTTACCCCAAAGCAGTGTTGATTGATGATTACAAGCGTAACATCGATATGTGGAATGAAGCCGGTGGTATCGGTATTCTGCATGAGACTGGAAACACACAAAAAACTTTGGATATGTTGAAGATTCATGGCTTGATCTGATATAATTTGTTTCATGCAAATACATGAAATAACCTTTGGTCGATTCACAGATTATGTTTTGTTTATCATGGGCTTGAATGCTCGTGGTTACATTCATTTGAATGAGGGATTGACTAGACAAGCTATGAATCGTCTTGAACAAGAGAAAAGTTTTGTGACAAGTTTTGCAGGTCAAACAACGATGAAAATCAATTTTGTTGATGTATCAATCATCGACATGCATAAAGAATTTAAAACAAGCGATAGAAAGAAATGGGGCCACAATGAGCTTAATGGAACAGATCAAGCGTGATCAATTGGAATTTCGCAAGCAACGTCAATCGGTTGAAGTCAGTGTTCTGACTACACTGATTGGTGAGGCTTCGGCAATCGGTAAGAACAACGGTAATCGTGAAACTACCGATGCTGAAGTCATCGCACTGGTGAAGAAATTTCTGGATAACAATATTGCTACTATTAAACTATTAGCTATTGATAATACTCAGGTTGATGTGTTAAACACAGAAAATGCTGCTTTGCAGGTTTACTTGCCAAAGCAAATGTCTGAGCAAGAAATTCGTGATGCATTGGCGACATGTAGCAAGGAACTTGGAAAGATCATGGGACACTTTAAGAAGGCGTTCCCTGGCATGTATGATGGTACCCTTGTCTCTCGACTTGCTAAAGAATATGTAGCGAGTTAATATGAGTGAAGATGTTGCAATCTATGGGGTTAACAAATCCACAGGTGTTATGGAATTTTTAGGAAAAACATCAACACCACCAAGTATGAAACAACGAGAAATCGCTGTCGAATATTTTGGGAATTTTGAAGATGATGATGGATCAGACGCAGAAATGATGTTTGGTGCATTGGAACAGTATCATAATTGGCTAGTCTCACAAGGTTGGAAAAAAGTTAATTAATGACCCGAATTAATTCAAATATTCCACCTTCGGAATTGACTAGAGTACATCTAGTTGCTGAACTGCGTGAAATCACTATGGTGCCTGCCAGTTTGAAACGTTCTTTGCGTACTAAAACACCCAAAGACGTTTTGATTGGCATTCCTAAAAATTTCACATTAAATGCAGGTCATGTCAAGTTTTTCCATAACAAGTTAGGCTTTCTCCAGAAGCGCTTCCATGCACTGGCTGATGAAATGGAGCGGCGCGGTTATACACCTGATAGAAGCCGTGATGTTGCCTTTACAGGCTTCGATGAAGAGTGGATGAACGACTGGCAATCAACAAAGGTTGACGATGACATAGTTCGCGATAGAATAGCTCTTCGCATATCAGAAAAACCGCATCTGTATAAAGATTGACATAAGAAAGAATTACATGTTTGAAAATTTAGTTTGGGAACAACGCTATAGACCAAAGACTATTAGCGACACTATTTTGCCGCCATCCACCAAGAAAATGTTGAACGATATTATCAAGACCGGTAATATTCCCAATATGTTGTTTGCTGGCTCCGGTGGTATCGGTAAGACAACTGCAGCACGTGCTATTGCTGATGAAGTTGATGCAGAAATGCTTTACATTAACGCATCGCTTGAAGGTAATATCGATACGATCCGCACAACGCTCACACAGTTCGTGAGTACCGTTTCCATGGAAGACCGTCGCAAAATTGTTTTGCTTGATGAATCCGATTATCTCTCGAATTCCGCACAGCCTGCTTTACGTGGGTTTCTGGATGAATTCTCCAGTAATGCATCTTTCATTTTCACCTGCAACTTCCCACAGCGTATTATTGATCCGTTGATTTCTCGTTTGCAAGTTATCGACTTCAAATTTGCCAAGACCGAAAAGGTCGATGCAATGAAGCAGATGCTATCACGTGCGGAATATGTTCTCACAACCGAAGGCATCACCTATGATAAAAAGGCTGTCGCAACACTGGTTGGTAAGTATTTTCCTGATTTCCGTAAGACTCTGGGCCAACTTCAGAAGTTCTCTACTTCCGGTGAGATTACATCCGATATCCTGAGTTTTGGGGATGGTTCTGACATTGATGAACTGATTGGCTACGTGAAGGATAAAAACTTCTCAAAATGCCGCCAGTGGGTCGCTAATAGCTCTCCAGACGCATCAACGTTCTATCGTGCTATCTACGACAAGCTGCTGCCTATTTTGGTACCTGCAAGCATTCCTCCTGTCATTTTGGCTATTGCTGAATCTCAGTATCGTGCAAGTGCTACAATCGATCCAGAAATCAACACGGTTGCTTTCCTGATCCAACTAATGTCAACAGCACAATTTAAATGAAATACACTAGATCGATATTAGGATTTTCTGGCGAGTATCGATTTCTTTCTAACTTCTACCCAATTGAGTTTGAAGTAGATGGTGAGTTGTATACATCATCAGAGCAATACTACATGGCTGCTAAATGTGCAGACCCTCTGGAACGTGCTAAGATAATGGCTTTCGACAAACCAAGTCTAATCAAGAAATTGGGTAGCAAGGTTAAGCTGGTTGAAGGTTGGGATGATGGATTGCGCGACAAAGCGATGATGACTGCTTTGAAGGCTAAATTCTCGACCCACTTAAAAGGTAGTCTGTATATGACTACCGGTGCCTATCTAGAAGAAACCAATCATTGGAACGATACCTATTGGGGTGTCTGTGACGGTGTTGGTCAAAATAAATTAGGTCGCATGTTGATGTGGTTGCGTGACCATCATCTGTTTAAAAATTTCGAGGATTGTCCTTAATGCCCTCCCCATTTGATTACGTAAAATCATTTACATCCACAAAGGTGAACCTGTATGAGACAGAATCACTTTTCATAAAGGATTATGTACCCTTTGTTGTCAATCGTGCCCTGTCAAATGATCCTAGGTGCGCTTTATTCGTGGATGCCATAGCTACCTACCCAGACCTAGATAAAAAGCTGCAGCACGACTTCTATTTCTATGGCCTACCCAAGTTGAAGACTGGTAGCATGTGGACAAAGAAACAGGATGCCGAACTGAATATGGATCATGTCAAGATACTGGCAACTGATCTTAATGTATCGATAGAAAGAGCTATTGAGCTACTACCTTTGATTGACGAAGAAGAATTGGTTAACTATGCCAAACTACAGGGTGGCAAAGTGGGTAAGCGCGGGAAATAGTAGCATAAATATGTTCATGTTAAACTCTATATCATGAACTATTATGTCAGAAAACTTTGAATACGGTGTTGAAATCACTCTTCCCAAACCAGACTCCTTTGCTATCATTGTCGAGTCATTGACTCGTATCGGCATCAAATCCAAAAAATCCAATACCCTGTATCAAAGCTGCAGTTTGCTTCATAGGCGTGGTAAGTATTACATCATGCACTATAAGGAATTTTTCAAGATTGATGGTAAACATGCTGAGATTGATGAAGAAGATTTACGTAGGCGGAATGAGATTACCAAGCTACTTGCCAAATGGGGACTCTGTGTTATAGTTGATAAAGATTCGGTTGCACTGGCAACACCAGAAACTCCGATTGATATTATTCCATTCAAAGTTAAAAAAGAATGGGCATTAATTCCTAAATACACGGTAGGTAAAAAGAAATAAGGTGAAACAAATATTATGATTGATGTGAAATTTTTAGAACAGTTTGTCAGTAAATTGGATTTAAAAAACCCAACCTTGGATAACAACTTTTATATATCAAAGGTTCAGAAAATAGCGTCAACCAGACTTATTGGTATGAATTTACCAAGAATGAGCGGAAAGACTGATGCTCTTGAACAATATGCACTGACTCGATCTGCATTACGTTTTGATGGTGTTCGGTGTAGATTTGTAACCCGCTTTGGAAATGAAAGTTATTTTGATAATTCTTTCACCATAGGTAGTTTCCGTGGGCAACGTAGCAACGGTTTGAAATATCAATGCTGTGTGGCTGACGAATTCAATCTTCATATGAGAAAAGAAGGGGTTAAAGATTTTTTCTGGCAAACTATCATTGATCTAAATAATGCAAATATGTTGACCGATGATTTTTATATCCTATATCTTGGTACTGAATTAGTATGATCGATGACGGAAAAGGCCCCATTAACCAGATGTTAGATTCTGCACCACCAAGAGTATTCGGTGGTCGGTTTTTAGTCAAAGGCTCGACCTTCGATAATGGTGTTGACAAACCATCTATCATGATTATAGTTACTGATCTGATTGACAAAAACTTTAAGATCAAATTCTTTAAGGATGCTGAATCTGCTGCCAGCTACCTTAAACTTCTCGACGCAGCAAAATAAAAGGAAATATCATTATGAGTATCGTGCAAACATCCCAAATCAACTTCCCTAACGATCCCGCAACCCTGAAGACCATTAAGGATGCATTGTTTGAAATCAGCGCATCCATGACACGTGTAGAGGGTGAAAAAGATTTCCAGAAAGAAGCACTGAGTGATCTGGCTGAGAAAACCGAAGTGCCGGTCAAGTTTTTAAAGACATGTGCCTCCATTTACCATCGCCAGAATAAAGACCAAGTAGAAGGTGATAAAGAGGCAGTTTTTGAGCTTTATGACGCTATTTTTGGAGAGGCTTCTTAATAGCGTACCAACCTCTAAAAGGTACAACTTTATCTAAATGGTGGTTCATTTTAATAGGTGATCCACCATTTCTATATGATATTCGTAGTGCCGATTCTGGTAGACCATTTTCATTACAGTATTCGATAAAGTTACCGACTGCAGTGTGACGCAAAATACCAAGTTCATCAAAAATTTCAATAATCGAAGCAGTATTTGAGTTTGAACCTGATACCGCCAGTTTGTGATTTTCTTTATGTGTTTCTGACCATTCGTTAGGAATACCTATTTTAGAATCTGAGATTTTTTTTCTATGTTCTTGTGAAAGCGGCACACCTTTATTAGGATTTGAATATGATGGATTTAAATCAGACATCTTCTGATTTTTATTCCAAACAGGCTTTTCTTTGCGTGTCTTTTTAAATTTTTCGATTGTTTCTTCTGAATGTTTCTTACCTTTCATTCCAGAAACACGACCTTTGAGTGATGCACTTATCTTTTTCTTTGTTGCTTCCGAAGGCTTTCTACGTTTTTTGACACCTGCGCGAATATTTTCTAGTGCTGCTCCAGTTCTTTTTGGGTATTTCTTACCCTTTAATTTTGAAGCAACACCTTTGAGTGGATTATACTTTTCATCATATGCCATTTTTGATGCAAAGGCTCTGTTAATATAAAGTGGATTATTTGGAGCATTAACTGCTTTCTGCAACTTATTTTCTTTCTCTGTTGCCTCATCTCTCGTTTTAAATGTTTTTAAAATGATTGTTTTGAAAAGGTGAGGGCTTGTTGCTCTTTCTGAAGCCCAAATGCTTTTAAACATTTTTGATGAAACACTACCGTTGTAGTTTTCATTTTGTATCCGGTTTACAGTTGTTGAGCCGATATAAAAAGGTGGAAGTTTGTTACCACTATAGATAGTGAGATAGACGCAATAAATAGACATGCTGATAGTTCCTTGTAAACTGTTAGAGGTCTTGGGTATTGGCGTACCGCGAAGACCATTTTTGTTGACTGTAGCGATTAGAGGGCTACAATATTATTTATTGTTTACGGAATGTCTACTCTGTAAACTTTGTGTAAAGTTTATGTAAAGGTGAAATAACTATTAATGATCGAACAACAAATATATACACACGTTTCATCGCGATATGGAAAAATATTCTATCGTGGATATGAAATGAAGAATGGTAAAAAGGTTCGTGTACATGGCAAGATTCCATTTTCTCCTACCATCTATCTTGAAACAGGTGAAGAGTCTGAATACAAGAGTATCTATGGTAAAAATCTGAAGCCAAAAAAGTTTGATACCATTCCTGCAGCACGTGAGTATGTGAAGCAGTATAAGGATGTTCTCAAGCTGTACGGATATGAACCAAATCGTTGGCAGTATGAATTCATTGCCAAAAACTATCCTAATCCAATGCAATCCATGGTGTCGGATTTGAAGGCTACAGGGTTCGATATTGAGACTCGTGTTGGGGTGAATGCGCCGCCGGGCGTACCTGATCCCTACCTTGCCCTCGAAGAGATTACCCACATTGCTTTTGAGGATCATGCGACAGGTGAAATGGTCAGTTACACCACTGCACCTATCACCATCACAGAGCATGAAGGCTGTAAACTGATTCGCTTCGATACTGAGGAAGAATTACTCGAAGCCATTATTCAATACATAGAGAAAGAAGACCCTGATATCATCTACGGTTTCTACTCCGAATTCTTTGATGTACCTTATCTTATCAACCGGATCAATCGGGTGTTGGGTGATGAAGTTGCAAATCGTCTGTCTCCATTTGGCATGATTGACGAGCGTGAATACGAAGTGGATGAAGAGGTTCGTAAGGAATATACCATTGTTGGTAGAACACATTACGACATTCAAGCCATGTACCGAAAATTCGTTCTTCAGAAAGAAGAAAAGTACAGTTTGGATCATTTGGCAAAGGTGAATCTAGGCGTAGGTAAGCTGGAAAATCCATGCACGACATTCAAGCAGTTCAGTGAGTCCCCAGAGCATGTGAATCTGTTTGCACAGTACAACGTGATTGACACAAAACGTATGACACAGTTGGATAAGGCGAAGGGTCTGTTGGCTTTGGGTGTGATGCTGGCTTACACAATGAAATGCTCTTTTGAGGATGTGTATTCTCCGGTGCGGTATTGGGAGTGTAGTATCCAATCGATGCTGTTGAATGAGGGTAAGTTTGTTGCTATCAATCGGCAGAGCAATGGGAATGAGTCGATTCCGGGCGCGTATGTCTCAGAGCCAATTCCGGGCCTCTACGCATGGCTAATCTCCATCGATGCGGCATCGCTATACCCAAGCATTATGAAGGCTCTAAACCTGTCTCCCGAGACTCTGGTTGGTGTCAAGGATGGTGTCGATGTTGATCAACTTCTTTTGGGCAAAACACTCAAAGATTTTGGTATCACAGAAGACTATACACTGGCTGCTAACGGTGCCATGTTTAGAAAAGATGTGAAGGGTATCGTGCCACGTGTTGTTGACTTTGCTCTGGGTGGTCGTAAGATTGCTAAGAACGAAATGTTGCGATTGAAGCAACTTTACGTTGATACCGGTGATGCGCAATACAAGGTTAAATCTGACATTCAGAACGTGCTTCAGAACGCGCTTAAAACGGGCGCTAACAGTTTGTACGGAGTGTTCTTACAGCAAGGCTTCATGTTCTATGATCCTCGCCTTGGAAAGGCTATTACGCTGTCTGGTCAGTACATCATCATGAAGGTAGGTAGTCACTGTGATAAACGGTTCAATGAATTCTTCAAAACCGATAACCTGACATACACTTTCTACAGCGATACCGATAGCTGCTACTTGAACATGCAGCCGGTGGTTGATAAGTATTGGAAGGATCAGCCCGACATGAAAATCGTGGATGCTCTGGACAAGTTGATGGAAACAAAACTGCGACCATTTATCAACGAAGCTACTGATGAAATTGCAAGAGTGCAGAATCACTATGACAAGACCATCCACTTTAAACGTGAAGCAATTTCTTCTTCTGGTTTCTGGTGTGCAAAAAAGAAGTACGCTATCAAAGTGTATGACAACGAAGGTGTGCGATATCCAGAGGGTGATTACAAGATCATGGGTATCGAAGTGGTGCGATCCAGTACACCACAGCTAGTGCGTGACAGATTGAAAGAAGCTGTTAAACTGATTATTGATGGCAAGTTGCAAGAGACACGAGATTTTGCAGCGGCTGTTAGAAAAGAGTTTGATGGATGCTCGGTTGCGGAGATTGCGTTTCCGGGTGGCGCTAACAATCTCGCCAAATGGCGTGATCCTAACAAGATTTACAACAAGGGCACACCAATCGCTGCTAAGGCTTCTTTGCTCTACAACAAACTGTTGGCAGGTGTGGAGAATGGTCTTGAAAAATACGATGCGATTGGTGAGGGTGACAAAATTAAGTTCATTTACATTGATGAACCTAATCCCATTAGAGAAAAAATCATCGGCTTCATAGATGACTTGCCGGTTGAATTTGGTCTACACAAATACATTGATAGAGCAGTTCAATACGAGAAGACTTTTAAGAATCCGTTGAACAATATTTTTAAGGCTGTTGGTTGGCAATTGGAAGAGCAAGTAACGCTTGACGAGTTTTTTGGGTAGACGATAAATATAAGCATGGTTACAGGTAGACCATGCTTATTAATCAACACTACCAAAAGGAAACTTATGTTTAGACTACTCGTTAAAACCCATAACAAAACGGGTTTAAATTATCTCTGCGTGACAGAGAAAGAAAATTATGAAAAGTATGCTGGCTCTGGTCTTTACTGGAAGCGTCATATTAAAGAACATGGAAGCGACATAACTACTGTTGTTCTTTATGAATCTGAAACTAAAACACAAGATTTTATAGATACATGTCTATACTACTCTACTATTTTAAATGTAGTTGAATCATCCGAATGGGCGAACCTAATACCTGAAAATGCTAATTCTGTTGGATATAGAAGTTCTTCTAATGAAGAAACTATATTCAAGATAAAAAGTGGTTTAAAAAGATTTTATGAGTCTGAAGAATCTATCAAAACTCGTGATTCCATTTCCAAAAGAATGAAACATCTATGTTCCGATCCGGTATATAGAGAAGAGATGGCTTTACGTCGATCTGAATATGTTGCCAATATCGAAAATCGTGAGACAATATCTAAGCAAATGAAAGATTTTTGGAAAAATGCAGATTCAGAATTTAAACACTCGCATAGCGAGAAAACATCTATAGGCCGTTTGCTGATGTCTGAAGATGCTAAGAAATCTAGAGCAGACAAAATCACAAAAAGTTTTGCTAATTCTGAAAAGAGAAAAGAATTTGAGCTAACGATGAAAACTGACAGATTGGGTGGCAAAAACCCATATGCTAGGCAAGTTTATTATTATGGTAAAATTTTTGATACTCGAACATCTTTTTATGACTATATAAAATCAATAGGTGTAAGTAAAAATTCAGTTATTATGAAGCTCAGATATAAAACCGATCCTGAATGCTATTTAGTAGATAGAGTTAACGATAGTCTCTCCAAAACTATCAACCAAACTAAGGAAATAAAATATGAATCCACTAATGAGTAAATTAATGAAAGCAACATCAGTTGTTGGAGCGTCTGTTTTAGCAGACTCTTCATTTTTTAATGCAAAAAATCAGGTCACAACAAGTATGCCGATTTTGAATGCAGCTTTTTCTGGAGAATTGGATGGTGGGTTTGCGCCGGGGATTACCGTTATCTCTGGTGAATCAAAAACATTTAAATCTGCATTGACATTGTTTTCTTTGAAAGCATATCTAGACAAATACGAAGACTCTGTTGGTATTATCTATGACAATGAATACGGTATTACACCAGCATATATCAAATCTTTTGGTATTGACCCTTCGCGAGTTATCCATATTCCCTTTGAGCATATCGAACAACTTAAATTTGATTTTGTTAAAAAACTGGAAGAGTTGAAGGCGGGTGATCATGTATTTTTTATGGTTGACTCTATTGGTCAAGCAAGCTCTAAAAAAGAAGTTGAAGATGCTCATGATGAAAAATCCGTGGCTGATATGACTCGTGCCAAAGCTATTCGATCCTTTTTGCGACTTATTACTGTTCAATTAACAAAGAAAGAATTGCCTTGTTTCTTGATTAACCACGTGTATGTTGAAATCGGTGCCATGTATCCGAAGACGATTATTCCGGGCGGCACTGCCATGACCTACGTTGCTAACCAAATTTTTGTGATTACAAAGTCACAAGAAAAAGGTAGTGATGGTGAAATTGAAGGTTGGCATTTCAATATCAATATTCACAAATCACGAAGTGTAAAGGAAAAATCTAAGTTCACCTTTACAGTTATGTATGAGCAGGGTATTGTGCGGTATTCTGGTTTGTTAGACTTGGCTTTAGAATCTGGTCTTGTACAAAAACCAAAACAGGGTTGGTATGTTCTTGTAAACCCCGAGACAGGTGAATTGGGTGAAAAGAATTTCCGTGCAAAAGAGTTTGATACAGTGTATGCTCCTAAGCTGGTTAAAGAGACAAAATTTAAAGAATTTGTGAAAAATAGGTTTCAACTCACTGCTATGCACGTAGTAGATGCGGAGCCTGAAGCGGAAGATTTGGAAGACTAACCACTTCTTTACAAAATGGGAAAGGGGCTTAGAATAAAACACTAAGCCCCCTTGTAGTTTATGCATAAGAAAGATAATGAATGTCAGTTGAAAACTTGATCTTTTCCCAACTCCTGTCTAACGAAGAATACGCAAGAAAAGTGCTTCCTCATTTGAAAGAGGAATACATGTCCACTAACGAAGCAAAGATTTTTCTGAAAATCTATCACCGCTTCTTTTCGAAATACAACAAACCTCCAGCGAAGCAAAGCATGCTTCTGGAAATTGAAAAACTCAAGGCATCGGCTGACACATATCAGGCCATGGTTGAATTCGTTAACCACAAAGAAGAATTTACAGAAAGCCTCGAATACCTTGTAGATAAAACAGAAGAGTATTGCAAAGAACGTGCTTTGTACAATGCTCTGCGCGATAGCGTTTTGATCATGGATGGGTCGAACGCAAAAGAGTCACGCACACCAGAAATGATCCCTAGTTTGCTCACTCAGGCACTGGCTGTCTGTTTTGATACTACCGTGGGTCACAACTATGGCGAAGATTATGAAGAGCGATATGAATACTACCATGATGATGTAGCACGTATCCCTACAGGCATTCCATACATCGACAAGATCACACGTGGTGGATTCCCACGTAAAACATTGAACGTGTTGCTTGCGCCTCCGCACGGTGGTAAATCGTTTGCCATGGTGAACATGGCTGCTGGTGCATTGAAGCAAGGCCAAAACGTTTTGTACATCACAATGGAAATGGCTGAGAAAGAAATCGGCAAACGTTTCGATGTGAATTTGCTTGATGTTGACTTTGATATGCTTGAAGATATCCCGAAAGATATTTACATGAAGAAGATGGCGAAACTCAAAACATCTTCCAATGGCAAGCTGGTGATCAAAGAGTATGGCACTGGTATGGCTAGTGCGGCTAACTTCCGTCAGCTTTTGAGCGAACTGAAGACCAAGCAGAATTTTGTTCCTGACTTGATTGTCATCGACTACATGAATATCTGCGCATCCGAGTTTTACAAGACTGGTAGCAATCACAATTCATACACAATCGTTGGCTCTGTCGGTAAAGAATTACGCGCACTTGCAAAAGAGGCAGATGCTGCTATTCTGACTGCTACACAAACAAACCGTTCTGGTGTTGAATCAAGCGAACTGGACATGACCACAGTTTCTGACTCCGCATCTACAAGTATGATTGCTGACTTTTTGTTGGGTGTGATCAATACCGGCGAACTGCGTGATTTGAATCAAATTCTGTTTGTTCAGATCAAGAATCGCTACGATGGTGTAAGCACTCACACTAAGCACATCATGGGAACCACATATTCGAAAATGCAAATGTATGATTTGGATGAAAACGTTGAGAAATTCACTCCAAAGAAAGCTGCAGCGAATAAGTTAAATAAGAAACCAGACTCCATACCAGTTGATATGAGTCACACAATTAAACCAACAACAGCGTCATTTGACGACTTCACATACGAAGATGAGTAATCTAGGTACTTTTGCAGAATTAATGCAGCAAGCGGCTAAACAAAAGGCCGATAAATTAGCTGCGGAAAAGGCGCGGAGAGAAAAAGAAGTAGCGCCTTTGCTTTCGGAATTGTTTAAGACAGTTAAGGAAGCAAAGGATGTTGTCAACAAAGAAGTCGTGGAAAAGCACGAAAAAGTTGTTGAACTGGTTAAGAACCTTGAAACTAAGGTCGAGGAAGCCACCAAAACCACTCAGGAAGCGATTTCTGACGAAAGTGATAGCGAGGTACCAGAGCCTGATGAAAACGCTGTAATGCGCGTTATAAAGCAGCTTCAAAAAGACTTTGCGGCACTCAAGCAACATGTGGATGCTGCAAAGCAACAGACTGCATCAGTTTCTTTTGGTGGTGGTGGTTCTGGTGAAGTTCAAATTACCCGAATGGATGACGTTGAAAAGGCCACTCCAAAAACAGGTGACACTCTTGTCTGGGATGAATCCTTGGGTAGGTTTGTTTACAAGCCAATAAATACATCAGAGGAAGATATGCCATACGCTAAACGTGTAGATTTTGTTAACGATAGCTTGATTTACAAAGGTGAAGCACCTGTTGGGTCGTTTGAAACTGATCCTGTCTGGAGAATTCACCGATTGGTTTTGTCACCGGATGGTGATTTAGTTGAAACATGGGCTAGTGGTGACGCTTCTTTTTCCTATTCATGGTCAGATAGAGCAACATACCCATATCAATAAAAATGTCAGATAATATACAATTACCAAATAGCCAGATCGTCGCAGCGACAGACGATGTTAATGGCGTACAGTTCCAACGAGTCAAGCTGGCTCTTGGTTCTGATGGTGTTCATGATGGTGATGTGAACACATTCAATCCATTACCGGTTAAGCTGGATGCTGCGTCACTTGCTGCTTTGGAAAATATCACAGTTCACGTTGATAATCCATCAAATGCAGGTTTAACTGATGCACAGTTGAGAGCAGCACCACTCACAGTTTCTGTTGATAATCAGTATGGTTTGACCAATACTCAGTTGCGGTCTGCTCCAATCGAAGTGAATGTGATGTCGGTTGAGACACAGCCACTACCATCTGGTGCTTCTACAGAATTGACACTTGCTGGTCTGAAAACTGTTGTTGAAAACCTGAAGACAGTTATTGATACATTGAATGGTAAGATAACTGAAGTCAATACAAACGCAGTAACTGTGACCAATCCTACTGCGTTGGGATTAACAAATACTGAATTACGCTCTGCACCACTGGATTTACCAACTGGCGCATCAACTGAATCAACACTTTCAGCATTGAAAACTGCTATTGATTCATTAAATGCGAAAGTGACTGCTGTTAATACTGGTGCAGTGACGGTAACCAATCCAACTCCTGCAGGTCTAACGAATACTGAATTACGGGCTTCCGAAATTCCGGTTGCTGATATTATCACTCAGAGTATTTTGTATGACATGGCTAATGTGACTGACGCTATTAAAGATATGTCTGATTCTATGCTTTACATGCAATCTGCCATTCTTGAAAAGATGGGAAGATTAGATAGATTTGATCGAATGACTGTTCAAGTTTCTGATAGTGGTGGTAATGAAATTAACTCACCTTATTATGGTGTTTCATTGAATTTTGCTGGTGAATCAAGTGGCGGTAGATCATATTCAAGAATTTTTGAACCATTTCAATTCTCAAACGTTGGCGCAAATCATCTTTACAATCAATTAACAATTACAGGCTAAGTCATGGCAATCACTAATAATTTAAGAAAACTGGTTCATCGCAAATCTTGGGAACTGGTAACACCAGCTGTTTCAAACACCGGCAATGGATCATTTGTAGACACTATTAAAGACCCGACACATCCATTTTATAATATGGTGTTTTTTGTTAACGGTTCTTCCGGTATATATTTTTATGATGCCAATGAAGACGCTTGGCAACAGTTAATAAATTCCGGTATCACTGGTGCATTTGCTAGTGGTTCATGTGGTGATATGCATGAAATTGGAACAATGGGCGGTGTCCCTGTTCAAACTGCTACTGCAGGAACAACTTCTACTATTACAACCAATAGAACAATTGTCCGTTCCTTGGTAAATGCTAAAGTCCGTGTAATTGCCGGTGCCGGTATGGGTTATGAAGGTAAAGTATCAGCAAATACTATTGGTGCTAACGCTGTACTTACAGTAACTCCAGTATCTGGAACCGCCTTTAACTCAACAACTATGTTTGAGGTCTATTCTGGATCATTACAATTTTTTAATGCTGGATCAACTGCAGTTGGATATTCAATTTATGACATTGCAACCAATACATGGACAGCAAAATCTGTTACAGGGTTACCAACCGCATTCGGAACTGATGGTCAATTAGTCACTACAACAAATATACCCGCTGCAATTATAAATGGTACTGCAACTGCTGGTGCATCAACTACAATCACAACCAATAAAACTCTACTTCTCAATCAAGTTTCCAATTTTGCAATCCGTATTGTTTCAGGTACTGGTGCTGGTCAAACCAGAGTCATTGCATCTAACACTGCTGGTGCCAACTCGGTACTTACAACGTCATCTGCTACAACGGCACTTTCTGCAATGACTCGCGCAGCAACTGGTATTGTTACTGCCACTGTTGCTTCTGCGGCAGCACCAAATTTGATCCCCGGTCGTGGCTACACGATTACCGCAGCAACTGACGCAACTTTCAACGCAACATACACGATCCTTACCATTTCAGGCACAACTGTGACTATGTTGGGTTCCAATACTACAGTTCAAGCCACTGTTCAAACTGGTACTGGACAAGACACATGGATTACAAACCCTGATGCAACATCTGTGTATGCTATTGAAGGTGATTATAATGCTACATATCTTGGTGGTAATGCTGCAGTAACACTTTACAAATATAATATTGGAGCCAATACATGGACAACTGTTGCTCCAAGTGCCGCACGTTCCGGTGCATCGGGTGCAGGGTTTACAATGGATGTTGTTAATTCAGTACCTAGTTGGACAGAAAGCACAATCGGAACGTCACTTCTTCAAACTGCCGGTATTGTAAAACAAAATGGTCGCTATATATACTCACTCCGTGGCTCTGGCAGCGCTATTTTAGATGTATATGATATTGCTCTGAATACTTGGATTTCAAGTGTTTCATATGGTAACCAGACAGAAACATTCAATACTGGTTCTGTTTCATGGGAAGATGATTCTAAGCTGTATATTCAAAAAGAAGGTACAGGTCGTGTTTTCCAATTTGATATTGATAAAAATGAATTAACACCTTTTGCAACACTGGTTTATCCACAATCAACAACTTCTGCTGGTGACAAAATGTTTACCAAGAAATTTGTTGATGGTGCAAACTCTGTGAACTTCTTCTATTCTATGTTCCATTCACGTGGTGAAATGGTTCGTATGATGGTGATCTAATGCTTCTTATTTTACTTCATAGCTTTTTCTCAAAGCCAACAAGAATAGCGAAACAGAGACTTCTAAAGACATTTTCTAGTCTCTCTATTGTTGTCTCCTATCCTGAAATAAAACTATATAAACAATTTACAAAAAGTGACATAAAAGTGGGCTTGACAAAAGCCAAAATTGTACAAAAATACACATATATGCGAGTAGAAATTGATTAATACTTTCGAACCAAAATTGGTCGGTAACACGATCACAATGACCACTAAGTTTTACGATTCTGCGAACACAGAAGTGATTCCAGATAGCGTGACTCTAAAGTACAAGAAACCAGATGGCACAGTGACAACTCAAGGTGTTTTGCTAGTTTCTGATAAATACTCTTCATCAGTCTTGCTGAATGTAGCAGGTATTTGGTACTTCAGGTGGGAAAGTTCTGGTAACTACGCATCGGCTGAAGAGTTTAGTGTCAACGTCAGACCTTCTGCTTTAGATTAAATAGATCAACATCATATTGTGGGTTTGCGCGATTCACAGTATTTCATAATGCATAGCGCGATTAAAGGAATTAAAAATGGCCGTAACTTACTCTTCTACTACAAAACAAAACCGCATGAATGCTGTTGTGACTACTATTGGTGCCTCTGGTAAACTGAAGTTGTTCACTGCTGCTGATGCACTCTTGGCAACTTTCACTTTGGCTGCAACTGCTGGTACCGTTTCTGGTTCCACTTTGACTTTCTCTGATGCTAACGGTGCAACTGCAGGTATCTTGAATACTACTGCTTCTGCTGCGGGTACAGCAACCAAAGCATCTATTACTACATCGGCTGATGTGGATGTGATTACTGGTTTGACAGTGGGAACTACTGGTACTGATTTGGTGTTGGATAACAACGTGTTGGCATCTTCACAGGCTATCACAATCAACTCTGCAACTATCACTCACGCTTAATAGATCATGGCGTTTTCTACAGGTACAGCAACGATTGATTTTGGGGCCAATCCGGGCTCCAATGAAGCGTCTGTTGCTGTCACTGGTCAGAGTGGTATCTTAGGCACCTCAAAGGTCGAAGCCTTTGTGATGGCAGACGACACAACTTCAGACCACACAGCAAACGATCATCGTTATCTTCCACAGTTTGTATCTTTCACTTGCTCTTCTCCGGTGGCAGGTGTTGGTTTCACAATCTATGGGCGTTCTATTCATAAAATGACAGGCACATATCAGATTCGTTTTGTGTGGTCTGACTAAGGATTAATAAATGGCATTAGATTCTAATATTCGTGGTGTATCTTCCGGCGTTGGTGCTGAAGTTGATGCATCAAATCAACTGAAAGTTGCTTTGGGTACAGACCCAACAAAAGCAGGTTTTATTCGTAACGCTTGGCTGCGCGATTCAACAACTGCACGTGAGATGCGTGTAACAGAAGAGGGAGAAAGTTTCTCTGCGTCTGGTCGTCTTTTGTTCTATTCGGATTTCAACGGTGCCACACTTTTGAATAACCAATGGAACACTCAAGCAACTACTATGGCTGTTGCTTTGTCTGGTGGTTTTGTTCGATTAAATTCAGGTTCTATTGTAACTACCAACACTGGTGTGGCAATTAACTCTGCTCGGACATTTTCATTGGAAGATGGTATTCAGCTACGAATAAAAGCAAAGATTCGACATAGTAATGGTGCGATTGCTAATAAGCAGTTTGAATTTGGTGTTGGAATGTATCAAGTTGCCGCTAACCAAGCCGGTGCATCTACTGAATTTATTGGATTCCGTTGGACACAGGCTGGTAACTTGATTGGTGTTATTGAGTATTCTACCGGTGGCGCACCTACTGCTCTCACTACTGGAACAACTATCAACGGTGGTGTACCTTTGAGTGATAACGTGTCTCGTGAGTATGAGATTGTTATTTCTACATCAAGGGTTGAATTCTATATTGATGGAGTTTATCAATCCACTATTGAAGAACCTGCGGATGGGCCAGGTTTACTGAAGGGTGCATCTTATCCTATATTGAATCGCTTGTTTATCACAACTGCGACTGCTCTAGCACCAGTGTTTGATATTAGTGATGTGACTGTTTTGAAAATCGGTGCTGAAGCTGATATTCCAATCAGCTATCGCCAAGCACTGATGGGTCGTCACTCGGCATATCCACAAACTGGTCTTACTGGTACTAACGGCAACACTGCTGTCGCTGTTGCTAATGCCACTGCTCCTACTGCCACTGCCGGTTCTAACACTGCTGCTGCATCTACTGGATTGGGTGGTTACTATGCGCTGACTGCTACTAACATTGGTACAGCAAATAATAACACAATAATCAATGCATTTCAAAATCCTGCAATTCCAATCACTGCTGGTGCAGGTACTCATGGTCGTAATTTGATTATCACCGGCATTCGTATTAGCCCAATGGTGGTTACTACTGCATTGACTGGTGGCGGTGCTGTTTTGAACTGGTTTGTGGCTGTTGGTAATACTGCCGTATCATACGCAACAACAGACGCTGCAGGTACTACTGCACTCGGTTCTAAGTCACCACGTATTATTCCATTGTCTGTTGTCGATAGCATTGCTGCTGCTGCTGCTGTCGGTGTTGTTGCTACTCGTGTGGGTGATAGTTACTATGCTCTGGAAACACCTCTGGTGGTGCATCCGGGCGAGTTTATTTCCGTTGGTGTTAGAACCATTCAAGCAACTGCTGCCGTGACTGCTGGTGTTATTAGTGGCGGTATCGGTTTCGGCGGTTATTGGGATTAATATAAATGTCCCTGTTACTTGCAGGGTCGCAAGGCGGATCAGGTTCTGCAGTTAACGGGAACCTATCTGGTTTTGAGAGTGGAATAGATGTTTCGGCAATTGCGGGTAATACTTCAATTGCCGGTTCTTTTTCTGCAACTGAATCTGGTGTCGATTCGTCATCAATATCTGCGACTCTTTTAATATCATCTACAAGTTTCTCTGCATCCGAAATTGGTTCGGATAGTTTAACTGCGTCTGTTGCATTGATAGTTGCTGGTAGCACAGTATTGACGGAAACTGGCAACGACACTGCGGTAATTTCTGCTAATGCAACAGCAACTGCATCAATTGCTATAAATGAAACTGGTTTGGACACAACATCCGGTTCTGGTGTTGCTAACATTACTGGATCATTGATTTCAACAGACACTAATGATACTGCGACAATTTCCGGTGTGGTTCCTATTGTAGCAAATTTGGCTTCAAATGAAGCAGGAAATGATACACTTGCAGCTACAGGTTCGGTATTGATTTCTGCGTCATTGGCTGTATCCGAAGTTGGTTCTGATTCAGTATTAATGAGTGGTTCTGTTCCTGTCTCGGCTACTTTGGTAGCAACTGAAACAGGTAACGACACAATTTTTATTTCTGCTTCTCAAGTAGCTGTAGGTGTATTTTCTTCAAGTGAAACTGGTACTGATACTGTTACATCATCTGGTAATGTCATCATTGTGGGAACAATTACATCTAATGAAACTGGTGTTGATATCAGCACAATTTCTGGTGGTGTTTTAGTTACAGGTTCCGAAATTGGTATTGAAATTGGTAATGACACTGCAGCTTCTGGCGGATATGTTACTGCTACAGCTAGTGGAAATTGGCTTGAAACTGGTTCTGATAGTGCTGCTTCAAGTGGTGTGGTATTAGCACTTGGTAATATACTGACTAATGAAATCGGAAGTGATGTTGCAGCATTTTCTGGCTCCACTTCACCGGTAGATCGATTCGGTACAATGATCAGTAATGAATCTGGTGTTGACACTGCAGTTTCTACTGGTCTGGTATTTGTTTCTGGTTCTGCGGCTGGTACTGAAACTGACAGTGATTTGTTTGGTGTGACTGGCTCGGTAACTCCTGTTGGTTCGATGATTGCTACTGAAACCGGTAGTGACACATCAACTTTAATTGGCGTGGTTCCTGTGTCAGGAAATATCAATCAACTTGAAAGTGCTATTGATACACTTATTATTTCTGGTTCAGCTTTAGTCTCTGTTTCTTTTGCAGGTATTGAGACTGGCAATGATGCTATATTTGGTAATGGTAATGCATTTGTATTAGCATCAGCTTTCTTAAATGAAACAGGTACTGATACAATTAGTTCTTTTGGTGGTGTTTCTATCACCAGTAGCGGTTCGATGACAGAGATTGGTTCTGATTCCATTGCGTCATCTGGTTATTCTGTTTCATCTGGTTCTGTTGGTGCCGTTGAATCTGGCTCTGATTCTTCTGGAATTATTGGTGTTGTTTATACTGTTGGCAATTTGAGTGCTACTGAAACTGGTAGCGACACATTTAGCTTGTCAGGCACATTTACACCAATCAATGGTACAATTGTTGCAGTTTCTAACGGTGTTGATGGTTTTGTTTCCGTTGGAAATTCCAGAGTCTCAATTACTGCACTTATTCAAGAGTCTGCAAATGACAGTTTTTACTGCGAAGGAACATCTGGTAACTCAGGCAGAATGGAAGTCATCGAAAGTTCTGATACAATATCACCTTTGGAGTTGGCGGATGCCTACTACAGGGATGGTAGATCGATGACGATCAATAAATACATAGCAGGCGCGGGTAAGGTTTCTGGTGTTACTGGAACTCCCCACACACCACAGATACAGCAGATTTTGGATGATATTTTCGAAGACCCAAGATCGTTTACCCCGAAGAAATATATAGGATTGAAATGACAGTAATTAAAACAGTAACAGAAGCATACATGCAAATGTATCAGATTATTTCTGAGGAACTACACCCAGAAATTAAATCTATTCTCGATTCTGAGAGTATTCCTACACATCAAATCTTCAAATCAGTTTCTAAGAAATTGAGTGATTTGGGTAAACAAGGTCAAGACTCTGGTATCGAGAATAGTAAGCCTAAGAAAGGTTCCTCTCGTGCTGTCTACTTCCCAAAGGATCATAAAGAAATTACAGTTGATGGTACTAAGACCAAGACTCCAACTGCAATTAAAATTGCCTTTGAAGGTCAATTGGATAAACATCACGGCGAAGATACTTTGTTAGGTCAGGATCAAAACCGTCTTGAATCTGATCATTACATCAATCGCCATTATGGTGTTTTGGGTCATGATGAAAATGGCAACTTCAAAACAAATCATGATGGTGTTTTGGCTCCAGTATTTGAATCACATGCAGAAGGTCATCATCTGGAAATGGGCCGAGTTGAAAAGTACAACGCTAAAGACTTGGCTAACCATACAAAGAATAAAGAATTTCCAAAGGGTTTGACACATCATCAAATCATTGATTCAATGGAGTATGAACATAAGTGCGCTCATGGTCAGCATGCATTAGAACCAAAAGATCACGACAAGGTTATTGAACATCCATATGTCAGTAACATGGTTAGCATGATGCATGATTCGGGAATGCATCCGGGCGATCTTGATCCACGAAATATGGGTGTGTATGTTCACCCTGTAACTGGTCATCGTCATCCTGTTATTATCGACTATGGTTTCTCGAACGATATTGCCAAAAAATATCGCAAAGCTCGCCATAATATGGCTTTCGGTAAAAATAACTGGTAATGAGCGCAGTAGCGTTACTGACATCAATTTGTACAGGTCATGGTGGGTTTCCACCTAGACTTGCTACATCTGCATCCACTAATACTTTCATAGAAGGTATCGGTGTGCATTGTGTCGGTGATACATGGGCTGAACATAGTGATGGTCATTCATCACATTCTTCTGTACTGGCTACAGGATCGCCCAAAACGTTCCTCAAAGGGCTTCCAATAGGTCGGGTAGGGGATGCTATAGCATGTGGTAGTTTAGTGGCTACAGGAGCCAATAGGACAGAAATAGGATGACTAATTTAGTTTTAGAAGCGATGCGCGACGGTGGATTGTATAATCCTATTCGATCCGCAGTAACAAGTAAATTGGGTTCATTTAGTATTCCAAGTGTTTCGGAATTACAAACCTTGGCTACAGGACAGAATTTGATTACAGGTTTACCAGTTCCACCTGCACCGGAGATTACTGCAGCGCAAGAGGCTATTGTAAACTCATATAACAAAATCAATGAATTACTTGGTCATACGGATCGTCTGTCCGGTGTTGATTTGACAGGAAACACCACTCTGGCAACGATTGCGAAGACTATGGGTGCAGCGCGTAACGCAAACGGTGAATTAAGTTGTAGCAGCGTTTTAGCAGCTTTTGGCGCACTTAATAAAGCAACTGAGTTTATCAAGAAAATCGAAGACTACATTCAGATGGTTGAAGACTTCAAACAGAATGTCGCTGCTAAAATTGTTGAAACTGTTGTTGGTGCTACCGCATTGGCTGCAGCCATAACCGAACAAATTGCTAACGATGTTGGTGCTTATGCGGCAGCACAGGTAAGACTGGCTGAAGAGTTTGTTGCAAATTCAATCGCATCACTTGTGCAGGATGAATGCACTGGTGCCATTCTAACAAATATCATGACGCAACAAATGAAAAATGTTGTTAATACACAAATTGAACAAACTGCTACGGAATTAAGGAAAGCAAGATATGGATACTAAAGAAAAAGTCTTTCAGCGATTGGATCAAATCAAAGAAGAATGGGTTGGATTGGATCGCAATCCTGATGCAGAGACTGTCGCCCGTAACGATAAACTGCGTGATATATGGAAGAAAACTCTTTCAATGTCTCATGGTGAATACATGAAGAAAATGTCTCAACAAGCGAATGCAAAAGACCCAAGTTCACATGCAGCTAAGGCTTTGCGAAGTGTTGTTGATCAGCATGAGGAAAACCCAGATGCTGATGCCGAAAACAAAAAGAAAGTTGCAAAAGGGTTAAAAGATGGCTCTCTTTCCCCTAAGCAAAACGTATATCAATAAAGAGGTTTGAACTTTTCGGAGTTCATAACCACCTTCTGGCCTTCTTGGAGATTGTGCATGTACTGTGCATACAACAAGAAGGCTTCATGCATTTTGGATTCAGGATATGTTGTTGTTACGGAATCTTTTTTGTTGAAGTGCAGGGTTACAGAGATTTCCATTTGAATCACCTTTTGAATTTCGATGATTGAATTATAGCACAGTTTTTAAGAAAACAACCACTTTATAAATGGGTCGCCACCACCGCCGAATTTATTCAAATCCAGTTCATGTGGTTTTAAATCAATAGAATCTCTTCCATCATCAATAAAGCCAAATGGCAGCATGTTTTCATCAATGTATTGCTCTGTCCTTTTAGCCAGAATTGCTCGAATGTTTGTATCGGTCAATTCGGCAAAAAGAGGCTGCTTTGTCAACCAAGCAAACAACCACAAACAGGTCATCAAATCATCGTTAATTTGTTCGTCTTCGGCAGCATATGATGCACCTTTCTGAGCGAAAACACCAAACTCTTGCAGAATTTTGTGGGAGTTGATAATCATCTGATCCAGTTCGACAAGACCTTTCAAAGTTGCGCAGCCGATTGATTTAACTTTCTTTGTGGTACGAACGCCCGGATACCCTCTCCCCTCATTCAGAACATCCTTGTACGTGAAATACAAATTCTCATACTCAAACTCGTAGAACAAATTCGAAGAAACCATCTCACCTAGATCATTCACTTCGATCAACACATATGCATCATTATAGCTCTTCGCCACGGTGTAAATCAGATACGGATAGCTCTCAGGTGAAATTTCGTTATCCTTGTAGATAGCAACAATCTTATATGGAATTGTAGTGATATCGAACACCACAAACGCAGAATAATCCAAGTGGCGACCACGTGAAGTATCCACTGTAATAACGTAGCTATGACCTTTTTGAGGCTGTTCGAAATACTCCAATTTATCCTTTACGAAAATTGGTTCTTGTGTTGTCAAACGAGTTAGTGTAGCACCATTCAAAAGTGTTTTACTCGAACCTTGGAACTGGCATTCAACTTCCTGCAAATACTTCAATTCACCCAATGTCTGAAGCTGATCCACACGCCATTTTTCATCACGTGTTGGGTTCTCATACCACTCAGCAGCAACAGGGAAAAATCCGTTGGTACCTTTCTCGGCTTCGACCCACATTTTGTGATAGTGGTTCAAACCTTTAGGGGTTGATGACAGATATATACGGGTGTCTTTACCAGACGAAATTGTAGGGAAAACGGATGTGAAGAATTCTTCCGCAATGTTTGGCGGAATGAAGGCTGTTTCATCGATATACAGGGCAGATACGGAGAAACCACGGATCGCGTTTGGAGAGGTTGCTGCAGTGATGATGCCGCTACCGTTGGAGAGTTCGATGGAGCCTTTGTTCCACTCTTTCACGCCGGGCTGCATCCAGAATGGTAAATTCTCATACGAGAATTGGATACGACTCAAAATTTCACGCGCCACCGCAGCCTTGTTAGCCATGATACCGACCAACTTCACATCATTGAAAATAATGAACCACAGGAAGAATGCTGCAGTCGTTTGTGTCTTACCTTGCTGGCGACCAATCTTACAGATCACTTTACGGTTATTCACATAAGCGTCAATAATTCGCTCTTGGAATGGATACAACTGGAAAGGGATAACCCCACGATCCACGTGTACGATTTTTACATAGGTCTTGATAAAGTAAATTGGATCAGCAGCACATTTAGCCCATTCATCTAATTGCCATTGTGTGTAGTTCATGACTACGCCATGGTTCTTTAAATTCTTGTTGCCGTTGTAATATAAATTTTGATTCTGAGTTGCCATAAAAAAAGCCCCGAGGCTTTCGACCAAGGGGCTTACATAGTGAAAGTTAATAGTATTTAACTATTAATCCTCAATCAGCGATTTAAAAAACTCGTCGTCATCACCAGCATCAGACATTGTTGGTACAGGTGGAGCCGACTTAGCTTTGGCAGGAGTTTCCTTAGCCTTAGATGGTGCTTCAGAGGCTTGTTTTGCAAGCCCTTCCATTTCATCCAAAACGCCTTCTACGCCTTTTTCTTCAGGTGCAGCAGCCTTGGCCTTACCTTTACCTTTAGGATTGGATGCTACCTCTCCAGTGACCACCAGATAACGTTGCTTCAGGTCATCGTAAGACTTGAATTTATCAGGTGCGATTTCAAGGTTAATGTCATACAGACCCTTGAACAATTCTTCAATCTTATCTTCATCGCCTTCAAACAAAGGCTTACGCTTCAGGAATGTAGAACCGTCAAAGTTAGGAAACTTTTCAACGATGGTTTGCTTCAGAGAGAATGCAGCACCTTCGTAAGGATCGAAAGCATTAACTGCTTCAGCGGTTTCCATTTCTCCATCTTCGTTTTCTACAGCTTCAGGTTTAGCTGCGGCAACGATCTTGTCAAAAATAGTTTTGCCATATTTGAACAAGAAGACCTTACCGTTATTTTCTGGGTTTGCAGGGTCTTTCACAACCAGAATGTTGGAAATGTATTGCAGCTTACGCTTTTGACGCTGAACAATTTTCTTGTTTGCATCAATACCAGTGTTCCAAAGCTCACGGTTCACTTCCGCAATGTAATCGGTTTCACCAATCGTGGAGAGAGAATTTTCGATATACCATTGTTGGGTACTTGGGTCTTTGAACGCATGGGAGTACATACGCACAAATGGGAAGTCTTCGATATTTTTAGAAGGCAAAAATCGGATAATAGCAGAACCATTTCCTTCTTTGTCTTTGGTCAATTTCCAATAATTTTTAGAGTCTTCACTGTAATCCTTTTTCGCATTGACAGTATCAATTTGAGAAAGCAAAGAAGCGAAGTTCATTCCGAATTTAGACATGTAATATTTCCTTAATGTATGTAGTATTAAAAAGTATGTTTAAGTGCCGGTACAATACATACCGGTCACATGTATTTATGGGTAAAAATTTCCCCACAAATTAGTTTACTATTGACCTTTTATTTGTCAACAGTGATACAATCACAAAGGTGGATTGCTCAATTCAGTAACGTCGATACCAACAAAGTTTGATAGGTCAGCTTTGTAATATGTGTCTGGGTTCTTTGCGATCTTGCCATTTGCATCAAAGACAGCCTTACCATCTTTGAATTTGGAATAGTTAGAGCCATTGATTTCATTCAGGCCACCGACGATATCCATACCTTGCAAGAAACCGGTACCGGATGCAGTAACGATTTGATCAACCATGGCGTCAAGGAATTCCTTACGATCAGTGATAATAAATCCAGTTGCATTTTTCTTCAAGTGGTCGGCAATTCCAGTCAGCAAATCAATAGCTTGTGCGATCTGGGTATCCACACCTTGAACGCGAATTGTTTCAAGCATTTCGACAAATTCTTCAACATGTACACCGAGTTGCACAGCTTGTTTTTTCTTGGTGATGGTTGATTGTGGGATTGCTTCTGCAAACCAGTTGATGGTGTTGAGTAGGGTGTTGGTCATAATTTCCTTAGTTAAAGTTAAAGTTAGCCATATCAGAATAATCCTGATGCAGCAGAGGGGAATCGAAAGGGATATTTGTGAGTTCAACCGCTTCAGATTCAGTTCTAACGCTATGAAACGGTACTCGGGTATGATCTGTCCTATTGAAGACAGAAAGGGCGTCTGGAAGGGTTTCACCCTCTTCCAGAGCATAATATGTTGTGTGAGTTTCTTTTACTACAATCGTGCGTACTTCATTCATTAATCAAAAATTTCTTGGCAGTTGCCACCCTGTCACAGTAAACTGTGTAGCAGGGTCTTCTTCAAAGCAAAGACCTTTTGATTCTAAGTATGCTTGATTTTCGAGAGCGAGGTTAATAATAGCAGATGATACATCAAGAGGAAATCCTTGTCGAGTACCATCACGAGTATCACCCATAAGATGTTCCAGATATTCCTTTAGTCTAACAGTTCCCCACGACATGTCAACAAATTGCTGAATCTTGGGGTACTTGTCCAGTTTGACAAGCAAATGAGCAGGTGCAAACATTTCAGGTAAAGATTTCTTTCACTGTAAATGGAGCTAGACCCGACCAATCACGTTCTAGGTGCTGGATATATTCTTGCGATGGAACATCATTTTCAATAATTTGACCATAGAAACTTTTTGACTTTGGTACAAATGTATATGGTATACCGTCGCGATCAAGAATAACCCAACCAACAAGAGTGGTTTTATTGGATTCTCTCAGTTCTTCAATTTCTGCCTGCAATTCTTTCACCTTACCAATCGCAATGATAACATCAGCCAGAGTTTTAGAGAAATTTATGCCTTTGGCAAAAGAACCAGCTTTTACATTGTTTTCTAAGCATTCCGCAGATTTTTCCAGCGTAGCGATTAGAAAACTTAATATTTCTTTTTTATTTCCCATTACCGAGGCTGTGCCAAACGTGTACGCATGTTCGAAGGGTGCAGCAGGTATTTAGAACCCATAGCTTTCTTTGCTTCTTCAACACGCGCACGGTTGCGTTCCTGCAGTTCCTTCAAAGAGTCTGTATTGATATTCACGTTAACATATTCGCCAAATGCATTGTAAAGAGTGATCATTTTGATTTCCTATCTAAAGTTATTACCAGTGTCGGATGACGCCTGCTACGATTACCAAGTTAGTGATTATACTCGAAATAACAATGACTGAACGAATTGTTGCAATTTTATTTGCTTCGGAGTCATTGTTACCAGACTTCTCACCTAGGGCTTTCGCCCATAGTCTCCACATCGATTAGACTTCCTTGTCAACCAATTCAGCAGTGGCCTTGATTTTCTTGGACAGACCGAAGTTCATTTCCAGAGTTGTATTTTCATACGAACCCAAATCAGTGAACCACTTGCGACCCAAAATTACACCAAACTTGGCCTTGATGATCTTGTCACGCAGTGTAGCGATGTTACCCTTCAGGAGCTTTAGAGCAGTTTCGTTATCGGTCACAGGTGCCAAATCCTTCAGTACATTAGCAACCACTTCCTTAGAAGGGGTCAGGCTCTTGCCAGCAGCGATATCGGCTTCCACATCGGAGATTTTGGGGATGCTGTTCAGACCAGACAAACCAATCTCCAGTGCCTTAGCAACGTATGCATCGACACTTTCGCCTTTGACAGACTTGGGGGAAAACCCGCTTGGCGTCACACCATACTGTTTCAGGAACAAAGCACCTTCTGCACCGTACTTCTTAGCGAAGTCTTCGGAGAATTCAGGTTTCTCAATTCGCGAATTCAGAATCTTCTGTGCAACACGCAATTTGTACAGGTCAAACTGCCATGTAAACATGTCTTTAGCGGTCACAGGAGCCGCCATGGAGCGATTGATGACAGGCATGTTGGATACATCGATCACATACGTTGCATTGATCTTGAAAGGCTCCAGAGGAATGCCATTTTGAACCAACAGATCGTATGTTGCTTTGGTCAACACCACAGGCAACTTCTTCACATTCACAATACCATCACGAATGATAGCATAGTTGCGCCAGATGAAACTTTCCACAGAGTTACCAAAGCCCAATTCATTGTCAGGCAGAGAAACAGTACCATCACGGCGAGTCAGGATCGACACGTTAGGCCGGTCTTCATCAAATTTCAATGTGCTGATAGCAGCCTTCACTTCACCTTCTTTGGAAGAGAATTCTGGCTTGAAACCGCCTTCATCAGCCACCACTTCACGCTTGCCACCGATAGCATTGTAGCTGAATTCGGGGTGAGAAATGTGCAACAGGTTACCTTCGGTGTCTGCCAAATCCATCAACAAAGTCAGCACGTTGTATGCATTGGGGTCTTGCTTCAGCTTCAGATTGCGTGGCTTATCCTTGAACGGTTCGTAGTCACCAACAAAGGATACCACACGGTTGAAGTCTTGCTTTGAGAATGCATTCTGTACAACATTGAACAGAGATTCATCACCGATCAGACCAGACAGTTCCAAAGCCTTGTCAGATTCACCACGTTGGATCAATGCACCCACCACTTGAACAGCAGCGAATTCATCTTCAACGGTTTCAATATCACCGGAACCTTGGAAGAAAGAGTAAGCAATGCAATTCGAGGGGAATGCTGCTTTACCGGATGCGTCAGGCTTGACAGTCACATAGCTTTGATCCATATGACCCACAATCAGGGTGTCCAGAGGCAAACCTTCAACCACTTTGCGCTTACCAGAAGAACGAGTAGTCAAAGAACGTGTCAGAACGTCAGTATAGGATTGGAAGTCACCAGCACCGATCATTTCACCACCCATTTCTTCAGCCATTTGGGTCAGGAAAGCATCATCGGCATAGTAGCCATAGGAAACCACCACAGAGCTTGCAACATGGTCAGCGACCTTGGTACACACCTTGATGATTTCGGAGCGTGAGGATTGGTTTTCGCCACCGTCAGACATGAATGTCATGGATACTGGTCGGTCAGTGCTATCGATAGCCAACTGTACCACCTTTTCCAGAGGGTCTTTGAAACCGGTCAGGCCACGTGCAACCAAGAAACGGTCAATAGCGGTATTGACGCTTTGCAGGTCTTTGGCAGTCGAGATTTGCAGGTTTTCGAAGATGGTGCCGCAATCGCCACGTGAAGAGAACCAAATCAGTGTCAGCGTGTCTTCTGGTTCGACCAATGTAGGCAGCTTGTTTTTCAGGTGATTGCGCAGCTTAGGTAGTTCGCCATACATGCTTCCAGAGCAGTCAACCACCACAATACGATGCATAGGAATGACAACTGCTACTTCAGCCTTGTCTTCGAAATGTTTTGTCACAAGTTTCATAATTAAAGTTTCCTTTGTTGTTGAGTTTAATATTCTACCACGGTTTTTTGGTTTGTACAGTGCGTTCGTCAAACAGTTTTTAGGTCTATACCAAAATGCTTTTCTAGATCATTACTGATGATGTCAACTCCGTAATTATCAGCATGTACAAAAACACATTCCTGAATAAGTAGTTTTGCAAACTCATTTTGTTCAGGTGTAAATTCGATATTCGCAATTAGAGCAATCTTCTCAATTGGTGTCAGCATTTATAACTTCTTTCAAGAAATTATGACCAGTAATACACCCAATCATAAACCAATTTTCGCCACTAAAACTCTCCACAGTTGTTTGCTGTAGCAATTTATTAAACATGAAATTAATAGTGATATCGGAAATTTCAGTATTCACTCGACGCAATTTTGCTTCTGCATTCAATGCTCTTTCGCGTGACCAGTTCGCGTCTTCCCTCCACCGAGATAATTCGGTTTGAGTTTCTTTCAGTTTTGCTTCTGCTTCGAGGGCACGTTTTTTCCAGATATCCAAATCTTCACGCGCACCTTCATATGCCAGAGACATATCGGGTTTGGTTGCAATGCACCTTTCGCAACTACCACAGTTGTTGCCGAGTGCCCAACAGCCTCTGCAGACTGCACCTTTGTATACATTTTGATTAGGCATTTTTATCTTCCTGCATTTTGTCTAGAACCAGACGGATATCGCTCTGAACACCTATCGGCGCAAAGAATACCCACATGTTATGAGTTTTAGATAGGTTACCGGTGATCCAATCCACATTCTCGCGATAGAAAAAGTTTTGATTGAGGTAATCAAGACGTTCTTTGTCTCGCTCATACACTCGCACCTTTTCTCGTGGAACGAGCATGGTATTGATATCCTTGATATCACCCGTAATTTCGTAAAGTGTTTTCATTTTTCCTCGCTATTTTCTTGTATCAATTACATGCAACGCCACATCATAACACACCATTGTGTATCAGTTACATCGACTGGTGCATACAGCGCACCTTCTCCATCCCAACCATCTTGATCATGCAAAGGGTGTTCAAAAGATGCACGTTTGAATTTTACCACAACACCAGTGATGTTGGAAGTGATTTCCAATTCATCGGGCCAAGAACCGCCATCATAGTGAAAAGACATCACCTTGATTTTCTTGTTCAGTTTTGCATCAGCCATGTTCAACTTTTCAACAGTTTTCTTTGGTGCTGATTCAATCATTTTCTGTGCAATCTTTTCCAGTGTACGAATTTCTGTGGAGTAGAAGTCGTTCATCTGATCAACCGAACCAACACGGACATCTTCACCGTTGATTTTGGCCCAAACTTCGGTTTGCATGTTGGCGGCTGGCTTTTGGAAGATCATGTTAATTTACCTCTTTTGCGTTTCGATGGAAGAATTATAACATAGAAAAAGGCCCCGAAGGGCCTTTTGCAATCTTTTTGAGATTATTTGCCAATATTCATTACTGACATACCATGTGGAATCAGAATTGTCTGAACTTTTCCGTTTGAAACTGCTTCCGCTACCTTCAAATTGGCTTGAGCATTCATGTAAGCAATGCTTTGTCCAGAGTTCGATGCCAGTGCAGCCATACGCTCAGATTCCAGCTTTGCCAACTTGACTTCGTTTTCCTTGATCTTCAATTCGTTTTGGCTACGCACAAATTCAGTAGCAGAGGCCAAGATTTGATCATTAGGGACAACACTTCGAACTTGAACCACGGTCAGTGTCAATGACGAGTTCAATTTCTCACGACTCAATTGATCATTAACTTCTGCCAAGATTTCTGCTTCCATCTTTTGGCGATTGTCTGCGACTTCAAGTGACTTGTAGTTACGAACCACTTTGTATGCGGCATTTGTTACCAACACATTCATGTAGTCATACATCAGCAAGGTGTCACCATCATCACGTGCGTGGAACGACTTGCTCTTGGTCGAATACAACTCAGCAACAGAACTTGGATTGATACTGTAAACAACAGTCATGTCGAAGTCTTTCAGTGGAGAGTTATCCGCTGTCATGGGAGTTTTGTCATTGATCTTGATGGTCAAGTCTTTGACAGGGAAAGTCAAAACATGTCCAACCAAAGTTTGATTCCAAGAACCGGGAGGTAGTTCAGCACCTTGAATCTGTTTGGATGCATCTACCCGAACGCCAACCTCGCCTGTTTCGATACGGGTACAACCAGTCATCAAGACAGAAGCTGCCATCACCAAACCAATCAAAATTTTCTTCATCATATAAATTTTCCTTTAAAAAAGAATTACAAAACCACTAACAAAAAGAACCGCTGCAACGATTGTAAGAATGATCTTAAAGAATCGTTGACCAATGAATTGTAGCACAGTTTTATGGTTGTTGTTCAGAAAAGTGATCAAAAAATAAAAACCAGCCACAACCAACCCAATAAACACAAACATCTTAATCACTATATTTTCTCCATTTCTTCAAACATGTGTGGCAGGTATAATCCCTCCAATAACTATTACGTTCAAAATAATTACCTGTATCTGCACCGAATGTATGCGTTTTATTAAAATGTTCGCAAGACTCTTGAATTGTCTTAATCCGATCATTCAGAATAGAAATTTGAGCCTGCAGTTCAGGGACAGACATCTTTTTAATTTTCATATTCTGATTTCCAATACTCTTCGGGCAGAGGGAATTCCCAGAACCCATACTCGCTCACTTTACCATACCCACATGTTGTATTACCTTCGATATCGGAGCTATAACTTGGGTTGTGTCCACGCTTATAAAGAGAGATAGCAACATTCTTGGCTGTGTCAGAAACAATACGCCGACCAATCGAGATTTCTTGGCGTAACTCTTTTTCATACAGTTGCCGCGCACGTTCACAAATCAAAGCAACCAACTGTTCTTCTGTCATCATACACTTGTTTCCTTGTAATGTTGAAAATAGATAAATTTACCCATCTTGTCTAATACTTCATTATGCAGTCGATATTCTTCTTTGAAGATAGCCTGACGGATACCAGCCTGAATCATACGAGAGCAGCATTTAATACATGGTGACAAGGTAGTAATCATTATAGCATGCTCTAGAGGAAGGCCACGCTTCGCAGCATGTAACATAGCATTTTCTTCTGCATGGATAACAGTGTCCAGAGTTTTAAGTTCTGTCTTATCAGCAGACAGTACAACAACCTCTTCGCAGCAGTTGTCAGCACCATTATGCGTACCGTTATATCCTGTAGAGATTATCCGACCAAAGCTGTCAACAATTACTGCACCCACCTTACTTCGAACCGCATGGGATCGTTCGGCGGATGCAGATGCTACTTTGAAAAGAAATGGTAGCTCTTTTTCAAGCATTCTTATTCATTTAAAAATATTTTAGAACACAGGCAACAATAATTGCGATTGCTGCTATATAAACAATACCCTTTACAAGGGCTTTTGTGGCACGTGCCTCTTCTTCATCATACCAATCCATTTTTATCCTCCCATGGTAATACAGGGTCAGCGATCCAGCGCCGACGCATACGATCCATTGCCTCTGCAGGCACATTGTGAATAGAACCGAAAGAGCCATGCACGGAAATCACTTGCGGGATAATTCCAAGTTGCAGTGCAATTTCAAAGTAAGGGTTCAGTTCACGCTGAGTAGTGAAAGTGTTGGATACAACAACACTCCAACCTTCTTGCAGCTTTTGCGCCACATTAGACTCACACCAGTGATGTGCAGCACCGAGCTTATTCAGGTCGAAGTTGTAGTTACCTTGCTTGTCATAGAAGTACATGTCAGCTTCATAATGACGCCATCCACCATCCATAGCAATCTTTCGGGCAATGGTACTTTTACCCGAGCCCGGCAAACCCCTCACAATCACAAAGTAGGGTTTGGTCTTACCATCCGATGCTTGCATAATAAATTTCCTTCTTGTAGTTGAAAGCAGCACGAACTGCTTCTGGATATACGACATACCACAAATTGTCCAATGCAGACATTGTGGTTCCACGAACTGTGCAACGACCTTTACTGTCTGTCTCACGCATCAACTCTTTGTGCATTGCTTCAATGATTTGTTCGCCAATTTTGATTGCGTCAGACTTAGTGATCATTTTGAACCTCGTTTGAATTTAGATGTATGGATTATACACCAATTTTGTACGGTTTCAAAATATCTGTCTTATTTTCCACAAACAAGAAGTCATCCAAGAAATCTCGTTTCACTTCAGACAGTCGCAAATAATTAAGTGACGCATATTCACGAAACCAGCCGGATGTCAGAGTCGTACAAATCTTCTGCAACGCTTTCCGGTACAGTTCTTGCATGTAATCACCATCAAATCCAACACCATCTTCCCGATAGCGGTTAATTCGAATACTTTTGCGGTAAGGCAAATACCCACGCTCCAAAGCAATCACCCAAGCCTCTTCCATGACACATGCATCTTTGACAGCATCAGGTGCATTCTCAAACAGATCACCAGATGATAAAACTTCACCCTTAGCGATATGCATATACGCAGGCTTTTCGCCTATAGCAATAGCAGCATGAATTGAGTCATGATCATAGATATATTGTACACCATCATTCGAAAAGAATTCAGATTTACTGACATTCAGTTTGATAGGTGGTCGATTATATGTCTCTTTCTCTCGCAACTCCAGAATCTGTTTCAGCGGTTCAGAAACTCTAGACTTGTACTGCTTTGACATGTAGGTTTTCAGCTTCTCCATATTTTTATGGAAATGCATAGAATCCCGATACCGGTGTGATTCACGGATAACATACATCAAGCTAAGTGGTGCCACATTATAAAGTTTTTCAGGATTCCCTACAGAATCCATCAAATCAAGAATTGCAGCACCAGAAGAACCTTTGAAAGCCAGTTCAACTTCGATAATACTAATCTTGTTTGTTTCGTGTTTGACCCGAATAACAAGATGGTTGCTGCTAATCGGATATTGTTCGATGATCTTTCCACCAAAGCCATCGAGTAATTGCTTCACAGCATTAGGCCGAACAATAAAATCCCAATCCCGATTTTCATCGATATCGAAATAGTTGTATTCAGCACGTGATCCGATTAGAACAGCAGTATTTTTCATTAGTAACCTGACGAAGACCAGTATTGATCCGAGTTATTGTAAGAAGATGTAGTGGAGTCACCGAAGTTATAAGAGAAGCCCACATAAACAATTTTTGGATCGACGCTGTTAACCAGACGCTCAATTTCGCTTTCCAGACTATTCAGTTGGTTGCGAATTTCAGAAAGTCGAACGTTGACTGCAGCAGCCTTTTCTTGTTCTTTATCTTCCTTGCGCGCCTTTTCTTCAGCAATACGCTGTGCTTCCTTACGGGCTTGCTCTTTGCGCTCTTCTTCCTTACGGGCTTCTTCAGCCTTATCCGCTTCCTGCTTCAGTTTAGCGCGGCGTTGTTTTTCGGCATTGGCAGTTTTCAACAAAGCAGCAATCGCTTTGTCGTTCAATTGGCTCATATCCAATTCAACATCCTGAAGAGTAGATGCGGAAGTGGTGAGTTGCGAAGTTGTTCTACGAGTTACCATTTCAGTTTCCTTAAATTAAATGCATCAGTCTCCGTGATGCGTTGACCTTGTTTCAAATTGGAGACACTTACGAATTTCTTCCAGAGAATATGGTTTCATATCCCCTGCAGCACGTGTATCAATACCAACATCCATACACTTTCCGGTGTTTGGCTGTTGATAGTTTGAATGCCGATGACCATGCAGATGTGTTGAACCGTATCTTGACGAATCCCATGATTCAATCGGGAAATGACACAGGATGTAAGAAGTCTTCCCAATCTTCAATTTCTTGTAGTCTTGGATAGACGCAAACACGCCCATGAATCGCAATTCGCTTTCATCATCATGGTTACCGAGAATCAGATGATGGTTGCAATGATCAGAAATCCGGCGCAGCAGCTTTTTGGTTTCATCATATTTGCCAAAGGTAATGTCGCCCAGATTCCACAGGTCGCCACCCTCTGGAACGGTGTTAATCACATTATAAATGATCAGTTCATTCATTTCTTCGAGGGTCGAACCCTTACGCGAGAATGGGCAGAATTGCTGAATTCTTTTATGGAAAAGATGCCAATCCGAAGTGAAGTATGGTTGTTGTTCAATTTTATTCATATGTTGATTATACACCAAAAATCTTGTTGTATTCACTTTTTGAAATTTTTTTGTAGTAGCCATGTTCAGAAAGTGATACATATTCCCCATTTAAAATTTTCTCTCTTAGGGGTTTAAACAATTCCTCAACAGTGAATTCCTCATATGCGCGATATTGTACCATATCATGAGCATCCTGTAATGTTATCTCATTTTTTGCCATACATTCTCGCGTTAAAGCACCAATAAATGATTGAACAATTAGTAATGTAGTTTGATCTAAACGTGATCCAACAACCTTTTTGTCAAATTCTTCGCGGAGTCTTGACTCCATTTCAAGACTCCAAAACTTTAATCATGTGATCAACCCAAGCGTGGCGGTATGCTTGACGCTTTTCATACGTGCTAAGGTCGATATCTTTATTAAGATATAACCATCCAGTAATAAACATTTCACCTTTAAGTTGTTTTCGAATCCAACCTTTAACCAATGCCTTTGATATTACATCACAATCCGTGTCATCAACTGCCCAACATACATATATTTGCTTGTCACTTTTTATGTCGAAGAAATTTCCAGATAATAGTTTTTTCTTCGCTTCCTTCAAGCATTGAGCCATAGCCAAATGTTGTTCACGTGTTAAATTTGCCATAATAGCCTCACAGAGTAGAGTTCAACAGATTGCGCATGTATTCCAGACGGTCTTGCTCAGGCATTACCTTAAACAATTCATCATTACGCAGTTTTTCAATCAGAGGATAAAATTCTTCCTCAACACGAGCCATGTTCAGTGCCATGATATCAGCCTTACGAGCCACCATCTTTTGGAACAGGTAAGCCTTAGACTTGATCTTGATCATTTCACCTTTAGTGTAGTTGAAGATCACATAACCTTCATGTGGTGCCTCACGTGCCATTTTCACAGCATCTACGAACCGCATATCAGGAATAGGGTCATACCACTCAGACACTTCAGCATACTTTGCAATTTCTTGAAAAGCAGAATCACCATAGGTCAGCATCAATCGTGCATTGTCGAACGAATAGAATTCGGTACCTTGGTAAATAATTGAGAGTAGATAAGCACCATACTTTTCAGGAATGATGTGTGGATCGTCAGGATGGCAAATCTCAAACATATAGGTAGTTTCAGGGCACAGGGTTGATGGATCAATATCCTTCAGATACGTTTCGGCATATCCAACAAAATCAGAATCCAGAGAGCCAGTAGTACCAATGAGCAGCTTACCGTTGTAAACACTCAAGGATGCCATGAATCCATTCACCTTGCGAGAAACACCCACAAATGTCCGTGGATGCCAGTCTACACCAGCACCGTTTTCTTGGTAGTTGTAGATTTTCTTGAATGGTAATTGAACCACATTGAAATCAGCATCCACAACCAAACCACGGCAGTGACGCAGCATTTCGTTTTGATCCCACAAATTGTTGAAAAATACACGACGAGTGTACTTCAGTACAGACAGACCTTGATAGCGCTTAGACTCTTTACGAGTCACCAGACGAGGATTGTTCAGAACGAATTCTTTGAGATTTTCACGGTCAATACCGTAGTTGTGCGAAGTGAGTTCCATGATTTACCTTTCGAGTTTCGATAAACGAATTATAACACATGTTTCTAGCGTTTTACAACGGGGACACAAAATTCCTCAGTTTGCCTCTTTGCTAAAAACTGAGACTGTCCAGCAGGAATTTTTGTTTCGCATTCTTGCTTTGTTGGGTATATCTCTACATAAGTCGGTACACAAAATCGTGTACATGCAACAAAAATAAGTGCCCAACCCATATCAGAACAGAAACTTGTCTGGTGAACCGTTTTTGTAATCATTCCAATTTGTGGGAGTTACTTGAATGGAATGCTTACGTTTATACCAAACGTTGTCGAGTTCGCGCCATGCAGGAACATCCAGTTGATAGAAAACACGTTCACCGGCAAATACCTTGTCTTCAACGATTTGCATCCGTGGCTTCTCCACAAGACCAAGCAATTCAATCACCACTTCCTTCGGAATATTGATTTTGACATCACCGAATTTATTGGTAATCTGAAGGTTTCCGCCATCAAGAGCTACAGTTGCTTTAGACACTCCATAAAAATCCGACTCAACTTCAACTTCAAATGTCTTGACTGTAGCATCGTCATAAACAATTTCCGGTTCTGGTTCGACATAATCTTCGAACATCACAGAATTGTAGTAACCATTAATACCTTGGAAGTATACATCGGTACTGCTACTATGAACTACCGTGTGATCCACTGTGTAAACTTGACCTTTTACAAATCCGTTTGCACGTGCATAGTCTTTTTCACACTTGTATCCACCTTCATCAAGGTAGACAACCTTGTCACCACTTTTTGCCCAGATGTTCATATTTTTTACTCCATTTTGTTAATTTCAGAAACAGACCTTCTACCAAGACGATAGCGAGAATCCAGAAAGCCATAAAGACCGACACAAAGCCGACAACAATTATGCCAACGATAAAATAAACCAGATCAAACAATGTTCGCATCATACCACACGTTTACTGAATGGTTTTGAATTTGAAGTTTTGAATAATTCGAGTCGAGTTTTTGCCTCTTCCAAAGTTGCGAAAGATGCGAATTCATGTATATAGGATTTTCCGTACCACCAATAATTATCGTTCTGAGACATCTTGGAAGTCAGATAACTCCACCCAATATCGTTCAATTTTCGAATAACAAATTCACCACTCCGCAACTGTGCGATATGTGGCTTGAATGGGTTGTAAAAGAATTTAAATAATTTCATCTTAACCGCTCTTTAAAAGTTGTTCATGATAGGCTTCGCGCAAAAGTTTTTGACCCTTCTTAGTCACTCTCCATGTCTTTTCGCCAATTAGCCCCAATTGTACCATAATCATTGTGATAGTGTGACCACAATGATATCCGACAGCACGTTTAAACACTGAAGCATTCAAAAGTTCGCGTTTATCAGCACCACCAAAGTTTGTGTTGCGGAAAGCTAATTCCAATTCTTCGTCAGAGACTATAGACATAAATTTTTAAATCCTGTTTTTGCCACTTATCAAACATTGGTTCGATCTTACTCCAATCACACCCACCAAGACCGCACCCGATTTTAGGAATGACAATTGTATTGAACATCTTCATGACGAATGCGAGATTACTTTCAATAGCTTCATAAGAAGCATACTGCTTTCCATCTTTTCCGTAGAATTCCTGAGTGATTGCAGACGCGAGATAGATGTCTGTTTTATAGTCTTTTGATAAAGAGCAGTCTCCGAGTCCAAGACCTGAAGCAAGATCGTCCACGTAATGTTTGAATGCTTTTGGATATCTTTCTTTAAACTCTTTAGCAACACCGCTACCCATGACACCTTGTTTGTTGCAACCATGCATGAATACTTTTCTTCCGTGGTCTTTGGAAAAATCATGATCAAACATGTTACCTTTACGATATTCAATCTGCATAATCTTCGTCTGTGTATTCTTGAATAGCTCGGTTAATTTCAGCCTGCAAATTGCGCAGTCGTTTCATTACCGATTCGTTTACCAAATCTTCAAGTGGTTTATCCATTTTCTTGAATACGGTATCATTGACCATGCTACGAACTGTCTGTTCGCTAACCTTTGTCAACTCTTCCCGCACGGCTGCTTCGATACCATCGACACCCGCAAAATGATGTGCCATTGTGTAATTTTTTGCCTGTAAGTTGGCTTCATTCTTTACAGCGTCTTGGAAAGCTGTGAATGTCTCATTCTGCGCAATAGCAGTAATCATCTTATGCAACAGACGATTTGCGATATCTTCTTTATCCTTATCGGACAATTCAATTTGAATGTTCATTTTTATACCTCTTAAACAATACACCACCTGAACAATTTTCTACAAAAACTCCAATTGCTACAAATTCGCGTACTACCGGCACCAAAGCCGTTAAAACCATTGCAAAAAAATCATATACATTAATATCACTTTTTTTTCGTTGAAAATGTACAAAAATAGCCGCCATAACTGGAATCCCAACCAACCAATAAAGAAAAAACATGATGCTTCCTTTCAAAAAGAGTTTACAAATTCACGGAGTCGTTGCATTGCTTCTACTCCGCGCTGCATGACAGGATCAAATTCCATTTTCTTCTTGTGAACTAATCGGATAATTGCTTCAGCGGAAACTTGTTGATGTTCTGTTAGGTCGTGATTGATACCAAAGTACATCAGAGCAACGGCTTTTGCACCGTTTTGAACTTGCTCATGTGTTGTTCCTGGTTCATTTGCCATTTTGAAGAATTCTCCGCTCTGCTTGTAGAATTCGTCGTATGTTACGCTGAATGTGGTCATGGATAATCCTTAGACGTTGATCTGAATATCGAAGCCATCAATTGTAGCACACAAACCAGTGGCGCATGCAGTAATGTCATCGCTATTGCGCATACGTTCAAGTTCAGCGAGGGCTTTCTGCACAGCAAGGTTAAAGAATACCGCACTACCTACACCGTCACGAATTTGCGCAACTGTAGTGTAGAACGATACTTTGCCCGTGATGATTCGAACTTGGCGAGTCTTGGAGAATTTAAATGGTTTTGTCATGTGTTAGTACCTCTTTTGTGTTTCGATGGGAGAATTATAACACAGTTTTAAAACATGTTGTAATATTCTCCAATATTTTTATTTGCCTTTTCTTCCCACATTTCGCGACCAGCCGATGTACGATAGATGTATTTGCGTTTGTGCCCCACAAACATCTGTAGAAAATTTGCCGACTTCTTATAGTTTTCTTTGGTCAACTCAGCGCCATTTTCCAAAATGATGTTTTCTTGATTGGTGAGAAAAACGCTCCACTCAGCAGCCAAAGAAGAAAGATCGGCATCGAGTAAAGCATTGAATTCATCAGGGACACTGATATCCATATCCCAATCACGTTGAACATGAACTTCGAGTGAAGTTTTTTCGATGTACTCTTGTGCGCAGTTTACCACATTCTTTTCGTATTCGGAAAAGGGTGATTGTTTGTTCAGGTCACGTGCAAAAATTCCAAGAAGAGTAGCAGAACACCGTTCATTAGCATCACTACCTGCCATTGGAAAGTAAACCAGATCATGATATGCAGCCGCCAGCAAAACGGTAGGTGATCTGTATCCGATAGACACGAGTGCATCAATCACATTTTGTGCATGTGTCGCGTTGTGGTATGGTGTTGCATGGCGCAGACGTTGCTCATGATATGCATTGCCAAACGAATTGAACAATGTCAGGATGTTCGGTGCGTCTTTGAAAAATTGGTTTGTTTTTGTCATGATGGTCATGGTTTATACCAGTTTAGAGAGGTAGTGTTTTTCGACCCATTCGCGCTGGCTTTGAACCATATCACGATCAAGTGGATCACCTTTGCGACCCATGGAAGACTTTTTATTTGTCTTCAGGTTGTAGTACCAGAAAGTCTGCTTGGTTTTGGTAAATCCGTAAACAGTCTCAATGACTTCGATTACGTCTGTATCAGAAAACCGGATTTGCAGCATATTTGGATACCTCTTTTGTGTTTCGTTAAACGAATTATACCACAGATTCTTTTGGTACCAACAAAATAAAAGTTGTACTCATGCTGCAGGCCCGTAGAGGTCTTCGTACTTTCTCTCTAACCACTCCACATCTTCAATCGTTGTGGGGTTGGCTGCTTCGATAAATTCTTGCAGTGTCGGCTGTGTCGGGAAAATATTCTTCAAAATAGCAAGTAAGTTCATTTTGATTTCTTTCTGTTGTTAATAAACAATGGCAAAACCTTTACCTCTGTTCTTTTTCTCTTCATATTCATCATCATCCATACTAATGTCTTTCCTTTTGTTTTTCGTGAAGGAGAAGCGTCTTTAAAAATTCCAGTTCACTAATCTGAACTGGAATTTCCGAAACCTTTTGACCTTCAATCAAAGATTGAAGATATTCCAGTGCAGACATTTTAGTACCCCCGCTTTAGCAAATAACTGTTGGAAACTGACTTAAAGGTAAAGCGATCACCCTTGTTTGACTTAAATACAACACCTTCGCGCATCAGATTCTTCAGATCACCGATTCGGCTAGGCTCAGAAGCTGCATAGTTCAGGAAATCATCAGAAGTCATTCCACGGATATCAAAATCCGTTTCCAATACTGGCACGGTCTTGATTTGCAAAAAGTCAGCCAATGCCTGCATTTCTTTTGGTGTGTAGTATTTCTGTGCATCAATGTCATAAACATCGAACAGACGGTATTCCCACGCACCTAGATTGTAGTAGTTGCCCTGGACAGCAGGCCCGATTGTTTCGAACTGCAGTGCAATATTAGGACAGAAACTAGCCAGCTTCTCTTTTAGATTATTAGCGAAAGCAGGCTGCGTGAAAGGTGAATTCATGATCACATCTTGATCTTCCAGCTTCAGGCGCAGGTTGCGAGAGCAGATACCAAAATCACCGTCACGTTGGAAAACAGTCACAGAGGAACCTTCAGCCTTTTCTTCGATAGTGAAAGTGGCATCGGGGTTCTTTTCCAGATAGTTTTCCACGGAACGCATGAAGTTCTGAATACGTTCTTGGTCGGTCTTTGGAATGAAGCTAGGGAATGAACCCATGGCATTCACAGGTACACGCTCTGGCTCTGGTTCCCACTTGATGATACCAAGCAGTTCCGTAACATCTAGACCTTCAACGAATTGTGTTGGATCATTGAATTCTGCAGGAATAGGTAGCAGCAAACCTTGACTCAGTGCGCCTTTCAGCTTGATGGTCTTCAGACGCTCACCGTCGATACCCTTGTAGTTCTTGGGGTATTTGTCGGCTTTGGTCAAGAATGGTGCAATAGTGTTTGGCATCCATGAGTCACACTCACAGTAGACAACCAAGTCACCAACAGCGTACTTGTCCTTCTGGTCAATCACGCGCCACCCACCGATCCGATACTGCACAATGCGGTCAGCACCTTCGATGGCAATTACTTCTTCAATTCGTGCAATATATGCAAGTTTACGTGTCATATTCGTTTCCTTTATTGGCAGCTATATACCTGTTTCACCTTAGTGACAGACTTTTTTGTGGGATTGAAAGAACCTTGATACCAACGCGAGTCGGATGCCAGCACGTTGCCGACAACAGCTTCACTCTTTGGGAGAACCGCTCCGAAGCATTGCTCACCCATTTTGTCTTGAATATGTTTAAACGGATCAAGACTCCAGCGACTCAGCTTGTTACAAAGTTGAACGTTGCAGGTCTGCGGAATTTGAGCAAAAGCCGATGTAGTTGCAAAAGCAGCAACTACCAAAGCCATAATAACGCGAGTTTTCATTTTCAATTCCTTTTAAGTTTCGGTAGATGAATTATACCACAATTTCTGGGCCGTAGTATTGTCCGGTATAAACAATTTCAGTTCTAGGCTCACGTTTGGAGTAAAGATTTGGAAATTCTTTGATGTTATCTAAGTGTTTACGAAAATAAACCTTTTGTGGCTCATCTTCGGTATGCCACCACAAACATTTATCATCATCCTCGGGGTCTAGCCAGTAGCCATCCGCCAATTTGATTCTGTTTTCAAAACTAGCAATCCTGTATTCTGTGGTTTCATCCCAAGTTGGTGTCGTTGCGGCCAACCATGCACCTGTTAGCTCACACTGATATTCGATCACCGCACCATCAGCCCATGCCTTGATCAATTGTCGATGTTTATTTGCCATGGTTTAGTCTTTCTTGACAGGAATAACAGGAGTATTCAATATTGCAAACAGTGCGTCAAAGGTTCCGCGCAAAAGATTTGGTGCAGAAACAAACACAGCTTTTAGCAAATTTACAACAGGTGTTACTGTCTGCAGAGTGTAAAGAACAATATCACCAACAGTGTAACGTGAATAGTTTCGAGTGCGTTCATTAATATCACTGCGAATATCGATGTACGATTGTTTAATCGCATCAATTGCAGTAATCACCAGCGGAACCCAATACAGCAGGATGCCGAGTAGAGAGTTAAATTCAAAATCCAATATAAATTTGGGGATATATTCAGTCATTTTTCTTTCCTTTTATAACGGTGAAATCTAAGTTTATTACTCTGTTCAAAACATGCTTGTTGTCTAAAACCCACGACATGTTGAGAATTGGTAACAAAGATATAGCAGTAGCTAACAATATCTCAAAAAACGTGATATCTTTTCCACGTTCATGCTCTTCTTTGAATTCAACATAACAGATGATAGCTGAGAATATAACAGGCACCACATAGAAAAGAAAAGCGGTTAAGCCAATAAGAAATAGTAGCATATGGTTTTCCTTTTTAATTCAATTAATTGATTATAACAAAGAAATTTCTTTTTCGATCATAGTCTTTGCCAGTTCGATATCTTTTTGATTCAGACATTCCAATATCTCACGAAGCACCACCTGACCCGTTTTTGCAACACAACGTGCAACGACAGGATCAAACTTACCAAGGTGAAGGCGAAACCATCCACGCTCATACAGATTGAATTCTGTAGCCATGGGCAGAGGCAACCCACGAGAGCGGCATGTATGCTCTACCAAGTTGCCAAATTGCATGTGGATGTTTTCTAGTTTACCGTCTTTCATGATACCAAGCCCATGATAATACCCCAGATAGGGAAAAAGACGCCAATGATGCGAGAAACCAACAGAATACTATATTCTTCTGTTTTGAATGCAGCCACAATTCGAAGTATGTTTGTAATGTAGAGTAGAACCAGAGCAACCAGAACCAGCACTATGATACCCACTCCGACCATGCCAAAAAATTCGTTCATTGCACACCCAACACTTTCTTTTCTTCGTCGGTCAACTTACTGATTGCTGTATTGCGGATTTCGCGAACACGAGCAGCTTCGGCTTCAGCCGCACGTTTTGATTCAAGCATTTGTTCCAGTATGATTTTTAACTGCTCAAAATCGTGTTCAAATTGTTCAAAATCTTTTTTTGTATAACCACACAGCAATTTTGAAAAACAGATATTGTTAAAATCACCCCACAGGTAATAAAAGATATCTAGAGAATCGAAATCAATCGAATCTTTTTCCGACCAGTTATAATCACCGATATGTGGCGCACCAGCTTGAACTGCAATAAACTGCATATGTTTTGCAGTTTCCAAAAGATTCAAAACCATAGATGGGCGATTTTTCTCAAATTCAGCTTGCTCTTGTTGCTGTCGCAAAATATTTTTCTGACGATTTTCTTCATCGACCCGCTTACGTTCAGTACGTGCTGCAGCCAATTCTTCGGGAGTTTTCTTTGTACGAGCCATGAGATACCTTTCGTGTTTCGATAAACGAATTATATCAGAAATTTAAACTTCTACAACTTCAATCGAGAAATATTTTGGTAGTGTCTCATAAATCACATATCCACGTGGGTTGCTAAGAATCCGAGTACCGTGAATGAAGTAATCAACCGGAAAGTGTGTATGACCATGAATCCAAACACTAGGCCATCCAGCACTGATTACATCTTCCATATCGGTACAGCAATAGAATGGTGTCAAACGTGTAATATTTGACTCCGAGCGATAATGTGGTGCATGATGTGTAAAAACAACACGATTCTTCATGCCAGTATTGTGATCAGTCAAACGCTCATATAAAAAGTTTTTATGCTCGTAATGCTTTTCAATACCTTTTACTGGTGTAAATGTACTTTCATCAATTTCCCTGTAATCATTCATTGCATTACCAGAGATAATAGCCATTGGATCAGATTTGTTCAAATCTGTCCAGAGAGTGGCACCAATTAGATGACAGTCACCTTCCATATGCTCAAGCATTTCTCCAAAGTCGATATTTGTAATACCAGCCTCTCGGAAATAATCGTAAACAATATTTTTTGCTTCGAAGAATGAGGAACCGTAATACTCGTGATTCCCAGAAATCCAAAGGACACGTTTGTATTTGGTTGAAACACGATCTAAGAAATCTCGAATGCTGTGACTCATATATGTGTCGTACATACCGGGTCGAAGAAAACGTATTTCGCCCACATCACCAGCCAGAATCAAAACATCCGCCTCTGGAAATTCAAAGTCGGTTGGTATGCCTGCAGTTTTATCAATGTCCAAATGCAGGTCTGAACAATAAGCAATTTTAATCATAATTTACCAACTAATAGGCATGTAGAGTTTAAACCGGTTACGAAAGTATTCAGTGTATTGAACGATTGACATTTCAAGCCCCTCGTCTACCGAAGGGTCGTTCTCAAAGATAACATGGGTGCAGTTACCCTCTTTAATAAATACATTACCTTTTTCTTCGTCAATCACCAACGATTTTGGAGAAATCATTTCACCATCAAATGCGATAACCATATTTGAACCACGATGTTCAGCAGCATTTTTCAGGTCTGTTGCAAGACGAATAGCGTTTTTGACACGTGCAGCATAATATTTTGACATTCGACTTCCTTATGGTGCTGGTTTCAATACAGCTTCATTTTCGATTGCCATATTATAACACGCCAAATGGTACTCACGCAGAAATTTTTCTATATCAATTGAGTTAGAACGCAGAAAATCGAATGGTCGAACTTTCAATGCGAAACTGCCGCCATATGATGCTTCGCCATCATCCATATATGCGCCTTTGACACTCTGAATGCAAATGATCCTACGCAACTTGCGAATTTCTCTCTGGTAATCTTCTGGTGAATAATATCCATCAGGATCGTTACCGTAGTCAATTTCCATTTTAACCCTCTCTCACTCGATAAACGATTGACTCACGAACAGGCAACTTCTGTTGCAGCTTGCGAATGTGGTGTTCCATTTCTTCAACCAGTTCAGGATAAGTGGTTACACCATAGAAATGACACAATTGAGGGTCTGGTTCCGGTGTCATCTTAGTGACAATATCATGCCCTTGAAGTTTATTCACTTCCATCTGTGCAGTGGCTAATACAGTGACACATCCACTGTCATCCTGTTTCATGACAGTAGTGAATAATTTGCCATCACTGATGGTGGCTCCAATATGTAAACTCATTTAAACACCTTATCACATTTTGAAATATCATTGCTGCACCGATGTCACAATGTTTGTGTAGGATCGCATTTTGTCTCGCACAATCCAACATTGCATTCTTCGAGAGAATCCAAGAATTGATCCATTTCATCCCAACCCTGCCATGCGGCAACTGCACCCAATTGCTCTACAACTCCCCAACCCTCTTTGACATTCGAAGACATCCACCTTTGGAGTTTACGGTACCGCAATGCATCAGTCTCTAGAGTCTCGACAGTCTGCTTGTCAAAGAGTGGTTCCCATGCTTTAGCAAAAGGTCGTTCACCATTTACAGGTATACAAAATTGTTCCGCAGCAGGAACCCAATAAACTACAGGTTTAATTTTCATGCTGATAGACCGTCCTCGTTAACGAGAGCAAGATTCAAATCCAAGTCAGTCACATCGTCTTCGTCCAGTGGCTCAGGCTTGATAGGCGTCAACCATGTGTCAGGCAGATATGCATAGTCAGATTTACCGTATTGTGTCTCGATAGACTTGGAATCAGATGTCACGTGCCACCAGTGATCAGTCGTGTGAGCAACCAATAACTGGTCAATGATAATCTCGCCTTCAATAAAGTAGCCAAGATATTTGCTACAGTTCACCACGCGACCAATATTTTCTGGTCGTAGAGCCTTGTTAATAAAGGCCAGATCACCCTGTTTACACCGCATTTACATCCCCTGTTGTGGAGTAAAGAATAGGCAATCCGTCTGCAGCATAAATCCCATCTGGATCGTAGGTATGCGTTTTTGCAAGGCGTTGGAAAGCCACAGTATTGTTTTCCAATCCTACTTTTGCCATGACTACCTGATTCGCAATACCGACATGGCTTGGTTCACGATGGAAATATAGATCACCAGATTCATCAGAGTTAGCAATTTGACTTGCGAAAATCTTGTGAATCAAGGGAACGTTAAGTGCAGACAGTTGTTTCATTTATGGTCTTCCGTTATTTTTGGCCCAAGAATAAAAATGTTTGGGGAAATTACATTCTACCACATGTGTGTCAATATCTTCACACTTCATGATTTCCAGCGTCTTGCGGTAGTATGTAATTTTGTCGATTTCAACTTTGTATTTTGACAGATAGTTTTCAGCAATATTCAATTCATCGAAAATTTCATCGAACGGCGAATATTCATATTTGCCAAAGGATTTCCATCCAAACTTCTTGAACAGAATTTTATACCAAAAAGACTTTTCATGCAACTCTTGGTTTTTTCGCATGAAAGCATTTGTGTCATCGATGACCTTTTGATGTGCAGCAGCACGATCATTCAAAAAATCAAGATAGTCTTTTAAAAAAACATTGTTCATACTTTTACCTCAAAAGAGATTACAGAATCCTTACGGAAAGAGCGCCATGCACTGTTCTGGTAGTCATAAACAGCCACAATTGCAGGCCCATTCAGTTTGAAGTCATCCTTACCCTCTTGTGGTACGTCACCAGACTTACGAGAACAGTGCATAGTGCGATTTGTTCCTCGCTTGGTAGAGAATGTCACGTAGACATCTTTAAACGATTCTAGAGCGTTTTGGAGGCTTTCGATCAAGGCTTCATTTTTCATTTTCATTTTCCTTTAATTTTCTTTTGAGTGATGCAATTTGGGCTTTATAGCCACTTATTTCGTATTGCAGATTTCCAACTTCCTTCTGCAATTGACGAATCGTTTCCGGTGACATGTCATAGTCTTCGACCAGCATAACAGGCTTTTCTGGATTGATAAACAGTTTACCATTGTCCCAATCAAAGCCTGCATTTATGCTGACGACACTAACAATCGGAGTTCCACCTATTGTAGCATGTAATTTCTTGACTGGAATGACAACTTCTAAACTATCTCGTTTCCATGAACTGCATATTTCCAGCACACGTTCCAGACGTGTCAAAAAATCAGATGCATTTAGCATAGGTATGGCGCGTTTGGATCATCCCAACGCCTGATAGGATGGTCAAATGGTCTATATGGCAGAGGATCAACAGGCACTTTCTTTTTTGGAGGGAATAACTTATTGATATCATCAAGAGTCAAACCCTGTTGTTTAGGCGCGGGAGTTTTCGGATCATCCTTTTTGACAGGGTTCAGGATATTCCCGAGAGAAATCCAAAGATCACGTGCGTCATCCATGGACAGGTTGTGTACAACACCATCCAACTCAATTGTTACTGTAGCTTTTACCGACATATAAGTTCCCCTGTAATATCTTCTAATATAACTTCGATTGTTTCCATCATTACTTGATTTCATCAAATGAATTTGCTTCCAGCTTGTCGTGGCGCACCTTCTCGAAACGTGGCAAGAAAAGAGAGTAAACGGTAGAGTCGCGTTTGAGAATCTTTTCGTTGTAGGTCAATTCCACGATGGAGCCAAGATTGATTTCAGTATCACCTGGATATGCCTCATACGTCATCCACAAAGACTCACCACTTGGGCTTGTACCTGCAGCAAGACTATATTCAACACACTTATTGAAGATATTGGCAGTGATTTCAGCACGTAGCTTCAGTGTGAAACCAGACATATTCACGACTACTTTATCATCGCGGGATGTCATTGTCAAAGAGCCAACATAACCTTCAAACTCACCTTGACCATCAATGTATCCAGTGACTTTCAATTCGCAGGTTTCTTCAGCCTTCATCTTCAAGATTTTCTTGGAACGACGGTCTTCCCACAATACGGAAGAGTCTTTCAGCATTGCACCTTCCTCACCAGCATCACGGTACTTTTGGTAGATTGCCTGTGCTTCTTCCAGACTGTAAACAACATCATGTTCAATTGGTCGGATCAAAGGTTTGACATTTTCGTCAGAAACAAAACGTAATAGTTGACTAAAACGTTCTGCCGCATCCAGCATACATTTTTCGCCACCAAAGAAAACTTCTTCATGAATGACATCCCATGACACGGCAACCATGCGCAGAGATTCTTCTTTCGACAGCGTACCTTTGATAGCCTTCGAGCAAATGCCGTTACCGGTCTTACGATCTTCAAATTTACCATTAGGCTTCAGTACCATCAACTCAGCATCAAAAACGCGCCCAACGCATTCTGGTGCGTTTAGGAGTGCATCGAAGCGACCATGCAGATCAAGAATGTTTCCAGCACGAGAATAAATCGTAACAGAATCTTCCTGCACGTGGATAGAGATACGCAGACCATCAGACTTGCGTTCAACGATAACACCACGTTTCCAATCTAGCGCATCAGCCAGCTTTTGGCTATATGGGGAAGCCAGCAGGTTTGGATGTTCAGGAATCAGTTTGGGCCAAACATCGTTAGCAGAAGAATCAACACCACAACCGGTTTTCTTCTTCAGAATTCGCTGGAGAACTTCTGCATCATCTGGATGAACAATACTAAGTGTATTAGCGATTACATCACGAGCAGCATGACCAGTGATCTTTCTGGTAGCAATCAGTTCATCTAATTCTTTCATTGCCAGAAATAAGGGGTACCATTGACCTGTTGTTGCTGTAGATTCAAATACAATCTCTTTCTTTTGGAAGAAATTGATGCGCGGATGCAAACACAGACGGAAAAAGTCTTTCAGATCAACATTGTCTTTATGCTGAGTCATGATAGCAACCTTTTCCTTCTTAGAACGTGTTGCATCGATTTGATTTAGGATTTCGAGGATTGTCATTGTTTGTTCTTTCTCAATATGAAACTTCACCGGCTCGATCAAAGTATTTCTTGCCAGTTTTCTTTGCATCGATAGTATACACGATTTTCCTGCGCCAGTCGCCTGATTTGATATCTTTTTCAGTCACAAACTGATTCGGTTCCCAATGATGATACTTTTTATAGCAACGCTCAATATCAACCATGTCTTCATCGGTCAGTTGCGCGTCTTTGTTGTTTGTGTCTATGCGCTTTTCATAGAGGCATCCCTTTTTCATACCCTCAAAAGAGTATTTGTAAAGAGGCATAGCAGTAACACCATCAACAGGCATCACATCACCAACAATCCCATTCCAGATAGTGATTTCTGGATTACCTTTGATCTTGGAAAGAATCTCGATTAGTTTATTCTTTCTCATAGATTCTTTTCGATGAAGTCAGCCATTTGGTTGAAGGTGTGTGGGATAAATTGACCACCACCATCGTTACGCATCCAAAGATGTGCAACCATATTGTCGAGTCTATCTACACAGATATATTTGTTGTAGATACCAGCCCATTTCAGAACTGCGACTGGCGGCAATACTGAAGAACCACCATAATTATAAAAATCTTTTCCCTTTACAGAATCCTTGATCAAATGATTGTTTGGATTCTCTTGAGCATGGATATTGCACAGGACACCGAGACAACAGAAGTTGTTATTCCTATCGCGCAAGTGGCCTCTACCTTGTTTGTAGTCACCAGAGCGCAGTGCTTTGACCCAAAGGTCTTTGACTTTTTTATTCATACGTTTTGGCATGTTGTTTTTCTTTATTGTGTTGCTTGCCAGCGACGGAAGTTTTCTTCGGCCTTCTTATTGTACTCGACAAAAGCGCCAGTGTATAGATTTTCCCATGTTTGGAAACTAACTTTGATACCCTCTTCTACACTCCAGATGTCGGCAAACATTGTTTCATCGACAGCAGGTGTGTACACAAATGTGGTGCAATAAAAATCTCGTCCATCACCACCAACCACAATCTCGCTGAAGATGGGTACGAACAATTCAGAACGCAGGTTCAGACCAGTTTCTTCAGCAGTCTCACGCACGATGGCTTGATGGATAGTCTCACCAGCGTCTTGTTTACCGCCCGGCAGCGCAAGAATATCCGTGTTTCGGCGTGTTGTTGTCAACACCTTACCGGATGTGCTATGAATGATCACGGCTGCAGAGTTAGCGAGTGTACGCTTACTTGTATCTACATAAGTTTGTTGAGGGATAGCCGGTGTCTCAGATTTAGCCAAGACAAAGTAGACTTCAATATTGTCTTCGCGCTGAAAATCTGCGCATGCGATACCTTCACAAAAGTTTTTTCTTTCACCAGTAGTATCAAAATGACAGATACTACATGGATTTGGTGTGCTTCCAACGACAATTGGGATTACTTTAACTCCACCCCAAGTTTCAACAGCTAAATTTTTCATATTTCTCTCCAAAAGAAAAGGCACCGGTTAGGATGCCTTTATTATATCACAATTTTGATTACTTCTTAGCTGCTACTGTAGGCAACTGGTACATGGGCCACTTGGCTTCTGCACCCACAACCACTTTTGTCCATGCAGCATGAGTACCAGTGGTTTCTGCCAATTCAGGAGCCTTCGCATTGAAACATGCACGGAACTTGGACAGAGCTTCAACCATCTTGGGTGTCTTGTACTCTCGTACCACCAGAATGGCATCTGTAGACACAGTGGTGATGCCGGTAGAACCCATGTTGGTGTAGTTCAGAGTCGAAGGCTTGTATACATTCTTCAACTTAGCAATCATTGGTTCAGGAATACTCAACAGCTTATGTGCCTTGTTCAGGGTCTTCAAGTTATCCATGGGTTGACCACCAACAAACAAGGCAGCGGCAGCAGTTCCAGCATTCACAGCTTCAATTGCAGCTTTGGCATCAGCAACTTCCACCACGTTGAAATTGATTTCTGTCTGAAGACGAATTACTTGGGCAGTGATATAAGAACCACCAGACGCCACGACAGTTCGCCCTGCAAGGTCATTGATGGTATTAAAGACCACTTGTTTACCGCCAAACCCCATAACACCGCCTTCTTTTCCTGCACCTGCTGCAAGTGCAACTAGATGCACCTGTTCAGGATGCAGGGTCACCAAGGTCTTGATGTTGCTCAAGTCTTCAGTGTTTCCACGGAACTTGATCACATCGGTTTGCACGAATGCGCCTTGAACTTCATTTCCAGTCAGACGATCCATATTCTGCATAGAACCGGAAGAGTTCAATTCCTGCAGTTGAATGTCGTTGGCACATACATTGCCGATTTCCTTAGCCATGCGGGAGTATGTCGCACCGGCACCACCAGTGGATACCTTGAAGGTATTTTGAGCCAGCACCGAGAATGCAGCAGCACCGAGAATGATAGCGAGAATGAATTTTTTCATGATGTTAATTTCCTTTTCAGTTTCAGATTGATTTAGAGAGACAGTGCTTTCAATGCTGCGTCATTGTTAGCGGGAGCCACAGAAGGTACGCTTGGCGACGAGTCTTTCTCGAAGACAACTGCCAAGCCGCAGACCACAAGAATAACCAAAATAGAACCAATGATTCGAGCTTTCATTTCAATTTCCTTTTGTTGTTTAGAAGACCAGATTATATCACCGTTTGGTGGTAACTTTTGTCTCGGAGCGAATATTGTTGAAAATAAATGCCAAGATCAAGTACACAACAAATGCTTCCCAGAATGTGATTTCTCGGCTAAAGCCAAAGATACCAACTACCACAATACTCCATGCATGCATAGTCAGCCAAGCCATGACGGATGCAATAGCAGCCGCAATCGCCAGAACTATGCTAAACGCGCCGATGTAGACAGCCGCTAAAGCACCCAGATTCCCCCACTTCCAAGAGTTGTTTTTCCAGTATTTTTTGAACTTTTCCATTTTAAGCCTTCACTTTCGTTTGTACATCCAAGGTGGTGCCCATAAAGGTAGGGCTAGGGTCATTTTCGATTTGCTCAATTGTAATTGCATCTGCAACTTCCATTTCAGCACATGCACTCGCAAGGGATTCATAGATTGCGTCATATGAAGTATCTGCTTTCAGCTTTTCATATACATCACCGACATCACCTGCCGCTGCATCTGCAGCATGAAACGCTTGAGCAACATCCCAATATGCCTTCATTTCTTCCAGTGTTTCTTCTGCCTTCACAATTCTATCACTCATATTGTCAAGAGCAACTTTTTTCTTTTCGACTTTTTTCGCCAATAGTTCTTTCTTTTGAGCAAACTCGGCAGCACGTGCAGGATATCGCTTCACTAGCCCATCAAACTTTCTAAATGCTGTATCCCTTGCAGCAACAGCATTCACGGTTCCTTCCTTGGCACCTTCAAATGCTTTCTTTGAATCAATGATCAGATTGGTCAGTGTTTCAATCGGATTTGCTTTGGCTTCAGCAACGATGGATTTGATCTTCCAGTTTGCCAGCTTCATAGAAACCCATGGAGCAGCGTTAACAGCTACCAGACCGATTACAGCAGCAGCAATCAAGCCCACCATACCAGTGACGACTGTGAAGATGATTGGAGCCACTACAAAGGCTGCGATTGCGATCAAACCAACTTTGAAGATGGTGTTGTATTTTGCGCGTTTTTGTTCGACAATGTTTGACATTTTATTTCCTTAAAGATTTAGGGGTTGGTGGATTGAATTTCAGGTTGAATTCTGTGGCGATATATTGAAGACCTTCTGCCCATTCAATGGTAAGAAATTTACGGTATTTTGTTGCACTGATTTTAACAGCATTGCCATCATGTAATCGCTGAAGATTGCGAAGGAAAGTTTCTACTTCTGCAGTAACTTCGATTCCGCTTTTCTCCAGTGCAGCATGGACATCAATGTCAGTTGAAAGTTTTTGTTCCAAACCATCATAATAAAATTCATCTTTGATAAGACATCCAACAGCACACATTGTACCATTAGGGCCACGATAAAGACAAACTTTACCTTCTTTGGATTGCTTATTCTGAGTCAACAGGTGTGTAGTAACCTTGTCAAAAATTTCTTGGATTGTCAATGACATTTTCTATTCCTTACCAATTTTGATGATGCGATAACGCTTACCCCAGATGTTCAAATAAAGACCTGCCCATCTGAACATTTTTGGTGATTGCCAAACGAATGGATTCTTCATACTCGAACCCACTTCGGATAAATCTCACCGGCTTCAATTATACCACGGTATTCTGGTATTAGTTGTCCTACAGGGCAATAATCAAAATCTTTATGAATGGCTACATATTCGATCTTGCCAGTGGCAAAGTTTTCCTGTGCCCGTAGAACAAACATACCATGGAATAGGTTTGACCCCTCACCCTCATGCAAAGTTCGCACGAAATCTTGAGGCAGTTCAAACCGACCAAATTTACGCATCGTCATATTTTTGCTCTTTTTTATTTTTTCGATTGTCATCAACAATCATGGTATTACCAATTATCTTTATTGGGGCTTCCATGGCAAGTTCCATAGCAGCCTGTACCATTAGGTATTGGTTTGGTTTAGCTTGTAATGGCATATCAACAATTTTCAAACTATCAGGTGTTGCGATCAGTTTCATGTTTAACTCCGTAAATTGTGGTAATAAGATTATAACACGATTTGATGGTTTGGGTTTGGGCATCATATTGCTTTTGTGTCAAATAACGCTTCAAACCCATACAGCTATCTTTCAGAACATATGATGGCTGCTTTGCATACATGTCGTTGATCAACAGAAGACCAGCTTTAACCTTTTCTTCTGCAGGCTTCTTCGATTCGAAAATAAGCCTTAGATCATTCAGCGTAGTCATCAGTAGCCCTTGTTGATATGCTGATCAATAGTTGCGTATTGAAGAGCAGAACAGTCGATCCACACAGGCGATGGTCGGCGTGTGATACCAACAGTATTGGGAACCATTTCTTGGATGCGAACATCACCACCCTTTTGGATTTCAACCACTTCGTAAATGGTTGCTTCGGGGCTGGAGTTGGTTACAACTTGGTCGCCAATTTTGATTTGATTGATTTTCATTTAAGCCTCCAAAATAATTACATCTTCAAAATCGAGAAGTGTTGTGCTTTCTACAAGATCACCGGCATTAAATCCTGATTGAACAAATCTTGAAGCCCACTTAATTTCCAACTGGTAAATCCAACGTCCCAACGTATTCCATTCATCTTTGTCACGTGAACACATGTGGTAACCGATCACATAACCAATGTGTTCACCGGAGTGAGAAACCACCATTGTGCCAAGTTTGAACTTCAGTAGTTGGGCACGAATTTCTGGTGTGAGAGATTGTTTCATTTTGCTACCTTTAAATGAGTGAATATGTGTAGTTGGTATTACCAACTTGATTGTTCCAACTCTCGATAATCATCTTTGCTGCAGAAAACCTTACACTACCGTCATCAGCTACGATAACAGAAGGATGTTGCCGAAATTGAATTTGTCGGAATTTTTCAACGCGAGTGACAATTTTTCCATCGAAACACTTAGCGTTGACTTTGTATCCGGCAACTCGTGGCTCACGTTGAATTTTCATATTCAGTACCTCTTTTGTGTTTCGATGGGATGAATTATAACACAGAAAACGGGGGAATTTTCTTTATTTTCGAAAATTCCCCGTTTTATTTTTAAGCTGCCAGAGCCAGCATGTCTTCCAGCACTTCGGTCTTCAGATCATCACCCTTACCGAAAGAGCTATCCATGAACTTGCGACCAGCATCCACCTTGCGAACACCGTAGTGGTCTTGGAATTCAGTCACAGCATTCAGCACGTTGTATGCAGTGTTGGGAGCGAATTCTGCACCACGACCACCCTTAAACAGGGACATCAAAGATGCCACAGTCTTCACAGCACCCCAAGTTTGGTCTTCGGCTGTCTTGTTCTTGTCGTAGAACTTGTTCACGAAGTATGCGTTAGCATCCATGTCGCTGATTTCGACAGTAGCCAGCTTCTTCATGTTGTCAGCAAACTTGCCCCAACCGTCAGAAATCAAGCCCATGTCCAGCTTAACTTGGGTAGCATCCCAAGTGGAGCGGTGAGTCACTTTCACCAGATTCTTGCTATTTTCACCGATAGCAGCAGTCAGAGTGTTTTGGCACACTGTGCGGGTAGAAACAACCTTGGCGATGGTAGCCAGAGTACCGTCGATAGAGGTAGCCAACAAAAGTTGACCATTGATGGTATCACCGGAAACAGTCTCGAAACCGTTGCCCAGATCAGCAGTTGCCCAGAAACGGCGACCACCCATGATGGTACCAGCAGCAGACAGCTTCAAACCATGGATGCCAACCAGATCAGAGAAGAAGTCGATCACTTGAGCAGGCTGAACAATCTTGTAGTCAGAACCAACCACAGACATTGCTTCGGAACTGTCGGAACGGAACAACACTTTCTTGTCATCCATGGTTTTGGTTTCCAGACCGGCTTGGTACATGACTTGGCTGGAGAAAACTTCCCAATCCATACCAGCTTCAGTCTTCCACTGATCCAGAGTCATGTCGTCAGACATTGCTTGGCCCAACGAATGCCAAATTTCTTTGCGACCTTCTTCGCCGCCTGCGAATGCGAACTCTACTTTGCCGTCTTTACGAATAGTCAAATTGTGGGACATGATAAATTACCTTTCGATTTAAGTTAAATTCTGCATCGTTTGCAGTGATTGAATTATAACACAGTTTTTAGCGTTAAACAAAATTATTTTAAAAATCTTTTGTCTCAATCACCGCATCGCTACAGTAATCGTATTGTACCACACATTTTTTCTTATTTACAAGAATATTCAACAAAATTAACTATAGCAGATGCCAGAAGCATCACAAACCCGAAAATAACTGTGACCAAAGCGGGTACAGTCATGATATCACCTCTACTGAATTCGAAAATTTTCATCAGAAAGAATCCACCCCATAGCTCTACAAATGCTGCTACAAAGGACAGAATAGCGTATTTCAAATGTTTATTCATAGCGGGTTACACGCATCTTCTGCATCCTGTTTTAAATGTTCAATGATGACCTTTAGACTTTCGATTTGTTTTTCCAACTGATTCGTAGTGTCACAATATGTTGTAAATTTGACCCACTCACCTTCTCTGTCGTGATTCATCTTTACATCAGCAGATGGATGCTCACTGTCCCACCCATATTGCTCATATACAAGATATGCATGTGGATTAAACCGCTGTACCATCATTTTCTCCAAAAACAGCCTTTACGACTTCAGCATGCCAAATTACTGCTTCTTTCTCAAATATTTTACGCAATTTATATCTAAACTCAGGGTCGGTAAAGTCAACGTCTTCTATATTAACATCTTTACTTGTGATTGTCGTTTTAAATCCAATACCGATGATAGTTAACACCATAACAAATAGCTTTTGAACTTTTCGTATTGTACCATGAAATCTTTGAATTCTTGAGATTCTCTCACACCTTTTTTGCTGATCAGGTCATGTACCTCTTTATGTACGTATTCTGGCATGTATTCCATTTTTGAATAATCTTGATACGCTTTCAACACAGTGCGAACAATTTCTGGAGTGATGGAAGGAGTAACCACCAAACGAAATTCTGGATCATCAGCGAAAAAATATGATGGTGAATCTTTAAAATCGCTTTCCCATTTACACCATACTTCAGTATCGCCACTAGCATTCACAAGAACTTCTGTGACAACACCGCGATCTGTGACTATACCATCTTCAACTTGCTCAACTTTATCACCGACTTTGTATTCGCTCATGATTTTTCCTTAAAAAGGTTTTGCACACGTTTCATTTCAAACCTCGATTTTCGATTGATTAACTTGACGCGCAGACATGCGGTATTTGGCACCGGTATCAACATCAGTGACATACCAGCCACGACGACCAACATTTTCATCAAGTTTGTACTTGGAATTGTTGTAGGAAATAACTGTACCAACATTCATTTTCACTTTGGCTTTCTTGTCTGCGTGATATTCACGAACCTTTTCACGCCACTTCAAAGCATATCCACCCTCACCTTCGAGTTCGCTTGCTTGGCTCAGAAGACTCAGAGGACAGTCGTAGTGGTATGGGCCAGAAAATTCATCCATAGACTTGTAGCCCCAACCCATGTTGCGACCACCACCCATCATCAGACCCAACCAGATGTATTTCTTGCCGGTAGCAATGGTTTCCACCAAGCCCCAGAAGTGATTACCCACGACACGACTGTCAACCAGACGATACCCCTCAGAGAAAAACTTATCGCTGCGGAAACGTGCCACTTGATCAGCACGTTTGAAACCTGTAGACATCGCGAAAGAGTAACCCATGTTTATTTCCTTTTGAATTTCGATGAATGAATTATAGCATAGATTTTTCTTGATTTATCTTATCTGAGATAAATTTTAAAAAATCGTTGTCATTCAGTTTGTCATTTTTCCTTTGAATTTCGTACAACTCAGTGCCTGTAAAACCATATTTTATCAATTTCATAAGGATACGCTGGATCGTGCCATTTGAAGATTGAATGTTTAACGTCATGCTTCCAGTGCGATCTAGATAATCCAATTCATTTTCATCCAACAAGCAACCTAGTGCGCAGTAGCATAATTGATCTTTTTCATAGTTGAACCGGCGATAAAAATATGATACTCTGTTCCCACTCAGGGTAAGTTCCAAAATTTTCTTGAGTGCTTCGATTTTAGTTGACATTGTTAATTACCTCTTTCATTTGCTTCAAACGTTCTTCGATGGTTCCGGTAAGAATTGTGTATTCTAACCCAAAATCCTGCAAAACATCACAGTAATAATTATGAACACTCTGACGGAAGTTTTCATCACGGCGTGTTCCATCCTGATCAAATGGGATATCTGGAACACAGATAAAGATATGCGCGTAACGATGCATGTCTTGAAAGTTGTATGACCTTAGAAAACGGTCTACACGACCAAATATAACCTCAGAATAAACGGAAGTAGTAACCGAACATGTGTCACAGATCACAAAGTCTTTACTCGTGTCATAGGCTCGTTGAGCAGCAATGTATTCCTGTTGGCGTTGAACCTCTGCAATTTGGCGCATATTTTTGAACACGAGTTTACCATCGGTTTGTTCCCACAATTCGCGACCATATTCAAAGACAGGCACAATATCAAATTTCTTAGAAGCACGTTGCACGATGGTTGTCTTTCCAGAAGATTCGCCACCGAGGATCAGAATGCGCGGAATAAAGGTAGCAAACACTTCTGGATGCACCCAATCTTCGATATCACGGTAGTTCTTTTCAATCATTTCACGCAGCATTGTACCGGATACTTTGTTCACTTCGCGGTCTTCATCAACCATAGAGAACTGGCATTCTGGAGAAATTGTTCCAGCCAACATATAACCATATGACTCAGAAGCAAAAACAACATCAACACCATCACCATCAGGGAAATATTCTCTGATCTTGTCACGGCAGAATTCACGATGGATGAATGCCGGTTCGTCATCAAGTGGAATTGAATCAATTTCTGGATTCAATACAACTGCTTCCAGACGCCCAGAATCAATTTCATTCTTGTAAATTGTGTCGAGCCAGTATTGGCGTGTCGTGCTGTCACAGCCGAAGAATTCTTCAGATGTGTAGCTCAAAACAAACACTTGTTCGCAGCGTTCCAGTGCAGTTTCGATCACATATTGATGCCCTTTGTGCAGTGGTGCAAATTTACCAACCACAAAGCCACGTTTGAATTCTTTATTTGTTGTCATATTTTAATCACCACGTTTTAACAGGTTTCGAATCTCATAGATGCGTTGCTCTATTCCTCTGCGAACCATATCAGCTTCAGCACTTCCACCGATAGCATCATTCTGGCGTTCTAGGAATTTCAGAGCGCGTTGCATGGCTACTACATGTGTTTTGGTTATTCCGAGTTTCGGTTCAGCAGAGTTCATCTGGTACCTTTACTTCAACTAGATTATACCACAGATTCCAGTCGTTGAATCTTCCGCCACTGGAAATAAGAGACAATTGCGTTGATCCAGAAGAAACCATACAGGATCGAAGTCAGATACAACTCACGTGACCAGAACAAAGGTACGCTGATAGTGTTCACAATCAACCAAATACCCCAAGATTCAATACGCTTGCGCATCAGCATAAATTGACCAACAACACTCATTGTCAGTACAACAGAGTCTACAAAGGGTGCATAGGCGTCTGTAAACTTGTGCAGGAGCATTCCATAAGCGACAGCAACCAAAATTGCCGATACCAGATACGTCACAAGTTGGTCAGATGGTGTATTGGTGATCTTGAGTACACCATTGTCGTTCTTTGCATTCCAGCCGATCCAGCCAATCACGCCTGTGATCAGGAAGAATACCTGCAGAGTCGCATCCGCATATAGCTGGTTGTTGAAAAACAACACACCGAACAAAGCAGACGAAACAATACCTGTCCACCAAGTGTGGATGTTATTGCGACCAGCCAAAAAGATACACAATGCAGTCATGATGTTGGCTGCAAGTTCGAGGGGTGTCCAAGTAAAAATGTTCATGATAAATTTCCTTTTGATTTCAGTTAGTTTCAAATTTAGATTTCAATCGCAGGTATTCTGCATACTCAGGGTCATTATCTCGCTTGATAGTTGCAATAGTTTTTTCAACAACACTATCGGTGATAAAAGAACTATTATAGCTCATGACAGTGGTAACAAACGCTTTGAGAATCACTTCAACAATTTCTTTGGTGATTTCTGGCTTTACAGCGTGTTCCAGAATAGATGCGGATTCATCATCCACTTCAAACCATGTCTCTTCGCCATAATTTATACTTGTCTTTGTATCCCATAACGCCCAAATTTTATGCCTATCGATACGAGTGACTGTACCTGTATCTATATTGGTAGGCATCTTGTAAGCTACTTTGTCACCTACACTATATTCTGTTGTCATATCAATCTTTCAAGTTAAATGGAGTTTGATCAATAGAAGAAATTGTTTCGTTCACGAATTCCACAGCGATTTCCATGGATTCTGCATCATCTTCGAGTTTATTCACATAAAGACCGGATAAGGTGCTTTCTGGAATGTAGTAGTAGCCACGACCACGAACCAGACGTTCGGTGCGACCAGACTTCTTCAGGAGTTTGTTAATAGTGGCAAGTGTTCCCATGATTGAATTATACCACAGTTTCGACTTTTTCATAGAATTCAATACCGCGCCAGCCGCCACCAACAAGGGCCATGTCACCATCAATCTTTTTTACGATACCTGTCCAGATACCACCATGACCAGTGTGCATGAGATACTTACCATCAACCAATTGTTCAGGTAAGTAACGGCAGACGACTTTTCCGTAAGTTGGGTTATATCCAACCATCTTGTCACCACGGATTGCAACGGTATCACCAACTTGGATTTGAGCCATCATTTTACCTTTTGAATTTCGATAATTGAATTATACCACGGTTTATTCGTCGCGGTTAATAATTTCAAACATTTTCCAAAACAAAGGAAAATCAGAAGCACGTTTCAATGTTGGCATCATCAGACGCTTCTCTGGAAAGTACGTGCCATAGGCAAACTTCGGATCGTAGCGTTCAATCGACTTGGTGTTGTCGAAAATATCGCAAATACGAATCTCTAGAACATCGCGAAATTGATCAGAAAGCCACTGTCGGTCAATAGCTTGACGAGTAGCGCGATTGCCATCTTCTGGCTTTGATGGATTTGTCATGCCTTTGACCATGCGCAACACATCATTACCAAAGGCAGCAATATCTTTTTCTGGGCAATTAGTATCTTCCAATACGTCATGCATCCATGCTGCGCAGATTTGATCTTCGGTGCCGCCATTGTCTCGAATCAGTTTTGCAACTGCAGCGGGATGAACGATGTAAGGTTCACCTGTGTACTTACGTACTTGATGTTGGTGCCAAAATGTGGCGAGTTCACGTGCCCGTTTTATTTTTAGAGTTTTCATAATTAAAGAATTGCGAGAATGTCAGATGGAAGCATATGTGGGTGTGGATTACTATCACACCGGAGAATCCAATTATCAGGTTTGTCCAACGCTACGACGATGCGACCTCTCCCAGAAAAAGTTGACACCAACCAATTTTGCTTATACCAATAGAAATGATCCTCAAAACAAACAATTGTGCCATCGCCCAATTTGGTTTTGACACGTTCACCGAGGCGTAGTGTTTTGATGATGTTTTTGTTCATTCTTCACCTTTTGAATTTCGATGGATGATTATAGCACAGTTTTATTTTACAAATCTTCTTCATGAACGTTTGTCGGATAGTGACCAGTAATATGAGCGTCCCATACGTTGATCATATCACCATTATGATCTTGATATCGCTGCGGTTTGTGATGAATTCGCAACTCATGACCACGGTGAAGAAGAATTTCTTTTTCACCTGGATTGAAACTGTGTTTCATCATAGAAATCGCATGTGTCCCCTTTGGTACATGAATGCGTAACATATGTCTAGCAGTGTCTTCATCACCAATCTTTATAGCTCCATGTTTTTCATCATCTGGATGTGGATACTGTAAAGACGCAAATCCTGCAGCCTGCTTAATACTCGTTGATGTGGATGTGTATGCTGGCATATGAACATCCACATGTGATTCACCTTCAGCCTTGTTTTTCATGTGCTGACTAGGCGACCAGTTAATACCCGAGTACACATGAAAATCTTTTTTGGTCTTATGTTTTTCCAAAACTTTATCCAAATGCTCTACACTCTTGGAAGCAGATTCTTTCCAAGAGTGTCCATTGTGGTAATTAATAAGTGGTAAATTTGTTGGCTTACTATCATCAGCATAATCACTCAAAACTACCTTTTCTGGTTCGGAAATTTTTTTCTGATCTACTTTATTTTCTGAATGAATTTCAGTGTGTTCAGCTTGACTACGCTCAACATCATCCGCCATACGACCTTCTGACAAAGACTTTTTCTTGTCGTCTTTTAACTTAGAAGCCTTCTCAGTCATTGTCAGGCTATGTTTACCGTGACCAACAAATACCGATGGTAATTTAAGGCTACGCGCTTTTTTCTTCTCGTATTGTTCTTTTTTGAATTCTTTAAATTTACCCATGATTTTCTTTGTATAGTGGAAGGTTTAAAACATAGTCGATAGCATTCTTTTCAGCAATCTTTTCGATGTATTTAACCGGAACTTCTCTTCCCAACAATCCCCATATAGAACCAGCAATAGCAGCAACCGAGTCGCTATCACCATCATGAGCAATAGAAAGCTCTAGAAGCTCGTCAAACGTTTTTGCTTTGGTAACAGACCAGTGAGCCATTTTGACGCATTCTAGGGCTGTCCAGCCTTCTCCAATTTGATCTATGCGCGACACTGATAAAGGAAATTCTAAAAGAACGTCTTTTTTAGCAAAATAATACAAATCCATTAGATAGTGAACTGCTATTTTATTTTCGGCATGTTTATGAGTCATTTCAGCAGATTCTATAGCCATAGAAGTAGCTAAAACTAAATCATCGAACCATGCAAAAGGTAAGATACGCATGACAGAGCCGCAACCCTTTGAGTCATTTTCTACCTGTTCGCCATTAACCATGTTGCGACATGCTTCCATGCAGGTGTCGCCCGGTGATTTTCTCTTCTGCATTTCTGGCATCATCTGCAATTCAGAAAATGAAATATCGCCTATGATCTGTACTCTCTGAGTTTTGTACCATGCCACATAAGCATCCATCATGGCATTTGAAAACGGGCTACCGTGTATAAGAAATTTATACAACGATGAAGTGTTGAGAAAATCAAGATGTTCGGCAATAAACAAAGCCATTTGTGTGTCGTCAGTAATCTCAATCACACTTTCATTTTGTGCATACGCAACAACATCAGACGGTTTAATGTCTGAATCAAATTCGAATGGATCACCCACAGCATCACAAACAGCCTGTGCGTAAAATGCATTCCTAAAACGTTCGATTTTGTTCACTTATAAATCCTGACTGTTTTACCATTTTATCGGATATTTCTTTAGCATATTGATTAATATGCTGCTTGACTGCAATTTTATCACCTTTGATATGGTGGATCAAATGCCAAGAATCTGACATATTAACCATCATTTGAGAAAAGTTTTCCCATTTGAAATTAGGGCCACGGTTATCTGGATTGCACATGGAAGAAAACCACGATGAAACGTTTGCATAACATACGTTTGCAATTTCATAGCATTTGCTTTGACTCAGTTCTTTCATTTTAATCCTTTAAGCCCAAGCCATGATCCACGCATCCTCTTTTGAAAGATTTACATGCGGATGGCTACCGTAACACAAATCATCCAATTTATCAGCTTTCCGAATCACCAGATTCTTAACCAGTTCATCATCACACATCCCCATATCTTGAAGATGTGCTTCGTATTCCAATGTGTTGTGAAAAACCTTCAATTTAATCCATGGGAAAAACTTTGACCAGAAATTGTGGCGCGAGATAATTTTAGCGTTTTCACACTCCATTTTCTCGCGCAATTTCTTTTGGTAGGCTTCTTCTTTCTGCTTGCGAAAATTTTCAATCGCAAATTGTAATTCAGCTTTCCGAACCTTTATGTAACTCATTCTCTTTTCTTTCTTTCAATCGCAAGATTGACTCATTGATTTTTTCCTGATCAGTCACATACAGCATGTAAGGTGAAAACAATTTGGAATTACTCTTGCAGTATTGCATAAATTCACCCAACTCTTTGTTTTCGTAGCCAGTCAAATCACGAACAATGTTACCATTGAACTTGAGGCGACCCATTTCAAGCACTGCAGCCTTTGCAACCAGTTCTTTAAATTCTTCTTCCACCCGCATCGGAAAGTGATCAAATACCAACTCCATAGCGTCTGCTTTGCTCACAAAACCTTCATGCACAGGGCCAGTATAGCTCTTGTTGTATTCCAAGAACTTGTTGTATGTGGCACGTTTTTTGTCACGGATACGACTTACCGCATTCACATTCTCAAACAGGTAGATTGAGGGATTGAAGTATTTCGATTTAGAAACCCAATCGAACATTTCTTCCACGGTATCGAAACCAGCTTTGAATTGCTCCACGTTAAGACCCAAAAAGTATAGTGTCTCTTCGTAATCCAACGTCAAAACAATTTCACCTAACTCTTTGGTACCACTCCGCACAGGGATAACAAGGCCACGATGACCATGCTTCATACCGAATTTGTGCGCCAGCCGACCTACCAAGTTTCCTTGGTCGTTGAATGAGAAATAAGAACGTGCGTATCCGTAAGATTTGGTGTCATTAAAGATCAGATCGACTTGCAAATCTTTGTAATTGAGACTATATACATCGCTGTTTTTAACACACTCGAACCCATACCCTAATTGAGTATTTACTTTTTCAAAAACAAACGATAAAGCATCACCCAAAAAGGATGAAGATTCATATTTCTTTTCGATCAGAACATCCATATCACCGAAAGAGTCTTTCAGCTTAACAGGCTGGATTGGGCCAAAACGACGATTGACGCCCAAAACATCAGTTATGATTTTGGATACTTCTTTGACAGCCAGTTCATATTCGTCTTTTTCGTACCGACGTGTAGGTACGTTACGAAGAGCGTTTCCACCCATAGATTCCTCAATTCTTCAATTCACGGATTTCGGTGGCTGCAGCCCGTAGAACTGCACTATCACCACCTTCAACGTCACTCAAATCAGCATTTTGCGCAATTCTAGCGCATTCTTCAATAATCAGCATTGCAAATGATTGAATCTCTGGGTTGTCGATAAACCAGTCCTTGTGCAGACCAGCTTTGTTTGCGATTTGAGTAAGATTGTTTTTCATGGCTTAATTATACACCAATTTTGTTGTTGCAGTCAGGACACTTAATAAATTCATAGATGTCTCTCCCACCACCATAATCTCCATGGATTTCTTTCTGCACATCCCTTGGTACATACTCAAGGGTAGCACCACAATTGCGGCACAGACATTGCTTCACCAGACTTGGTGGCGGCACACGAGATACAACAGTGACCATGATTAATGCATCCAAAAAATGGTTAGAACGATAGAACCGTCATGCCTATCCTGATCAACCAGAAAACCGAGTTCGCGTTCCAAAGTATAAATGATGTTCCGAATAAGCGTGTCAAACTCATTTCGATTCATAACAGTCAAAGAAGGTATACCGATAGTGTAATTAATTTTTTGTTGCTTTGATGCAACACTTTGACATATTTTCTTAATTTCATCGATATGCTTCACCACATCGGTATCGTTATACATAAGACGTAGAGTTTTGGCGAATGATTGCATTTTATTTCCTTTTCTTTGTTACAGATCGCATACCAACAGTGTATGTAGCACCGTAGTATATCATGGAATGTGTTTTTCGAGGGTTGAACAAAACAGAATCCCCGACTTTTAAAGTGGTTTCTTTCTTTTTACCAGTTTCGTCATAATAATGAAATACTGGTTCATACTCAAAAAATTTATCTTTTACCTTTAAACCAGACAGTTGGACAAGAACCAACTGAAAAAATGTTGGAGCATCGATACCATCCGTATGTGGTTGAATTGATCTATTATGACGCTGTACATCAATACAGTGTGGTGCAATGTCAAACCCATAGCGACATTTAGCAGTTTTAATAGGCTCGAAATCATCAGGTATTTCTTTATTCATGTGTTTCCAAAGGTCAGGAAATTCTAACCAATGGAAATCACCATTATTGAAATTGTTTAGCTCTGCGTGTTGATTATTGAAAAGACTTCCAATTCCACGTGCATTCAACTTCATTTCAGTGTCCCCAAAAGATAATCAATAGAGATATCGAGATATTCACTCATATAATCAAAAATAAATTTTAAAACCACCAGTGGAAAAATAAACACTACCCGGAAAGGTATGAAACACCACTGACGCACAGTTAAACCAGAAAATTCCATCCAGAGTTTTATACGTTCATTTTGCGGATAAAATTTACCGACACGTTTATTCCAGAAGCTCATATGTTACTCCAAAAAGAATTTCAACTTCGCATCTTCACGTGCGGTCTTCCATGCTTCGGCAACAGAAGAATTGTTCTTACGGGCAGTGAACATGAATGACTTAGCAGGATGATCCTTGACAGCCAGAGCAAACTCTTTCTGATCTTCGATGTGAATCACCGACTGAAAAAATTCAGTCATGTTATCAACAAAGATGTTGACTTCAATTGCAGCCAGTGTGAATTCGGGTGTGAATTCAGGGAAGTAGCTCAAGAATTCAGCTTGCTCGTTAGTCAGAACCAACTTGAAGATGTTCTTTTGAGTTGGCACAGTAGAATCACCACGGATAGAGTGAGCCACAACGTATTGCTTGCTCTTGAATTTCATCCGCTTACCTGAATTGTGATCATACACAACATAACCCTCTTCAAGACCCGGCAGCGCATCCGCAAGAGCCTGTAACTCCTGTGGAGTGCTTGGACATGTGATGAAATCTGGAGCGCGTACATTCAGACCAAAAGAAGACATATGGTAAGCAATAGTTTTCAAAACTGCTGAACCAGCAAATTCAAAAGGTTGGGTATTCTTGTTGATTGACAGCAAAACCATTTGATCTTCACTGTATGGGCGAACAATACGATTTTTCTTACCCACATATTCCATTACATAGGTTGTGTCTTTTTGAAATGATTCATTGAAAATATCCTGAAAATACTCTTCAGACACACCAAAAGCATTCAACACACCTTCGCGGAATGTACCACCAAGAGGATGGTTACCTTCGGCCTGTGCCATACCACGAGTGGAGATTTGCCACTTATTTTCGAAAGGATCAAACCACACACCAATCAAGGAACCATCTTCCTTGGATGCGACAGTGCAGGTGTCAGGCGAGAATGTAAAGTCTTCATAGAATTCTTGCATTTCACCGTGATTGAAGAAACGTGAAAACTTGCGAGACAGAACTTCAATATCATCAGGATTTTCTGTGATGTTGATAATCAGAGAACGGCATTCACGCGCAATCGGATTGTCCTTGGGGCTGTCGATTTGGTCGTAGTCGAGCAGCACGTAGTTCTGGTAAACACGGTTCTTGATACCGAGTGTTTCCTTGAGAATATCCAAGCACTCGGTGAAGTTATATGTGTTCAGATTTTCTTTAAACCATTGGAGTGTAGGTGACATTTTATTTCTATCGTGTTTTGAAGACTAGATTATATCACAGAACGGCTAGTCAAACTTTCTTTAGAACCAAAATAGAATCTTTCCAGAGAAATAATTGCAAAGAATGTGGGTAATTTCCTATTTCCCAAACTTTATCCTCGTCAAATACATATGCAAACGTATTGATATCCGTTCCCGATACCTTATAGTTCCTGTAATGACCCTTTACACCATCGATTATGGCTTGACCTGCAGATTCTGACAGTTCAGCAGCCATAAGGCCATTGTTGCGTAGCTGATAGTATCGCATAGTTTTCCTTCAAACAGTTGCGGTGTAAGTCAAAGATGCACGACTCATGCTGGACAAGAAATCAGTTGCTTCTTTGCGGGTGAATGTCGAACCATTAACAGAGAAACGCAGACTACCGTTACGCTGGTAGAAAGGTTTAATTGTCAGCTTGGATTCTGGATTGATTCGACGAGAAACAGTGATTACAGGCGTCTTGTTTTCAGCAAAATCAGTCATCATTTGTTTGATGTTAGCCTTAGCAATAACATCACCGATTTCTGGATCAGCTTTCAGCTTTTCTTCACGAATGCGATTTTGTTCATCTGCTGCTGCTATAGCAGCAGCAATATTGCGAACATATGCTTCTTCGATTTCATTCACACGCTTTTTCAACTCACGGCAGTATTCAGCAGCAGCAATGTTTGCCAAGCCGAAGTTGATAGTTGCTTGCAAGTTGTCATAATCCTCGCTAAAGCCACCAGAAGAGTGAGAGACAGAAAATGTCCATTCGGAAGGCTTTTTGTAATCATAGCCAATACGACGAATGGAAATATTAACCACATCAGACCAGAAACCTTCGACAGTCACTCGCAATGTGTTGTAATTGCCAACTTCACTCATGTTGAGTTCAGGGATGTTGTAAGGCAAAGTGGAAGTGGTTTGTGTCATGTTAATTACCTCTTTTGTGTTTCGATGAATGAATTATATCATAGAAAAAGGCCCCGAAGGGCCTTTGTTTGAATTTATTTTAGAAATTCAATGCACGTGCTTTCATTTCGTCCCATGTTGGCTTGTACAAGACTTCGCCACGGCTATAGTGTTTTACATACTGGTCACTGAACTGACGACCACCGCGAGACTTCTTACCTTGATCAGTGATAGGATTCTTCACAGTATCCACCCACAGACCACCGATTTTCATGGCAGAAGTCTTTTGTGCGAACTTCATTGTGTCGCGAGTCACCGATTGCAGCAAACCACCACCAGAACCCAAAACAACACACTCCGGTGCATAACCCAAGTCAATGACCTTTTGCATGAGCATCATAGCACTGGTTGGATTGATACCGTCGCCTTGAATGATACCCACGTTGTTGATCACTTTCTTACCCTTGGAATTCATGGTGAATCCAAAAGCTGCTTCCTGCATTGCAAGCAGTCGTGGAACAACTTCAAACATGTCGCCGGAATCAGGACGGAAAACTACCTTTGCACCGGATGCAATGATCTGTTCTTTAAATTCAGTACAGAGCAAGCCTGCTTCACGATACACATTATATCCATCAAGAACGATAGATACAATACCACCCTTTTTAGCATACTTGTCCAACATAGTCTTCAAATAAAGACGTTGACTGGCTTCACCGTATGAACATTGAACAGAGTGTTCAGATGCAGGGACACTGTAACCGGCAATATCAGCACCATAGTAGTGACGCGCACCCATCAAAGCAGAAACGTTGTCGGTACCATTGAAGTAAATTAAGTGACCCAGACCACCAGCAACTGCAGACTCATGAGAAGTTGCACCACGTTGTCCAAAATCATTCAGGGCAAAACCGAGATTACCAATATTGTCGGAGTATTTCTCATACATCCACTTCAAATTTTTGTAAAGCTCCAGTCCTTGAGAAGCAATTGTGGTTGGATACCAAACGGAGCGTTGCATTGGTGTTTCGATAAACGAAGCCAACGTAAACATGCCCGGAATATCACACTCAACCGTTACCAGTGGTACATCAGAATCAACAACTGTACCTTCAGGAACAGCATAGATTTCGATTGGAAGGTAACCACCATATTCATTGATAACACGATCCCACATACCACGATCAAATGGTTCACCATGGCTAGTGATAACGTATTCTGCTTCATCAACAATTTCCTTTGTGACTGGTGTAGTCAGGTATTCATCAATGAACATTGAAATACCGAGTGATACGGCTTTCTGCCCCTTGACACGTGCCTGAATGTACGAAGACATTGCACTTGTGTCTTTTGGATACACATCTGGAACTTGTGAATATTTGTAACTGTCGGCTGCGGTTACGATAGATTTTTGCATTGGCATAGTGAAACTCCTTCTTTATGCGTTGTTTTGAGTGCTTGACAAGAGGGCACTCATTCCTCTTTGGTTAACTTTAGGCATATTTACTCAGTTCAAAATTACTTCTTTTTTCTTGAAGAAGTGGAAAAGTGCCCGAACCCAATAATCATCTGCCGATTCCATATCACCAATATTTGAAAACCATTCGGTAAACGCCATTTCGATAGTGTCTTTGGCTTCTTTCAAACCCAAACCAGAAACAGTGCGCAGCCCACGAATCGCAGCCACTTTATCACGACTTAAAACAGCCTGAATGATTTTTGAAAATGCTGCTTGACGATCTTTGATCATGTTTGTCTCGTAATGAGACGATTCTGGTTCTTTATCCACAACTGTTACAGTTGGAATTTCAATGACAGGAATTCCTTCGAGGATGATGTAAGCTGCCTTGGTGGGAGCCGAATTGATTGCCAGTTCAACCAGCTTTGCCAGAGTTTCTTGAGAAAGATTGGAAATGTTCATTTGAATTACCTTTGTGTTTGGATAAACGAATTATAGCACAACTTTTAGCTCTGGATCATTTATTTGTAGACCGAATACGTTTATTGATTTCTGCAATTTTGGCATTGGTCAAGTCAACCCATTCAGCATAGCTTCGTACTTCCTGCATTTGCTGAATGGATTGCTTCATTTTAATAAGCTCTTGTTTGAACTTATTCGCATCCATGATTTGCTTTTTGTTTTTAATCATTGATCCAATCCTTTGTTGTTCTCAGAAAAATTAAGTGTTGTGATTATACACGATAATACGAGTTTTTGTAAGCCGGAAGAGGCATCACACCAGTCATTTCCATAATGATGTGGGTGTGATCATCAAAACCAGCGTACTTGGGATTGTTCAGGGCTTCAGAAATCAATACCCATTCGCATTCCATCGCATCATCTGCAGGGCGGAATTCAGGCAAAGAACCATCAGGATTTGGTTCAATCTTGATGTGGATGACCTGAGTGATCCGAGGAATACCACAACCACGGTTTGGATCATCAAAGGTGCGCCGAGCAACCACGGAACCACGGAGTACCTTTTCGGGAACGCGCAGATTGGTTTCTTCAGTCAGTTCACGGAAAACACATTCCTCGAATGTTTCATTGTTGTTTTTGTGACCACCAGCAATAGCCCATGTGCCACGGCCCGGCAAACCACCACGCTTCACCATCAGCACGTGACCAGCGCACTCTACGAGAGCATCACCAGTGCAGAACTGCAGGGTTTCTGGATAAGGGTATGACGCAAACTTTTGACGTTCAGAGACAAAGTAATTCCAATCATCGTATACTTCTTGAGTAACCAATGACGGTGTGTTTTCAAAAATGTTTCGACGGAAAGTTGTGCCGTTAATAGTGATGTTGGATTCAATCTCAACATACTTGTATTTTGGGAACCACTTGAGATATCCGGTATCTTCCTTCGAGTGACCAAACATCAACACTTCAACTTCTTCTTCGTAGTGCATGCTGGTTGTGTATTCGATATACGAAGTGATATCTGTAATCCACTGGCTGTTGTTGTAGCGATAGTCGTTCTGTGGCACAAAAACCACATTGGTGATACCTTCATGATCAAGAAACAGTTTGATAGCCTGCACACGCTCTGCGTATGTCCATGGATTCTTGATTGTGCGAGGGGCGTTGGCTGAACCAACAAAGATCACGAGTTTGTCACAGCGCTTGCGTGACTCACGAATAAAGTGCCTGTGTCCAGTGTGCAAACCTGAAAACCGACCAACAATGTAACCTACACGGTACTTATTTTGCATTTGCGAAACTCCTTCTTTAATGCTTGTTTACGAAAGTATTTATCTATTCAATTGATACCACCAAAATGATTTTTGATTCGATACCAAATTTCATTGGCAGCTTGTTTTCCATGAGCAGTTCTTTGATTTTGCGATTCATTATCGGCAATCGTCATACACTCACGAATGATTGTGTCAGCAAAAGCCACCAACTCTTCTTTTCTGAGTTCTGCGCTTTGATGTGTATTATACCGCAAAGGCGAACGATCAATTATAGCAGCAATGTTTTTGTTCATTTAAATCACCAAGTATTGGCATCCAAGATGATGACGGTGTGTTCTGGTCGATCACCGGTATCGTCATCAACAGGAAAGTTTTCATCCTGCCAATGGCTACCGTCACGGCAGTTACCAAAATATGGCTGATCCAAGTATACATCATCGAGTGCCAACATGTAGTCGTCTTTTGCTCGAATTGCAAGTGGCTTATCGGTGGGAATGTCGTTTTCCTTGGCCCACTTAACCAGATCATCAATAGTAATACACATTTTACTTACGCAGCCTTCCATAGGTTTCTTTTTTCCACTGTGCAACTTTCTTTCCAGAATCTGGATACCAATGTTGCGCCGGTACAGCTTCTTGAGGTTCGATCACAATAATTTGTTTGAAAGCCTCAATTAGACTGACACTATTATCCGAGGGAGTACCATCAACAAGAACAAGTGTCTTATCGTTTACCTTTACACCACTAGACAGCTTCAGACGCATAGCGATTTCAGCAGAAGATTGTTCCAAGGCAATCCACTCGACTACCTTTACATTTTCGTCATCGTAGTGACCGTCTTCATTTCCAATCGATTCGATATTGACTTCCATGTTACATCCTGTGTCTAAATGACTGTTTCACATCAAAACCATGTGATACGGTCTTTTCTTTGTCAGACTGCATTGTACCAGAAATTTCCACCACTGGAGTCAAAACATTGCGCTTGTAGTCTTCAATCCGGTGATAGACTTTTTCAGGATCGGTTTCAATCTTATCAAAACCAATATCTTTGAGAGTTGGAATCCAGAATTCACCGGCACCCAAACCAGAAGTACATTGAAACACTGGTTCGTTGTACTTCATAGCAATTGCTTTTAGACGATCTACACTTCCAGTATATCTTTCGATACAGCTTCCCCATTTCCATTTACCTCTACAGTGAAAACATTCACCGCAAGGTGTTGGGTCAACATATTTCACTACCTTGCCTTCATCCATCAGATATGCATCACCACAAAAAAAGAGCCAGTCATACCAGCGTCTTGATTTAAATGGTAAATTAGGAACTTCAATGGAACGTGGAAATTCACCTTCTCCATTCATTATCTTTTTTGTATCGACCGACCGGTGACGCAAGTAAACAAACTTGGGGTCACCGCCACCATATTGCCAAGCAATATAGTCATAGTAGTCTTTAAAATTTGACTGAATTCGAATTTTGGTCACCTATTAATAAAATTAAACCAATTCTAACATAGAACTGTACCGATCTTCCGGCTTTGTTGCCATAATAATCTTTAGGTCTGCATATTTCGCTAAGATGTCTTTTTTAAGCAATTCAACTTCATCGATAGTGCATGAATACAACGGTATACCAGCAAGGCGTCTTGCGTCAGCATCGTCAGATACATTTGAAACAATCCAGTCTTCCAGTTCTTTCTTTGACATACCACTTGGCACCAATTCTTTTTTGGTGATTGCCTGAATGAACTGAAGTCGCCAATTCATACGCTTGATGTTATCTTTGGCAGTCTTAATTTCCCATTCGATCTTATCACCGCATTTCTTAATGCGATATTTTACAAAGTAGTCGATCAGTTCATGCGGCCCCGAGAACTGCACCAGTTTGTGATCCGTACCAATCAGGTTCCATTGTTCAGTCACAGGTTTTTGTAACTTGAAATACTTGATAGGGTCTTTGTCGATCAGTTCACGCGCAGACAGAGACACCTTCACGTGGAAACAGAAACCAGTCTTCGAGCATTCATCACTGAAGCCTTTGATCAATTCCTTTTCTTCCATTTCTGCCAGTATTTGAACGTAATCTGCACGATCATAACCGATAGGTAGTTCACTCACTTCATAGGTGTATTTTCCAATGTATTTGACAATACCAGTTGTCGCATACTTGTTGCCTTCGATATGACTTACCTCACCACGAAAATCTGGGAATGTGGGTAGGATTGGCTTTGCTTCGTTAAGAAACTTAGCAGGGTCTTTCAGATAGGTTCGAACAGCCTTTGTAACGTCTTTGATGCTACGGGGAAGCACAGTGTGCTTGTACCCCACGGCGATACCGTCAGACCCGTTTACAAGTGCCCATGGAATGATAGGCAGATAGTGTGCTGGCTCTGGATCATCAATAGATTTGTTTTGCGGCAGAACTTCTTCATCAGCAAAATACTTTTTGAAAATAGCACTCAGCGATGCGTAGATGTAACGTGGCGATGCAGACTCTTGCACCAGTCGAGAACCAAACGATCCATGGTGTTCAAACACTGCAGCATTGTTCTTATACGGTGCAGCCATATTGACACATGCAGATGCTGCAGATGCTTCGCCATGGGCATAGTTTACAGAGCTAAGAGAACCAGAAATTTCAGCAATCTTTACCTTGCCTGTCTTATGGTTCTTTAACATCGAATAGATTAGTTTTCGACCAACAATCTTCTGTCCATCAATAGCGGATGGTAACGCACGAGACTCCAACACATACATTGCGTATGACTTGAAATCCTTGTCGATAATATCTTTCAGCGAACGCTTAACAATCATTTACTCACCCATCCATTCTTTACGACCATCGGCATCATCACCAAATGCCATTTCTAAAATTCTCGGATCAAACCCTGTCACACACTCAAGGTATGGATCGTTAACCACCTTCGAGTATACATCTTCAGGCATGGAACCCAGACCTTTGTAGTAGCTCACATCCCATCCAGTTGCATCAAACTCTGCATACTCTTCATAGGTGTAAAAGAACTTGTCTGTCTTACCTTTTTTACAGTGGAAGAGTGGTGCCTTCAATCGATAGATACGCTCTTCCTCGTACAGTTCAGGCCACAATGAAAACAGGTTCAGCAGCAAGCAGAAGATGTGTGATCCATCGGTATCCGAGTCGGTAAACACTACGATCTTACCATAATTAAGATTCCTTGCAGGTTCACCGATCTTCAAACCGATAACACTCATAAGCTCACGAATCTCTACATTCTTCATGATTTCCAGAGGTCGCAAACCATTGATGTTCAATACCTTACCCTTGAGTGGATATCCACCGGTAGTTCTGGCATTGCGAACATTGATCAGGCTGGAGATAGCACTTAGACCTTCACATAAAAGTAGCATACGCTTTTCGATGATTGGGTCAGTAGCAGCAATGTGATTGATGACAATTTTCTTCTTACCATCTTTCTCTTTCTTCGCCAGTTCACGCGCCTCTTCTAGCTCTCGCTTGTAGAGAATAGCCTGAATGATTGGATCAATGATAGCAGGTGTGTCGATCAGCTTTTTGCCGATTTTATCGAAGTCTACATCCTTGAAGAAAGCAGAAATTTCCGCAGTCGTGTTTGTGATTCGCTCTTTTGATTGACTATCAAATTTGAGAGCAGGAAAGTCTTTGATCCACGAAGCAAACATGATGTTGGCTTTGATTGCGGCAGGCATCACATCAATCTTGTGCTTTTTCTTGATGAATGCGCGGATCGATTCTGCAACTTTATTCATCACAAAGTCAACATGAGCGCCACCTTGTGATACCCGAATACCGTTTGCACATGCCAGTACATACGACTCTGTTTTACCCGCTGGAGCAAAGATAAAGAGGATGTTAGGATACTCGAACGAAACCGCATCATTGCTAAAGTTTGCAGCAATCTCACGTGTGCTTTTTGCTCGAATCGGTTTACCGTTGAAGGTGTAAGTGATATCACGATAGGTGATAGCCAGATTTACCAATCGATCCATAACCATAGATTCATGATCTGCATCGAATGTCGAAAGACCGAATCGCGCCAAGTCAGGAACAAAGGAAACAGTTGTTCCTTGTTGGCTGCTTTTCTTTTTGGTGAATTTGATATCACTCATGTTGTCGCGACAGGTAACTTCCATGGTGTTCTTACCATCGGATGTTGTACCAATAAATTCGATTGAGAAAATATTGGTCAGTGCTGCACCCATACCGTTTGTTCCGGCACCAACACGTTTCGAGTCATCGAAATTGCTACCAGCACGGAGCGCTGTCCATGCTAAAACGGGTCTAGGCTTGTTATTTACCAATTCCTGTGGAATACCCCTACCGTTGTCAGAAATCGTCACCTGAGTGCCTTCTAGCGTTTCTGTGACGCTAATATCGATCTTGTTGGCATACTTGCCACCAGTTCGGATGAATTCATCGGTGGAGTTATCAATAATTTCTGAAATTATCTTGAGCAGACCGGATGCCACGGTTTTGGTCTGTACGGTATAGTTGTAAATTCCGGTAACGGGTTCGGGTGTGCAGGAGCCGATGTACACGCCCGGCCGCAGCAACACATGTTCCCTGTCACTCAGTTCTTTAAATTCTTCTGTCATTGTTGTCATTAACAAATTACCATTTCATCATCGATATCAATAAAATCTTCTGGCCTGTCTTTTGTTTCTGTTTTGATCTTCCCACCAATCAGCTTCAAGCCATAGTTGTTGACCTTCGGTAATCCCGAAACATCAACAATCTTCTTTAATTTATTCTCACTCTTGAAGCGCGAGTAATCCACGTGGTGATGCCAACGGTTAAACTTCCAGACCACCTTTGCAACGTCTGGATGCATGTCTTCCAACATCTGTGATTTGGGCAGTGTACCCTCATTCGCATAAAACTCTTCGGTGTTGCCACCTTTCATGCGCTGAGTTGTCACCTTACCCTGTAGGAATGCATTGAACTGGATTGTACAGTATCCGGCCTTGAGGATTCGTAAGCTAAGGTCAGTATCTTCATTGTATCGACCACGCCAACGGAAAGGGATATCATTCTGGATAAACAGACATGAGTAGATGCGGGTATTGATTGTAAAGGGTGGAACTGCGTCAGTTGACTTGCAGAACGAATAGTAGTTCAAACCGGCAAGTGGCACATTCGAGTAACGAGCTACAAAGTCTTCTGCAGCCTTGAATATGACGCCACTTTTCACTTCCAGTTTCTGGTTGCGATTCAGGTAGTGGAATGCATCGATATTGTCATCCAAAACCCAATGGTGGGTGAATCCGAGGCTGATGGAGTGATCCCATGCGAAGTTACGAGCAGCGCCCGGCCCCTTACCCTTGGTGAACCCCAAATCATCAAACGTGTCGTATTCGTCTAAGTAACTCTGCGGCAACACAATCACTGTGCCACCCAAATTCGCATCTTCGTAAAGTTGTCGCTGTGATTCTTCAACCACAATGTAAAACGGCACATTCATATCTTGCAATGCACGTGCCGTAATACATCTTTCCCAACGATTCTTCGATACGATATAAACTGGATATCGTGGATTGACTATCATTCTACAATGTAGTGCCCTGTTGAATTTCCCCAATGTGATCTAAATGGAAACCATACAGATTTTGTTTTAGGGGTGAGTTTTTGACCCAAAAGAATCGCCAGCTTTTCTAGGTCTTCTTTTGAATCTACTCGAACAATAATTTTCGCGTATGGTTCCTGCTTTTCCTGTACAAACTCAGGCATGGCTACCCATTCTGAGTCTGCATTGAAAATGTCAGTTTCTATTTCCATTTTCAGTAGGTTGCTGCCTTGTTGGTGTCATGAATGATTTCAAAAAGAACATTTGAAATGAATGCATGCTTGAAATCCATCAAAGTCATTTCATCCAACACATGGTCGCTGATCATGTCAGACAGAATATGTTTAAAGTTAGATGCAGGCAATACACCTACTTTAGCTTTGTCATTCCCATACCCAACAACACTTGTTCCGTTGGAAATTGGAGTCATATCAAATGCGACATGACTGTTGATATCACCCAGACCATTTTGGATGGCAGAAAGCAGACGAGTTGACGCAACATTACGTCCTTCAGACTTCACGTACAGATCAGTGTGATACAGGTTTGTCCATGCAAACACGATTTGGTCTTCATCACGATGATATGCAATCGTGAAGCGAGGGAAAAAAATGTCATCATGGTTACCATGGACAAAGCGGATTTTGTTTGAGAGTTGCATGTTAATTTCCTTTTAGGTGTTTGTATTGAATTGAATCCACGAGTTTAGCATCATTTTTCAACAACGCAAGCTCTTTCAGGTTTTTAATTTGCTCTCGCAAATTTTTTATTGTCTTGTTGCGAAAATGTATCGCACCAATGGCAATTTCTAAGTTCACTTCTGCTGAATGAAACATAGAAGTAAACTCCCGTGTTACGCGCCGAAGTTCGTCATCTTCATTTGGGTCAATTGTAATCATGGAAAACTCACTTTCTTTTCGAAAATCACTTCACCAGTAAATCGATCAGTACACTTAACCGATGCTGTTCCTTCCCACTTCAATTCTTCTTCGCACATGAATAATGCTTTGGATTTTCGCTGCACGACAGCAGTGTCATTTTCACCATCGATAGAAGTGAATTCGAGTAGGTATCCAGTTTGTGATGAAGTCAAAATCTCAGTGAATCTTTCGATCCACTCGACAGGCACATCTTTACTGAGTGCATTAACCCATGGCACATACTTACCGGTTTTATCTGTTTTTCCAACAGATGCATTAAAACCGGCCTTCTTAGCCATGGCAATAATTTGTTCACGTTGAAATGTCATTTTGCCCTCAATACAGGAACACAGACTGGTTCGATGTAGGTAGAAGCTGCAGACGCTCCAAATGCTTTATCAGCATCCTCTTTAGTGGCAAATACTAGAAAGAATGTCTTGTTGGCTACAACCCACACGTAATCTGGTGGATCGACAGGTTTGACAGGAGTAACCATCAGCGCATCAGTACACTGAAGAATTGCTTTGTAAACGGCGTCTTCATCAAAAGACATGCCACCATCTGCACCAACAGCGTCACTGTCAACTGTGCATGTGCCCAAGGCTGCTATAGCAGCCAATAATGCGTTTTTTTCTTTACTCATATTTCATTCAAAAGATACCAAGTTACCAACAGCATCGAGAGTCAAAGTGCCAGTCAGACCACGAGAAGCCACACGGCTTTCCAGTGCGTACAAAGGATTTACACAATTCAGAATCTCAGCCAGCTTGCACATGGAGAACCAGTTCAGGTTCAGGTTTTTCAGTGCTGCGTTAGTTGTGATGTTGAAAGTTTGCATTTGAATCTCCATGTTACGATGGATGAATTATAACACAGAAAATTGTCTGTGTAGATTTATTTTCAACTTTCTTCACTAAGTTTTTCAATAACCACTGGAAGCCTATACTGCATCCAAAGAAAGTCGTCAGTGTTGTTCCAGTTTTTCACTGTCTGCAACACATCCTGAAGTGTCTTTATAGCCAACTCAATCTTTTGGTCGCTACCAGTCTCTCGATAGAAAGGGCCTTGAATCCAATAAGGATTTCCTTTGCACCAGATGTCGTTTTCGCCATGGTCAGATGTCTCCACGACCTTTTTACACACTGGACAGAATAGGAACCCATCACCAAGTTCCTCGACTTCAATCTTCGCTGTATTTGTGTTTTCGTTTTCCATGTTTGGCCTTGTGTTTCTTGGAGTTCTCAACCTTGTATTTGTTGAACTGCATAGCGTTTTTCGCAACAAGGTTTCGACGTTTTGGTTCTTTATTCTTTTTCATACACGATTTCAACTTTTCCGCAGAACTTGTTAATAAAATTTGTGACTACCTTAAATCGACGCAGCACCCATAGTGGGCCATAGTATACACCAATATCAAGGTACATATTCAAAATGATAGAAAAATAGATAAGGTAAACAAAGAACAAAAAGATGATAATCGGCGGTTGTGCAATGGGTGTTGTATACAAACTATAAAAAATGTAAGCCAACCCAAAATCAAGAATCAATGGTAGTACCCAACTAACAATCACCTTATCAAAGATACCGCAAATAGCACCACTAAAAATGTAAGCAATGTAATTACAAACTGTTGGATAGGGCATTTGCATACCGCCATACTGAGCAAGTTTGAAGTGCCAAGATTTTGAAGAGACTTTCATAGTTTGAATTCCTTAGTAAGTTACTGTTTGATGTGTGTATTGTAGCACAGTTCGGCACTCTCCGCAGCATCGAATCTGACCTTGTTGCGAAATTCTTTTATGAATCAAAGCAGAAAATTTATATGGCATGCAACCATGAATACATTCATAGACATAAAGCGTTTGTGGCTTCTTTTCCACAACGGAAGAAATATCATAGTTATGGTGGGTTTTGCCAGCTTCTGGAAAGCCTAGTTTCTTGCAGACCTCACGAAACTCTTTACCGTGTGCTTGTTTTGCATCAGGATAAAACTGTTTGGTCAAAAGGTGTGCTACTTCGTGTGGTATTGTGGTTGCCAAAAAGTCTTCAAAATTCTCTGCGAGAAGAGTTTCATTCAACTCGATATGACGATCATCTGAATAGGCATAACCTGCAACGGCACCCAAATCATTGCGATAGTAGATATAGCAAGAAAAATTATAGCCCGGAAAAAACTTGTTGAAACATTCGCGTACACGAGCATCTACAATTTTTTTCTGGGCTTCTGTGATGGTTTTGAGTTTTAGCATCTAAGTCTTCCGTGTTGATAATTCAATTATAACACGGAGAACTGGATTTACTCAACTGATTTTAGTCGGTAGCAAGTTTTTTCTTTAAATTTGCGATAAGCCAACTTCATAAAACTTGGTGTCTCTGGAATCACCTTTGCTACACCCGATGCCTGCGTTACTTTTTGAATGCCGTAGAACACCTTTCGATGGGTGTTGGATTCGAAGAACCAAAAAACCCCAATTATCGAAATAATTACAAGTTCGAGAAGAATAAACACCAAGTATTCATCAAATGGCAAATGAACTCCAATTTCAAGAATTGATGCAGCAATGTAGATGACTGGTACTAAAATAAAAGCAAAGGAGGCCATAATACCAACGATGGTGATCAAGAGTGTGATCAGTAGACCAACAATCACACTACGAATGTATGAACAAAGATTGGCGTCACCATACTCCAGTTCGTATTTGCTTTGTGGCCCATATGTCGTAGCCAAGCGATAGTGCCAAGAATTCACGTTTACAGTTTCAGTTTTCATAGTTTATTCACCCCAACAAGAAATTTCATTATCAACAGCTTCAGATGGAGAATCATCTGTACCAAAAGATTCTATATAAGAATCAGCAATCATCCACGCAACGTCCCATGAAACCATTGCGGTGAACATCATTATAACTGCAAAACGCAGTTTCCACCAAAAAATTTTCACTTGATATACCTCGCATATTCTGCAGGATCGTAATCCAAGTCTTCGTCGTCATACTCACTCAGCAACCCTTCTTTTTCTTTCGGGGTTCGGATACCGACACGCTGATGTTCTGTTTTACGCTTCTTTGCAATGTGGTGTGCATTTTCGTGTTCAGCATCCAGATTGTTACGCAGTTGTTTCGTCATGATTCTCTAAAATAGGTTTATATTTTGCAACAGGAATAAAATCCCTGTACTTGATCAGATTCAGAATCTTTGTGTGAGAGTACGAAAACTTTGGGTCTTTGTACGCATCATGCAACTCTCCAGAATCGAACAAACGTAGTATAACATATTCTGGGCTGATTTTACCACCGAAGCAGCGATTCAACACAGAAACAACAGAATGATTACCGTAGCAACTTTCTGTTGATATGTCAGACTTGATAATCCGCTCCAAAGATTCCCTACGACTTTTCATCTTGTAGAAAGACTCTTTTACGGATTCTCTGTTCTCATATCGAACATCCTTGTTGTCAAGGATGTTCCCCAAAACGCAGTACACTAAATCTTGGGTCTTTGGGAACTTATCAGCAAGCCAGTCATACACATACTTATTCCCCTGTGGAAGTTTGGTAAATGCATCTTTGGTTCGCTGGCTTGTTGTCCCATATTTTAACATGGAATAATCCAAACTTTTCATATGGAGTGTGATTCCTTGAACCAATCCAAATGCGCTAACAGGTGTCATTACAGACCTTCGATAGACGGTACTTTATCGATCAATCCAGCATCACGTGCGCTTTGCTTAACCTTTTCCAGAATCGTAGGTGTCATCAGTTTAATAACATCTTCATACTCTTGATTATTGTCTTCACAGAAAGCAATCACAGCCTGAAAATGATCAATACCCTCTTCCAGTACGATCTTCTCGATTGATTTGGCAAACGATTCTTTTGTTAAGAATGGCAGCGTTTCTTCATCAAAGATTAGATTTTCAACTTCCATATGAGAGTGCTTCCTTACGTACTTTGATAATGCGATTCATAGAACTAATGGCATAGCAGAAATTTTCTTCAAAGATTTTTTCATCTGTGTCGATAATAACACTAACAGGCTCATGAAGGGGCATCAGGGTAGCCTTACGTGTGGTCAGTTGATCACGTTGTGCTGTTGTCAGAGAGGTGTTTACATGCATCATTTTCCAGTTTCCTTGTAGTAGCAGTAGATAGCTTTTTGCTTACGGGTTTCTTCGAGTTTAATTTTCAACTCTTTGAAGATTGTCCAACCAATGGCATCCTTTTCATGCATGGGGAATTTGGATGCCAAAGATGGAACTGTCAGCAGTCGATCCAGAACAAACAAATAGGCGTTTTCAATTTCAACGTAATCATCAAAATCTAGTTTTTCCAGCTTGCTTGCAATGTGTCGAACATTATATGTCCAGTCATCATGCTTGTTTGTATATTCCCAACGATAAATTGGATCGACCTTCAGAAGGCTTTCTTCATCCAGCAATTCCTTATATGTTTTGTACAGGATGACAACTAGGTCTGAACTTGACTCACAACCTAGTTGCTCCACTTTATCTTTAACTAGCTGTGATTCGGTCATCGGCAATATTCAATGCTTGGCAAATAAATTCGTGGGTCAGTGTCGGGAAGACTTCGGCAAAATTCTTGTTCAGTGCTGCAGTCAGAATCTTGGATTCACCAACATAAAGCATTTCCATGAGTGCCTTATATTGTTTGTGCTTCAGATTTTGTGAGGTCTTCGGTGTCAAGAAAACACTGGTGAAAATATTTGAAGATGGTCGGCTCAACAAATATGCGCCAGCTTGCCAGCGATCTTCGTTAGGCTGTCCGAGTTTGATATCCGCAGTTTCAAAATTAATAAAAGTATCATTCACTGCCTGCTCAATATAGATACGAGCATAATGCTGTTTTTTAATAATCTCAGCTAGATCGTTGACGGTTTTAACTTCAGCAAGAAGCTCGTCAAACATAGGGTTGTGTGTTGTAATCATAGGTAAAAGTCAGTAATGTTTCCGAGTAAGTTTGCCATTCTGTTGTTAGTGAAATACCCCATCAAAGCCATTTTGGATGCCTTCTTTGCGGCCTGTGTATTGTATACCGAAATAATGTCGCTTTTTAGAGATTCGGGGATATATTCGTAGTCAACTAATGTTCTATTACGAATAAGGTTTTTCCGCTCTTCATCATTCTCACATGCTTCCAATAAATCCTTGACTGCATAAAATGCATCAAGTCGCTCTTGTTTAATGGGCTTCTGACGAACACCCTCAAGCAAGAATATATCATCAGCAGAACGAATATTTGGAATACTATCGGAACTGGCACCAGATTCACCCTTGATAATCTTTTCAATCAGTGCTTGACGATAGTTATCAGGCTTGATGAATTTCTTATCACGTGGAGAATATTGGTACACATTCTTGTGTTTGTGTAACTGAAAGTTATCGCGGTCAGAAGACAGAATCAGAATATCTTCAGGTTCTGTGTTTCCGAACATATCCTCTTCACCCATAAACCTAGGATCAGTTGCAGCCAGTTCGGTCAGAACAGCGATAATATCATCACCTTCTGCCTTTGCCACACGAATAACAGGGAATGGGAAGTATTTTTCAAGGTCGTTGATTGTTTCATCTACGATTTCCATTACCCAAGGCCAGTCGATACCAGAGGTATCCAGTTTCTTTGCTGCTCGACGTTGACACTTGTAGTTTTCAAAAAAGTCGCGCCTCCAGTATCCTTGTTTCGAATCTGTGGCGATAACCATTTGTCCGAACCTGCGTTTGTGCATAACAAAGTTAGCACGTACAGAATTCAACATAAAGTGCTTGATGAAGCCTTTATTTTCGTCAGATGGGTTTTTGGCAATGTCTTGCGCGGATGAATCCACATGGATCGCAGCAAGTGCGATCTGGGAAAAGTCTGTAATGATGATGGTAATTTCTCCTAAGCGGGTTGTGGCTCGATACTTTCGAAGATGGCGGCACCGTATTTACGGTAGTCTTCGACAAGTGCTTTATTGGCACTTTCGCTTTCGAGTTCGCTAAAGGCAAACTGTAGTATACCATCATTATTTTTACCAATGTATCGCTTCATGGTAATTTCATCACCTTGTTGCGAAATAACAACAAATTTATTGTTCAGATTCATAGATTCCATTATGTTGTTTAGTTTAAGACCAATTCATCTACTTGCGTGAAATCTCCACGCTTGTAGACGTTATATCTGACATTTGAAATATCTTCAAACATTTCGGTATTTCTATGTGAAATAATGAAGAGGTTTGTTTGGTCGAATTCTGGTGATAACAGAATATCGACAATCATACCAACACCAGCACCATCTACAGCAGCATCTAACACTTCATCCGCACAAAGCAGATTACATGAGAAACTGTTACGCATCACCGACAATCGGCGCATAGTAAACATGATAGCCAAATCCAGTCTCGCCTTTTCACCCGCACTAAAAGAGTTGTAAGTGAAGTTATCGCGGTGTCTAGATTTAACCGATTCGTTAAACTGCGCATCCAGTTCAAACTTAACAAACAATTCCATTTTGTCAAGATATTCGTTGATCAGTTCGTTGATCACCGGAATGTACTGGTCTACGATCTTGGATTTGATACCTGTGTCTTTGAAAAGTTCAGTCAGAAGCGTATTGTACTCTTGTTCTACACGCAACGTAGCCAGTTCGTTGATACGAATTCTTCCCTCTGTCACCAGTTCGGCAAGTTTAGCCTTTTCATCATCAGAATTGGTAGCTGTCTCTTTGATTTCTTTGATCTTTCGCATCAACGACTTCGCTGTCATTTCCTTAGAAGAAATGATCTGGTTTTCCCTCGAAACCTCCAGTACGTAAGCATTTTTAGCTTCGGTTGCCTCGTTTTCTTTTTCCACAACGTCAGAGTATTGCTGCAGTTCTTTTGCAATCGCTTTTAGCTCCGTCATGTAGCTTGTATGTTCACACGTGTGAGTGTCCACAATACCTGCTACGTTGTTAGGGTCAATAGGCTGAGTGCATGTTGGACACACATCAGACTTGGTAAAGAAGTCAAGCGTTTTGGCTACAGACTCAACCTTTGTTTTAAGCTGCAAACCCTTACTCTTCAATTCATCCCTAGAACGGCGTTTAGCGCGCAATTCACTCAAGGTAGCGTCGAATGTACCAGACTGCTCTTGAAGTGTCTCCAAACGCGCTCTGGCAGCTTCCAATTCGATTTCTGTTTCCTTCAGTTCCTGCTCAAGTGATTCTGTGGAGTTGTTGTTCATCAGGTCGATCTTCTCGATAGCTGATTTCAACACTTCACCCTTGGCTTTGATACTGGCGACTTCACGCTCTGCTACAGCAATGCTTTCTTTGTTTTTCTTGACGGTTGACTTCACCAAACCATCCACGATAGAGAACACTTTGATATCCAAAATGTCTTCCACGAATGCCCTACGCTCACTGGCTGTTAAGGCCATGAATGGCTTGTAGTTTTCAACAGAAAGAATACTGGTCTGCAAGAATGTGCGATAGGTGCAGTGCAGGATTTCATTCTCCAGATAGTCTTGATAGTCGCCAATCAAAGTCTGATCCAGTAACACTCCGTCTTCGAACACTTCGAAGACGTTAGGCTTGATACCACGGCGAATCAGGTATTGCTTTCCAGCAGAAGCCAGTTCGATTTCTACCACACAGTTTTTGTTGTTGATAGAGTTGATAATCAAGGGCTTGTTGATCTGCTTGATGGTCTTACCAAAAAGGCCAAAGCAGATCATGTTGATCATGGTACTTTTACCTTGTCCGTTGACTCCGCTAATCAGGCTTCGGCGGTATTTTTCGATATCGATTTCCAAGAAATCATTTCCGATTGAAAAAAAATTCTTGGCACGTGCTTTTTTGATGATCATAGTGTGTTTGAGATTGCTGCAGCCTCTTGCATCAAGGCCATAATTTTGTTTTTGATGATAGATTTATCCAACTTGGTGTCAAGCTCTTCAACCACGTTTTCAATGATAGACATCGTGGATACAGCGTTAACTTGCTTGCCCACAGCGTTCGACACTGCAGCAACATAGGATGACTCAATAACCTTCACATCATGTGGCGAAGATTCGTTGATTGTAGCAAGAAATTTATCAAACTTTTTCTGGTCATCCTTTTTCACTACGATGATTTTGACAAAGTGGTCTTTGACGCTATCGAAATCAAACTTCATGCCTTCAACGTAGTCGATTCGTTTGAAGATGGTGTACGGATTGCGCACAAACTCGTAATCAAGTGTCTCAGTGTCCAAGACCCAGAATCCCTTTGGATCGTCGCAGTCAACCCATGTTAGTTCATAGGGTGTTCCGGTGTATTGTACGTTGTCTTTCTTGGATTGGGTGTGGTAGTGACCACTGAAGACGGTTTTGTAGATGGAAAACTGTTTGTGATCCATGCCGCTCTCGGCTTCGTTGCCCGGGCTAAGTGGAAACAGCGCAAACTCAAAGTGACCAACTGCAATCTTCGATTTGGTATTCTTTGCATACGCAAGACATTCTTCCCTATTGCTCTGGTTAATCCATGGGTAGAAGTCAATATCCAAACCATCAATATTGATGGTTTTCACAGTTGAATCAATAATGTTAGCTTTTGTGTTTTTCAACAGTAATCTAACGGAATTGATTTTATTAGTGTTTGTAAACAGGCTGTCATGGTTACCCGATAAGACATGAAGCACGTAACCGTTTTTCGGGTCAAAAACCTTATCGAAAAAATATTTGTTGGCTCGGTACAAGGTATTGAAATGAACCTCGCGCCGGTAATCAAATAAGTCACCAGTTTGTACGATATGTTCGATACTGTTAGATTCAAAGTAGTCAAACATAAAATTGAATGACTTTTCAAAGTAGTCATGAAACTTGTCACTTGAACGGGTTGCTCCAAAATGGGTATCCCCGATTATTGCAATTTTACTCATAGGTCAAAAATATCCGTTTCAATATTCTTTTTAGGTACTTTAAGAACCTGTGCTTTTGCAACTGGATATGCAGTTTTATTACGATGTACCAGTGAGGGGTGAATCTTCTTTTTCTTTTCTTCGTAGTAGTCAGTCAGTGCATCATTTTCCTTGAGAAATTCTACAAATGCATTGCTAGTATCAGAATCATCAATAGAATTAGCATGCTGCACAAATTCATGAGACATTTTTTCTCGAACTATTTTAGCCTTCACAGATGTTTGATGATTTTCTTTTTTGATTCTTTCAACAGCACTATTCCATGCAATCTGACTAAAAAATGCAAATGGGTTGTCTGATTTTTCTTGATCAAAATTATGTGCCTTTGTAATGCACTTGACGATGGCATCCGAAATCATTTCATCACGATAGGTATAACCCACAAAATTGTAGTTGTTCATGAGATTGGTTGATATACGGAAAATAGCAGAGCCAATATCATGAGGTACAGATGGTAACTCTGTACCTTTTTCTTTGGCATCCTTATATGCAGCAGAATATGCGGTGCATGCTACAAGTAGTTCTTTATTGGATACATAATGGTTTTTTGACATATGGATTGTATAGCCCTTTAATAGTTAGTTTCAATCACTATTCTATAACTGATCACTGATTTGTCAACAAATCCATATATTCAGGCAAGCCGCAACCCGTAGGATGATAAAACAAAAGAATCAAAAACAACGGGGTTGCGGTTCTATGTGTTATCTATCCTACTTCGAAGAGATATTATTCTCTAGCTCTTGCTACTTTCCGTGTCTCCATAAATAGAGTCGTACTGATAACGCATTCCTATTTTCCTTATCGACCGAGTTTTCATCCCATATGTTGTGATGGGCACAGACTCCGTAAATCTATTCGTGTTCGATAGATTCAACTGTGTTGGGTATCATCCTTTTCAGGTGGTCGTTTACCAATCCATATGGAAGACATGGATTGCCTGCGGGTTGCGAGTTTACAGGGAATGAAGATTCTATATTCGGATGGGTGCTAACAATGCACCGTTTTTTAACGCCAACGTTTAGTCTTCGAACTTAAACGGCGACCCCTACTTTTGACACGTGCCTAGGATTGGGCAAATTTGCTGATAAGTGTCACCAATCAGCCATGAAATATTAGATCGTATTTGAAGAGTGTCAAGTTTTAGATGGTCGCTTTTTCAGACCAAGCTCGTATTCGGTCATGATGATAAAATCAATCCCTCTTTCTTTGCACCAAGCTCTTGCAGCTTTCCATTTTGACATATTTTTTACGTATGTCAACACTGCTTCCTGATAGCGCTTTGTGTTTGGATTTTTGGGTGGAACCGGCATCTGTGTTTCGATGAATGGTTTGATTTCCACCAGAAAAGTCTTAATCTCACCAGTGCGTGTTTTCACCTTGATCAATGCATCTGGAAAGTACCGGTGCATACGCTGATCAGTCTCGCAAAGATATGGTATCACCAATTCTTCGTTTGCATAGTGCAGCACACTTGGGTTGTTGTCGCATTCATGAAAGAATCTTCGCTCCCAATTGCTTCTCAGCGTAATGTTGTTTGGGTCACCGGCATATTTTTCGGGGTTCTTTGGTACCCACTTTTTAACAACTGGTCTAGCCATTATTTCTTAGTTCCTGCTCTCGTTTAAGCGATGATGCAATCATGTCCAATTCAAGGGACATTTCCCATGGCATCATGTTCTCTATGCTCTCTGTACTGTAACTGTAGCGATACCTGAGTAGGTGGAGTGCTTTGTACAACTCCCCTAATGAAATCCTACTCAGGCTTAGAGGAAAAAATTGGTAAATCCTGTGGTGGTTCTATTGTGATCCAGACCACATTTCTTGCACTTGTATTTGCTGTGCAATTGAACCATAGGCATCTTTTTAAGGAATGCACTTACCAACTTCTGTTGCCGTGGCGTCATGCTCTCGACAAACTCAATTTTTTCTTCAAGTGACCAATCAAGTGTCTCTTCATCTGTGTAAACTGCAGTGATGCAATTAGCCACAACTTCAAACGATGCTTCTGCATTTGTCTTGATTAGTTTTGCAAAATCCAGAATGGATGGATGCTCAAGTTTTACAGTGTACTGAGTACCTTCGATCTTGAACAAAGTATCCTTTGGTGGCTCTGGTAAAACAGTCGCTTCTGTCACATCAATTTCAAATTCTGTTTTCGCGTCTTTGTCGCACGTGCATCCACCAATCATGTCAATCAATTCACCAATTGATTTAGAACGAATCTGGAGATAGATGTACTCCACATCATAGTAAGGGATTTTCTTTGGGTCTAGATCGGTGCATGCTGCAATCACGTTGTTGATTGCGATAGCCACGGTATCGATATCAGACTCTTGCAGGGCCAACAACAGTGCTTTTTCTTCCTTTACCGTAAAAGGTCTGAAAGTAATTTTCTTACCTGTTGATGGTTGCGTTGTCACATATGTTGGTTGAATGATCATATTAATCTAATTCCTAAATCGGTATAAACTGGTGTTTCGAAATCATAATCGCTTTGCTGAATTTCGAGGTTCGCAGGTTTTGGTTTTGTAATAACTAACGGTTCGGGAACACTGGTTTTAGCATCCCCTTCAATATTATTCATAGATGTGTAGTAAACATCCTCAAATACAAACTCTACGTTTAAATCAAGAACCGATGCTGCCCCAGAGAAAGACAATTCTAAGTTGTTAATTGTTTTGGGGTAGACGTTCTTATATTCGTATTTATATGTCACTTCGTCTGCTTGGTTCAACAGATAAAGAGTCAGTGTAGGTGCAGTATAACTTTCTGGGTAATTAAACTTTCTGTTGTATGGGACAATTAACTGTTTCCATGCATCAAAAAACTGTTTAACCTCAAAATCTTGATCAACATAGAAATTCAGAACCAAATTCTGGTAATCGATATCATACGCATATTTTCTCCGCACACCATTTTCTACAAAGTTATCATTGGTAGCCAAAAACATATGCGGTGTCTGTGCAGCATGGCACCACAGTGATGTTAATTCGCTATTAACCTTTCCAGCCAAACCCTCTGGTGGAGTGATAGTCACATAAAAAAGGTTTTGTCGCGCAATATTACGACTGCGCAGATGCGATGAAAATTCTGATAAGGTAGGTGCTGACATTTGTTGCTTCACATTAAATACTTAGAACTATTTAATGAAGTAATATGGCAAATACACTCTTACAAGGCAATAAGGTTCTCTCTTACCCACTCAATCTGGCAGCAAATGAGGTGGATGAAAGAGGTGCGCCTGTTCAATACATGCTGTTTAAAATCAATGATTCGGTACGCTCACAGAAGTTGCGTGACGATACAGCCACTGGTGATGTCTTGGTTACTGACATGCGTGATGGTACCGGTATTGCATCTGAATTTGGCTCCGAGGGTGTAGCTTCAAAGAATGCTGATCCGGCGCTTAATATCATGTATGGCTCCGCAGCAGTACAAAAAGAACGTTGGCGCATCCAGAAGGGTATGAAGCGTCTTGATCGTGCGATTGCGCTCCCTATGCCCAATGAACATACTGTGGGTACTTCGGTTGAATATGATGTTGGTCGTGAGCAATCACTTTTGACTGCCGCAGTCGATAACCTTGGGCAGCTTAGTCAGGCAGATGGTGCATGGGGTGAACTGGCTAATCTGGGATTGAATAAAGGTATTGGCGCTTTTCTTAGTTCAGTTAAGAGTGGGCTTACCAGTGAGCGTGATTTGCTTGCTGAAGAAAGACTGGCGCGGAATCCAAAGAAAGAAGTGATGTTCAAAGGTCTTGGATATCGACAGTTTTCATTCCGGTTTCAGTTTGCGCCAAAATCTGCTAAAGAATCAGCAGAAGTTACTCGTATTATTGAAACATTTCGGTATTATGCGTTGCCAGAAATCTCGCCTGGCAAGTTCTTCTACACATTCCCTGCCGAGTTTGAAGTGTCATTTATTCGTGGCACCGAAAACAATCCAAATATTCCAAAAATTGCAACATCGGTATTGAACCGTGTTGGTATTAACTACTCACCAAACTCCAGTTCATGGACAACTTTACCAAATGGCGCACCAGTTGCTATTGATATGACTCTCGACTTTACAGAAGTGGTTGTTATCGATAGATCACGTGTTTGGAATAAAGACTCTGTGATCACTTCAGGATACTAATATGAGCTATTTTGAGCAATTTCCAAGCATAACATATGAGCTTGATGACAAGACATATGTTGTGAAAGACATATTCCGTCAAGCCACATTCATTTCGGAATATAAACCAGTCTCTGATCTGTATGAATCATATGTGATTGTGGATGGCGAAACGCCACATATGCTTGCGGAAAGATTCTATGGATCAGGTGATTATTTCTGGGTCATTCTGATTTTCAATAACATTCAAAGTATGTATGTTGACTGGCCTCTCAGTACATATGCGCTTGAACAGTTTTGTCAGCAAAAATACGGTAACTACTGGCAAGGTGTAAAACACTATGAGAAAGATGGGATCATTGTTGGGGAGTACAAGGAGTTTCATGCTAATTGGGTTCCTCCGACAAATCCAGAACCATCAAATGGATTAATCTATCCTGTTTCTTTTTACGATTATGAATCTCTGATTAATGATAAAAAGAGGGAAATAAATATCCTTCGACCTGAATTACTGTCAGAATTTGTATCACAATTTAGAGTAGCAATTAATGGCTGAAGCAGCAGAAACAATTTCCTTTGTAGGAGAAACGCTTGTAGAACGAGCAGAATTGATATCACATTCCGGCAGAGCAATAAACATTACCGGATTGATTGGTACTATCACACTTTTCGAAGATATCTTCTCGCCTACCATGTCTGGTACCGTACTTATTGAAGATGCTCTTGATTTGGTTTCATCTTTACCTTTACTTGGTCAAGAAAAGATTCGATTTAAGCTGAGAACACCTACTCTAAAAACTGCCATCGAAAAGGAATTCTACGTTTACAAATTGTTCAATCGCAGCGCTAAGAAGCGTGTGCAATACTACGTATTGGGATTTTGTTCTGACGAATTGATTATCTCTCAAAACACAAAGGTTTCAAAGGCATATAGCGGCAAGATTTCCGATACGGTAGCCAAAATTTTCACGGATGAAAAAGGTCTTAACTCTTCAAAACGTCTGTATGTCGATGAAACGAAAAATTCCTACAGTTTTATTAGCGCATACTGGACACCAATCGAAACCATTAATTGGCTGGCAAACCGTGCTATCAATAAAGATGGTGTACCAAACTACCTTTTCTTCGAGACAAATCAAAGCTACGAATTCACTTCTGTGGATACTCTGATCAAGAGTAATCCGGTGCGTGACTACGTTTTCACTGATACCGATGCAAATACCGTATATGGTGAAAGTGGTAATTTAGAGCAAAAGTACAACGTTGTTCAATCTATCGATACTCACGTAACTTTTGATTATTTGCGTAATCTTTCAAGTGGCATGTATGCGTCAAGACTTGCCACATTTGATGTAACCAGTAAAACTGTTGATATAACAAATTTTGACTATATTGATGATTTTAACAAAAGTCAACATTTAGAGAAATTCCCATTGGTTACCGATACTCTGGCGCGTCGGAAACTGGCATCACTTTATTTCCTAGAAAAGAATAGTTATCTAACTGGTAGTTTTGAGAAACAAAATCAAAAAGATTATTTCTTACAAAGAAACTCTTTACTTTCTCAATTGAGTGCATTCAAACTCAATTTGGTCGTTTCTGGTAGAACTGATATCAAAGTTGGATCAACTATTAAATTAACATTACCGGTATTCCGTGAGATTGTTAAGGGTGAAATTAATACTGACGAAGCAATCTCTGATTACTATAGCGGAAAATATATCATCACTGCAATCAAACATCAGATCACATCAGGTCAGCACACGATGATGATGGAAGTGGTATCGGATTCTTTTATTAAGGCGTTAACGTGAACAATAATTTTTGGTTTGGTATTGTTGAATCAAGGGATGACCCGCAGAAGTTAGGTCGTGTACAGGTGCGCGTGTTTGGTGCATACAGTGAGTCTTTGGATAACGTGCCTATGGATAGTTTGCCATGGGCAATTTGTTTGCAGGGTGCAGATTCTGCAAGCATGTCGGGGATTGGTAAGAGTGCTGTCGGATATCTACCCGGCACCCTTGTCTTTGGCTATTTTCTTGATGGTGAATTTGCGCAAAATCCTGTCATCCTTGGCTCTGCCCATGGCATCCCTTATAGCAAAACACCATTCTCTCAAGTAAAGAGTGATGAAGTCGCTAACGCACAACTGGTTCTCAAAAATAACGGTGTCAAAACGACATCCACTGTCACTGCATCTACTACTAACTCACTTGCTGATACAAGTGGGGTAACCAGTGCCGAACCTACTACAAATATTGTAGCAACGAGTGATGTGAACGCGAAGTTAAAAGCTGCTCTGGGTAAGAAAGAATCGACCAACAATTACAAAGCAGTCAACCAGCTTGGATACATCGGAAAATACCAGATGGGTGCGCCTATGCTTACCGATTTGGGTTATGTTAAGAAGGGTACAACTAACAAGCAATTGAACGATCCTAGTGTGTGGACAGGCAAGGATGGTATCACTTCTAAAGAAGCATTTTTGAATAGCGAAGCAGTGCAAGAAAAAGCTATGGATGCCGAGTTAGAAATGAACACAAATCGTCTAACCAAAATGGGTGTAATCGATAGTTCAACCACTGATCAAGAACGTGCAGGATTTTTAGCAACCTCCCATCTTTTGGGTACTGGTGGCGCACGTGATATGAAACGTGGTGTTGTCAAACAGGATGCGAATGGTGTCACTGGTAATGAATACTACAAACTTGGCTATGAGTCAGTCGCCGGTAAACTTCCTACCGTCGCACCAGATGCAGTAACACCTGATAACCCTGCTAGAACGGCTTCTCCGCTCTCTTCTAATGGTTCTGTATCCAATGTAGATACCCCAAGTAGTTTCGGCTTCTCAGACCCTTCTGGTAAGTATCCGCTCTACATTCATGAGCAAGACTTCAACCGTCTTGCAAGAAATCAAAATGTAAGCAAGACAATCGTTGCTTACAAGGATGCTACACGTGAGAAAAATGTGCGTGGTGCCCATGGTACTTCATGGGAGCAAAGCGATGTTCCTTACAATGCAAAATACCCATTCAACTATGTGTACGAGACTGAAGCTGGACATGTTTTTGAGATTGATAATACTCCAAAGAATGAACGTATTCACCAGTTCCATGCAGCAGGCACTTTTACTGAAATTGATCGCAATGGTACACGTGTAAACAAGATCGTTGGTGATGATTATGAAATCATCGAACGCAATGGTCACGTGCTGATTAAGGGTAACTTGTCGGTCACTATCCATGGTGATGCAAACGTCTTGGTTGAGAATAATTGCAACCTCGAAGTCGATGGTAATTTTGACGCACGTGTGGGTGGTGATGCCACGTGGTCTGTTGGCGGTGATATCAAAATGAAGTCAAACAACTTCCATGTTTCTGCGTCTGAAGTTGCGATGGATTACGACATGATGTGGCTTGATTCCGGTAAGTCTACTGCAGGTGCTTTGGCGGGTGTTACCGCAGGTGCAAGTGGTGGCGTCAATCTCCCAGAACTGACATTGGAGCCACGTGAATTTGATGAAATTTCTGACTTCGAAAGTGATGATGCCACAGACGAAGAAATTGCTGCCCATCGGGAAAAATTAAAGGCAGCGGGTCTTCTGGATGATAACCCTATTGATGCTACTATCGGTGAAAGCGAAGAGATAGCAAAAAACTATAATGACAGTACGGTTGTGGAGTGTGGTATGTTTGTAAGTGGTAAGTTAAATAATAGTGCATATATCTCGGATAACTACCGTCTTGGTGATTTGACCAAGGGTAGAAAAATAGAACCTCAAGGTGGTTTGTCAGATACACAGATTGCATGTAATCTGAAGGCTGTTGCTGTCAATATCTTGGAAAAGGTGAAGGCAAAGTATCCGAATGTGATTGTTACAAGTGGATATCGTGAGTATTCATCTAATTCGAAGTCACAGCACCCGTTGGGTATGGCGGTGGATATTCAGGTGCCGGGCGGTAACTACTTTGAGATTGCCAAGGCTCTTGCTGCTACTCTTGTTTTTGATCAACTCATTCTCGAATATGAAACTGATCGCAGAGTGAACGGTGCCCCTGTAACTTGGATTCATATTTCATTCAACCAAAACGGTAATCGCAAGCAAGTGTTTACCATGAACAACCATAAGAGAATTTCCGAGTTCGGAGTATTGAAGGTAGTAACTTAATGGCAACAATTAACGTCACGACAAGAGAATTTACAGATTTTGATCTAGGGTTTGCAATACACCCTATCAGCAAAAATCTGTCGCTCAAAAAGAATCAGAATGCGATTAAGCAATCTGTTCTTAATCTTTTGCGTATGAAAAAGGGTGATAAGCCACATCACCCAGAAATATATTCTCCAGTTGGTGACTATCTATTTGAAAACCTTTCTGCAGCAACGAAATTGGTACTTGAAGGTGAAATATACGACTTCCTTACTCTCTATGAGCCTCGAATTGATATCACTTCGGTGAAGGTTGCATATCCCGATCCAAACTCAATTGATGTTACCGTGAATGCCGTGATAGTCAACACAACTACACCTGTCACAATAAATACTCTAATAGAACGTTTACGCTAAATAAAAATGACAACACCTTCCGCAAATTTAGACTTTGACAGTATTAAAAGCAATCTGATTGCTGCGATTAAAGCCGACCCTACTTTCACTGATTACAATTTTGAAGGTTCTGCGTTAAATGCTCTGGTTGATATACTGGCTAATAACACATTCAACAATGCATTCTTAGCCAGTGCTGCCCATGCCGAAAACTTTCTTGACTCCGCACAGCGTAGGTCAAGTGTGGTGTCTCGTGCAACCGAAATGGGATATACACCACAATCTGCAGTATGCTCTACAGCCTACGTTGATATCGTTGCTGAGAACGTGTCTACATCTGAGGTATTGCCACGTGGATTAGCTTTCACCAGTACCAACGAAAACGGTACATACACATTCAGCGTAGCCGAAGATATTAGCTCTGTAACAAATGGTGCCAATCAAGAATTCAAGAATGTGAAACTGGTTGAAGGTGTGTTGACTTCTAACACTTTCACACTTGATCCATCAACAAATATTCGCTCTATTTTTACGATCCCTAATGCAGGGATTGACACATCTACACTGCGTGTTTTTGTTCGCTCTTCTATTAATGCGATTGACAGAACAGAATACAAACTTGCTGATCTGGAATATGGTCTGACTGGTGAGGATGAAGTATTCTTCTTACAAGAATCATATGCTGGCCTGTTCCAGATTTACTTTGGGAATAACGTTGTTGGTAAGCAACCTGCTACCGGCAGTATTATCGAAGTATCTTACTTTTTGACAAAGAATTTTTCAGCACCAAACGGCTGTCGCCTGTTTACCTTTGATGGGAATATTGACTCCGCTACTGCAGTTAATGTGAACACTATTCAAGTTGCTGTTGGTGGTGATTTGAAAGAATCTATCGAGTCTATCAAGCTGAATGCAAAGAAGTCAAATAGCGCTAAGAAGCGTTATGTGAAAGAGTCTGATTATGAATTGGCTCTGAAAGAGAATTTCGGCTTTATTAAGGCTGTTTCTGTCTGGGGTGGAGAAAAGAATGTTCCACCTGTATATGGTAAGGTATTCTTTTCGATTCAACCAAAATCCGGCTTCACTATCTCTGACACAATCAAGAGGGATGTTTTGACTCCTGCTATTCGTGCGAATGCGGTCATCAATGCAATCCCTGAGTTTGTTGATCCTGAGTATTTGCTTATCGAATTTTCGTCGTTGGTTAAATTCAATCAATCCAAGACAACCACTACAAAGTTGGCAGCAAAGGCGTTGGTGAAGAATAGTATTGATTCGTATGTTGGATCGATTGCGACATTTAACAAGGATTACATTAATAGTCAGTTGATTAAGAGTGTGTCGAATGTTGACCCCGGCCTTGTCGGAGTGAGTATTTCCAAGCGTGTCGGCTTCCGTGTATCCCCACTGATTGCCGTTAAAACCTATTACACCCGCTCTATTCACAATACGATTAAAAACGGCACAATCAAGAGTACCAAATTCAATGTACTTCATGAATCTTCCGCAACTCCAGTCGTTATCAAAGAAGTGGTTGGCTCTGATTCTGTGATTACCATTAAAGGTGTAACACAGACTATCAAAACATTGGCTTTGTTTAATGATACTGGTGAACAAATTTCCACTATCGGTACAGTCAATTTGAATACTGGTAAATTTGAGTTTTATATCGATATCCTGTCATACATTACATCAAACAGATTTGTTCAAATCATGTGTGAACTGGTATATGAAGATATCAATGCGGCTCAGAACCAGATCATTACACTGGATGAAACAGTTTCGGAAGATACCACAATCGGTTTAGCAACAAATAATTTTGTTGAAATTGAAAATTACGAACGTTAATGAAAACTTCTGAAATTATTAAAACACAGATACCGGAACATATTGTTTCGGATGCCCCTCTGTTTGTTGCTTTTGTTGATGCATATTACAAATATGTTGATACGGCAACACAGGGGCATGGTCAAATTCAAAACTCGCTTGTAAATAGTGATGTTGACCTATGCGATGAATCATTTGTAAATGATTTTTATGCTATGTATGCAAGCAACTTACCGAGAGAAGTTGCTATGGATCGGCGCAATTTCATTAAGATTTTGCGGTCTATTCATGAGGCGTCTGGTACAGAAAAGGCGCTTCGTTTGGCGTTTCAGGCGATATTCAATGAAACTGTGAAGGTGTCGTTCCCGGGCGAGGCTCGACTGAAAACATCTGACGGTGTTTGGATTCGTGAAAAATATATTACCCTCGATACTAAATTCGGCTCTATCCCTGATGGCGCTATCAAAATGTCGTTTAGTAACAGCTTGGGTGATTTTTCGTTTGAAACTACTCGAACTGAAATTATTGGTACAACTGTTAGATGTTACTTTCAATCTTACACAAAAATTACATTTGATGAAGGTCAGCGTGTTTTCCATTACGATGCAAATGGAAATATGGTTTATGCGGGTGATTTGGTTAAATCTCCATCGTTTTTGAGTATTGTGTCTCCGGGCCGTGACTGGCAAGTCGGACAAGTGGTGGTTATTCCCGGCAGCAACCAAAACACTATCGCACGTGTCACCAGTATTAATGCTATTGGTGGTATTACTGGTGTTGAAATTGTTGAATACGGTAATACACACATCGATGGTCAAGTTATTACCGTTTCACCATATCCTAATAGACCTGCATCGTCTGCTATCGTTGTAGATACAGTGTTGACACAAGTAACACCACCAATATACTCTCATACCATTAGTATTGCTGAATATATTGACAATCTATCAGAAAGTGTTGTTGGTATTTCTGATAGTCTGAGTGTTAATTCATATTTTCTTGAAGATTATGTTGAATCATATGTTGGTCATACTACGTTTTCTCAACAGATTAACAGCACAGTTTATAGCACAACAGAAGATACTGGTAGCTTGACTATTGAAGAATGGTTAGCATCACGTGCAACTCTTTCATATCAATATGGTGATGTGGTGACACTGCGTGGTTATTATCTGAATGAGCAGGGTCAGATTTCTAATCAATCTATTAAACTGCAGGATAACTACTTCTATCAGGCATTCTCGTATTTGGTCGAGACTTCTCAGGACATTTCTCAGTATGAGTCTCTATTAAATATTACACATCCTGCCGGTAGCAAACAATTCTCAGATTTGTCAAAATCCGGTAATCTGGAAATTTCAATTACCCCAAGTAGAGAGATAACCTCTATCTGAATCCAATAATATGATCACAGAACAAATAAAAATAGTCGGTACTCCGACATTTAAACTTTATGATGCGGATGGAAATCTGAAGCATGAGTTTACCAAGAAAAATATGATTGTTGCCACCGGTATCAATTGGATTGTTTCGCGTCTGAAATCAAACACTGCTGCGACTATGACTCATATTGCAATTGGTGGTAATGCTACTGCACCTTCGCTTGGTAATACGGCACTGTTGTCTGAAATTTCAAGACAGATAATGACCCCTGCTGGTGGAACTTTGTCAGGTCAGTCGATTATCTATAATGCAGCATTTCCGCCGGGCGTCGGCACTGGTCTGATTTCTGAAGCAGGTGTTTTTAACTCCAATACTGGTGGAACCATGATGTCTCGGGTTGCGTTCCCAACTTTCACAAAAGCTGCTGCTGACACTCTGACTATCGAGTGGGCATTTACACAGGGTTAATATGAGTATTTCTATTAGACGCGATTTTCACACAGATTTAGCAAATACTGTTGCTGAAGATATCCAATATCGTAGGGCTAACTATTTCTACTTTTTAGGTAAAGTCGAAACTTGGGGTGGGACAGATACCGCACCTGTTGATATCGAAATTGATTCTGATTACGAGAATACAAAAATTCGCGCAAATCTTCTTTTTATCAAGAAAATAACTGCAGGTGATATTTCTTTTGTGTCAAAGCGGTATAATTGGACAAGCGGCACAGTTTATAATGTATGGGATCATACCATCAATATGCAGAACTTACCTTTCTATGTGGTAACTTCTACAAACGATGTGTATAAATGTTTATCAAATAATGGTGGCGTGGCTTCTACGTCACAACCATCTGGTAAATCATATTATCACACGGCAACGGCTGATGGCTACATCTGGAAATTCATGTATACGATCCCTTCGTTTAAGGTATCGAAATTTATGACTTCTAGTTTTATTCCTGTGCAGAAATCTCTTTCCGATAGTTTCTATTCGCGTGGTGCTGCACAATTTGTCAGTATTGTGAATGGTGGTACTGGTTACACTGCTGGCCCTGCAACGTCAATTACAGTCTCGGGTGCTACAACTGGCTCCGGTGCTGTTGCTAGTGTCACAACAGGTATTGCAGGAACCATCACAAGCGCTACTGTGACAAATGGTGGTACTGGTTACACTGCTGGTGTAACACTGTCTGTTAGCTCTTCTGGCGGCTCTGGGGCAATATTGACTCCAGTGATTGTAGGCGGTGTGGTCACAGATATTACGGTCACATCATCGGGTGTTGGATATAGTTCTGGTGAGTCGGTTCAGTTCAATACAGGCGGTGCCAGTCTTGTTGCTTCGGTAGATAGCGATGGTACTATTCAAAATGTTATCATCAAAAATGCAGGTAGCGGTTACTCTGGTACCGTGACATTAACTGTAAACTCTGCTACTGGTACAGGAAAGTATGGTAACCCGACAGCGTTGTTGAGTGCAGTTGTTTATCAGGGTAGTATTAAGCATGTGAATATTGTTGACCCGGGCGTCGGTCTGGTATATCAATCCGCAACCACAATCACTGTCACTGGTGATGGTACTGGCGCATCTTTCACACCAATTGTTGATGGTGGTGAGATTATTGATGTGATTATTGAAAATGCCGGTACTGGTTACAGCACAATGAAACTGCAGGTTGTTGGTTCAGGTTCTGGCGCAGTGTTGGAAAGTGCTTTGACGACTTCTGATTACACATCAACACAGTCGATTGTGGAGCAGACTACAACGCCCGGCGCAATCTACCACATCAATGTTGTAAATGGTGGCAATAACTACTCTCCATCCACTACCGTTTCTATCGACGGTGACGGTACCGGTGCCACTGCAGTTGCGACCATTGTTTCTGGTGTGATTACAAAAATTACTATGACTTCGTTTGGTTCAAACTACACATATGCTAACGTAGTGGTCACAGACCCGCTTAGAACCCTCATAGGAAGCGTTATCAATGTGTCGGCATATGCTTGCCTACCTCCACTTAAAGGACACGGCTATGACGCTGTTAGTGAGCTTTACGGGGAAACTCTGGCTATCAACTCTTCGTTGCGTCAAGAAACAACACTGAATGCTTTGCTTCAAGATTATCGTCAGTTCGGTATTATCAAAAATCCTAGCCAGCTATACATCAATAGCGTATATACCGGTGATGTTGATTTGATTGCATATGATGTTCAATTCAGTTCTGTTTTGAATCTGATTGTGGATGAAGTTTTGCTGCTGAATAACTCTCGATTCCGAGTAGTCGGCATTGATGGGAATAACGTTAAATTACAGGCGTTGGGTACAAAGTTGATCACACCTTTGGGTACTCTGGTTGCTGAGAGTAATGGAACACGTAGCTATAACGCAATTCGAGTTTTAGATTACCCTAATGTCAATAAATACTCAGGTAAGCTGCTTTATGTGGCTGATGAAAATCCTTTCTCGTTTACTGCAGAACAGGGTATCGCAATAAAAACATTCTTAAAGTTCTAATAAATGACTATTGATATCGCAGCACAACCATACTATGACGACTTTAATTCGTCTAATGGGTTTCATCAAATTTTGTTCAAGCCCGGCATGTCTGTACAGGCCCGTGAACTCACGCAAATTCAATCTATCATGCGTGATCAGGTGGCGAAATTTGGTGGACATATTTTCAAGCACGGTAGCGTGGTGTTGCCCGGCAACTCTAGCAGTGATTTGAACATTTGCTATGTAAAACTTGCATCGACTACAACCGATCCTACCACACTAATCGGCAAAGAAGTTGTTGGTGGTACAACTGGCTTACGTGGTCTGATTCGTCACGCTGTTGCTCAAGGTGCAGAACCCGCAAAACTCTACGTTTCTTACTACAACACAGGCTCTGCTGGACAGGCTCTTTTTGCTGATGGTGAACCACTGGTAGTGTCTGGTACGACTGCCACCTTTAACGTAGCTGCAACGGGTGCTACTGGTGCAGCATCTATGGCTATGATCAATAAGGGTGTGTTCTTTGTTAATGGCACGTTTGTTGAAGTTGCAAAACAGTCAATTGTGATTGCTGATACGGCAACGCCTTCTGCACATGTGTTGTTGAAAATTGATGAAACTGTGGTCACTTCTGACACCGATGAAAGTTTGTTAGACCCTGCACAGGGATATAACAACTATGCTGCGCCCGGCGCGGATCGATTGAAGATCAGCCTCACATTAACTACTCTCCCACTTGGGACAAGTTTTGGCAGCGATTACATCGAAATTATGCGTTTTGATGAAGGTGTTTTGCTCGAACACCTACGCTATGCAAAATACAATGAATTGGAAAAATCACTTGCTCGTGTGATTAGTGATGAATCTGGTGACTACGTTGTAAATGGTATGCGAACTACTGCACGTGAACATCTGAAAACTGATGTGAATGGTGGTAGATATTCCAATGGTGATGTTGCAAAAATGATTTACTCTGTTGGTTCGGGTAAAGCATATGTTAGTGGATTTGAAACTGAGATTTTATCTGTTGTTGAACTGATTGTTGATAAGGCTCGTACTGCACAGCATGTTGTGACAACGACAACCAATTTGGTTCCATCATTTGGACAGTACATTTATGTGACCGACTTGGTTTCACTTCCAGATTTTCTTCGCCGTGAACAGATTTCTCTTTATTCGGCAAAAACTGGTGGCACTGTCATTGGAACAGCAAATGCAGTTGCAATTTCATATGTTGAATCCAATACAACAGATTCAAATGCGATTTTTAAATTGTTTGTTACTGATGTAAAATTTACATCTGGTTCTATTTCTGATGTTGGTCGTGTTACATATGCGAGTGGTTCCACTACGGTACTTCAGAAAATGACAGTATCTCCAACATCTGCAGTTGATTTTGTTCTCAATGAAGTTGTAACTTCCGGTGTACGTGCATCTACGGTTCATAAATTTACACGTGCAAACGGATCGCTGTATCTTTTCAAACATGCTGCAGCGACTTCTACTGTTGTTGCTAATGACACGATTACTGCACCTTCAACTGCAGCGGGTAAAATCCTATCAAGTGAAATCTTGGGTAGAAACTCTCAAGATAATATGCTGGTTCAACTACCTTCATATTCTACATATAAGATCAAAAATGCTAGTGGTGTTTCTGATATTTTCTACAAGATTTATCACAAAACATCGGTGAATATTACTGGTGGTGCAGGATCATTCTCCGTCACTGGTATGACAATTGATCCAAAAGCAACAGGAACTTTCTTGATTACTTCTGCTGCCGGTGTTCATCCACTTTCAACAGCTACTGTTTCGCCTGATGGTTTGTCCGTTACTTTTGCTGGTATCACTCCTGCAACAACTACACTTCAGGTTGTTTGTTCTGCGACAAAAACCGGCGCATCTGGCGCACCAAGAACTAAAACTCTTGTTAGCAATTTCTCGCAATCTGGATTAACACCGAGTGCAACAGTTGCACTTACTATGGCTGATGTTATCAGAATCAAGTCTGTAGTTTCAACAGTTGATGGTGATGTGACTTCACGATTCAAATTGGATACAGGTCAGCGCGATTATGCATATCTGCGCGGTGCATTGATTCTTACAGGTACACTACCAACAGGAACTCTTACTGTTACGTATGATTACTTTAATCATAACTCTGGTTCCGGTGATTACTTCTCAGTTGATTCCTATGAATCTTCTGGAATGACTGACTATTTTGAATCAAGTACATTGAATTTTATTTCTCCTTCTACGAACAAATATTACGATTTGCGCGATTGTTTGGATTTCCGTCCACGAGTAGGTACTGATGGCACATTCTCTGGTACGGGTAATTCTGTGGTTCCAGTACCAATCATTGATTCGAGAATTACAACAAGTTTGCAGCAATATGTAGGTAGAACTGATGTTATTGTTATTGCAAAGGGTGGAGAAATTTCTGTTATTTCCGGCACACCTGCACTAAAACCAGTTAAACCATATGTGTCAAGTGAATTTTTACAACTTGCTACAATATCGGTTCCACCATATACATATGCAGCTAAAGATGTATCAATTACCAAAATTGATAATCGTGGTTATACCATGAAAGATATTGCTGCTATTGACAACAGAATTTCAAAAATTGAAGATTTGGTTTTACTTTCTCAAGCAGAATCAAGTGCTGTAAATTATGACATTATTGATGCGACAACAGGTTTGTCTCGTTTCAAATCTGGATATTTGGTAGATTCATTTACTGATTCTGAAAAAATTGCAGACATTTATTCTCCACAATTTCGTGTTGTTTATATGTCCGAGAAAATGATCCCATCATTTGAGACTATTGATATCCCATTAACTGTGACTTCAAATAGTGGTCAAGTAACTGGAAATGTTGTTACTCTGCCATATACAAATACAGTTCTAGCAAAACAACCAATGTCTTCACGTGTTACAAATATTAACCCATTCTCGGTATTTTCGTGGAAGGGTGATATGAATTTGGTTCCAAATAGTGATACGTGGGTTGAAGTGGTTGATTTACCGCCGAATTATACATCATCTGTTGAATTTGTGTCAGTTCCTCGTCCAACTCGGGCATTCTTGACAAGTTCTTGGTCTTCTAACTCATTTTTAAATGGTCGGTTTTCTTCTGGTAGCAATAACAATTAAATAAACCATAAACTTAGAGAAAATTAATGGCAACAAGACAAGTATCAACTAGAAATTTAGTGGGGTTGACCTCACTATCTTTTATTCGCCCACAGGTAATCACGTTTACTGTTTCAAATAGTAAACCAAATACTAGAATGTACCCATTCTTTGATGGGATCGATGTTAGCGCATATATCACCCCTACTGGTGGTAGCATGGGCGGTATTCTTACAACTGGTGCGGATGGTAGAGTATCGGGAACATTTTCAGTCCCTGCTATGACGTTCAATACTGGTGAGCGAGAGTTTAAGGTTCAGGATACCGCATCATATGATGCGTCGAGTATCCCTGGCTCAACTGTTGGTTCTGCTGTTGGTAAGTTTACTGCAGTTGGTATGAAGGAAACATACCAGACCACAATCAATACGATTACTACGATTGAGGTTCAGGAGCCCGGCGAGGGTGGTGGTGGTGGTGACCCATTGGCACAATCATTTTTCACTTATGGTGTGACTGGTGGTTGCTTTATTACCGGAATTGATATTTTCTTTCAATCCAAGGATGCTTCACTTCCTGTTACTCTTGAATTGCGTGAAATGTCCAATGGATATCCATCAGCAAATCGAGTTGCAAAACAATCCGTAGTTACACTTCCTCCAGCAAGTGTTTCTATTTCAAATAATGCATCGGCTGCAACACGCTTCACTTTCTCACAACCAATTTACTTGGAAGAAGATAAAGATTATTGTTTTGTTCTACTGACTAACTGTAATACATATCAGGTGTGGACAAGTAAACTGAGTGAAAAATCTGTTGAAACAGGTGGTACTATTTTTGAACAACCATTTATTGGTTCATTGTTCAAATCGGAAAATAATATCACATGGTCAGCAGAGCAGACGGAAGATATCAAATTTACATTATATAAAGCCAATTTCACTCAAACATCGGCTGATATTACTTTTAAAGCAACTTCACCCAAAGGATTACTTTACAGTGATTATATGAGTGTGGTGAGTGGTTCACCTGTTGTTACGCTGGCATTACCATTTCAGCATGCACATTCTACTGGAGAAAAAATCTATCTGGAAACTGGTGTTACTGGTGGAACATTCCGTGGTGTTTCAAATGCAACAATGATTGATCCTGCTGGCTATAGCGTAACTGTGTTGGATCAATACACACTGACATTTTCTGTTGGTACAAATTTTACATCGTCTGGAAATCTGACTGCTTCCGGTGGTCTGGATCGAGTTGATGTTGATGCAACAGGTTCTGGTTATGTTTCTCCAACACTTAATTTCTCAGGTGGTGGCGGTACTGGTGCTGCAGCAACAGCAGTGGTTGTGGGTGGAAAAATTGTGGGTGTTACCGTAACAAATCGTGGTTCTGGTTATACATCTTCACCTACAGTAATTGTGACGGATGCATCCGGTTCTGGTGCAGTTCTGGTTCCAATTTCAGAAGGTACATTCATTACTTCTTTCAATAGAAAATTTCAGAATGTGACTCCGATCATTTATGCTGACACTGTTGGTGGAACTGCACTTGATGTTTCTATCCGAACAGCAAATGAAAATTACGTTGTTGGTACGCATAAGACAGTTGATAATTTGGGATTCAATTCAGTTGACAAAAATGCTGTTTTGGTGACACCTCAAGTCGAAACAACTTCTTTTGGCTCAACAGACTCTACACAGGTGATTGCACGACTCTCCACAAATAATTCTAATATTTCCCCTATGATCAGTCTTGGAAACGCTCCAACGATCAAGGGTAGAAATTTCTTGGTGAATTCAAACTCAAATGCTGCTTCTGAGACATCACCAACAACTGGAACTGCTTTGGCACGATATGTTTCAAAACCAGTAACAGTAGCAACTCAGTCGAAAGATATTCGAGTTTTGGTGAATGCGGCATCCATCGATACCACATCATTTGCTGTGTTTGTTAGAACATCTATTTCGAGTGCCTCGGTTGATCACAAAGCTGGTAATTGGGTTCAATTGGTGTGTAAAACTGCAACAAATCTTTCATCAACTCTCACTGAGTTTAAGGATTATGAGTTTTTCACAACAAGTCAATTATCACCATTTGATGTTTATGATATCAAGATTGTTTTGTTCTCAGAGAATAAATACCAATATCCAGAAATTAAAAACTATCGTTCAATTATATTGGCAACATGAGACAAGTCGTAAATTCAGATGGTACAGTAATTAAAGGCTTATTCCGCAGAGCAGATGACTCACTTGTAGTTGTCGATTCTGTGGAGTTTCAAAAGAATAAAATTTCGCATGACGCTTTTCAGGCACTGAATTCTGAAGTGCAGTCATTAAAACAACAAATAGCAAAAATACTAGAGCATATCCATGGCTGAAATTATATACAGAGAAACTGCAACTGGCCCAATTCCATCCACAACTACAGTTAAAAACGCAATGTTGACTAACGTAGAAATGGATGGAAACATTCGTTCTATTGTGTCTGATTTATCAACTAAAGCATCCACAACAGCGCTTAATGCAGGAGTTCAAGCTGCTGCTGATTCTGCTATTGCCATGGCTATTGCCCTTGGTTGAAAGATAATATATGGCTTCTTTATCAATTTCTCATATCAATAATGTAACTACATTATCACATTCTGCTACAGATGTTGCAAAGTTTGCGGCAGGAACAACTCTGTGTATTTCACAGACATTAACTGATGGTGCAACTATCAATTGGAATACTGCACTTGGTCAAGTTGCTACTGTCACTTTGGGCGGAACTCGCACAGTTGCTGCACCAACCAATTTGATCCCAAATGCTTTCTATTCAATTGAAGTTTTACAAGATGCTATTGGTGGGCGCACATTGTCTTGGAATAGTATTTTCAAGTGGAATGCAGGTGCTGCACCAACATTGAGTACAGGTGCAAATGCGCGTGATTATTTCACTTTCAGGTCAGACGGAACAAACTTATATGAACAAGGACGTTCACAGGGGGTTGCATGATTATTCCTTCTGGTATTGGAAAAACAAATTATCAAATTCCTAGAAGTCTGAGATTTCGCGGATCAGCAACTGCTTATCTTAGCCGTACACCAACAACTAGCACAAGTTATCAAAAAGGTACTATTGCATTTTGGGTCAAGCGTGGTAATTTAACTTCAACAAACCGTGTACATATATACCAATCAAGTTATAACGTTTCACCATATCGCAGCAATGTTATTTGCTTTGAACCAACAACGGGTGAATTGGCTTGGCGATTTGAGTATCAAATAAGCGCCGGAAGTGGATGGAACACATCAATTGGTTTGACAACAAACGCAGTTTTTCGTGATACTTCTGCGTGGATGCATATTGTTTGTTCATGGGATACAACTCAAACATTAGCCAGTAATCGTGCAAAAATATGGATTAATGGTATCCAAGTAACGTCATTCAAAACTGAAATATACCCTGTTCTAAATGAGAATCTTCTTGTTGATACCAATGGGTATACCAACTTTATTGGTGATACCAATGGCAAGGGTGTGTTCACTCAGGGGACACCATTCGATGGGTATCTTGCAGAATATTACAGAGTAGACGGACAAGCATTAGATGTTAGTTTATTTGGTGAATTTGATTCTATTTCTGGACAATGGGTTGCAAAGCCATATACAGGCACATATGGCGCAAATGGATTTTACTTGCCATTTTCAGATACATCAAGTGTTGCGGCATTAGGATACGATAAAAAGCCAAATGTTGCTTCAGCATATACATTTACTGACACTTTCGACACATTTACTGGTTGGGTAGTGACACAGAATTCCAACACATCTGGCGCAACTGCGGGTGTTTCTGGCGGTTCACTTGTTGCAACTTCTTATGGTACAGGCTCTGGCTGGCATGGTGCTACTGTATCCAAAACTTTACCAAATATTGGTGATTTTGATATCACATTCAACAATGTTGTTGTTGGTAATACATCTGGTGATATACATGGTCTTTATATGATGCTTTATACCTCTGATGGCACAACTATCACATGGGGTTTTGAGGATGCTTGGAGTGATGATAATTCTGATACATTGGTGAATTCTTATGTCACTGTAAATGGCACAAAAGTTACCAGTGCAGTGATGCAATCATTCTCTGGTGATGTGAGACTTGTGAGAAGTGGGACATCATTATCATATTATCGTGGTGGAACATTTATTGGCACATATACTTGTAACAATTTGGCTCTTACAAGTATGTCTATTGTTTTTGATAACTATGCTGCAGCACCAGTACCAACTCAAAGTCTTGGTGGTGTGAGTATTTCTGGAACTCAGAATACAGGAGTAACACTCAATAACTGGACACCAAACAATATTAGTTTGGCAGTGACTAATGCATACAATTTGCCTGGGTATGACGTAATTAATGGGTCTGGTATGTTTGGAACATCATTACCACCTGTTGGTAATGGCACAAACTCTTTACATTTTCCAAGATCAAATACAACATATACATTCAATACAACTTTCACAGCCAATTCTAAAATTGAATTGTATTGTTATACTGATAATTCGGCAAATACAAACCCATGTACTGTAACTGCCAATGGTGGTACTGCAAAAACAGTTCCTTCAAGCGCATCATCATATAATTGGGTAAAAGTTGATTTGGGTGTAACGAGTTTAACATCTATCACTGTAAGTAATTCAAGTTGGCCCGGCACAGATTTTTGGGTTGCTGGATTGATTATTGATGATGTTTATGTAGCACAAAAATACTTTTCATCTACCACATATGATAGTATGCTTGATGCACCACTCGGTGGTGGAGGTTCTGAGCGTGGAAACTATGTGGTTTTGAATGCGCTTGATACAGCAACAACAATGACCATAAGTAATGCTGCTCTACGCGCTACAACTGCATATAATGCACAGCAGTTTGCTAAGACCATACCATTACCTACAGGAAAATGGTATGCCGAATTTTCATATGAAAATATCTTTAGTGATACTGTTAATTATGTGGGTGCTGTTGCCTCCGGTGGCACTACTTTGACTCGTTTCTACTCATCAAGTGGTCAGCAATATAACGGTTCAGCGTGGAATACTTACGGTAGCGCATGGGCATATCCAAATACTATTGGTATTGCTGCGGATACGATAGCTGGCACGATTGAGTTTTTCCGTGACGGTATATCACAGGGTCAGTTATCCTTTGGTACTGGCGATATTTACCTATTTGTATCAGCTTATATTTCTGGTGGGTTGGCATATGTTGATGCCAACTTTGGTCAGCGACCTTTCAAGTACACTCCACCCACCGGTTTTAAACCTATACATACTGGTAATTTTCCTAACCCTACAATTGCAAAGCCAAATAAACATTTTGATGTGCTTGCATACGTCGGAAATGGTGGGGCGCAGGCTGTCACTGGACTCGCATTCCAGCCAGATTTTGTATGGATGAAAAACCGCAGTGCAGCGGCATCGCATCTGCTAAGTGACGCGGTTAGAGGCGGCGGGTTTGGCCTATCGTCAGATGCTACTGCCGCAGAATCCGCTAGTGGTTGGGTTTCGTCATTCAATTCAAACGGATGGACGTTGAATGTTGGTGGTAATGCGCAAGTAAACGCCAACGGCAATGCATACGCCGGGTGGTCGTGGAAAGCTGGCGGCGCTGCCGCCACCAACAACGCTGGCTCTATTTCATCACAGGTTTCTGCAAACCAGACTGCAGGGTTTAGTATTGTCACTTACACAGGAACTGGTGCAAATGCTACTGTCGGACATGGGCTGGGTGTGGCTCCGAAGATGGTGATAACCCGTAACCGTGGGGCTGCGGGGC